ACCACTCCAACTGCCAGGCCATCATCAACTACATCAAGTCGCTCAACCCGAACACCAAGCTCTTCGGCTACGTGAGCACGAACCAGACCTACGCGAACTTCACCTCCAAGACCGACGACTGGGACGACATGGGGGTGCACGGCATCTTCATGGACGAGAGCGGGTACGACTACGGCAAGAACCGCGGCGAGTTCAACGACCGGGTCGACTACGTGCATGGCAAGGGGCTGATCGCCTTCGCCAACGCCTGGAACACGGACCACATCCTGGGCACCGCCAACGACGCCAGCTACCCGAACAGCACCTACAACTCGGGCGCCGTGGAGTCGAAGCTGAACACCAGCGACTGGATTCTGATGGAGAGCTTCCCCGTCAACACCACGGCCTACACGGACAGCACGCCGGACGGCTACGAGGCCAAGGCGGAGTGGGCGGCACGCGGATCGAAGCTCCTGTCCCTGCGAGCCACGTACGGCGTGAACTTCGCCGGCAGTTGCGTGATCGCCGACGGCGTGTCGGGCGAGCAGGACTTCTTCGACTTCGGGTTCATCTCGGCGCTCATGTGGAGTCTGGAGGCCTTCGGCAGCTCCGACACCAGTTACGGTTCCAGCTCGGCGAAGACCGCGTACCTGACGCGGCCGAACACCGAGGGCCTCAGAAGCTTGTGGAGCCTCAACCCGGCGATCCGCAACGACGTCAACGACAACGACATCTATCGCCGGTTCGTGGAGCACGCGCAGATGTACGTGGACTTCTCCACCAGCGCGCAGGCCTCGGGGCTGACGAAAGAGTAGACGGACACCCTGTCCAAACACCGGGGCGGCCTTCGGGCCGCCCTTTTTCATGCCCTCGAGCAATGAATTTCAGCGTCTAAATTACGCCTCAAAGCGCGTTACAATATACTACGCGTGACTGGCTTTCAGTCAGTTACTCTCCTGAACTACAACCTTCGGTAAATTCGCGTCAGGCCTGCGAGATACCCACCGCGCGCACAGGCGCGTTGGCAGGATAAGTGGCCGCGAAGGCATTGCCGTTACGCCGGAGCAATCTCCTGTACCTACTGAACGTTGTGTTCATTTTCTCAGTTGTCGCAAGACATAGGGGCGGCCCCACGCGTACAGGAGGGTTTGGAAACGGAGGCAGGACAGACATTGTGCCGATTCGGCGGCCCCACGCGTACAGGAGGGTTTGGTTCACCACGGCCTGCCAGCCCGCGAAATGCGCGGCGGCCACACGCGTACAGGAGGCTTGTGGACTCCCGGTAGCCGTCAACCACGCGCGCAAGGAAGCTCGGAAACACGTGTTTCCGGGCCGGACACGTCGAGTCCGTGTGTGCGTGGTTTTTCGTTTTACCATTCTTACAGGAGAGGAACATGGACGAGAAAAGCGCGATGGAAGAAGTGGCCAGGTTGGCCGAGGCAAACGCGGTGCGCATGGAAAAAACGGCGCGTTCTCCGCGCATCCAAGTGATGGAGTTCCGGTTTCCGACGCCGGAGGACTGGGTGAAGGGCATGCGTTATTTCAAAGCCTATGGGGCCAATATGAAGTGGTTGTTCGCCCAGGCGTCGATGTGTCTCAACCTTGCCGGCATACCCGGGTTCACGCCCAAGAAGAACCTCAACGCAACGGTCGACATGGCCCTGGCCGACGCGTTCATGAAGTTGCTGGGCGGTGAGGTGGTGAACGGAGACGGAAACGGGGACGGTAAGAAACGCGGTGCGGCTCTGTATGCCTTGCGCAAGGCCTGGATGGACCGGCAGGACGAGCTAGAGAAGGCCGAGAACGTCGGCTTCCGTTTCCCTTCCTGCATATGGGACGAGGCACGGATCTTCGTGTGGGGCCACTTGAAAAGGAAGGACCCCCGCATGAAACGACGCCACTGCGACCTGTCGGCGGCGGGCGAGCGCAAGGACGTCAACTACAACACGGAACTGTCACGCATCGTACTGCAGGCGTACGAGTGCCAAACGACCAAACGTGTGAAGTTCGCTGAGGAAACCGATCCCGTCTCGGGCGAGAAGATGCTGGTAGCCTACCTGGGCATCGTGAAGGGCGTGAGCACGCGGGTCATCCTCGACGGTTGGTTCGAGCGGCTGGTCAGGAAGGAGGTGATCGAGAACGGCAAACGCGTGATGAAGGTCGTGCGCGAGCGGGACCGCTTTGAGATGGAGCCGCGAGCCAAGGGCGTCGTGGAGAATATCCTCTCCGGTGAATACACGCTGCGTCGGGGCGAGTTCTACTTCCGCAAGCGCCGCAGCAAGGGCGGGCCCCGCAAGCTACGTCCCTTCCTGGATCTTTGTTACGACCCTCATGCCAAACGCACTGCCCGCCAGCTTAAGAAGGAGGAAGAGGAGGGCGAGACCACCAAGCGTGGCATGCGCTACGCGGCGCTGTTCTTCCACAAGACGGACGGCGTGGGTAAGGACGAAGGGCTTGTTTATTTCCCCCACCTGTCAACCGACATCACGACAAGCAAGGAGAAGTTGGACAAGTACCGGTTCTATTCCCCGCCCGTGAACAACATGATGGGTGTACTGCACGATATCCGGGCGCGGCGCAACGCCGTCGTCCACCGCAAGCGTTCGGCGCTCGGGGTTCGCGAGTTCCGCACCGCCATCAAGAAGAAGGAGAAGTTGTACACGTTGCGGCGGGAGAAGTTCATCACGAAGAACATGAACATCATGGCGAACGACTTCGTGCGCTGCCTGCGAAGCTGGAACGTGGGCAACGTGATCATGCCGTGCGTGCCCAAGAACATCGAGGTGATGGGCGAGTCGTTCCCGTGGGCCGCGTTCGTCGATATCATGCACACCAAGTGTGACGACGCGGACATCATCTTCCTGACCGGCGACGCGCACCTGGAAGCGCTGCAGGCTGCGGCCAACGAGGAGACCGCCGCCATCAGGGCACGTGATGATCTGGAGGACGAGGAGAAGGAACGGGCCATCAAGGTCATCAAGGAACGCACCAAGGCCCACAAGGAAATGCTCTCCGGCAACATCTCGGAGCGCGCGGACACGCTCATCGAAACCATTGAGAAGAAACTCGAGGAGCGGGGTATGCGCAAGGAGGAGGACGAGGAGTCCCTTCTCGAAGAGGAAAGCAAGAGCAAGAAGAAGAGGAAACCCCGCAAGCGCGTGAAGCCGGTGCGGAAGGTCATGGTCAAGACGAAGGACGATGACGGCAGGACTGTGAAAAAAGACGCCAGCAAACTCCGCACGAAGACGCGCAAGCGTGCGGACCCCAAGGCGAAGCACGAGAAGTGCTGGGCTCGCCACAGGGGAGGACAGCAGGGCGAAGTCGAAATGAAGGTTTTCGAGCAGGAAGAGGCTAAGAGGAAAGACAGGAAATCAGGAGGATAACTGTGAACAAAATCAGACCCGCTGTCGTTCCACCCCCCGCGATCATGTACACCCCGACGGGGGCGGGATTGCCGGACACGCAGTTTAAGAGCGTACTAGCAGCCGTAAGCTCTGCGATCTGCGGAAGCTACAAGCGACACAAGAAGTTGGTGAGAGACACACTACACAAGCATGGACCGCTATTGAGCTGCATGGACCAGGAGCAGCGAGACACGCTGATGGAGTCCATCGAAGGGCAGGGCGTTACGTACAGGGAAGTGGATCGCGTACTTTCCTGCTACAGCGTGGTGCCTCGTTACATAGGCTTGGCGCCGGCACTGGTGGACAACAGCGCGGTAAGCGTGTTGTGGTGGAACAACCTTCCAAAGCGCGTCAAGCAGGACGCGTTGGCTGACAAGCTGGTACGCGTGAAGCGTGCCAACAGTTGGGTGCAGAAGAAGTTTTCGGACCTCACCCCGAAAGACGTGCGGCAGGTGTTCGATGTGGGTGACGGAAGCAAAGGGTACCTGCCCGTACGCACGCAGCATACTGCGCCGCGTGCCCGCAAAAGCGTGTACATGCAACCCGCGGGGCCGGTGTCGGTCAACGAGGACGACCCCAACAAGTTCCTCATCGAGGTCACCAGCAAAGGCAAGCGAGAAGTGGTGGCCATGTCCGAGCACGAGATGAAGTACACGCTCGGACAGGCGCGCGTGCTGACGGGAAGGAACGCGGTGGATTGGGACGCGGTCGAGAAGGAGCTGCGCGATTTAATCGCGACGTGGCGCGCGTCCAGGTCCAAGCATAAGGCCGTGTTGGCGACCTGCGCCGACGAAGTCGAGAAAATATTGGACGGCAACGTGTAGCTGAACGAAGCAGCGGTACGATGTGCGGAAATTCGCGTCAGGCCTGCGAGATGTCCGCCGCGCACACTGAGTGCGTTGGCAGGGTAAGTGGCCGTGAAGGCGCTTCGGCGCCGGATACGTCTTCCCTACACATCCGCATGTCGTACCGCTACTCTGTTTCTAACCCTACATGTTGGTGTCGCACCCACGCGTATAGGGAAGATTGGACCCAATTTTAGATACTCGCTGCAGCGCCGTCGTCGCACCCACGCGTATAGGGAAGATTGGAGAAACGATTTGACTAGGCATGCGGAGTCGTCGTCGCACCCACGCGTATAGGGAAGATTGGGCGCCCAGCGCGTCCGCCACGTGTTCGCGCTCGTCGCACCCACGCGTATAGGGAAGATTGGAAAGCTCCCTCGAAGGCGTCGCCCAACAGGCCGTCGCACCCACGCGTATAGGGAAGATTGGGCTTACGCCGGCAAGCTCGGCATTGAGGGCCTGTCGCACCCACGCGTATAGGGAAGATTGGCAGCGGCTGGACCGGCGACTCGGTCTGCCCCAGTCGCACCCACGCGTATAGGGAAGATTGGCGTATCATGAACAGGTCGCACCCACGCGTATAGGGAAGATTGGCGGCTCGAGGTGTTCGCTACAGGAGCGTCGCACCCGCGCGTATAGGGAAGATTGGGCACCCTTCCCGCGAGTCGCGTGCTGCAGCACGTCGCACCCACACGTATAGGGAAGATTGGTCCTCCCTCAGCGTTTCCTCCGCTTTGCAGTCGTTGCACCCACGCAGATAGGGAAGATTGGAAGGGCCAACCAAAGGCACTGCCGGTCGCCAAGTCGCACCCACGCGTATAGGGAAGATTGGTTTTGGAGGCGAGCAACGCGGCGACGGGCAGCGTCGCGCCCACGCGTATAGGGAAGATTGGCTAAAGGATGTTGATCTCCTGTCGCACCCACGCGTATAGGGAAGATTGGATCGATAGGCGTAATTCCGGTTCAGGTGCCGTGTCGCACCCACGCGTATAGGGAAGATTGGGCCCCCGATCCCGAAATCGAAAAGACGGACCCGTCGCACCCACGCGTATAGGGAAGATTGGGCTTCGATGTTCTGTGTCGTAGCCTTGAGCGGGTCGCACCCGCGCGTATAGGGAAGATTGGGTCCTTTTCCCGGACCGCCACGGGTTCGGGCGGTCGCACCCACGCGTATAAGGAAGATTGGCCGTCAAGAATCGCCCCAACACCGCGTGTGCGTCGCACCCACGCACACGAGGAGGGTTGGGTCCTGGGTTCGTTGTCGCGCTTACGTGCTGGGAATGCATACAGACTACAGCGGTGGACACATGTAAATTCGCGTCAGGCCTGCGAGATGTCCGCCGCGCACACTGAGTGCGTTGGCAGGGTAAGTGGCCGTGAAGGTGCTTGCACCGGATACGTCTTCCCTACCATGTGTCATGCCGTTGTTCTCTTTATGGTCCATATGTTGGTGTCGCGCCCACGCGTATGGGGAAGGTTGGGCTTATGCACGCATCAGGGAGATCAGCGCACCGTCGCGCCCACGCGTATGGGGAAGGTTGGTCGTGGAGACGAGCAAAGCCGCGACGGGCGCCGTCGCGCCCACGCGTATGGGGAAGGTTGGTACGCCGAGTGCCTCGGACAACTGCGGGACAAGCCGCGCCTGCGCTTATAGGGAAGATTGGCCATCCCGCCTGGGGACAAATGGAGATTGCGTCGCGCCCACGCGTGTAGGGAAGGCTGGAAACTGTATGACCGTGTGGCGATCGGCCATGTATCGCGCCTACGCGTGTAGGGAAAGCTGGCTGCATCTGGCGTCAGATTTCATGCTGCGTAGGTAGGACCCACGCGTGTAGGGAAGGCTGGGCGCAGCTCGCCGTTATCGGAGCACGAAACCTGTTGAACCCACCCGCGTAAGAAGGCTGGATCACCGAATAAATAGCAGTGCGGTATGTGGAGAATCGCGTCAGGCCTGCGAGATGTCCGCCGCGCGCACAGGCGCGTTGGCAGGATAAGTGGCCGTGAAGGCGCTTCGGCGCCGGATACGCTCTCCTCACACATACGTCCGCATGTCGTGCTGCTGGTTAATCCATACCTCTGTATCTTGGCGTCAAACCTACGTACGCGAGGAGGACTGGCTAACGCGCCCAGAATGAGAGAATACCATGATGTCAAACCCATGTACGCGAGGAGGACTGGACGTTCACCGTCGCTATCTAAAGCGCCTTGCGGTCAAACTCACGTACGCGAGGAGGGTTGGGCTACCCTCAGCTACCGGCGGACGAGGACACGGTCAAACCCACATACGCGAGGAGAGCTGGGCCCACCTAGGACGGGCGGGCGGATTGCAACCGTCAAACCCACGTACGCGAGGAGGGCTGGTGATAAGCGAGGAGAACTAAGACCGAGGCAAGGTCAAACCCACGTATGCGAGGAGGGCTGGGCTGGCGTGGATGATGGTCGTTACCAGGATACGTCAAACCCACGTATGTGAGGAGGGCTGGCCTCGGCATGAACTGCTGCCTGCGTACTCGGCGTCGAACCCACGTACGCGAGGAGGGTTGGCGTCGCTTGATTTCTTTCAGCGGGACCATGCAATCGAATTAACAAGCGAACCCGCAAGGGGAGGTGCCAGCGGCGCCTTCTTTTAGCTATTCGGTCATGTAACCCGCGTCCAGCATCATCTCCCGATACATCTTCAGCGTGTGAGCGATCTGCTCTTCGTCCAGCACGTCCTCCCAGGCGCCGGGCTCGCCCTTCGTCTCGGAGATGTGCTTGCCCCTGAGCTGGGTCTTCATGTCAGCGGTGTCCTCATGCAGCGAGTCGGTGAAGGCCTTCACCGTGACGGGGTCGACCTCGTGGGCGATGCGCTTCACGTCTTCCGGCATGGGAGGCAGCCCGAGGTACTCGCGGATGCGGTCCACCGCGGCGGGGAGGTCGTTGTAGACGTCCTCGTACTTGAGCATCAGGATGGCGGGGTGCTTCTTCATATAGAAGTACTCGGTGCTCATCTTCTTCGGGTAGCGCAGGCGCTTCTTGTAGGGCGTGCGTCCGAACTTGGGCAGGCGCTGCAGCGAGGCCATCACGTCCAGCGGGTTGCGGTAGGTGTAGATGATGAAGGCCCGGCGGACGATGTCGAAGGGCGGCTCGTAGTGGTGGACCTTGACAACCCGCCAGCGCGTGCTGTTGAGCTGCTGGCGAAGCTCCTCGTCGACCTGGGCGGCCGAGGTGCCGGCGTAGTCGTAGGGGTGGCCCCGGGCTTCCAGGAGCTTCTGGACCGTCATGTAGGACAGGGTTGATCCGGTTCGATACATTCCGTTGCAGATAACGAACTGCTTGTGCACGGTTCCACCTCTGGGATCTCGTACCCGGCGTGCTTCATCATCCGACCACACTGCGCCACGCATGCCCTTATGGTAGCGGCTGATAGGTGTTTACGCCAGGTGTCAGGTTTGCCCAAATCGTCGGAAATGTGGTGGTCGCGCACGTTTGTGATGTTCTTGATGGTGTCGTTGGGCATCGTGTCGGCGTGGGCCTTGACCACCTCAGCCGAGTGCCGGCGGGCGATCTCCCTGGCTTCGGGCAGCGTCACGTGCAGGTCCAGGAAGTTGGAGACCATGCAGACGACGCGGGGCACGTCCAGGATCATCTCCTCGTACTTGATCATCAGGCAGGGCTTCCAGTGCAGCTGGTCGAAGTAGTCATCCTCGTAACGGTCCCAGCCGTCGGGGATGTACTCGCCCCACTCGCCGGTCTGGGCCGTGCAGCGCTTCTGGGCGGAGGCGGCTATGTCCAGGGGGTTGCGGTAGGTGAACAGGAACCTGGCCTCCCTCATGACGTCGACCTGCCGGCCGCGCAGCACGTAGAAGTGCACCTTGGCCAGCATGGGAGGAGGCGTCGGGTAGGTGATCACGAAGCGGCCATAGCTGTCGCGGAGGCAGTACGGGGTGGACTCAATCAGCTCCACGTCGCCGAAGTTCAGCTCCAAGAGCTCACGTGCGATGTTGTAGACCAGCGTGGACCCCGAGCGGTACATCCCGTTGCAGACCACGAATCGACTCACAGCGCCCCCCTCTCTGTTTTGCTCATCAACTCCTTGGCCCGATCCGGTTCCATCTCGCCCATGGCGACCATGAGCAGGCGCGCGTAGTTCTTCTGCCGTTCGCTGGCGTTCTCGTAGGCCCTCTTGCCAATATAGACGGTCACGCCGTAGACCAGCAAGCCCATGATCAGGATGACCCCGATCACCGTGATCACCGCCGACATGGGCCACATGTTGACGTCGCGCCCGGCGCGCATCTCGGTCTGGAGCGTGGTTTGCATCTTCGTGAGCTTGTTCGACAAGCCCACTTGCCCCGAGGCTGTGGCGTCTGCCTGTCCCGACATGTGGCCGACCTTGGTGTTGATATCGGACAGCGCCTTCATCGTGTTGTCCAGCTTCGCCTCCATCTTGTTGGTGACGTTGACGTTGGCCTCGAACTTGGCGTTGATCGTGTTCTCCAGGCTCGCCATGGCTGTCATGGTATTGGTCAGCTTCGTGTCGATGTCGGCTTGCATCTTATTGTCGATCTTGGCCTCCAAGTTAATCAGGCCCTTTAGCGCCACCTCCATCTTCTGGAGCTGCGCCACGATGTGGCCGGAGAGCTGGTTGCTGTTGGAGGACATGTCGGCCCGCACGCGGGCGGCGGTGTCCTCCACGATCTTGTCCGTGTCCACCTTCTCCACCGCTATTTCCGGTGCCGGCATCGAAATCTCAGGTTTGTGGTCGATGATCGTCGGGGCCATCTTGGTCTTGTTGTCGGCGATGCAGCCGGTCAGCCATATCAACAAAATCAACAACGGCATCAATGACTTGAGCTTGGGCATGGGTACTCTCCCTGGTGGGTTCCGGTGTGAATGGCATTCTACCTCGTAGTTCCTCTCCGCATATCGAAAATCTTGGTGCTTCCCGACAGCTAAAACAAACGCCCCGGCGCGTTAGTATTTCCTAATGCCGATTGGCCCGTGGCCAGCCGGTAAAAGCGTAGAGAACGTGGTTAACCGTGGTTTTCGTGGAGGTGAACGTGGAGAAGAGACAGCGTCCCCTACCGATGAAGCGCCGGATGCAAATGCGCCGGAAGCTGTTTCGTGACATCGCTGAGTTCCTCAAGAAGCTTCGCTGAAGCTTGAGGGGCTTGCGGTGAGGGCACGCGGAAAGGAGGGCACTCGTTGAATCGTAGTTGCTCGAACCGGAGTCAGCCCGTCCCGGTTCGGGGCCGCAGACAAGGGCAAACCTGCCCCGCCGGGGCAGGTTATACACTTTCTCGCTAACGAACGAACGGAAGGAGAAGGAGATGAAAAAGGTGAAGAAAAAGAAGGGCAAGGAGTTCGAGCTGATCGTGTTGGCGCTCCTCGGACACTTGGGCGAGTTCATGAAGGGGTTTCTGTCCTTCCAGAAGAAGGAGGACAAGCGCGCTCAGGAACGCCACCAACTCGAGATGCAGAACTGCGCTCGGGACATCAGGCTCAAGGACCTCGAGATCGAGCGCCTTGAGGCGGAGGTCAGCAAGACCCGCAAGTCCGCGTCCGTGAAGGGCAAGAAGGAAAAGAAGTCCAAGAAGGACAAGAAGGCCAAGAACAACGGCAAAACGCCTGAGGATATCACCGTCCCCGAGCGGGGCGGCGTTGCCACCACGGAATGATCCTCGGAGGCGATTGGCCCCCGGCGCGACGACTCGCGCCGGGGCCATCGCGCGTTTTCCTTTTCTATCAGTAGGGGTCGCGGAACGCGTTGGGGGGTTCGGCCAGGTTGAGCTGCTCCTCGGTCAGCTTGATGCCCTGGACCTCGGACAGGTCGGGGTACCGCCGCGTGTAGTGCCAGATGGCGCAGGAGCCGTAGTTGAGCGCGTGGGCGAAGTCGTCCGGCATCTTGGGTCGCCGTATGATGGTGTAGACATCCTGGCGCCGGGCGACCTCCTTGCGCTCCTCGATGAGGTTGAGCAGGTCGGAGGTGATGTTCTTGCTGGACTCGTACTCCGGGAGCAGGATCTTGCAGGCCTTGACACACACGGCCTGCAGGACCAGCGAGCGGGGTTTGTCCAGCTGGTAATAGCCCCTGAGCTCCCCTTCCGCCGGTTTCTTGTACACGACCACGTCCCGTGTGGGCAGGTACATGTACATGAAGGGCACGATCCGGTCGAGGGGCAGCCCGGCCTGTATCATCAGGGTTTCGCGCACGCCGCCGGCCCCGCCGTAGTCATGCGCGAAGAACATGCAGCCCGCTTCCCGATAGAGGTCCAGCAGGCGCCGGGCCTCCCAGTCGTGGGCCGCCGCCAGGGGGAAGCGCTCGCAGAAGTGGCATTCCAGCCCGCCGCCGATGGGGTTGAGACCGACAAGTGCAACGGACGTAAAGGAGGTGCCCTCCTCCTGACCGCCGCCGCCCCAGTCCACGCCCATGGCACGGATGGGGCAGCGGCGGAACTTGTCGATCATCCTGTCGAACTCGTTGGGCCCCAGGCGCGAGGCGCGCTTGATGTCGGTGACGGTGGTCAGGTTGACGCCCACGTCGGCCGACTCGCCGAGGACCTCGTTGAGGAACCTCGACTCGTTGTACCCGAACTTGCCGTCCCGCTTGGCGATCAGCTCGCCCCACTTCTCCTCGTCGCGGTAGTGCGAGGGGACGATGGGCTGCGGGACGTGGAAGCCCCAGAAGTCGGCGTGCTCGTCGGCGTCGGTGTGGTACCAGTGGCCGTTGGCGGCGTCGATGAGGTTCTTGCATTTGGCGCAGCACAGGCCCTTGCGCTCGATCATCTTCATGAGGTCGGCCTGGAAGCAGGCCATGTTCCAGTAGCCGCAGTGGGTGCATTTGGTGACCCATTCGGCCTTGGAGGAGTCCTGCCACAGCGCCTCGATGGTGTTGTCGAGCGTCTTGGGCGTGCCGGAGTAGGAGGAGGCGCGGATCTTGGAATACGACATGCACTCCCGGATGATCGGGATGAAGTCGTAGTCCATGTCCTGGATCTCGTCGTGGTCGATGATGTCGCAGGCGATGCCGCGGATGCGGTCGCAGTCCAACAGCGCGAAGGAGAAGAACAGCATGCTCCCGTTCGCGAAGGACCGCTGCAGCACCGCGTTGGTGGCCGAGGTGTCGACCAGGAACCTGGAGATCGGGCTGTTCTTGATGAACGGCCGGACGTAGTTGTTGGAGAGGCGCCGGATCTGTTCGTATCGGGGGGTCACGAGCAGGGTCCGCAGGTAGGGGTGGCCGGCCGAACGCATGACGCAATTCGCCGAGAGCGTCGCGCTTTTGCCCACCTGCCGCGCGCACTTGAGCAGCATGCGCCTGGGGATGCCCACCTTGAAGACCGGCTCCATGAAGAAGTGGTTCTCAAGGGTGTAGGGGCGCCCGTCCAGGGAGAGCAGGCCCAGCACGGGTACCAGCGTGTCGGGGTTGCGGTTACGCAGGATGTGCATCACCTGCATCACGTCGGCGAGCGAGACCTGCTCGCCGCTTTGGAAGGTATCGATGACGTTTTGTACGGACTCGGGCAGCTGGGTCTCTACCGACTCGGCAAGTGAGGAGGCTGTATCCATGAAGAAGTTGATCCAAGCGCTGGAATGGCTCGTTGACTCCCTGGTGTCGACCTTTGTCGACCTGATCGAGCTGCTTGGAAAGTCCCTCTGCAAGAAACTGATCAAGGAGCTGGGTCTGACCCTGCTCGTCTGATACGATGGTACCGTGCCGGTTGACAATCCGGCGTCGCGAAGTTATTGAGGAGTATGGGAGAATTCGATGGCCACGTCAAGAAGCGGGACCTACTATCTAGAGAGGAAGCGCATTCTGATGCCGCGGCGTCACCGGGCCAAGCACTGGTACGGCGCGTCGAGAAGCCATCGCAGGCCCATCTTCCACCTGCCCGAGTTGAAGGGCGACGATGGGCCGCAGGACCGTGTGTACACCGTGGCGGAAGAGGAGCGCATACCCTACGAGCGGGACTGTGAGGCATGCGAGGACTAGACCTGCTGCTGTACACCGCCGTGTCCGCTTTGGCCTGCTGGCAGATCCTTGAGGTCTGGCGGCACGGCTCGATCTTTGATCGTCCGCGGGCGTGGCTGGAGGCCCACGAGGGTTTCTTCGTGGACCTGCTGATGTGCGTGTTCTGCCTCTCGAACTGGGTCGGCCCGCTGTGCGTGGCCGGCGTGTTCGCGCTGGCCTTCGGGCCGGACAACTTCGAGTGGCATTACCTGGCCGCGCTGCCCTTCCTGGGTTTCGCGGCCGCCAAGCTTGCCAATCTGTTCAACGACCTTTGCAGCGGATTCAGTCGCACACCGAACCGCGGCGATGGAGGGGTCGACGAGCTTCAACACATAGCGGGAGGGGTCGATGTCACAGAACCCCAAGGAGACGAGCCCGCCGCCCAGTTGTGACGAGAAAGCCCAACAACTGACCAGGCAGTTCATCGAGTCGCTCAAGGAGAGCGTGCCCGAGCTGGATGGCGTGGCGGTGGTCTATGACTGGAAGTTCAAGTCGAAGGACCTGCCCATGGGCGGGGCCTACGGCATACCAGGACCGCTGGACGCGGACGGGATGCTCCGTCTGGCGCAGCGGATTTCACTATTCAACGTACAGATCGTGGAGATCGTGAGGAGGGCGCTGGATGAAGGCACAAGACGTAGCGAAAATGACCAGAGTGTGGGAGCAGTCGGAAAGGTTCACACTCGAGGAGGCGAAGGCGATACTGCGCAGTCAGATCATGCCGTGCAGAAGCGTGGACAATGAGTCACGCGACGCGTGCAAGTGTGTGCTGTTGGTGGGGGAACACTCCTCGGGCAAAACGAGGATCGTGGAGCAGTCGTGTGAAGAGTCCGGTGCCGAGATGATCAAGTTTCATTTTGGCGCCACGGAACAGGAAGACCACGCGGGTCGCCAGTACACGGAGGACGAGACGAAGCTGACTCGTCGCGCCGTGCCTGAACACCTGCCGTGTTTCTATCGGAAGCCCAACTCCAAGACGGGCGTCGGCGTCATGTTCTTCGACGAGACCATGTCCGGGTACTCCGGGCACCAGGTCATCCTGAGAATGATGATCGACCGGAAGCTGGTGGACATCGACATTCAACCGGGTTGGATCTTCGTGGGCTCGACCAATCCGCCCACCATCAACTATGCCTCCATCCAGGAGGCCGAGGAGTCGTTGTCCGGCCGGTTCATATACGTCCCGGTCGAGGGCAAGCCGGAGGAGTACCTGTCGTACTGGGCGAAGTACATGCCGCCCAAGGTGTACGAGTTCCTGCTCCTGACCCACACCAACGGCCAGGGGTTCGTGATGGAGGCCGGCGCCCGCGAGTGGTTCAACTTCGCGGACACCGCCGAGCGCGTCCTGAACACGCGCAACGCCAGCGGCGAGCGGTTCGTCAGCGACGCGCTGCTGGCCAAGCTGTGCAGGGTGAACCACTCGAAGGAGATCGGGGTCGAGTTCTTCAACTTCCTGAAACACGGAGGGGATCTCGACCACTACCCGATCCGCTTCGGGGTCTTCCTCAACTCGGACGACAAGACGTGGAAGGAAGCCGTCGGCCGCGTCAAGCGCTGGATCGACGGCAACGAGGTGCCGCTGCTGGGCGCCACGAAGTGGGATCTCGTCAACTTCCTGAGGGATTCCGAGCAGGCGAAGAACGTGGAGAAGGGCGGCGTGAAGCTGGCCAAGCGCGTGGCGGAGTTCGCCATGGTGCTGTCCGACGGCAAGAAGGCGGACATCGTCGGCAGTCTCATCCAGGGGTGCAGGGACACCCCGATCATGCAGAAGCTGATGCCCGAGATCCGGGGCACGCGACTGGCGAAGCGCTTTGTGGAAATCTACAAGGCCGACCAGACCGCCCGCAAGGCGGCCTCTACAGCGGGGAAGCCCATTTAACATGGCTGGACACGGCTTGGAGTTCAAACGGTGGATGGAGCAAGTCGGGTATCGCCTGATGTACGGCGAGCCCGGCGACCTCCACTACGCGCTCTTCATGCAGAACATCTACATGCAGGAGAGCGGCCAGTTCCCCTTCCCGGCGGCGATTGCCTGCACGGACGAGGGGAAGATCGTCATGATGTTCAACAGTGCCTTCGTGGAACAGCTTCCGCTGGAAGCCGGGGTGGAGCTCCTCAAGCACGAGGTGCTCCACCTGATCCACGGGCACATCGCCTCGTTCAGGCGGGACGCGCTCAACCGGTTCGGCGACATGATCGTGGCCCTCGCCTGCGACATCGCCGTCAACCAGCACATCGACGTGGATGTGATGGAGCGCTGTGGCATGCACCCGGTCACCCACGAGAAGTTCGGGCTGCCGGAGGACAAGACCGTCGAGTGGTACTGCGACGCCCTCTCCAAGATGGTGCGCGAGGGCAAGAGCGACGGCGAGCAGAAGAAGTACATCGACGGCTACGCCATGGGCCAGAGCGGCGGCGAAGGTGACGAGGAAGGCGAAGGCAAAGGCAAGGGCAGCGGCGTGGGCCACGGCCCGTGGGAGAAGATCGTCGACGACAAGGACGTGCCTGCGGACGTGATCGAGGGCAAGCTCGTCGAGGTCATCGAGCGCACCAAGTCGGAGGCGCAGTCACAGCGTGAAGGTTCCAAGGCCAGGGGCTGGGACAGCCACGACGCCAAGGAGCTGATCGCGGCGACCAAGCGCAAGCCGACCGTGCCGTGGCATGCGTACCTGCGCAGGCTGGAGTCGCGCAAGCGCAGCGAGGAGAAGATCCCGACCATCCACAAGGTCTCGCGACGGGGGCCGACGCCCCCGTACATGGGCCGCGTGCGGAAGTTCGGGCTCAGCATCTGGTTCGCGATCGATACTTCGGGTTCAATGGGTGCGAACGAGCTGTGCCTGGTGGACGCGGAGTTGAAGGGGATCGTGCAGCGGGGGGCCGACATCATGATCGTGCATTGCGATGCCGGCATCTCCAAGATCGAGCCCTACCATCCGCGGCGGGGCCTGAGTCAGTTCCACGGACGCGGCGGCACGGACTTCTCGCCGCCGCTGATCGAGCTGTTCAAGCAGCCGCAACACCTGAAGCCGGCCATGATCGTCTACTACACCGACGGTTACGGCTGCGCCTCCGGGTACCAGAAGTTCCTGAGTGACAACGGGTTCGACTGGGCCTGGAGCAAGGCGAAGGGAAGCACCAAGACCCCGTGCGGGGTCGAGGCGCTGTGGCTGCTGCCCGAGGGCTCAACGAGCCCCAAGAACTTTCACGGTTCGGTGCCCTTCGGCCACGTCGAGGTGGTGCCCAAACCCAGAGGGAGGCGTAAAGCCGGTTGAGCAACTTCTGGACGACCCTTGAAGTGCTGCACGAGTACTCCGACCTGTACCTGCCGACAATGGGCAGGAAGGAGTACAACAAGGCCACGTTCCGCGCCGCGCACACCTACAAGCCCTGGCAGACCGGGGCGAATTCGTATGTCTTTGCGAACGAGTGGGACCACGGCTTCAAGTACCTGCAGATGCTGAAGACGTTGCCGCGCGTGTTCGTGGTGGCGTCCAGCATCGCGCAGGAGACGTTCGACCTTTTCGGCGAGCGGCTGGTCAACTGCGTGGCCATCCCCGGCAACAAGATCCACAAGGGATCGCCGAACCACGCCTACTTCTTCCCGCTGCATTTCCATGCGGCCGTGTCCGACTGGATGTCTACCAGTACGGACAAGAAGTGGGCGAAGCTGCCCCGCCACGGACACATGGCCTGGGTCGAGGGCAAGAAGTGGGAGCAGGAGAAGGTTTGCCTGGCGTGCGAGCACAACCTGGACATGGCCGCGGACCTGTGCCGCCCCATGACCGGGACGTGCATGGGCCTGAAGGAACTGCCTTTCACGGTCCTGCCCGGACACACGGGCGAGGGGTTGGAGGAGGCCAGGGCGTGGTACATAGACCACCCCATGAAGCTGGAGTATCTGGACTGCGGCGAGATCAACAGGCAGTTCACGTACATGGAGACGAAGAATGTCTCCACGCACGACGCGTTCGAGAAGCCGCACATGCTGAGCATAACGAACAACGAGGCGATGCTCAGGGAGCAACGCGACAACCGCTCCGTGCGGTCCGAGGCCGCGGCCCGGACGAAGAAGGTGAGGACCTACCTGTGCGACGGCTGCATGCGCGCGGGGGAATACTGTTCCCACGCCGGAGGCGAGCGTTGCGACGGACCCTGGTACGGGGTCGACTACATCCCCGTTGCCGAGCAGTGCGAACCGTGGATGGTGTGGGCGCTGGAAGCGTCGGCCCACAACCCCGTCGACCTGCGCCACCGCGTGAGCAGGTGGAGCAACAGGCACGGCAAGGAGTACACGTTCGCCGGCCCGCGCGGTGAGCACAAGATCGCCGCGGTCAGGCAGACGTCCCGCGAGACGGACATCGAATGCATACCCCTGAACACGGCCTGCTTCGCGTTGGGGGTGCCCTGCTGCAATACCTGGAGGAACATCGAGCGGCACTCCGTTTATCTGAAGGACTACTACGGGTGGCCGCTGCCAGACTGGGTGAAGGCGCTGGCCGTCACGCTGGTAGAGGGGCGGGGGCTGCACACCTACCGGCAGGCCATGTACCACGGCAGCATATCATATGACCTGTCGGGTCTGGATTTCAGCCACGCCAGCATCTACATGGAGTACTCCAAGGGTCGCTCTTGCGGGCCCTCGCACCGCGTCACCGGACTGGAGGACCTGTATGAGCTGCAGGCGCGCAAGGTCCACACGCGCGAGCGGGAGGAGCAGAACAAGAACCTCCATCAGCTGATCCTCGACCTGGGCGTGCGCATCACGGCGCGCTGCCATCAGTACGTCATTGAGAAGCATCCGCGGGCCTGGAAGAAGATGACCGCGGGACAATGGAAGCGCAGGGCCAACAAGGCGCTGCGTGACATTGGAGGGGCGAAGATGATCCGCAAGCGCGGGACCTGGAGAGAGGACCTGCTTCGGGCGATGAAGGAGAATCCAAAGGTATGAACGAGGCGATCGTGCTCCATTCAATCAGGGCCGTCAAGGCGTGGAGGAAGTTGATGGGCGCCACGCCGGTCATCTGGACCAACGGCTGCTTTGACCTTTTCCACCTGGGGCACGTATCGTTCCTCAACGACGCCAAACAGGCTGACGAACACGGGGCGGGCGCGCTCATTGTCGGGGTCAACTCCGACGAGAGCGTGACCCGCCTGAAGGGGCCCGGCCGTCCCGTGCTGCCGCTGATCCATCGCGTGCACCTGGTGGCTTCCCACCGGGCCGTGGACGCGGTGGTGCCGTTCAGCGGGGACAAGCCGCTCAGCTACATCGAGGCGGCCGAGCCGGACTGGATCGTGAAGGACGAGTCCTACCGCGACAAGGTCGTGGTGGGCGGAGAGCTGGCACGCAAGGGCGTGCGGTACGCCCGGTTTCACAAGATAGCCGACATCGGCTCGACCACGGACATCGTCGAGCGCATCAGGGAGCTTGAGGGATGGAAGACGAAGACGCACCCGTAGTCACCCCGCAGACCTCCGAGCAGCTGCTCAACGACATCAGGGCGTTGCTCGACATCCTGAACCTGAACGTGCCGGACGAGGCCGGGCCGCTGATCACCAGCATGAGCGAGCGGATCGACAAGCACCTGGCCGTGCTGAAGGCCCGGCGCGAGGAGCGTGCGATATCAGAAGAGAAGCAAAGCGAGGCGATGGAGAAGATGAGGGCGCTGCTGCAGCAGGATCTCGTTTCCAAACAGACGGTCGCGGAGAAGTGGGCTACGCAGGGAACGATCTCGCGGGCCGAGGCCGAAGCCTCCAATATGCAGCCGCCCTCCAACGAGGATGATGCCCGGATCGAAGCGCTGGCCGAAGCGTTGAACGAGGCCGGCGTGGACCCGGAGGAGCTCACGGAAGACCCTCTTGAAGACAACACAGCCAAAAAGGGGATAAGAAGCTTGGGAGACATACGCAGGGCGTTGGGAAGACTGATCACGTGAGCAGTAAACGTTGTGAGCTGTGCGTTGGACAGAGCTGGGTCATGGCCCTGATCGATGACGGACAGATTCGCATCGACGCCTGCTGGGACTGCAACCCCAACGGGAAGATCGACAGGGTGAAAGCCATGGAGAAGGTCAACATGATGATCGACTTGTGGCCCCAGGTTATTGACACGCTGACGACCGCCCAGACGGCCTTCGAGGTGGCCGACATGAACATGGTCGAACCTGAAGTGGGTGAACTTCGCATCTGCGCGGAGCAGGCCGGCGTGCTTCGGGATCTTTTGAAGAAGATGCGGACGCTCGTACCGTGAGCGAGGACGTGTGCAAGTACTGCCACGGACGCCAGTGGCTGATCCGAACCATAGCCAGGGGGCAGTTGGTCGTGGAGAACTGCCGCACCTGCAACCCGGGTAGCGCTCCCAGCCTGGCCAAAGCCGTCATAGACATCCAGGAGATGAGCCAAATCTGGCCCGACCTGGTCGCCTTCATGAAGGACATCGTGCGGGTGATGGAGATGGCGGACTACTGCCTGAAGCCCGACGTGGAGTTCACCTTCGACCACCACATCGACAAGGCGCACGCGCTGCTCAAGCGCATACGGATTGCGGACTATCGGACAGATCCAACATCCCGTACATCTGGAGGTAGCGGGTCGCCTTGATGAACTTGCGCACCCCGTCGACGTGCTCATCGTAGATCCACGCCGGGAACGGATAGAACCTGCGCAGGGCTTCGGCCACGGGCAGGCTCTCGTGGCGCTCGAGCACAATGGGGCCGCTGATGCGGTCCAGGCCCCTCATCTGCAGCCTGGGCGGCGTGTAGCAGGGCCCCTGGTGGAAGTAGGACGCCTGTAGGCGAAGCTCTTCCCCTGAGCGTACGGGTGTGGTTACCCGGATTCCCTTGGAAAACTCTCTCAGGCGGCTCCCTGGCGTGACTACGGCCCCATTCTCGCGGGGGACGTGCCGGATCGCCTTGTTGAGGCGTTGGACGAAGTCAGCTCGGTGTGGACGGCTGACGGCCGCATCCTCGGTGGTGCACATGTAGCGGGTGACGCACACCTTCTCACCCAGTCCAAGACCTTTGCGCACACCGCGCAGCTTCGAGCGTGGCTTGACCTCTTCCTCGGAGGAGAGCAGCTGCATGATGTCGTCGAAGCGTCTCATCCAGCACCACACGCAAATAGGCTGGCCACAATGGTTTCCGGTCGGGTTGTCGGCGTAGTAGGTCTTGCTCGTCCACTTGCCACCGGACGGCCTGCAGTTCTGAATAAGCCAAGCCTTGTCGTAGCCTGCCTTTCGGAGAGCGACGGCAAGCTCTATCTGTTCGCGGCCGAGGGCGAACAAGCGTCTGGCCGTGTGTGCCTGCCAACGCGTACCGTGGTCGCGGTCGCGGCGTGAGAAGCGTTGGAGCTGTCCTTTGTAGTATCGCCAGCCACACTTGTAAGCTCGACGGAGGAAGGGGTGGTCGGCGAAGAGTTGGTCGAGGGTGGAGAGGAGGTCGGCGTAGCGGGGGTAGATGTCCTTGAGTTCCCAGGCGATGGCGTCCAAGGTTTTTCCTCCTGAGGAAAGGGGGCGACGTTGCGCCCTTCCGGTAGGTGTTACTAGCATTATTATAAGACTAGTAATAGCTACCGTACGGAACCCCGCAAGGGGGTTTCCGCAACTTTTAGAGAAAAAACCTACTGCACCATGGTATGGGACTGAAAAGGGATCGAATCGGTACTGAAACGGAACCTGCGTGCACTCGTGATTAACACTGTGGGGTACGCGCCACATAGGAACCTGGACAAGGAGGGTTGATGGCAGGGATCATCGACAAGTTGGTTGTGAAGGCCGAAGAGAAGAAGTTGCAGGAGAGCATCCTGTCCAAGCGGCAGGAGCGGCGACTCATTTACGCCGCGGAGATGTTGCAGCCGATCGGCGCGGCCTGGTTTGAGCGGCTGCGGGAAAGGCTGTCACCGCTAAATCCTTACAAGTGCGAGACCATCGAGGGTTTTGCCAGGCGGACTACCCTGGTGCTCGGCAGCATCCGCATCCACGCCCAGGAAAAGGATGACCCGTTTCCCATATCGTGGGGCGTCCTCTACAACAACGACGAACACGTGCTCAGTATGCACTACTACCACGGCCAGTGGGGCGACACGCACGACAGGAAGACCTTTCCGATCGAGCTGGCCGTCGTGGACGACGAGCGGTTTCACGCCTTCCTGGACGAGACGTGGGCGTTCATCGAGGCCAACCTGGAGGAGGCCTGCAAGAGCAAGGGTAACTGGGAGGGCGTGACGACGAAGGTCGGGGCCTACGCCATCTCCTACTGGGACCACTTCAAGTTTGAGCCCAAGGTCAGCCTGACAGCGGGGCTGGACCTGTGATCGCGATGGCTGCAAGCACCGTGGACCCGGTGGTCGAGCATGAGGTGATCGAGCGTTTGTGGCGTATGGGGCAGCACGAGCAGTGGGATTACATGCGCTGGATATCCAACCCCAAGTGCGAGAGCGGGGAGGGGGAGTACTGTCTGGACTGCGTCGTTATCCAGTGTTACGTGAACCGCAACAAGGACCGGAGGCGCAAGCGCAGGCACCGGGAACGGATGACCCGCGTCTGTGGCTACAACGACTACATGGAGATGAACCATACGCCCTACTGCGAACGATGCGGCGTGTTGCTCTACTTCTCCCCGACGTCCTGTTGGATCGAGGAGGAGATCCGTTACCTGAAGGAGATAGACACGAAGGACGGATTGGACGTCAGGGAGGCCGCGGTCATCCATAACATGATGACCTGCGGCGGCGAATACGACTACAAAAAGGAAAAGTGGTGGCCTCTGCTGGGGCCCGAGCTTGTCCGTTTACTGGGGGTGTGACACGTGAGCGAAGAGGCCGTCAAGGCCATTTCCGTCGTCGTAGGCATCCTGGCCGGCATACCGCTCGGCTTCTACCTGGCGATGCTGCTGGTGTTCAAGGACTGGAACCCCAAGCGGGGTATCGAGCGCTGGATACACGAGGTCGTCCGCGAGGCGATCGAAAAAGTGAACAGGGATCTCAAGTGAAGGACCCCAAGCACCCGCTGGGCAAGATCCAGCGAGGCGTGCGGCCGGCGCAGGGCGTCAGGCCCAAGCACATCAGCGAGCTGGTCGTACCGGACATGTGGCATGTCGCCATGTACCTCAAGCGAAAGCCAAAGCCCATCAACGAGACGTGGGGCGACCTGGTCCTGGAATGCTGGCACATGTGCCACGACCTGTACAACCATGTCAAGGACCACATGATCGACGATGACGCCCAGCTCAACCACGGGCGGAGGAGAAGGGAGAAATGGCAAGAACGGACAAGCTCGGCACGACGGCGACGACGGTCTACACCGAGGACGACTGGACGGTCGTCCGGTACCACCAGACGGATGTCGTGCGCTTCAGGGAAGGCGGACCGATCATCCTGAACACGGGCGGTTACCGCACGGTGACCACCAAGCTGCGCATGAACCAGGCGTCCAGCCAGTTCGGGCTGGGCTATCGTGTGTCCCAGAACAACTTCACGTGGTACGTGGACTTCGAGGACAAGTGCCACGTGTTCGCGGAGGACACGCTGGTGCTGGGCGAGGAAAAGATGCCCACTCAATTCAGCAGGAGGGAAAGGGAGAAACGTGACCGTAGATGAGATCATGAAGGTCGTGGACAGCGGGTACCCGGACGGCGCCGTTGGGTTGCACTACAAGGCGTTGCGTAAGGGGCACCAGCACGGTTCGCGACAGGCGGGGGACACGCTGGCGCTGGCGGTGGCCACGGAGTTGAAGGAGACGCAGGACGAGCTGGACAAGGATGCCGACGGTGGCGAGGTGTCCAGCGGCGAGCGGCTGTACGACGCCATCCAGAAGATGGAGGTGTTCGTGCAGGACATCGAGGGCGTGCTCAGGGCGCTGAGGACGAAGCTGACGGGCACGGGCGAGGCGATCACCTGCAAGCTGTGCGGCAACGAGGCGCTGTCCAAGACGGCGCACGCCCACCAGGGCGGCCACGTGGGGGAGTGTTGTTGGGACGAGAGGCTTAAGAACACGGAATGACGAACGTAACGAAACTGCTCGAGGCCCTCCACGCGGAGTGGCCGACGTTAGCCGGCGCCCACCACGGGATCACCATCCGTGACGAGGCGCTGCAGGGGATGAAGCTCAGGGAGCCGCTGGTGCTGACACTGGCGGTGGGCCCGAACCGTTCGCCGCGGACGTTCTTCATGTCCGACGAGGACCTGACCCGTCCGCCGGGCGAGATCATCGAGACCTTCTACATGCTGCTCAAGGACGAGCCGCGCAAGCCCAAGAAACGGGGCAGGAGCAAGAGGAAATGATTGATAATCCTGGTGTTCCCATGGAGGTGATACGGGAGCAGAGGGGTCGTTACAGTTCGCGTTGGATGAAGGTGCTGCATGCTGCAGGTTTGCCTCTTTCTATCATGTTTGCAGCGGACAAGTTGGGCATACCCAAGCGCACGCTTGTGAGCCGCCTCCGTCGCGGAGACACGGGGGAAGCTTTGCGGCGTCCGCTACAAGACAGGCCTTGGCACGCTTCGGACGAGCTTGCTGCTATAAAAGACAAGCTTTCCAGTCGTGCCAGGACGAGCACCGCCTTCAAGCGTTCGCAGAGTTATGCTCATGTTTTGGAGCAGTTGGGACTACCGCCCAACATTCCTCAAGCTGCCCTGCAGTTGGGGGTTTCCGAGAATACGTTCAAGAAGCGACTGAACAGGTGCCAGGAGGCGTATGACGCCTCTTGGGCGTTGGAGAGTCTGGAGTTCGTACGGAAGAGGCACGACAACGGCAAATGCGACAAGGACGAGCTGTCCGAGTCAGAGCGTAAGGCTGTCAGGGCAATGAGGCGGCTTCGCCCGTGCGTGCCCAGGTTGCTGCGGCCGGCGAGGGCGTACAACACGGCGCCTACGTGAAGCAGGGCCAAAAAGAAAAAAGAGATTAAAGGCCGGCGAGTTACCGCCGGCCTTTCTTGTTTTCCACCCAAGGATCGCGAGGAAGCCATGCTTGGCGAACTACTGAAGGTGCTGCAAATGCCCGAGGTCGTGAAGATCACGCTCCAACAGCGCGACGAGACGACGGGCGAGGCGAGTTACTACTCCCTCTCAAAGGACGACCTACCCGAGGTTGCGGTGGACACGACGATGGACAAGTTCGTGGAGCCGATAAAGCCCGAGGAACTCGGAGCGCCGGAGTGTTCCGCGCCCAACAGCAACGAGGGCAACGGGGACGGCAAGATCAACTGGGTCGTTCGGGCAGATGGTACGCGGGTTATCCCCCGCGAGGTTCGTAATGACATTATAGCGCGTCGTCTGCAGGGCGAGATGCCGAGCGAAATCGCGAAGCATTACGGCCTGAGCAGGCGCAAGGTCGGCGACGTGTTGTACAAGGAGGCGCGTCACAACCCTGAGTTGAAAGCCCTCCACGAAGAGAGCACAAGACGTTTGAAGTTGCGCGGGAAGGCGTCCTCCGACTCTTCCAGCAACCGTTGCGGTCCGCTGAACATCGAATGGATCGTGCTGTCCAACGGGAAGAGGGTCTTACCCCCGGCGGCGAAGCTGGACATCGTCGAGCGCCGCATCCGCGGCGAAAAGCCCGGAAAGATCGCCGAACTCTACGGCGTTCAAGCTTCACGCATTTCACAGCTGCTCTACCACGAGAGCAAGGACAACAAACGGCTCAAGACCGTGTTGAAAGGGAGGGCAAAGTAATGGCTAAGCGCCCCAGAAAGCTCGTTAATCCGAAAGGGTTTCCGGCGCAGTCGATTTTGCAGTATGCCAAAGGTAGCGCGGTCAAGAAGAAACTGAAGGCTGCGTTGGTGGCACGCAGGCAGGACATCGTTGACTATTTCCATGCCCGCCGCGCGCGCAATCCCAACCTTAGGGAGATGCATTTCGTTGTTTACGAGGACGCGAAGGGGGTAGGTCATTACATGGCGCCTGGTGGTACGGTCTCCAGGAACGCTATTTTGGCCGTTGTGCGTGTTTCCCTCGTGTCTATGCCTCAGGTGATCATACCGGCGCACACGCGGACGGTTGTGGAGACAAGGTTTGACATTACGGCTGCAACAATCGCCAATCTGAGGAAGGTGAGGTTCAACGTCTTATGATCGAATACGAGGAGATCCCGCAGCCGACCATCAAGCGGTGGAAGGTCGACACGAAGAACAAGATGATCTGGGCCGTGGCCAGGAAGGACAAGGCCGTAAGAAAGGCCGAGAAGGACCGACGGATAGCGATAGCCAAGCTGAAGGACGAGCTCAAGGAGATCGTGGGCCCGCTGGGCCCGGAGGAGTTCTGGAAGGAGATGGAGCTCTTTCAGAAGCACATCAAGATGTTCCGGGACGAGCTGAAACGGAGCGACTGGTCCGAGGATGCGACCAACGAGTACTTCCGCGACAAGTGCGTGTTGGTGGGCCCGAATTCCGGTTTCATCGAGGGCGACAACGACAACGCGAACCAGTTCGGTGTCTGCGTGCAGTGCTGCCGGTTCGTGTGGCGGTACGACGAGATGGTCGCGTTGATCTCGAGCAAGGCGCGCGGGGCGGAGTGGTCCGACGGCTGCGGCCCGGACAGCTTCGGTGACATCTGCGACAGCTTCCTGCTGCGCGGTGAGGAGGCATACAACAAGGCCTTGCTGCAAGGCAAGTGGCCGAAGGATGTTTTTGACGGGGAGAACGAGAACTACATCTCCTCGAACCTGGGCAAAGCGATGGACTTCTGGCTGGCCGTCTGCTGCCGGGACCTTTTAATACACGAACTTGGAGACGATGAGTGATGTTCGGTTTACCGGTACCTGAGTATCTTTGCACCAAGATGGACAATCCGGGGGACGTGCTGCGCGAGCTGCTCGCGAACGCGGAGATTGCCAAGTCCACACCGAAGGCGCTTGTGGGCTACGCGTTCGCCGTTGCCAGGGAGTACCGGAAGCAACGCGCCGTGTGGGAGAAGGAGAAGGAAGACGAGAGGTTCTTGAAGGTTGCCGTTGAAAGTGGCGCGCTCATGAAGAAGAGGCGCGTGGAGCGGAAGATGTCGATCGCGGACATGGCGGCTGCCGTGGAGTCCACGTCGATGGCGATTGCCCGGTACGAGAAGGGTAAGGTGATCCCGGCCAGCAAGACGGCGCAGAGTATCAGGACAAAGCTGCAGTTCAACGGCCTGTGGAGCGAGCTCTACTATCGCGATGAAGATCTTGTCGTGGAAGGAGCGAAACGAAAGTGAGCGTACCCAACCGGACCGACCTTGCGATCGACAAACACGCGGTCAGCGTAACCGCATTCGGCAGGAAGTTTACGGTAAGCACCGTTTGCCCGTCGCTGGACGGCAAGACGACCGAAGTGCTCGTGGCCTGCGCGGAGAAGGACGGGAAAAGGGAAAGGTTGGCCACTTCCAACTTGACGGAGGTGTCCCACTTCCTGCAGGCGTACGGGATACCCAAGCACACGGTCGACGACCTCATCAACGAGGCTCGGGGCATCGAATTCCAGATGCTGGACTTCGCCAACTGCAGCGCGTCACAGATGGTGGCGCGTTGCACCGACATGCTGGACCACATGGTCAAGCTGGTGACCATCCTGGAGCAACAGCGTTCCCTTATCGATTCGATGGACCTGCCTGAGAGGTGTCGCAAGAAGGTTGATCAGGACCGGTTGCTGGTGCGCCATGTCAGGAAGGTCTGGAAGATATAGGCGTGCCGCGTACGAGCCCCAAGAGCGTGCCGTGGGAGCTATACCAGTGCCCGACCGAGCCTCGCTTCAAGGGCGATGTGCTCGGTTGCGGCTACGACGAGATCGTTGCCAGGGACGACACCAAGCGTTGTGAGTGTCCCGCCTGCGGGTTGACGTTCGACCCCATCGAGACGCCCGTGTCGGTGCGCAAGATCAAGGAGCCGGAGCTATACGACGTCACCTTGTACCTTACGGTGCGGGTGAAGCTGAAGGACATCTCGGCGCTCTCGCACATCAAGGCCATCGAGCGCGCGAACAAGGTCTTCGACCCGTGGTCGGACCTGCACCTGGACGTGACCAAGCCTCACAACCACGCCTCCTACGCCGAGTTTTCGGAGGAGTGGACCGGCGCGCTGGTGGATGAGGCGAAGGAGCGCGACGAGTTCCACCACTCCGACTCGTTCAGGCCCTCGGACCCATACATGACCGGGGGCACGAACTGGGCGCGGGACTACTACGTCTGCGCCGGCGTCAACTTCGGCCGGAGGGCCAGGGAGAAGAGGGATCGCGATGGCTAAGTTCAAATTGTGGTGCACGTGGCACTGCGGCACCTGGGTGGAGATCGAGGCGGACTCCTTCGACGAGGCTGTGAACACGGCGGTGAACGTGAACGACGTGCCGAAGGGGGAGTACATTGACCACACGTTCAGCGTGGACAGGTACGCGTCCCACAGCGGGGGCGAGCAGAAGTCGGTGTGGGACGAGGACGCCGAGTACCCGATGAAGGATTGGCGTTACGAGGTGTCCAACGGGGACACCGTGCTGGGTTACCAGGACTGGGTGAAGCATCAACGCGAGGCCAACAGGGAATGAGCATATATCTGATGTGGACCATCGTGCTCGTGCTGGTCGGATACTGGGGCGCGCATCTGATGGGTTGGGCGTTTGCCCGTGAGATGATCAAGGACGAGCTGACGGGCAGGCCGCAGGAGGAAGTCGACAAGGCGATGAAATGCATCTTCGGGCTGTTCGTCAAGAAGATGACGTTCGGGGTGCTCGAGCTCCCGGACCCGTACGGAGGAGAGGCCGACACCCATGGCGATCTATCTGGATAAGGAAAAGGGTGTCAACCCGCGGCTAACGTCCTGCCGGCGCTGCGGCGAGGCCGTGGGCGTGGCCCTGATGGGCAACAAGGGCTACAAGGAAATCTGTCAGGCGTGCGGCATGGTCTACTACGGCGGCCGTGACGTGGGCGTGCGCAGCTGCGTCGCCAAGCGCCTGAACGAGCACGACAAGGAGGTGGCCTGCGGCGGGACCTTATTCAACCGCGAGCCGCTCGAGGACATGGAGAGCATCCCGTGCGAGCTGTGCGACACGTGTGCGAAGGAGATCGAGGAGCACCGCAAGGTGGTTGAGGAAGGGGGCATCTACTGGCAGTGCAGTGACTGCCGCGCGAGCGGGGTGATCAAGTCCAACTCGCCCATTTGTGCAGCCGTGCGCAAGCAAACCGGCATTGAACCGCCGGGCCCCGTCGGGGTCGAGTTCCAGAAGGAACCGGTGGGCGGTTTGTCTTGTCCGGCGTGCGGACCTGATGCGGACGAACTCAAGGAGAGCGATGAGCAAAGCTGACGACGTAGGGAAGAAACCGGCGTTTCCGAAAGCGGGTGTGTATGAGCGAGAAGGGCTGACGAAGCTGGAGTTCATGGCGCTCGTCCTGACGGCCGCCAAGGCCAGCAGTGAACCCGGGCTGTCCGTGACGTTCTGCACGAAGATCGGCGCGGAGAGCGCTCGGGACCTGCTGAAGGAGCTGTATCCCGATGAATGATTCCGATGCCGGCACCGAAAAGTTTACGGAGTGGGTGACGGAACCGGTCCAGGCCGCCGTGGCGTGCCGCTACAGGCCTGACTGCGGAGACCTGGCGTGGTCTTACGACCTGCCCGTGTTGAAGTATCTGAAGCCCGCCCTGATCGACATCGTCACGGCGGGCGAGCTGTACAAGCCGTTGACGTTCGTCTCGGGCAACCCGTGGCGGGCGCTCAAGCACATGCGGATTCGTTTCGAGCATCTGCGACATCAACATGAGGACCCGGAGACGGACAGGAAGGAAGACGCGTGGATGCCCTGCGGCATCTTTTCGGCGGAGGGCTTCACGCGGTATTTGCCGGATGAGCCCAGGTGGCACATGGCCAGGGACGCCGGGTTTGTGGAGTGGACCTGCGAGCAGGACCGCGAGGAACACAGGCACAGGCGCAAGGAGCGGTACGCCCGTACGCATCAGGTGCGGATTAAGGACGAGTGGGATTTCTACCTGAGCGAAACCGGGAAGTTGCTGATGGGTTCGGGGTATTCCAAGATGTGCTACCCGCACGACGGCAGCCGCGGGTTGGTGCTTTGCCAAATGGACCTGGCCAACGGCGATGAGCTGTTGGTCGCGATCTGGGAGTGGTACAACAAATGAGAATACTGAGAGTGGGCAAGCGGGCCACGGCCAACATACTGGCGGCCCTGCGGTTCTGGCAGGAGGAACTGGTGCAGGACTGCGGCGCCTACGCGGCGCGCAGCCGGTTCCCCGATCACTTCCACGACGTGGAGCCGTACGACAGCGACGAGATCGACCAGCTGTGCGAGGCCATCAACGCGGCCGAAGACAAGCTGACGGCCTTCGTGGAGATGATCGCCCGCCTGAAGCTGACGCGGGAGATCGAGAACCCGAACCTCGAGAACGACGAGGCCATGAACAGGCTCATCACCGAGGCGCGCCAGCTGCTCACGGAAGTGAACAGCACGTGAAGGAAAGTTTGTAGTTGTGTATCGGGAAATTCGATATACATTTCACCCGTTGATACCCCTCCAAAGTGGCGCGGCTTGAAGGGGGTCATTGGGACCCCCTCCGCGCCCGGAGTACCCATGCTCATCTACGGCAAGGCCAGCGGCAACACGACGACGCCGCTCGAGGACCCGCAGCTCAATCGCGACGCGGAGGGACGGCGGGTCGTGCCGCTTTACCTGATGCTGTTGACGAAGCAGGAGGCGGTACCCTGGTGCGTGCACATGCATCTGTACAAGTACACGCTCAAGGGAAAAACGGGGGCGTACGAGAAGCTGTTCACGGTGTCCACGCCGGAGAGCGTTGCGCTGGACTTGCACGCTGATCTTGAGAAGCTGGACGCGCTGACGCTGCCGGACGATATCATCGACAGGAGCAACCTGTTCGCGTGACCTTTGACGAGAAGTGGGAGCGATTGGGCGAGGAGAACCCCGACGCCAAGCTGGCCGACGGGTTCGAGGACGCGTTCATAGGTGTAGCCAGACGGTTCCACACGTCCCTGGCGCTGTACAGTCGGCGCCAGTGCATCCAGATACTCATGGATCGAGACGGTATGACGGAGGAGGAGGCCGAGGAGTTCTTCTCCTTCAACACGCAAGGCGCATGGGTGGGTGAAGACACGCCCGTGTTCGCGGATTTCTTTGAGGACTTTTATGGGGAAGCGTCAACGCAGTTCGGCAGGCGAGCAAGAGATCACGTGGGACGAAGTACAAAAAGCCATCCGCAAGCTGAAGCCTGAAGTCATTCTGGCGGCGGCGCGCATCTGCGACGGCCACACCATCTTCAACCAGAAGTGTTTTCTGGATGCCGGCCTCCCGCCGGCGGTCGTGTCGTTTTACACGGAACGCCAGGAGTCCGACCCGAGCGGGCACCCCAAGGGGCAGATCTTCAGCAACGAGGGTTACCACCTGGCCAGCCTCCGTGGCATCTACGGTTTGCGACTGATTCAGGGGCTGTGTCGGGCGTTGGGCGTTGAGTACGAAAGCAAACTCGGCCGCGGGTTCCAGGCGCAAGCCTGCATGTACGCGTTGGAGCAGCATTTCAAGGAGAACAAGGTTGCCGAATGAGCGACACGCCAGGCTCGCTGAGCTTGCAGGTAGTGCCAGGGAGGAATGCTACCGAGGGCTGGACAGACAGTGGGATGCCTATAACGAGTATGTACATGTTCTGGCGGAGAAGGTGTTCCTGGAGGTTGTGAAGCCTTTCCTGCGTAGACGGGACTGGACGCTCGTAACCGGCATGGGCGAGTGGACCATGCGCAACACCAGCGGCGACATCGTGATGGATCACCCCATCCAGGATGAGGAAGTCCGCCGTGTGATGGAACTGATGGAGCAAGGCGTGCCGGGGCTGCCTGCCAACGACTTGGGCTCGCTGATGCCAGACTATCCCCCATCGAGAAAGGAAGAGGGAATTGCCAAAGAAAATCCTGTTCGCGAGTGACACGCATCTGCACCCCACCATCTGGGACGACCTGCCCCAGGTGTGGGGCGATGCGTACAGAGCGTTCGACCAGCTGTGCCTGCGGGCGGTGGAGGACGAGGACATCACTTCCGTCTTCCTGGGCGGCGACGTCTTCGACCGCCAGCCGGAGTCCTGCGCGATGGAGTGTTTCCTGCGCAACATGGACCGGCTGCAGGACGTGAACAAGCCCGTCTTCGCGATCCAGGGCCAGCACGGCAAGGTGCGCACCCGGGGACGCGACGACGTGGTGCCGTGGCCGTCGGTGCACGGCTGGGTGAAGCAGATGAGCCACAAGCCCTTCGGGTTGCTGCCCAAGGTCAAGGCGGTGGGCATCGATCACTGCGGGCCGGACGACCTGCAGAAGAAGCTCTCCCGCATCTCGAAGCAGGCCGCGGTGGTCTTCATGCACCAGATGATCAAGGGCGGCGTGCCCCTGATCAAGGACGTGCAGAACTGGGACTTCGATCCCGAGTGGCTGCCGGAAAGCGTGAAGCTGGTGCTGGCCGGCGACCTGCACGTGCCGGCCGAGTTCAACATCCCCGGCGGCAAGCTGGTCTACAACGGGGCCACGGTGCTGCGGAGCATCGACGAGCCCGAGGAGAAGTACTTCACCGTGGTGAGCGAGGAGCTGACCTTCGAGCGGGTGCGCATCAACAGCCGCGTCTTCAAGCGCGCCTCGGTGTTCGCGGAGAAGGCGCTGCAGCAGGCCATGGAGGCCACGAGCAAGATGCCGCCCGAGTCCGTGTTGGAGGTGAAGTACGACCCGCGCATCGACGGGGTGGAGCAGAAGCTGAGGGACGCCAATGAGGCCATCCACTTCCGGTTCGTGCCGGTGCCCACGGTGGGCGTGGTGGTGGGCGAGGGCGAGCTGGAGCTGCCCGACAACGTGAGTCCCGAAGGGTTCCTGGACGAGTTCGTGGACCGGGAACAGCGTCCCGTGCTGCATTCGTTCCTGTTTCAGATGATCACGGCGCAGAACGAACGGGACGAGCTGGAACGTCAACGCATGGAGATCCTCGGGGAATGATCATTAACCGCGTAACAATGCAAAACTTCTGTCAGCACAAGGACAGGAAGGAGGACCTCGGTCCCGGCATGATCGGGATCGTGGGCAAGAACGGCAACGGCAAGAGCAACCTGGTGAGGTCCATGCTGTTCGGCCTCAGCGGTGATTCGGGCGGGGCCGGCACGAAGGCGGACGACATCACCAACGGCGAGAAGGGCGGCCACGTGCGTGTCGACTTCACGGTGGGGGACGAGAGCGGCTTCATCAAGCGCGACCTGAAGACGTCCCGCACGCAGCTGAAGTTCGGGGAGGAGGACCATCGCTCCGCCCGCGAGGCGGACAAGGTCATCTACAACCTGATGCAGATCAGCCCCAAGCTGTTGCGCGAGGTGGTCTTCGTGGGGCAGGGGCGGATCGAGAGCATGCTGTTCGAGAAGCCTGCCGAGCGGGGCAAGGCCTTCGCGGCGCTCTTTGGCACCGACCGCATGGAGCGCATCCGGGACCTGCTTCAGCAGGACCTGACGAAGGTGCAGGCCGTCTCCAACGCCGAGGCGATCGAGCTGGCCCGCAACGAGAAGCAGAGCCTGGAGAAGCAGCTGGCGGATCATCAGAGCACGCTGACGCTGCTGGGACACAAGACGCTCACCCTGGAGGAGGTCAGGCGGGCGGAGGGCCTGATCGACGTCTACAAGGAGCGCAACCGGGCACAGGCCACGCTGAACGAAGCCGAGCAGCAACTGGCCGGCCTGAAGCGTACGCGCGAGGAGTTGCAGAAGACTTCCGCGGCCAAGGCGGAGAAGCGCCGCAAGGGCGGCGAGGTGCTGCAGGAACTGCAGGGCGAGTACGACGCGGCCAAGGCGCGCATCCAGAACGCGGACAAACTGCAATCGGTGCAAGAGCGGAGGGTCTTCCTGCAGCACGAGATCGACCGCTGCGTGAAGCGTCTCGAGGCGCCGCTGCCCAAGAAGTGGTCGGAGGAGGACGAAGAGAAGCTCAAGCAGCACAAGGCGGACATCGACAGACTGAACGAGCCGGTGGCCAACGCGCGCAAGGTGGTCGCTTCACTGGACCAGGGCGCGGCCACGTGTCCGACCTGCACGCAGCCCGTGCCGCCGGACTTCGTCGAGCAGCAGATGGCCGTCCTGCAGCACGACGGCAACCTTCTGCAAAACGCCGAGCAGCTCCACGCCGCGCTGAACGACCGGAGGATCGAGCAGGACCAGGCGGTGATGGCCGACACCAGCGAGCGCACGGAGGCGAAGATCAAGCTCGACGCCGCGCGCGGTGAGCTGGCGCAGCTGGGCGAGGCGTCGGAGCCGGCATCGTCGGAGACGGACAAGGCGGTGGTGGCCGAGTACGAGGCGCTGCGGAAGGAGACTTCCGGTCACGAGCTGGAACTGGCCACGACGATGGGACAGCTCAAGCAGCTCGACGACAACATCCGCAACGCCGGGCAGAACGTGGAAGCCATGCGCAAGGCCCTGTGGCAGATGGACGAGGTTTCCCAGCAGGCCGCCATGGACGCCGACACCAGGTTGAAGGACCACTACGACGCGCAGTTGAGCGTCTCCGACGTGCAAGGCCAGACCAAGACGTTGGAGGAGCGGCTGCAGTCCACCAGCGAACGGCTGGAGCGCATGGAAGGGGACGAGGCGAAGATCGCCAAGCGGCTGGAGTGGCGCAAGCTGTGCGAAGAGGCGCGGATGGTGCTGCACCGCAACCACCTGCCCAACCGCGTGGCCCAGGCCTACTTGGGTTCGATCAACGCCAAGATGAACGAGTATCTGGAGGTGTTCCAGGCCCGGTACACCTGCGCGATCAGGCCGGACTTGAGCGTCAAGTGCCATTTCGGCGAGTACGAGCTGCCGGCTGAGCGGTTGTCGGGCGGCCAGCGCGTCGAGCTGGGCCTGTCGTTCCGCTTCGCGCTGTACGATCTGTTCGTGGGCCATTTGGGCCTGCTCGTCATTGACGAGCCCACGGCCTGGCTGGATGATGACCACATCGAGGCGGTGGCGCGGGTGCTGGAGCGCGTGAAGGCGCACTCCAAGTCAAAGGGGATGCAGGTGATCGTGGTCACCCACGAGCCCAGGCTGATCCCCATCTTCGACAACTTCATACAGGTGTAGCATGAACTACGTCTACGCGGTTGACGAGCACAAGTACTTCCTGAGCGACGGGCCGGGCGACACGTGCAGGCTGATGGCCCACCCGTCGCAGTCGCCGTATATCGAGGCGCTGCGCAAGCAGACGCCGACCGAGGTCGTCTCCGTCAGCGCGGTTCATCCCGAGGACAAGGACGACCCGCAAGCCGTATTGCAGGCCATGCGCGAGGCGGAGGAGGTGCCGCCCGAGCGCGGTGGTTGGCGTCCCATCAAGGATGCCGAGCTGGCGGCGCTCACCTTCTCCCGGCTGGCCGTGGACTGTACGCCTCCGATGATCAGTATGGAGCTGCAGCAGGCGATGGACACCCACCCCGTGGTGCGGGGCGGATGGATGTACGCGACGGGCGGTTTGTTGACGATGCCGGCCATGGGCCTCCTGTCCGAGATCTACGACATCCGCCGGTTCGCCCGCAAGCGGGACCCGTGGAGGGTCGACAAGCTGCCGCCCAAGAGGCTGCTCAAGTTTCTGCGGCTGCACACGCCCGTCTACATTTCGATGTACCTGTCCGGGCAGAAGCTGGAGGACAAGGACATGCGGGCGCGCGTATCGCACCAGGCCTGGCATATGGTGTGCAGCAGGTCGGACCGTCCCTGCGATTTCCTGATGCGCGAATGCGTCATGTTCGCGGGCAAGAAGGCCACCAAGGCCGTCTTCGGCAGTCCGAGCCCGGAGGAGTACCAGGAGGCCGCCGACGTGGCCTTCGCGGCGCACTGGATGGTCACCAAGCGGTATGTCGAGTTCATGCGCCGGCTGTGGATTGCCGGCGTCTCCGAGGAGACGGAATTCACGCCGGAGACCTTCTTCTATCAGGAAGAGGAGATCGAAGGTTATAGCAGGTACATTAAGGAACTCGATAAGAGTCTTGACAACTTACATCCCTGAAGCTAACTTCCCCGTCACAAACCAGGAGAGAACCGATGAGGAAACTGAGCTGGTTGGTCCCGGTCGCACTGGTCCTGGTGTTCTCGGGGTGTGCGAAGGACGCGCGGATCAAGCGGGCCGCCTCGCTGTCGAACACCAAGATGAAGGTGGAGGCGGCGGAGTACTGGGCGGCGACCACGCCGGAGAAGAAGCTGGAGATCGCCGACCACCACTTCCGTACGATGCCGAAGTTCACCCAGGTGGTGGACGACTACATGCACGGGCGGGAGCCCAGCGGGCCGACCCCCGACGAGGTGAAGGCGGAAGTGAAGAGGCGGAAGACCAAAGCCGAGCTGATACGGGTCAACGAATGATCAACTTCGAGCGGTGCTACGACCGTTCGGACGAGGACCTCCAGCGGTTCCTGATCTTCTGCATCTGCGTTGCCGGCAAGAACGCCAAGACCGTCGACGCGAAGGTGTGCGAGTTTCTGGAGCCGTGCGAACACCGCAGGGAGACACCCTTCGAGTTCCTGCGGTACCTGGTCAACATCGAGCGCTTGGACTTCGCGCTCGCGAAGGTCAAGATGGGGAAGTACAGGCTGCTCGAGCGGTCGTTTACGTACCTGGTCGAGAAAGAGTTGGACCTCCGGTCTTGTACGGTCGATCAGCTGGAAATGGTGCCCGGCATCGGTCCCAAGACCGCGAGGTTCTTTCTGCTGTACACGCGGGAGTACTTCCGGGGGGCGGTACTCGACACGCACGTGCTCCAGCACCTGGTGGCTTGCGGATGCAAGAAGGTGCCGAAGCAGACACCGCAGGACCCGAAGGTGTACCGGAAGTGGGAGGCGGTCGTGCTGGAGCTGGCCGCGGCCAACGGAATGGACCCGGCCGAGTACGACAACGAGATCTGGAAGAGCCGGAGCCCCTCAGCGGAGTTGGGGGTGTCTCCGTAGCTCAACAGGCAGAGCGACGCTCTCTAAAAGCGGTGGTTCCGGGTTCGAGTCCCGGCGGAGGCATTTATCGTCGATTATTGGTGTAGTCAGTGCGGAAAGCCGATTTACAGCGGCAGTCGATTAGTCTGTGATGATTGCAAAGATGCCAGGTACTTCGGGGATAAAACTCCGCAGGGGGAAGATCTCCAAACCATGAAAGGAAGGGGCGACGTGAGCGATCCATTACCCTACGTTCGCATTGGCGACGAGAAGACGAGGAACGGGGTGGAAGTGACCGTGTTGGAGGCGAACGTGGGGGGCCTGTTCGCGCTCAAGCAGATCATCGACGAACACATTCGCCGCCGTAGCAAACTCAAGCAGGACGGGCACGACCCCGCGAAAATGCCCGTTCGGTACGCCACACCGATCGTCTCCAGGGGCGCTCGCGGCGCGCGGACGTTCGAGCTGGTGCTGGACAACGACGGCGATTTCCCGAAAGAGGAGGAAGCACGCGTGGTGGATCAGGAGAAGTTGACAGCCGAAGACGGCGTCGTGAAAGCGAACGCGGTGACGACGGGCAGGACGGATTGCAGCAGCGAGAACGAGGCCAACAAGCCCAAGACGCTGGTTCCTTTTGCCAGTCTGCCGATAGGCGGACAGCGCGAGGAGATGCACCGGAAAGTGGACAACTGGTTCATGCATCACCCGCCCAAGAATGACCAGGAAGCACGCTACCAGAAGCTGCGCTGCAAGTTCCGGGCGCTGGCGCACGATATCGTCGATATGACGCCGCCGTGTGCCGACCAGACCGTCGCGCTCAGGAAGCTGCAGGCGGCCAACATGGCGGTCAACGTAACGATCGCCTGCAACGAATAACGTCCGGGGGGTGGGGTTACGTGCCCCCACCTTTTGCGCGCACGTAAGGGTGACAGGTCGTGCTGACCCCCCGGTCCACTTTAGGAGGCAGAGATGCCCGAAGAGACCAAACAGGACCAGGCTCCCGAGGTGGGAGCGGACAGCGATCCCGGCGATCCGCTGGCGCAGCTGAGACAGCACATGAACGCCGGCAAGGGCAAGGAGGCTTCGCCGCCGGCGCCCCTCTCGGCCGCCGCGGCATACGACCGGCTGGTGAGCGAGGGTGACCGTTCGGCGCCTCCGCCTGTCGAAGAGGCGCCGCCCGAACCGCCCGTGGCACAGCTATACGACGCGGCCGTGGCGGCAGCGCCCAAGGGCAGTCCCCCGAGTTTCAAGGACTGGGCCGGCAACCTGGACGAGGCCGAGCTGTCGTCCATGGAGGGCAACGTCCAGGACTTCCTCCGCGTGGTGCGAGCGGACAACAAGTTCCCGGGGCAGCCCACCAAGCCCGGACCCATCGTCATGTACCTGCAGCAGGCGCGCGTGCAACAGCGCGTGATCGACGTGGCGCTGGAGGCGTTCCAGGTTTACAAGCGCGACATGGATTTGAGGCAGTAAGCAGCCGGGGTGCCGCCGCGGGGGATCGTGGCCGCGGGAGGGGGAAGCGCCTACATGGGGCCTCCTCGGGCGTAAGGCCAGGACTTGTCAGACTGCAGACCGGATCGGCCGTACGGTCTGCACGAGATGGAGTCACCGCCGAAAGGGTTTCGCTCCAATGCGCAGGCGCTTAGGACCAACAGGCCCGAACGAGTCACTTAGCGTAAGTGCGGAGGTTTGGGTCGCCCACGAGTCGGGTCGGAAACCGACCCCCCGGTTTTAGGAGAGACCCATGGCGAACATCGACTGGAAGCAGATCTGGGACTGGGCCGATGACACGGGCAAGGATGTCTTGAAGATCATCAAGCCCTACCTGCCGGCACTGGCCAAGCAGGGGCCCGAGATCTGGGAAGGCTTTATCAAGCACCTCAACGATAAGGACTTCACCAAGATCGACCAGATGATGTACCAGAAGATGTCGCCTGACGAACGCGCCGAGCTCGAAGCACAGGTTTACGAGGGTGGCTACCAGGCGGCCATGGCGCGCTTCAAGCGCAAGGAACTGTACAAGGAGGTGGCGCAGAAGATTCTGCTGCGCATCCTGCTGAAACTCGCGACGGGAGGTTTGGGATGAAAACGGTCAAGCTTACGGACGCCACGCACGGCACGCCGGTCCTTATCAACCAGGAACTCTTCGGCCACGCCGTGGTGGACCCATCTCCCAACCGGGACCCGGCCGCGCCTCCGCCGACCCTGATCCGCACCAAGACGGGCGGAACGTTCAAGGTCAGGGAAAACATCGATGACGTGGAACTTCGGTTCAACGCGCCTCCGGGCGTGGTTACGCTGAACGTGCCTGCCAACGCGGAGGCTCCTCCGGGCGGCAGCGAGGGTGTTGTCGGTCCGGGTGCGTAACGATGGAAGTGGTCGCAACGATACGGTTCACGACGCCCTGCCTCGGAAACATCCGCGGTGACGGGCCGAACCGGATGCTCCGAAACGCCGAGGGCAAGGTCATTCTTCTGCAGACCTGGTGGCGCTCGGGCTTGGGGTTTGCCGCCCAGGCACTGTGCCGATACCAGAAAGAGGTATCCGAGGTCCAGACCGACCCTGTCGTCGATGGCGAGCTGAGCGTTTACCGGCGGTATTGGGCACCTGACAAGTACACGGAGCACGAGGCGTTCGACGCCGGCAGCGAGCTCCGGGTGCGTTTCATGCTGCCCCGCAAGATGGACGTGAAAGGATTCCAGGAGCTGCTCGAGATGTCGGGACGATACGTGGGAATATCGCCGCATGGTTATCGACAGGACTTCGGGCGTTTTTCCGTGGTGAGCGTGGATGTAACCAAAGCGAGGAGAGCGAGAGCGCGTGGCAGAAGAAAGGAACAACAAGGCCCTGATACGGAGGTGCGGATTCCACATCCAGGTCATCCCTGACTATGCGATGTACCTGGCGGGGCCTTTGACATACAAGCGCAGGATCGTGAAGGGTGCTTCGTCAAAGAACGCGGAGTACCGCACGATCGAGTGCTTCAAGCTGCACACGGGGAGCATGCTGGTGCCCGCGGGTCTGACCCAGCGGGTGGTCAAGGTGCTCCGCTCCAGCGGCCTTGAAGTTTCGTTCCAGGACCTGAGGTCACAGGTGCTCCCGGAGCCGGTCCTGGACACCCTGCCCCCGCTCAGGCCGGGGCAGGACGAGCTGCTGGCCAGCATCGTCGCTTCGGACCACGGCGTCATCGAGGGCCCCACCGGTAGCGGCAAAAGCTGGATCATCCGCCAGATATGCAGGATGTGGCCGACGGCCAACGTCATCATCTGCATTCCCGCCGCCGTGGGCGGGTCGCTGTTGGAGCAAACGTACAAGGACCTGTTGGAGGACCTTCCCGAAGACAAGGTCGGGATGGTTGGTCTGGCGCGTTGCGACAACAAGCAGGTCACGTGCGTGATGGACCGCTCGCTGCACAGAGCCAACCTGGAGCAGTGTCAGATATTCATATTTGACGAGGTCCATCACGCCGCGGCCCCGAAGACCGCCGAAGCGCTGGGCAAGGTTTGGGAGGCCAGGAGGTTTGGCTTCTCCGCTTCTCCCGTGGGGCGCAGCGACCTGGCCGACCTCGAGACCGAGGCCATGTTCGGCCCGGTGATCCACCGCAGCACCTACCAGGACATCCAGAAGACGGGCGCGATCGTGCCCATAGAGGTGCTGGTCTTCTCCATGTGCATGGCGCGCAAGACGGTGGCCAGCACCGACACGGCCAGGGAGCGCCACGGCATTTGGCGCAACCAGGACCGCAACGGCCTGATCGCGGCGGCCATCCAGTGGGTGCGCAGGACGTACGGGGTGGACATGCAGATCCTGATCTCCGTGAAGACCGTGGAGCACGCCGTCTACCTCAACGCCCACCTGCCCGACTTCACCCTCGTCTACGGCGACATGCAGCCCAAGAAGCGCGAGCGCTGGGAGCGTGCGGGCTTGCTCATACCGGGCGAACACCCCATCACATCGGGGGAGCGGGCGACCCTGCAGGATGACTTTCGCGACGGCAAACTGAAGCGCGCCATCGCCACCCAGATATGGGGCACGGGCGTGGATTTCCCGGGCCTGGAAGTGCTTGTGCGCGCGGACGCGCAGTCCTCTTCCATACGCAATACGCAGCTTCCCGGAAGGGTGACAAGAAAGGCCGAGGGCAAGGATTTCGGGCTGGTCATCGACTTCGATGACTGCCATAATGAAGCGCTTCAGCGCCGTGCGCGGAAGCGTCTTTCCATCTACAGGAAGAAGGGATGGAAAATCACCCACGTAGATCTGATGAACCAGACAGCGCCTTGATCGAGCAGCAGCTCGAGCATGTGCAGCGGGCCTACTTATGGCTGCGGCAGAAGATCAAGCCCAACATCAGGCGTGTCTCCGGCAACGAGACCGACTGGTACCGGCTGGCCGAGGCCCTGGCCCGGCAGCGATTAGACCCCTATGGCTACGTGCAGTTCTGCTACGACATGTTCGTCACCAAGTTCGACGACCTGTACCCCCACCTGGTCACGGACTTGAAGAACGTGTATCGGTTCGCGTCGTCGTCCAACCGGACGGGCAGCGCGGACAGGCTGCGGGTGATCCTGCGGCTGCAGTTCCTCGAGCTGGAGCATCAGCTCGGGCGTGGCAGGGAACTGCCTGACGTGCTCATGGATGAGGACGTGTCCATGAGCGCCCTGTTCAGGTACGCGGTGTGCAAGCTCTTCGGACTGCGGCGCCTGGCCGTCGTGTTCGAGGAGGAGGCGCAGCGCATGCTTACATTCAAACCAGCTTACCGCGCCCTGTTGCGCGGGCTCTTGGAGGGGCACCATGGCTCAGGAGGGCAACCCGCACCGGATCACAAGGCATCAGTTGGACTTGCTTCTGGCACACCTCATACGTGAACCGCGTGTGCTGCTGCAGGGAAAGCAGCGCCTGCGTGACGAGGACTTCGACGACGACTACGAACGGAGTCACCGGATCATCTGGCAGGTGACGCGCGCCTACCACGAGCGCCACAAGGAAATGATCCAGTGCGGACAGCTGTACGCCGAACTCGAGAAGCGCATGCTCGGCATGCCCGAGTTCGAGGACGTGCAGGTGCAGCAGGCGGTGTACAACCTGGCGCACGCGTGTTTCAAGACCAAGGGTCTGATGCCGGAGCACGCGATCGAGATCCTGCAGGACTTCCTCAAGCAGCGGCGCGTGCGCACGCACCTGATGGAGGCCGCGGAGCGCGAGCGCCGTGACATGGACAAGGTGGTGGACGAGCTGGTGGACCGCCGGCGCGAGGCCACCATCACCATTGCCGAGCCGATCCAGCCGTTCAAGAAGGGCAACGCCTTCTTTGGCGTGCCCGAGCGCAAGCCGATCGGGGTGATGTTCGTCGACGCGCTGTTGGGGGGAGGGCCTCGCGCGGGTGAGGCCTACGGCTTTCTGGCGCCCACCGGGGGCGGCAAGACGACGCTCGTCAACCAGATGGGCACCGAGGCAGCACGCCGCAAGAACGTCTTCGTCATCTTCCACTACGAGCAGCGCCTGCAGGGCACGAAGGACGATCCGCACAATGAGTTCTGGATGGGCCCGTACGCCTACGCGCTGGGCATGACCAAGGAGCGGGTGGAGCAGATCCGCGACCCGAGGGACTTCACGCCGGAGGAGATGGCGAAATACGAGAAGGTGACCGAGGAGATCGGCGACTACCTCTACTTCTACGACTTCTCGGGGGCCCGTGACACGGCCGGCGAGGGCGGCGTGGCGGAGGTGGATTCCTATCTGCTGGACCTGAAGAGCAGGGGCATCAAGGTGGCGGGCTTCGCCATCGACTGGTTCTGGCTGATGATGATGCGCTCCATGCATCTGCACGAGTCGCAGCGGGATAACGCCGAGCGGCGTTACGCCCAGCAGCTGCTGGACCAGATCAAGAAGGTGGGCGAACGCCACGGCTGCTGGTGCTGGATCAACCACCAGTTGCAGGCGGCCAAGGGCGCCCAGTCACGCCAGCCCGTGAAGTGGAACGAGGCGGCCGAACTGAAGAGCTTCGCCTGGACGCTGGACTGTTGTTTCGGCCTCAACGGTTTCGACCACAAGGGCCGCGCGCGGCTGGAGATCTCCAAGGGCCGCAACCAGAAGTTGATGGGCGCGACCGTGCAGTTGGACGGCGCCCGTGCCACGTTCAAGGGCCTTGAGGGCGATTGGGGGTGGGACGGAAGGAAGAAGGAATATACGCTCAAGGGCCAGGAAAACGCGGTGCCTGTGGAACAACTGGGCGGCCCTGTCGCGAGGCAAGTTGAAAACTACTCGGGCGAAGGTGACATGCCCGTGGTTGACACCTAAATGCTGAATCCACGACTTTTCAAGTCGTTGGCCGATCGCTTCGGGAAGGTGAGGATCGCCAACGAAGGGGAGCGCATGCTCGTCAAGGAGGTGCCCGACGCCAAGCGTGAGGGCAGGACGCGCGAGATCCCCGAGACGTCCGGTGAGTACTACCGGGTCAACTGCCCCTACTGTCAGGACACCAAGGGTCGGCTGTGGATCAACCACCGCTGGAACACAAAGACGGCCGACGGCCGTCCGTGGGGCTGGTGGCTGGCGGTGTGCTACAACGAGAACTGCAACCTGAGCAGGCTGCGGGACGAGCTGGAGCTGTACCTGGTGGACAAGCCCACGATCAAGCGGGCCCACAAGGAGGCGTTCCAGAAGACGGTGCGGTTCAAGGAGGTGGCGTTGCCGGGGCGGTGCGTGCCGGTCTCGGGGCTGGAACCGGGACATCCGGCGAGGGCCTACCTCGCCAGGCGCAACTTCGACCCCTACGAGCTGGTGAAGCTTTTTGCCGTCCATTATTGCGTGGACGTGCCGGAGGACCCCGACGGGTTCGTGCCCGACACCAAGTGGCACGCGCGCATGGTGCGGGGGCGGCTGGTCATACCCATCTACCGGCTGGGCAAGCTGGTGGGCTGGCAGACCCGGGCCATCGACGACGAGTCGCATCCGAAGTACTACACGATGCCGGGCCTGAAGAAGCAGCACCTCATCTACAACGGCGACATGTGCCGCACCTACGACTTCGGCGTGGTGGTCGAGGGCGCCACCGACGTGTGGCGCGTGGGACCGCGCGGCGGCGGGGTGCTGGGCAAGGAGATCAGCTACTACCAGCGCCAGCTCATCTCGGCGTACTGGGGGGACGGGGCCATGTGCCTGCTGTTGGACCCCGAGGCGCTCGAGGACATCGACAAGGTCAACAAGATGATCAACCTCCGCGACGGCTTCAAGTGGGGCGCGTTCGCGTTGAGGCTCGCGCCGGGCCAGGACCCCGGCGGTATGGATCGATCCGATTTGTGGAGACTCATATCAAGCTATGCTCGCACCAGGGGCATCCAACTCCTCTCTGTGTGATCTGGACCACGTGGCGCTTGACCGGTTTCCGCTGACGGAGACCTACGAGCGCGCGAAGACGGAGTGGGGCTGTTTGAAAGAGGAGGAGGTGGCACGCACGCTCTTGTGGGGCGGCGGGATGGCGTCGTGGCTCTCCGTGGCCGACGGCAAGGACCGCGTCTCGCCGGTGCGCTGGGTGACGGGCACCCACATCGGCAACGGCACGCCGGGGCCCTATCCCCATTACGACGTGATGGTGGTGGGCAAGATGCCCGGCGCCGAGGAGATCATGAAGGGCCGGGTGCTGTGCGGCAAGTCGGGGCAGCTGTTGTTGAAGGCCGCCATGGCGCGGGGCTGCCACTACCTGATCAGCAACGCCTACGGCACCAACGTGTGCCGCTTCGCGCCGCCCGACGGGAGCAGCAACCTCAAGCCCGCCCATGTCAAGGACTGCATGCCCATGCTCGCCCAGGAGCTGGCGATCAACAATCCCAAGTACGTGTTGCTATTGGGTACCGACGCGGTGAAGGCCTTCTTCGGCAACAAGTTCAACCTGTCGAAGGTGCGCAGCCACTGTTTCGTGCTGCCCACCCCGTACGCGCTGGGCGAGGAGCCGACCGACGCCGACATCCTGACCAACGAGGCCTACGACGCCGGCGTCAAGATCTACGCCACCATCCACCCCGCGGCCGTGCTGCGCGAGATCGGGTTGCAGGCGGGCCTGGAGCGGGACCTGGAGCGGTTCGCCGGCCTGGTGTCCGGCGCGTTCCGCGGCAACAGCACCATCCAGCAGGACACGTACTACCACTACGTCCACCAGCACGCGCCCCTGAAGCACATCATCGACCAGATCCTCGCCGCCGGCATACGCGAGATCGCGGTCGACTGCGAGTGGGGCGGCACCTTCCCCACGGGTTCCCTGCGCACCATCCAGTTCTGCTGGGCGCCGAGGGAGGTGTGCGTCGTGATCCTGCGGCGCCAGCACATGCACGACGCCCAGCAACCGGGCGAGCGGGCGAAGATGATGATGGAGCTCAAGCGGCTCTTCCACCATCCCGGTATGAAGATCGTGGGCCACAACATCCGCGCTGACGCCAAGTGGCTGGCGCTGGAGGACCTGCCGATCATGGATCGGGTCAGCTTCGATACGATGCTGGCCGACCACATCCTGAACGAGAACGCCGAGCACGGGTTGGAGGAGTGCGCGGTCCGCATGACGGACATGGGCCGGTACGACCTGCCGCTGAAGAAGTGGCTCTCGGCCAACCCGCAGCCCAAGCACGCCGGCTTCGCCGAGGTGCCGGACGACATCCTGCACCCCTACTGCGCCTGCGACCCCGACGCGACCTTCCGGCTGATCGAGCCGCTGCGCAAGCGCCTGGCCCAGCCCGACCTGTCGAGGGTGCGCCACTGCTACGAGAAGATCGTGCTGCCTTGCATGCAGCCCGTGCACGAGATCGAGATGAACGGGTTGGCCGTGGACCAGGACCGCATGGAGGGCCTGGTATGGACCTACGACACCAAGAAGCGCGAGCTGATCGATCACCTGCGCGACCTCATCGGCGACCCGTACTTCAACTTCCGCTCCTACCCCCAAGTCTCCCGCCTGCTGTTCGGTAAGATCCACGAGGGTGGGCTGGAGCTGGTCCCGTTGAAGACCACGGAGAAGCCGGCCCGCATGTGGGACGACGTGCGCCACGTGCCGGAGCACGAGCTGGAGCGCCTCAACCCGTCCACGGACTCCGAGACGCTGAAGCATCTTGCCGCCGAGTACCCGGACGTGCCCATCGTCACGGCGCTGGCGGACCTGCGGCTGGTGGACCAGGTGTCCAAGAGTTTCATGCGGACGCCCGAGGTCGATCCCTACACGGGCGACGAGATCTACGAGTCGGGCCTGGTCGGCCACGTCGACCCGGACGGGCGCGTGCGGACATCCATCAATCAGATGTCCGAGACGGGCAGGTGGAAGAGTTCAGACCCCAACCTACAGAATCTTCCGAACCGGCAGGACGCCGAGCTGAAGCGGGTGATGGGGGAGGGTGTCCACAAGATACGCAGTTGCTTCATCGCCGACGAGACGGTGGAGGCCGTCGAGCGGTTGGAGCAGGGCTGGGTGCTGGTGGAGGCCGACTTCTCGTCCGCCGAAATCTTCACGCTCGGTTACCTGTCCGACTGCCCGAAGCTGTTGATGGACGCGAAGAGCGACCTGCACGGTCGCGGCGCGGTGAACTACTTCGGGGCGCCCAGGTGGGACGGGTTCGAGCAGGGCATCAAGCCCCCGGAGGAGTGGTTGAAGGAGCACAAGCACCTTAGGGTGGGCGCCAAGTCGGTGAACTTCGGCATCCCCTATCAGCGTGGCGCCAAGGCCGTGGCGCGCGAGGTCACCAAGGCCACCAACGGCAAGGTGTCCTGCGACACGATGCAGGCGCAGGGGTACATCAACGGGTTCTACGAGACGTACCCCGAAGTCGACAACTTCGTGGAGATGGCGAAGGCTTCCGTGATCTTCCCGGGCTATCTGGACCAGCCCTTCGGCAGACGCAGGCGCTTCTCCTCCTTCGCGGACGATTCCGCCATCGCGGCACAGCAGCGCGAGGCGGTGAACTTCCCCATTCAGAGCACGGTGGCGGACCTGCTCAACACCGCCGTCTACAACCTCTGGATGTGGCGCAACGCCTACCCGGGCGAGGCCGAGTACCGGATCGTGCTGTGCATCCATGACTCGGTCTTCCTGGAAGTGCGCGGGCCGCACGTGCCCGTGGTCGTCGACACCATACTCCCGGCCTGCATGCGGCACGGGGCCGTGGCTCCCATGTGGAAGCCCGAGTGTTACAAGCTGTCGAACCGTGGAAAACCGAAACGTGGAGAACCGTTTTACACGAAACCGACGCGACCATTCTCGTTGGACATCGACGTGGAGTTGATGACGAGATGGGGATCGGAACCGGACCCGGACGAGCTGGTGCGCAGGGGCGTGCCGGTGAACTGGGTCGAGGCAAACGTGAAGAAAGGTGCACAGTAAATGGGTTACAACGACGAAGTGCCGTCCGGCCAGGGGCTGGATGGTCTGCCCGGCTTTTTCATCAAGAAGTCAGGCGCCCCGCACACGACGCAGTTCCTGAACTTCGGCAATCCGACCGTCTTCAGGATACTGCCGGAGATCAACGTCAACGGGCATGAGGTGCCCTGGCGGCTGGGTCCGGGGCAGGGCGAGTTCTCGAACTGGATCAAGGGTTTGAGGGTCGCCACCAAGATGGGGGTGAACGGCAAGTTCACCTGCATCGCCAACGTGAAGGGCAAGCCCCCTCGGGAGCTTGGCCCCATCGACGTCTTTGCCAATGCCGTACACAAGGCCGTCGAGCGCAACAAGCGCGCCTTCCCGGAGGAGTGGGAGGACTGGGTGACGTATCTCCCCAAAACCGGCATCAAGCTGGGCATCCCGGACTATCACGCCGGCGTGCAGGGCCTCCTGTTCGAGCACGGAGGCAAGCAGTTCATGGACGAGAAGGGTAATCCGCAGCCCAGGCACCCGGTCATCCTGTTGATGAAGACCAGTGCCCGGTTCAAGCTGCAGGACATGTGCAACGTGGAGGTGCCGGGCTACTCGGGCGCCCCCGAGGATTACAACCGGCGCTATCCGATCGGGGACGCCTTCTCCCTCGGGGGTGGCCACCTGCTCAAGATCTTCCCGGTGCCGGACGACGGCTCCACGCGGGCCCACTACGACATCGAGGTGTTGCAGGAGGTGGTGCCCATTCCGAAGTCGGTGTCCATGGAATGGCGTCCTTGGGACGAGATCCTGGACTACCTGGACGAGGCCCAGCAGGTTAACCTCGTCGTCAACCACTTCCCGCCGGAGGTGGTGGACTTCGCGCTCAGCCAGGGACAGTACGGACATCTCGTGCCGCCCCACGTGAAGGGCGCGTTCGAGCAGATGCGTTTGCGGATGCAGGGTGGCGGCGGCGTGGCCGTGCAGCCGTACGGCACGCAGGGGTATCAGCAACCTCAGCAGCCCCAGCAGCCCCAGCAGCCCCAGCAGCCGCAGGGGCAGATCCAGGCGGCTCCGGTACCCGCCGAGGTACCCGCCGTGGACTCCCCCGAGTTGAGGCAGAGCGTGGGCACGCAGGCAACTCAGCCGGCTGCCACGCCTCCCGCCACCGGACCCATCGTCAACTTCGGGGAGCAGAACTATACGCAGCCCTCGCCCACGGCGAGTCCTGCGCAGCCCGCCCAGCCCGCCCAGCCGGCGCAGCCCGCACAACCCGTGCAGCCTGCCCAACCGGCGCAACCGGCGCAGCCCGCTCAGCCCACCCAACCGGTCAGGGCTGTAAACTTCGGTGGTGCGGAGGCACAGACTCCGATGCCGGCACCGGAATCTCAGGCCACTACGGCTGCACCACCGCCTCCGCAGCCGCCCAACGACCCGGACGTGCCGCCGCCTCCACAGGTGGCGCCCGCGCCCAACGCCGCACCCGCGGCGGCAGCAGCCACGCCTGAGCAGTTCAACCAGCCTGTGGCCGGGGGTCAGGCTCCGCAGCAACCCATCGGCGATCCCGCGCAGACGCAGAACGCGCAGGCCGATACGCTCGCCCGTCTCCGGGCGGCGCGTGAGCAGGTCGACGGACAGGCTCCGCAGCAACCGCAGCAGTAGGAGGTGACCTTTGGCGAAAGCTAAGAAAAAGGCCGCCAAGAAGGGGGGAAAGGTGACCCAGCGTCACCTTTCCCCCACGATGCAGTCCCTGCTTGGTGAGGCCAAGACAAAGTTTCCCGACGGCAGCTACATGGGCAAGAAGGCCGACGAGCAGTACTTCGGCGTGCCCATCCCGTGCCTGGCGCTGCAGTGGGTGATCAAGAACACCTGCCTGCCGCTGGGCAGCATGATCGGGTTGGCGGGGCCGTCGCAGTCCCATAAGAGCACCCTCGGGTTCGAGTTTGCCCGATGGGTGATGACCCACAACGGGTACACCCACCTGATCGAGAACGAGGGCGGCAAGTACGACACCGTGCTCATCCGTTCCCTGCTGGGGGACGAGAACTTCGAGAACAGGTTCCTGATCTCGGAGGTGGAGAACGCCACCGAGGCCCAGAAGAAGCTCACGGCCACGGCGAAGGCGATCAGGGAGAACAAGCAGCGCGACGAGATGTGGCTGATCGACCTGGACTCCATGGCCGGCTCCGAGACCGAGGACCAGACCAAGGAGATCGACAAGGACGGGTTCGCCGGCCGGGCGCACGCGGTCACGGCGCTGTCGTGGACGCGCTACCTCAAGCGCCTGGTGGCGCTGCTCAACACCTTCCCGGCGATCTTCCTGTCCGTGAACCACCTCAAGGAGAAGCCCAGCACCATGCCGGGCCGGCCGGCCAAGAAGACCACGCCGGGCGGCGCGGCCCAGCGTTTCCACAGCGCGATCTACTTCTGGGTGACACGTGTCAGCGCCTCCGACCGAAAGGAGTGGGAGGTGGACGGAGAGACCATCGTGCGGCCGACCCTCGTGCGCACCATCCAGCTGGAGTGCGAGAAGTCCTCGATCGGGCCGGACAAGCGCCGCATCTACGTGGACCTGTGCTTCTACGACGGGCTGGACGGCAAGCCCCACGCCTACGTGGACTGGGACGCGGCCACGGCCGTCTTCCTGGCGGAGCAGCAGAAGGAGTACGGGGTCCTGCGGGAGGGCGACAAGGCCAGTTACGTGCGCCTGCGGGAGGTGCTGCACGTCGACGTGAACAGCAACCGCTACACCTGCCCGGCGCTGGACCTGGAGGGGGTGGAGGCCCAGACGCTGGGCCATGCGGTCCACACCGACCCCGCCCTGATGGACCGGCTGGTCCACTTCTTCGGCATCAAGCGCAACCTGGTCTGGGCGGGCGCGCTGCCCGTGCCGGAGTTCGAGCCGCCCGAACCCGACGAGAACGGGGACACGGAGAAGCCCGAGGGCAGCATCGACGAGGCGGAGCGCGGGGGCCTGATCAACGAGGATGTGGCTTTAGAAGGTTGACGTAGTTTGTTGGCGGGGTATGCTCCGGTTTGATTGACCCGGAGAACTTTGCCATGGCAAGAGTACTTGCGACAACCGAGATACGCACCCGCAGGGGGATGCTCATCGCCCAGGTGGGCGAGGAGGGCAAGGCCGAACGCAACGTCCGGCCGGCTGACCACGACAACTACGGCAAGGTCTTCGTGCGGTGGAGGGGCCTGCGCCACGGCTACTGGGTGAGGCCCGACGACATCCGTTTCGCCGGGGCCGCCAGGCCCGAATCCTTCATCGCCGTGCGGGTCGCACACGCCAGGGCGGAGGACAACGGAGGGGAGCTCCCGGCGCTGCCGCGGGGCTCCTTCTCGTTTGATTACGACTTTGGCAGCAACCTCAAGCTGATACGCCGTGCCCGCTCCCTGTCACAAGGCGAGCTGGGTGCCCAGATGGGCAAGCACGGCCTGCCGCTGGCGCAGTCCACCATCTCCTATCGGGAGTCGTCTCCCGAGGCCCCGGGCCGCGAGTTCCTGCGAGCCGCCGCCCGCGCCCTGGAGGTACCGCCCTTCGTCTTCCTGTTTCCCCTCGCCAAGCTCGGGGAGTACGCGGCGGCGAAGCGCTTTCTGCTCAACATGTCGAGTGCCATGGCCGAGGCCTGATGGATTCAGCACTGGAACGCATGAAGGACAATCTGCGTGACGCGGAGGGCGAGAGCCGCAAGGCTTTCGAGGTCCGGGTCGCGAAGGTCCTTTGCAGGTACTACGAGATACGCGCCGCGCCCAAGCACCCGCTCTTCGGGCTGCAGTGGTTCAGGGATCATTGCGATTCGTTTCCCATGAACCTGGACGCCCAGCGCATCAACGTGAACATAGACAGCATGTTCCGCGCGATCACCAGGACCCCCGCGTGGAAGGCCTACATGCACATGCTGATCGAGTACGACTTCGAGCCCTGCGCCCTGGTGGTCACCTACAAGGGGCAGGGCCTTTACGTCTTGCACAACAACTGGTCGCTGACGCCCATCGCCGGGCACACGCGGCTGGTCAGGCGGGCGAAGTCCTCCAACTACAAGGGGGCGATCTTCGAGCCGCTGGAAGCCTTTCTGACCGCCCTGACGGGAAGGAACCCCATATGAGCCAAATCCCGGACAGGGAGTTCGCTCGCTCATGGCCCACGCCGACGGAGGTGCAGGAGCTGCTGGACGCCCTGCGCGCGCTGGGGGTGCGGGACGAGACGGTGCAGTTGTACAAGCGGCTGGGCGAGTATCCGCCCTCCGCGCGTCTCGCGGTCAACGTACGCAACTTCCTGGGGCGCACCATCACCCGGGAGGTGAGCGACGTGCTGGCTCAGGGGCTGAAGCCCAATGAGATGACCGCGCTGGTCGACATACAACGGGTGGGACTGAGCACCCACCTCCGCGAGATCGCACATGGGCTCCTGAACATCCACGAGCGGTGGATCGTGAAGCGGGCCCTCGCCAAGTCCTTCCGGCAGGCGAAGGAGTGCGAGCGCGGCTGGTACCAACCCAAGAAACCGCTCGACGACATACTCACAACAGAGGAATGAAATGGCCATCGAAGAACACGTGTTCGCCGGCATTGTCTTTCCGGGCCGGCATGAAGTGAAGAAGGTCGCGCAGGAGCTGCAGCGCCAGAAGCTGGCGCGCAAGGACGTCATCGTGCGTTCCGACCGCATGGAAGTGCGGGTGCTGGACAATCAGATGTTGCTGGAGGTCCCCTACAAGGGCGAGCAGCTGCTCGTCCCCATGACCAACAACAGCTGGAATCAGCTGCTGGGCTGGATGGGACTCGAGAAGCGTTCCGGGTATTACAAGTGGCTGATGCACGGCCGCCGTTCGATCCCGAAGCGCGTGAGCGACCGCCGCAAGATCGACGTGCGCAAACACTGGGAAAACGCCAGGCTGGTCTTCAACGACTTCCTGAAGACGGAGAAGGCGCACCGGCTGGTGCGCATGATGGACACCAAGGAGGGGGATACTTATGTCAGAGCTTTCCTCTCCGACAAGTTCCGCATCGTGCCCAATGATTCGTTCTTCGAGGCGATCGTGGACAGGTTGCTGGACGCGAAGGCCGAGATCTGGCACGCGCGCCTGAGCGAGGACCGCTTCATGGTCTACGCCGTGGCCCCGGGCCTGGCCGCGCAGATCAACACCGACCGCACCTTCGATCCCGGCGACGGGTTCAAGGCCAGGTGGTACGGCGAGAAGGGCGACAGCTACAACGCGGCCCTGACGGCATGGAACTCGGAGACGGGCTGCGGGGGCTACGGCATCTCGCAGGCCGTGGTGCGCAGGGCCGACGCCAGCTATCACATCTGGCGCGACATCGTGGCCAAGTCCCACGTGGGCAAGCGCCGCAAGGACGAGGAGCTGCTCTCCGACGACACGATCAAGAAGGAGAACGAGGTGTTCTTCCTCAAGATCCGTGACTACGTGGAGAACACGTTCGATCCCGACGAGTTCCAGAAGATCATCGACGCGGTCAACGGGGCGACCCGTGACCCCGTGCCTCCCGAGAAGGCCGAGGAGGTGGCCAACGCCATGCAGGTGACCTACGAGTTGCCCGAGGACCGGGCGGCGCGCATCAAGCAGCTGTTCTACAGCAACGGCGACTACTCCCGTCACGGGCTGGCCGACGCGGTGGCACGCGCCGCCGTGGACGACAAGGTCAACCCCGACACGGGTTCGGACATGGAGCGCACGGCGGCTGAGATCATGCAGACGCCGGTGCTGTCGATCCTCGCCAAAGGCGAGAAGCTGAAGAAGGCCAGGGAGGCCAAGAAGGAGGCTGAGGCCTTCGCTGCTGCCACGGACCAGAGCGGGTTCTTCGAGGGATGATCGGCAACGAACTGAGGGAGGACGAGCTTTTCCACCTCAACCTGGGCGACGCCTGGGTTGAGGTGAAGCTCCCTTGCAGGAAGTGCAGGGGCAAGGGGCACGTATCGGACACGCGGAAGGGGCTGGTGACTATGCGCCTGTCCATTCCTGTCCACGGGGGCAAGAACATGGACGTGGTGGGCTGCGACGAGTGCGGCGGCAACGACACGAAGTTTGGCAAGGGTTACGTGATACGCCCGATTCGCTTGAGCCAGCTGAAGAGGGTTCTGACTTGAACGATCGAACGGTGGAGGAGCAGGTGAGTGACAATGAGAACAAGGCCGTGCAGCGCTTTCTGGCCCTGCAGACGTCGTTCAAGCGTTTCGGCATGACGATCGAGTTCTTGGCCGGCCGGAGTGGCAACTACATCATCAGGAGCAAGGAAGGCCGGGAGGTGCTGAAGTTCGACAGCATCGGCGAGCTGGAGCACGCGTTCAACGTGATGCTGGCGTTCGGCGCGGCGACCTCCGTGAAGATCGAAACGATGATGAGCATCGCCGAGGGGCTGGTCAACGCGGCGCTGGCAAGAGACAAGACGAAGACGGCCAGGGTGTCGTACGTGCAGGGCGTCTGCGAGCTGATGGCGGAGTGTTCGAGTTACCACAAGGCTACGGACGTGCCTTTGAAAGAGCGGGCCACCAACGTGGCCAAGCACATGGGGTTGGAGAACATTTACTAGGGAGGGCACATGGCCAAGAAGAAAAAGAAGAAGTCGGGTGGCAAGCGGGCCACCTTTGCGGGGGTCAAGCGGACCTCCAAGCCGGTGGTGGCACCGTCAGCGAACATGCTGCCGTCGCCCAAGGGCGCCATCACCAAGGCGGAGGACAAGCCCGAGGAGCTGACGCCGGAGGATCGCAAGGTGGCCAACAAGCTCTTCAAGGCGAAGGCCAAGGAGCTGATCGCGCGGGCAACGGAAAACAACAAGCACGACCTGCTGCTGAAGTACGACGTCGGCGAGTTCGCCGCAAAGGTGTTCACCACCAAGACCTACGGTGACCACTCGGCGGAGGAGATCGCCAAGGAGCTGGACGTGCATCAGGACACCGTGCGCATGTATCATCGCTTCTACTGTCGGTACAGCCGCGAGAAGGTGGAGAAGTTCGCGGAGCTGAAGATGTCCTGGTCGTTGATCTATCCCATGATCTCCGTCGAGGACGACGCCAAGCGCGCCGAGCTGGAAGATAAAGCCAGCAAGGGTATGACACGCGACGAGATGCGCGAGGAGGCCAAAGCAGCCAACAAGGAAGCCAACGAGGCTGCCGACGCTGACGGCAAGAAGCGCGACAAGCGCGGCGGGCTGCAGGATGCCCAGGCGTTCCGCAACTGCAAGAAGGCGGCGGATGACATGTGCAGCAAGATCGATCAGTATCTCGATGCCTGCACGAATTTGAAGAACATCACCAGCCCTGACAAGCTGGAGAACCTGGCCAACAAGCGCGAGGAGGTGCGCGAGGGGCTGGTCGAGCTGCGCAACCGTATCGATAAGGCCTTGGAGGCCTAGGGATTGCATGCAGGCCGCGGGGGACACCCGGCGGCTTAACAAGCAGCGCCCCGATCATGTCGGGGAGGCGGTGGAGGTGGGGTCTTCACCACGCCTGTGCGGCACTCGCCCGTCTTGGTAACCATTCCAGCGGGATCGGTCCAATGCCGGCACGAATGGCGTTGCTGCGGATGAGTCCCATGCGTGCATAGGGGGCGGGCCGGAGCAGGATGACGATTGGACCGGCCCTCGCGGGAGGGAGGCAATCACACCCCCTCCCGACCCCGCCAACCTTTGACTGGAGTGCACGATGGCAACAAACAGGAAGCGGGTACCGGATGAACCGAAGGACCGCCCGGCAGGCAGTGTGGGCACCAGGTTGGGTTCCATGAGCATGGCGATGGACAACCTGGAGAGGGCAGGCAGGGAGCTGCAAGGCCGCCTGGAGGTGGTGCTCAAGGGTAGCAGACCCAAGGCGGAGGAGGAGCCAGCCATCGACAAAGAGGATGATCACATCTGTGGTCTGAGCTCCGAGCTGGGTGTGATGGACAGGCGCTTGCGCAACGTGACGGAGCTGCTCGACGACATCGTCGATCGCATCGATTTGTGAGTAGTGATTGTGTGTCCCTGACCGTCCACGGGGGTCCTGGATAACCGTGGGGACGGGTTGATCACCCGTAGTTGCGGAAGGACGGCAGGTCTCTGGCTCTGTCTGCAGCCGTAGCGAGAGAGCGACAGTCTCCGATATCCGAGCGTGGTTCAAATCCATGACTGGGACACCAACACAATGTTCACTGCACACACGTGCAAACGCCGTAGGAGAAGCTGAAGGGGCATGTCGACGTATCGGGCCGACAGACAGGAGAACGGCTCACAGGCGGCAGGTACGCCTGCATGGCGGTCTCGTGAGAGGCAACGCCGAGGTTTCGTGAAGAACGACTGAACGTGGAGAAGGTGCACGTAGTAGATCGACCTGAAATCCATGACGAAAATGCCCTTTGAGGGGGTGTTGTGTGTGCAGGGCGTGGTAAGTGCGTGGTCGATCTCTTGTGCACAGCGCGAACGAGGAGCACCAGATGTGGAGAACGTGGAGGCCGTGGATGACGGCTAATCTTGTAAACCTAGTAAACACGGAGGCGGATGGCGGGGGAGGACGCGTAAACAGGGCGTTCTGCCGGAAGCTTTAGAGACGAGTAAGCACGCAATCCGTTAAACGACATGAAACTAGAAGACGTGAAGCTGATCAAGAAGGGCACACCTATTGTTGTGACTCAGTGGCGGCCACCCATCATTGGCTACTTCGTGGGCCGCGAGCGAGTCAGCAAGCAGAAGAAAGACGGCGACCTGGTGGTCTTCTCGAGGAAGCGCCTGATAGGTGCGATCCCGGGGGACGCCGAGCTGTGCACGACGCCGCGCCGAAGTGTGCGCTTGTGGGATGGAATCACAGGGAGTCATTCCGCGTGGCCGGGCAAGGTCTACAAGGACGACACTCGCAACCTGTCCCTCATACCCGGGCTGTGGCACGACTTGCTGTATCGCCTGCAGCTCAACGGGGTCTACACGCTGAAGGACCTCAAAGCCAAGACGATCTACCAGGTGCAGCAGTTCGGCATGCCCTGGGTCGATGCCCACTTCATCCGCATTTGGATCGAGGACACGGGCAACCGTCTGCGCATCGGCTCCAAGCAGGCACCGCCTCTGACCGGCAAGGATAAGGAAAAGCTTGCCAAGCGACTCGCCCACAGGAACAGGGACAGTTGCACGCGTTACGAGAAGCTCAATGGTGCGCCTGTCAGCGCTGGGCCCAAGGGCAGGACGCAGTCCGAGCGGGTCAGCGAGAAGCTGTCCAAGGACATGCAGGCGCTGGACGACTACGAAGCCAGGCGCCAGGCCGAGATCTCCAGTCGCATCGCCAAAGGGGACCTGCCCGTGTGGGACACACCCAGCGGGTTCAAGGACGACTCGTGCGACGACACTCTTCTGCTGATGGTCATGAAGAGCAACCGTACCGTGCTGCGGTATGAGCCAGGTAAACCTATCTCTTGTGACTTCAATGAGTTGACGAACGACCCGAAGTTCACGGAGAAGGTGCGCGCTCTTGTCGAGGACGCCTTGTCGAAGGTGCCTCAGTCTCTTTGATTCAGATGCCGGCATCGAAAACCGCCAAGCGAGGATCATCTAATGGATTGCATCGAAGTAAGGACCCTCAAAGAGTTTGACACCGTGCTTGTGGATGGTCGGCTGCGATACTTCAGGGGAGTGAAGGAGGAGAAGGTGTCCGATCAAAATAAGATCACAGGTGTTTGTGTGTCCACTGGAGCCAAGAATAGCAACAAGGTCGTCGAACTCAGCGACGTGCATTGCCAGGCAGCTTATGCTTCGTTTCCCGGCAAGAAGGACAAGAACAAGAAGAGGAAGATGCGCACCTGGCCAACGAGCACGCACAAGCACACTACTTCTCTGCGTGAAGTACCAGGCATCGAGCTTCAGTTGCTAAACAATCTCAAAGCGTTGGGTATAGAGACTTTGGGCAAGCTGAGGAGCACCAACTTCGATGACCTGTGCAAACTGGATCGTACGAGTCTGTTGCTGTTGGTCACGTTGACGCTGGACGCCGGCATATCCCTGGGATTCAAGGGAGCCGAGACGTTCCTAGAGAAGGTGAAAGGGTATTGGCCTTTCGATAAGTCCGGTCATAAAGAGTGGTTTGTCAAAAACTTGCGTGCTCCGGCGTTCGAGGCGAAGAAGGCGCGGTTTGAGGGTAAGAATCTACAGGACCCTGACGTGCAGCTGATGAAGGCGCTGAAGAGGAGCCTTAACCATCCTCCCTACGAAGCGGATGTGGAACCAATCGTGGCAAACGGGGTGAAGGACGACAGCAAGCCCACCAAAGAAGAGCCCGAAGCACACGCTGACGACAAGCGACACAAGGAAACCAAAACCACCAAAACCACTGAGGAGACAAGGCGTAAGAGCTCCGACGAGGTGGAGGTGATCTCGGAGGACGGCTCCACCGAAATAAAGGACCCGTCCAGCTGTACTCGAGTGAACGGTTTTAAGCTGATTATGGTGGAGCGCCATCTGCGACTGGTGGCTTTGATCCACTCGCGGGGGTGTGAGTTGCCCGCGGCGATCAGGGAGAACTGGGGTGACGGCAGCATTCGCACATGGCCCAAGAACTTGGGCATTGTCAGGAGGTTGGGCTACGACAACGACAAGATACGGTGTTGGCTGCTCGCTGCTGCCGAAGCTGCTGCTCCGGAGGAGGAGTGGTGAAGAAGGTCATCTGCGAAGTCCACAGGAAGCTGCCTCCCTGCCCGCTGCATGGTGCGGAGTTGCAACGCAGGGATGGAAGGTACGGCGAGTTCTGGGGTTGCGCGGAGTACCCGAAATGCGACGTTACGGCCTCGTACTCCAAGTTCGATGAGCGCTACCACGTGTCCAACCAGATCGTGCGGGACTCGCGCAAGCTGGCGCATGCCCTGTTCGATCGGCTGTGGCAGGAGGGGCACGCGCCCAGAGGGGCAACCTATCGCTGGCTGGCCGAGAAGCTGAAGATCAGGGACTGGCAGCGCAACTGCCACATCCAGCACTTCGGCTTCGACACGTGCTGCGAGGTGGTGGGGCTGTGCGCCGACATGCTGATGCGCAGCCGCTGCAGGGCGGAGGAGTGGAAGCTGTCCATGGACCAGGCGCTGTACCTGAACCTGTGCCGGCGCCGGTACCGGGAGTATGCCAAGAAGGGCAAGGTGAGCCTGGCGGTGGAGAAGGTGATCGAGGAGGTGTGGAGCCGCATGTCCGCGGGCGAGCACCAGGGACTGACCCACATGTCCCATGAGGCTTACCAGGAGCCGATCAAGGAACTCATGCGTTTGCGGAGGAACGGTGATGGGAGACCAGCAGCAAAGCAACATGATGAAGCTCGTAAGGGAGAAGCACGCCAAGGCGGCTGAGCAGTCAAAGGCTGAGACGGCCATGATCGAGGGCCACAAGGAGGCCCTGATCAGTATCATGCGGTTGCTGGGCTACGGGCTCAAGGGTTGCCCAACCGACGGCGAGTACCACAAGCGGACGTACGCGGAGGCCTACGAGATCGCCAAGCAGGCGCTGGGTGCCGAAGATTCCGATGCCTGCATCGCTTTTCCGATGTGTACGGGCTATGAGGAGCTGCGCGAGCAGCTGAAGACGTTGCCGGACACCTGGTACCCGGATCTTCTGGCCGCTATGGCCGAGGCGATCTGGAAGCGGCCGATCTTCAAGGAGCCGGATGGTTTGTTCGAGTTCCTGCAGGCGAAGAGAAAGGGGCTCGAGGTCACGGAGGACTTCCTGAAAGCGATGGAGAAGCGTGATGCCCCACAAACCGACTGACCCGATATCGTACAGGCTGGGCAGCAGGGCGCTGCGGGCGATCGTGAAGGTGATCGGAAGTGACAGGTTGAGGATGGCCAAGAAGCGCACCTTCGAGGAAGTGTGGCGGGTTGGTCTGGACAGGCTGACGCTGACCGACCTGGCGCTGCAGCGGGGCGTGGGCGGCAGGACCCTGTTCGACATCGACCGTGAGTTCTACATGCGCGACTACGTGATCCCGGTGGGCGACCACAAGGAACACAAGGACCACTTCAACCTGATTGAGCGCGTGGTGGAATCACGCCTGAACATGGACGCGGTGCCCGGCGACAAGGACCGCCAGATGACAGCGCATGTGATGGAGGAGATGAAGCGGCTGTGCCGCAGCGCGCACAGCCACCTCCACGACCTGGAGTCCATGAAGCGGGTGGTGGCCTCGATGATGAACGCCTGTGAGTCGGGCAACCTGGTCCACTTCAAGCGGGAACGCGCGCTGGGCGACGCGCTGCTGGACCTGTTCGAGGGGGTGCCGGCAAGCGTGATGTTGCGGGCCACGAACGTCTCCACGGAGCGCTTCGACGAGATTTGCGACATGGTGATGGGCCTGCGGGAGGAGAGGGAGGCCGATGGCAAAGAAGGGGTTTGACGACGCCTGGGCCGAGTGCGAGGCCGACATCGTCCTCGAGTATACGGCGGGCAAGCCGGGCAATAAGCCCAATTACAACCACCATGTGGCCCTGAGCGTGCTGGTGGGGGCGGTGGTCGGGGGCGTGGAACTCCTGTCCGACCGCCTGCACCGCCTGTGCGGGTGGAGGTTTCGCCTGCGCGGGGAGGTGCTGTCCGACGACATCATGAACATCCTGCGCCTCCTGGTGGTGGACGAGGACAACCGCATCATCGACGAGGTGGCCAAGATCCACGTGGAGCCGGAGGGGCGCATCAGGCTGTTCAAGGTCGGCGATCCCGACGGGTATCACGTGGGGGAGGACGAGTTCAGGGACCGGCTCGCGCAGGCCACGATCGGCCCGAGCGGCGCGATCAAGGAGCTGGTCCTGTGGCGTCTCAACAGGATCAAGGAGATGCAGCAGGCACAGGAGGTCGCCGCGAAGGGGCATGGGCTGGCGGTGACCATGGACAGGACGCCCTGGCAAGACAATATCCAGATCATACCGAAGACATGGTGAGGACAATGTCCAATAAAAAGAAAAAGAAGGCGAAACCCTACCGGGCGCTGGTCGCCCTGGAGACTGATACGGGCTGGACGGCCGCCATTTGCGAGTACGCGTCCCAGGAGGCGTTCGAGGCCAACCTGGGCGACTGCGAGCCGCTCAGGACGGTTGTCACGTGCGGGCACAACCACGAGGTCAACTCGGACCGCATCAATCGCTGCCTGAAGCGGCTGGGGAACGACTCCAGGTTGCTGCGCGACTTCCAGGAGCACGCGCGGGCGTGTGCGTACAGGGAGCCGTGCGACTGTGGCATGGGCCACCTCTGCGAGCACGAGAAGGGCTGCGAAGTGTGCGACAAGAACGAGTGTCCCCTGTGGAAGGAGGTCGTGTAGTGCCCGACTTCGACGAGTGGAAGAGGCAGGTTGATGAGTGGTACCGGAAGATCTACGGCATCACGCTGGCCGACGCCGGCGACAGTGACGAGGACTTGCGGCGCCACTTCCCGGACATGGAGCCCAAGGAGTATGTCCAGTGGATCGGCGACAAGCGCGATCTTGATCCGGTTGGCAAGTGGTCGGGCGGCTACTAAGCAAGGAGAGACTATGGGATCTGAAGACACGATGAACCCGGCGTTGGAGGAGACGCTGGACAACTTCACGGACGCGCAGCTCAACAACGAGCTGGCGCGCAGACGCAAGGCGAGGCTGGACGAGGAGAGGCAAGAGCGCCTCGAGTTGACTGCGCTGTGGGAGCGGAACCTGGACGCTTTGCTCCCGCTCACGCTTCACAAGGACGGGTGCAAGGGTACGGGCACACATCATCCCGGAGCAGACGATGATCCTCCGTGCGCGCGCTGTTTCCTGCTGCACTCGAAGGAAATGACGTGGTGGGACCCGGAATACCGCCTGAAGATCGGCGTGGAGCACGCGCCCATACCGGAGGAGTGATGGCTAGAGAACATAGTGACAGGCCACCGGCCGTCCCGATGTGTGAGAAGTTGGCCGCCCGCGACAGGGAGGTGGGCACGGTCATGGAGTTCCTGAACTTCCTGGAGGTGGGCGACCTTCACGTCTGTACAAGGCGGGAGGTGGATTCTATCGGTGGCGGGTGGGAGCAGTTCAAGCCCACGCTGAGGAAGCACCTCGAACTGGCCTACGCCTTCGTAGGCATCGACGCCAAGCAGCTGGAAGAGGAGCGCAGGGCGCTTCTCGAGTGGGAGCGCAGGAGGTTGAGCTCTGATGGACGGTTGTAAGCGCAGATGCCGCGGCTGCGGACGGGCGGACAACCTGGAACGCCAGCTGTGCGGGTTCTGGTTCTGCTTCTGGTGCCTGCCGCGTGCCCTCGAGAAGGGCGCAAGTTACTGGCGCCGTCTATACCACGCGCTGTACCCGTGGAGGTGACGATTGAAAACGCTCGAAGAGCTTGACCGCCTGCGCAAGCGCATGGAGGCCTGGGAGAACGAGGTCCTGTGGCCTGCGATCAAGCGTACACTGGGCATGAAGGAGAAGGAGGAGGAAGAGCCCGGGGTCGAGAGCAAGCGACCCCTGTGCATCACGTGTCGCTTCTACGTGGCCGACAGCGCGCCCACGTTCAGCAAGTGCGGGCGCACCATCGACCCTGTGGCCGGAGGTCCGAAGGAGTTCTGCGACAGGGAGCGGAGCGGTTCTGATCTGTATGACAGGTGCGGTCCAACGGGCAAGTACTGGGAACCGAAGGAGAGCGATGGACGCTGAATTCAAGATGAAGATCACGGGCCGCTCCTACGCCGGCCATGCGGGTGGCAAGAACTCCGTGACGCTGGAAGGCACGGCGGATGAGATAAGCCTCTTGGAAGCAATGATGCGGGGGCTTTACTGGATCACGACCAAGGGCGGCAAGCTCGTGAAGTGGCGCCATTACCTGTCGGACAACAAGCCGCCCTCGATGCCCGATCCGATCCTGGAGCGGTACTGGCCCGACGAGCGGATGGAGTACGCTCATCTGAAGGAAGGGGAGGGGCCCGACGGGCATAGCGACCCGGCGATCTACGTGCACCACATCTACGGCTACGCCGGTCATGAGGAATACGAATACCGGGCCGAGCTACTGGAGCAGGTGGGCTTCGTCTGTCTGCGCTCACAGCGGATGGAGGACGGGCAGTACTGGGAGATCTGGTACCTGCCCGGGTGTTGGGTTGCCAAGCGGGAGCTGAAGAACAAGACGACGCAGGAGATCGTGGAGTGGCTGCGCAAGAACATCCGCCCAGGCAACATCGAGGTGGTGGGCGAGAAGTGGGACCTGTGTCACCCGGACTAGTTGAAAGCGGAGGAGGGCGCGTCATGCGACGCTTGTTCGTGCTGGCCGTGCTGGTTGTGGTGATGGTGTTCATGGGGGGCTGCTGCCAGTCCCCGAGGGAGCGCTTCGGCAACCTGCACAATTTCTAGGAGATATCATGCCTTTTGTGGAAGAGGAAGTGATCAGGTCGTATAGCCTGTGCAAGCCGGGCGCTCCGCTGTTCGTGGCGGAGGTCAACCACGTCACCGGAGGACCGCACGGCGAGGAGATCGTCGCTGAGTTTCTTCCAGTGGTAGCCATCAAATCTGTGATCAAGGACATCTACCAGCGCGCGTGCGGGGATGTGGAGGTCGTGCGCAGGCAAGTTCCCGCTTGTCCTTCCGCCGAGGTGCTGGAGAAGTTGGGTTTTTCACGAGTAAGGCGGCTCGACGATATTTTTCCCGTGGTTGCCGATGAACATCTCCGCGACATAGGCGAAGGGTGCGACGGCGCGGAATACACGCTTTTCACGTCCTGGTGGGGGGATTCCCCGAAGGATCACATGAATCATATTGGGGAGCTGGTTTTCGGGATGGCGGACAGGGTGGCTGCCCAAACGATTAAAGGGGCTGACAAGTACCGTTTCAGGGCGGCACTCGTGAACATGCTGTGTTCCAAGGACGATCTGATCGTAGAGCGGAGTATCGGGAAGGAGCAGACTGCCTCATGAGCCTGTGGCATCTCGTCTGGGCGATCCCGGTGGGCATCGGGCTTACGGTGTTCCTCGTCGGGCTCGCCATCGTTGGGCTGTGCCTGCTGAGCGGTACGTCGCTGTTGAAGTTCATTGACTACGGCGACAAGAAGTTCATGGAGCCGCGTCGCAACGTCACGCTCAAGTGTAGCCGCTGCGGCGGACCGGCGATCACCGGCTTCGACGTGAAGGCGCCTTACATCTGTGCCAAGTGTTTGGCGGAATGGGAGAAGCAGAAGACATGAGCGAACCCATAAAGACGCAGGACCCGGTGGCGTCGCTGCTGTACGACCTGATGCGCGACCACCTGCCGGTGGGTACGGTCTACGAGCTGGTGAGGGAGAACAAGGCCAGCAGGCTGGAGAACGGTGCGGTGTTCTGTAACACGCACCTGGGCGAGATGGCCATGAAGTTCGCGGACATCTTGCGGGACAAGACGCCCACGCTCGAGGAAGAGCGCGAGAACTGGGCCAAGTCGCACGGACCGAGTCCGGGGTGGTGAGATGAAGATACTGTGTATGGTTGGTCTGCATCGTTGGAAAGAGCCCGTCGTGAAACTTCTAAGGCCAGTGGAGAAGTTCCAGTTGGGCTCGGTCTACGATGTTGAGAAGGTCAAGGAGTGCAGGCGTTGCGGCAAGAAGAGAGTCAGGTACGGGCGCGCCTTCATCGGTGTTGGCGAGGACGGCTCCGGCCACTACTCGCACTTCAACGTCTAGGAGAAACAATGATCGACAACTGGCTGATGATCTGCGTGCCCAGGACGGCGAGCACCTCGCTGTCCAAGATGCTGGGCCTGCGCGTGGACGGAGGGGCCGGCGAGTATGCCGAGAACCGCTACTTCGGGCACATGCCCGCGTCCATGCTGCGGCCCCGCTTCGGTGAGAAGTGGGACGAGATGTTCACGTTCGGGTTTGTGCGCAACCCGTGGGACCGGCTGGTCAGCATCGCCGCGCGGGTCAACCCGCAGGCGCTGGCGAACAAGGACACGTTCTACGCGTGGATGACCACGGGCTGCCAGGGGCAGGGCGGCGATACGCCGTTCGCCACCGGCGGCACGCCGATCACGCGGCCGTGCAGCGAGTTCCTGCTGCCGTGCAAGTACGTGGGGAAGTACGAGACGCTGGCCTATGACACGACGGTCATCTGCCGCGCGCTGGGGCTGGAGAAGGTGCCGCAGTGGCGCCACGACGAGCAGTGTGAGCATAAGCCCTATGTGGATTACTACCACCAGGACGCCCGTGAATGGGTGAGGTGGTACTACCACGCGGACATCGTGAACTTCGGGTACCGGTACGGAGGCTGAAATGGGGAAGAAGATCGAGCAAGCGACCTGTTGCGGGAGAACCGTTGAGTTCCGGTTTTGTCCCGTGTGCGGCAAGCTGCACAAGGATCAAGACCCTTTGGTGACACTGCACGCGCATTGCCTGAAGTCTTTGCGCGCTCTCGAGACCAGCAAAGAGACCAACCTTGAGACAATCGCGCGAATAGAGGCGCGCGAGAAGGAAGGAAAAGCGTACCCCCAAGATGGTGAAGAGTTGAAGTGGAGGCGAGAACACACGAAGGGCAGTGACCCCATGATAGCCAAGTGGAAGGGATGGGTTGACGCCCTTTCCGAGGTCATCGCGGTCCGTGAGAAGGAGAACGACTAATGGCGGGAGTCAAATACACGGTCACTGAGGAGTACGACATGCTCACCATCGAGGGTGAGCCATATTGCGGTAGGCGCAGGATCGTGGCCAACATCCACGAGCCGAACTCCGACAACCCCGTCGTCGAGCTGAAGCACGCGCTCGGGCTCGACGGGGTCAAGGAGATCCTCAAGCTCGCCCAGCAGCACAAGCACGGCGGCAAGTTCGAGACCCACATCCTGTGGGGCGACAAGATCAAGGGCGGCCCGAACAAGTACGAGTTCAACACGCCCGAGGAGCGCGAGGCGTTCCTGGCGGCGATCTCCGAGGGGGACGGCTGGTTGTCCGGGGAGGAGGTCAACCCCGGCGACTACATCAACTGCGAGTGCGGCGAGGACAGCGAGCCCTTTCACCGTGAAGAGGGCCAGTGCGACCATTGCGGCCAGTTCTACTGCACGGAATGCGGCGCGAAGACGGAGATGGCCGGCGACGGCTGGGACGGACTGTGCGGCAACTGTGCGGACAGGGCCGATGACGAGGTGGCGGAGACGGACATATTGGAAGGGAGGGACGTGTCTTGAGCGAACCCAGAGCCGACCTGGACGAGTCCCAGCGCCAGATCACGCTGCTGGCGCTGGCCCGGCTGAAGCGTGAGCGCCCGGGCTGGGCTTACGCCATCGGCGAGATCGAAGAGAAGCTGGGCGGCCAGCTGAAGTGGCCGCCCTACGAGCCTCACGGGCTCGACACGCAGTCGCAGGTGTTCTTCTACGAGCAGGAGTTCTACCCCCTGTCGAACTTCTCGGCCTTCTCGGTCAAGTGGCGGGGTGTCCGGTTCGACACTTCCGAGGCCGCGTATCACTACGAGAAGTTCTGCGGACCCGGGATGGGGAAGGCGGAGGTTGCCTTGCAGATCGAGGCGGCGTGTTCGGCGCATGAGGCGCTCAAGATCGCGCAGCACTACAAAGCGCGACGCCGTTCTGACTGGGACGAGGTCAAGGTCGACAAGATGCGCGCGATCCTGCGGGCCAAGTTAGAGCAGCACGAATATGTCCGTCGCAAGCTGCTTGAGACGGGCGACCGGGAATTGATCGAGAACTCCTGGCGCGATGACTTCTGGGGTTGGGGGCCCGACTGCGAGGGCCAGAACATGCTTGGCAAGTTGTGGATGGAGCTTCGTGCTGAGCTTAGGAAGGAGAAGTCCCTGAAAGACGAAGACCTCCCCGACGCCGGGGGGAGTTAGCGCCGAGGAGGTCTGCGGGGCATGCCCCGGTACGACATCGAGTGACAGAGCAACGCGTGTGCCACGCGGATTTACCGATTTCAAAGGACTTGGGCGGGCCACGCTGCACAACCGTGTGCAGCTGCCTGCCCAATCGTTGTGCAAGGAGAGGCGGATGGTTCCAAAGACGGTTAAGGATCACGGGCTGGTGAATTGCGTGCAGGTGACGCTGTGCCCGGGCAACGGCACGCAGTACGAGCTGATCTTCTTCGGTCCGCTCATTGGGTCGTTTGACTTCGGCGCCCTCGGGGCGACCGGCGAGGACGACGCACAATGGTACATGGTCACCTGCAGCATCGGCAGGCGGACCATGCTGCTGAGAGGCAGGGGCGCGTTGGCGCTGGACTACGTGAAGGAAAAGCTGGGCCTGAAGCACGATGACGACGTCGTGCAGGTCACCAAGGGTATCGGCGAGTTCCTGGATCGCCCCTACCAGAAACAGGACGGGACATGGTCGGAGTAGTCAACTTCACCGGGGCGGACGTGGAGGTGTTCAACCGCCACTTCAGGGACCACCGCCTCGGTTTCGAGAGGATGTACCGCCTGCTCAGCTGCTACAAGTGCGGCAGCCCGCTGGGGTATTTCCTGGGCACCAGGGAGGACAACGACAAGGCGCTCTTCCTGGAGCTGGACTGGTGCCGCACGTTCGGCGGCGCCCACACCCCCAAGAACGGCACCCGCATCAACATCGAGGAGTGCATGTTCTACGAGGTGGAGAAGTGCCTGTGCGAGGCCTACGGCTCGCGCCCGGCCTTTCGCATCGTGCCCACCCCGATGGCGGGCTTCGCCGCCTTGATGAACGGCTTCCCCATGACCAAGGCAGCGCTGCTGGAGTTCGACTTGGACGGGTGGGACCTGGGCGAGAAGCTGGATAACCTGAATACGAAAACCGATGCCGGCATCGAAAAGGAGACGTGATGATCTACGTGGAAGCACCCAAGTATCGCTTGACCGGGAAGCCCAGGACGATCTTCCTGGCCGGGGGCATCACCAACTGCCCCGACTGGCAGTCTGCCATGGTCGAATCATTGAATCATAAGCACTGCATGTCCGACGTGATCGTGTTCAACCCGCGCCGGGAGAACTTCCCCATCCACGACCCCGAGGCGGCCAATGAGCAGATCAAGTGGGAGCACCACTACCTGTACGGCGTGGACGCCGTGGTGTTCTGGTTCGCGCGGGGCTCGCTCAACCCGATCGTGCTCTTCGAGTACGGCAAGGAGTTGGGCCGGCGCGACGGCAAGCACCCCAAGCAGTGGAAGAAACTGTTCGTGGGCTGTGACCCCGAATACGAGCGCGTTGACGACGTGGTCATTCAGACGCGCCTCCACGAGAAGCAGATGGGCGTGGAGCCGATGCCGATATCGAACAGCCTGGACGGCGTCATCGACCGCATCGTCGACTGGTGCCAGGAATAGGACGCTTCCCGCGCCGAGCTGCCGCTATACAGGTAAGCGGTGGGTAGGGCAAAATCCTGTGCCGGGTTCGACTCCCCCGGCGCGGGGAGCTTAGAGAGGAGGCGAGATGGCCAAGTACAAAAAGAAACCGGTCGTGGTCGAAGCCGTGCAGCTGAGACACGACACGATCATGGAGGTGGTCAAGTTCGCGGGTGCCGGGAAGTTGACGGAGGGCAAGCCCGAGATCGCCGCCAACCCCGTGAGCGGGGAGGTGGGCATGCTCATCCCCACGCTCGAGGGCACGATGACGGCCAACGAGGGTGACTGGATCATCAGGGGCGTGAAGGGGGAGCTTTACCCCTGCAAGCCCGACGTGTTCGACGCCACGTACGAGCCTGTCGAAGAGTAGCGATGGGCGACAAGACCCGCGGCACGATGACCGTGCACAGCACGAACGGTGACATCACGATCACCGAGGAGGGCATCCCCGTCAGCCTCTACGAGACGTGGCAGATGATGCAGGTGAAGATCCTCTGCTTCGACTTGTGGGAGTACAAGCGCGTCTACGGCAAGCTGGAGGACGAATACGACGTGCTGGACCTCGGCTACTGGTGGACGACCAGCGACGGGACGCTGGAGTACGAGAAGCCGGACCCGAACTTCCGTGAGGACGTGGCGCCCCCTGGTGAGTGGCTGACGATCAAGCAGTTCAACGATGCCTACCTGGGCGGCGACGGCGACGTGCTGTTTATCAGCAAGCTGCGGGGTTGCCTGGACAACAAGAGCATCGTCCAGGTGATCGACGCGCTCAACAGCGTGTGCCTGCGCTGCTTCAACGGACCCAAGGAGTGCGGGTGTGAAAAGCATGACCCTTAAGCAAGCGAAGAAGATCGTTAAGAAGTTCAACCCGGGCACGCGCCTGCCGCTGGTCCAGGGCGACTGGTACAGCGACGGCTCCTGCTGGCGGCAGATCATTGAACTGGGCGTGAATGGGCTGGTCTACCGATTCAACCACTCCCCACTCGGGGAGCAGTTCGGGATCAAGAAGGAGAGCTTCCTGCGCTGGGCGACGGTGGGCCCGTGCACGCTGGACGAGAGTCGGTCCTTCGACCTCGCCAGGAAGACCATCGTCGAGGTGACCCAGCGGGAGTACAAGCGCGAGCGGAGAAACTACAGCCGCACGATAAAGCAGTTCAACGACGCCTACCTGGGCGGCGACAGGGAGGTGCTGTTCCTGCGCAAGCTGCGGCAGAAGAACGTCGGCAGCGCGGCCATCGCCTGCATGATCGAGGTGATGAACGAGGTCTGCCTGCACTGCTTCGATAACGGCAAGAAGTGCAACTGCACGAGGGACGAGTGATGAAAGAGTTTCTGCGAGAGAACTGGGCGCTGCTTCTTGCGCCAACGGTGTTGGCTGCCATTTTTGCGTTCCTGCTGATCCAGCCATACTTCGAGATGCAGACGTACAACAAGTTCAAGTCTCCCGACAAACCGGAGGCGACGTACTGGGACGCGATGTTCGCCGAGCTGAGGATACAGGACAAATGAGAGTGATCACGAAGGCTGCGGAGTTCAGCATCTTCGAGCTATTCATCCACGGCTTCAGCGTGAACTGCCCGGTGGACGATTACGCGCTCGAGGACATTCTGGACGAGCGGTTGCGCGAGCTGGTCAAGGAGACGGATAGCGTCTTGGAGGTGAGGGTCGTCTCGCCCGCCGAGAGCGGGCTCAGGCGTTGGTCGGTGCGGTGGCGGGAGCCCGTGCACGAGAAGTGGCAGCGCTGCGAGCACCGCGTCTACAAGGTCTCCCAGTTCAAGAAGTGGGTGCCCAAGGAGATCGTGGAGGCGATGGAACAAATGGACGAAGAAACAATGGAGGTGCATTAGTGGTAGAGATTGGCAACGCTTTCGATAAGGCAACGAACACGCCCTGCCCGGTCTGCTTGAAGCTGGCCAAGAAGGGCATGATACCGCCGCGCACGGTGATGCCGCTGCCGGAGTTCCCGGCAAGGCGGCGCGAGACTGACGAGCCATGCTGTGTCGACTGCCAGGCTGCCGACACGGTGATGGCTATTGGTGGACACCCGATGTTCGAGGGGGCGCGCGTGGCCACGGCCAGCGAGCGCCTTGAGGGGCTGTTGCTGCCGAAAGGCATGATGGAACGGTTTGGCTTGTGCCAGATGGGGCTGCTGAAGCCCTGTTCCGTGGAGGACCTGGCGAATCACCTGGTCTTCCTGGAACTCAACGAGCTTCCGAACGCGGCCTGCTGTCACCCCGAAGAGGAGTGGGATAACTTTGCCAACGCTTGAGGGTTTCACGATCAAGGAGTACCACGGCGGCGAGGTGATGGTCAAGAAGGGCGATGACTTCTTCGCCGCCACCAGCGAGGACGACGTGAAGCCGGGCGCCGAGATCTACGTGATGGGGCTGTTCGGTGAGCGGCGCAAGCTGACGGTCGACGACAGGGTGGGCGATACGGAGACGTGGGCGGCCTACGAGAACGCGGAGGAGAAGTCCGGCCTGGGCGCCTTCCTGAAGTGGGCGCCCGACGACAGGGAGTGCTGGGTGGCCAGCTCCCTGTTCAGCGCGGACGGTATCAAGAGGTTGGAAATCGAGCCGTGAAGTACACGACCGACCTGCCCCGCGAAGTGCTGATGGACCGTGCCGAGCAGACGCGGCGCCACTACGGGCCGCAGTACACGGACATCTTCTTCAAGTTCACCTGTGAGAAGTGTGGTGAGCGTTGCACGCTGGAGACGGCCAACCAGCTCCCTGAGAAGGGCGTGTGCCACAAATGCGGTCACCATACGGAGATCGTCGAAGGCGGGTTCCTGATCGCCAAGAAGGTGCCGCACGAGAAGGGCAAGCCGCTCGTGCGGCACGTCAACATGAACCACGTGCCGCGGGTGGTGGACATCCTGGCGGGCACCTGCCCGTTCAGGGCGATCGTGGAGCGCACGGACGCCTATGAGGCCATTTCAGCTTTTGTTGATTTGATGCCTAAACTGGCTGAAGACGAGAGAGCGGGGAAGCCGTTAAAAGGACACCCACGCACTCATGATGTCATGCGCGACATGCGAGTAAGAGTTTTGATTTTGCTTTCAGAAGGAAGAAGTAAATGGCTTGCCGCCCTTCTTGTTGCTTACGGCATCGTGTTTGACGAGAGATACGGTCCTACAAATAGGGCAGCTATGCTGGATAACTTCAATAGCATCCTGCACTACTTCCCCGTCAAGCTGTTCAACGAGGCGGAGGCGCAGGCGCGCGAGATATACGGCGACCCGGCCCACCCGATCATCCGCTGCATCAAGCAGGAGCGGTACCGGCGGGCGGGTTTCATCAAGGACTGGGAGTTCCTGCTCGACGACCAGGGCAACCAGGTCATACACGTGGATGAGTGATGGCTAAGACGAAGAAAAAGAAAAAGAAGACGGAGAGGCCGGACACCGTCTGGGACAAGCTCCTGGACGACGCCGTGCTGGACGTCGTGGCCGGCGCGAGGGGCAGGAAGTACAAGGAGGACGCGTACGAGAACATCAACACCGCCGTCATGGACGTGGAGACGGTCGTACGCGACATGTCGCGCAGGCTCAAGGAGCGCAGCGGGCTGGCGTTGCGGGTGCGCAGGGAGAACGCGTCCAGCACGGACGCGTCCATGCACCTGCTGATCATCGACCCGGAGACACAGGGCATCATCGAGCGCGCGGCCACCCTGGTGGTCACCGCGAGCGCCATGGGGCAGGTGGCCGTGTACCAGACCGGCGGCCGGTCCTGTGAGAGCATCGCCATCTCGGACATGGAGAACATCCTGGCCGAGATGCTTCTTTCAGTAGGTTCCCCATTGAGAGAGTTCGTGATATGGAAGCTCAACCAGCAACAGAAGAACGCGTGAACGATTACTGGGACAGGCCCTTCGCCGACCTGATGTTGAGCGTGGTGGCCGGGTTGAAGGGCAAGCGCCCGCGGGTCAAGAAGACCGAGAACTGGAGGTTCAAGGACGACACGCTCAAGCAGTGCGTGGGCGACATCTCCAACCGCCTGTTCAACGAGTGTCAGTGGAGCCTGCGGATGGAGGAGAACATCATGCGCAGGCGCGAGCCGCCGAACGGCGGCAGCGAGTTCATCGAGGACGGCGTGACGCGGTACAACCTGGTGCTCATCAACGAGTACCTGGCCATCATCAGCACGTTGCTGAGGGTGTCGTTCAGTGCGGGTGACAACCTGTTCTACATCACCCCGTTTTACTCCAAGCGCAAGACCGTCAAGGCGGAGCTGGGTGCGCTGCCGCAGGTGCTGGCGGAGACGCTGATCGGCGAGCACGGTGTGATGAAGGAGTACCTCGTGTGGCGGCTGCAGCGCATGCAGCGCATCCAGAACAGGAAGGATAACCATGAAGATAAAGCCGGGCAAACTGGGTAAGACGAAGGCGATCTTCGAGCGCAGGCTTAAGATCCTGTGGCTGTTGACTTACGACGAGACGCGCTGGCGCGTGCCCATGGACGTGGGCGGCACCGACAGCAGTCATCACAGCAAGGACCTGACCCGGATGGTGAAATTGGGCCTGGTGGACCGCAAGCACTTCCAGGTCGGTTTCTCCGGCGGGCACTGGCGCTATCGCATCAACGGCGTCGGGCTGATGTTTCTGAGGGCACACAAGAAATGAGTGATCGCGTTTGGGACAGTGCTGAAGAAGTGGATTTCAAGGTGGTGAGCTTCCCGTACAGCCACGCGGAGCCGTTGGGCGGCCCCGAGGAGCCCACTTCCGGCGGGGTGGCGTTCAGCGTGTTGTCGGACTACACGATGCACGTGCAACCGGTTGACGTGTTCAACGGTTATCTTCTGAAGAGGTGCCTCGTGCTGCCCGGACACCCGGCCACGCTCAGGAAGCTCGCCAAGGTGTTGACCGATCAGGCGCTCAAGATCGAGACGGACGAGCTGACCAGGGGCGCGCCGTTGAAGCGTTCCAACGTGTTCGGGAACGTCGATTTGGGCAAGACCCGGCTGGTCAGGATGCGGCGGTTCGACTTGCTGGCGCACCTGGCAAGAGGTTGGCGCCATATAGGCTCGGACCGGAAGCGGGACATGCGTTGCCTCAGCAAGCTGGGCTTCGTCGAGAGCAGGTCAGGTCGTGACGCCAACGGGCGTTATCAATGGCGAGCCTCGAAGAAGGGGCGTGCGTTTCTCAAGCGATGGGGTGTCGATGCCGATTAGCGAAGAGGAAAAGAGACGCAGGGAGATCGTGGCGAAGTGGCTGGACGTACCGCTCCCGCCCGAGCCGACGGAGGAGGAGAAGAAGGCCTACGAGCGCGAGTGGAAGCGTAGGCGCCGGAACCCGCTGGGACGCAGGAAGTACTGGGCGCGTTCCAGCGCGGGGGTGCACCTGAACAACACCTTCATCTACGGAGACGGGCGATGTTAGCGATAATGGACGGGTTTTTGGGCAGCGGCGGATTTCAGGACGGCAAGCAGGGACACATCCAAATGCCGGACGCATTGATGGGGCTGTTCTCCGACACGGGCAAGGTGGCCGTGGGGGCGATGTCCAGAGAGACGTGGACCTCGATGCTGCATTCCAGGTTGAAACTCCATGGGCTGAAAAAGTTCATGGAGCTGCTGAGCGAACATACGGCCCCCGTTTTTGGTGACGAGATCCTGGCAATGTTCAGGGAGATGGGGACGCTCGCCAAGGAAGGGGACAGGGAGTCGTTGAATCGTTGCGCCGACCTCATCAAGGACATTTGGGAAATGACGGACATGTTCAACGAAAAGAACTTCACACGCATAGGGGAAGAGTGATGCCCGGACCCGTGTCCGACAGCTACGACCCCGAGTGGGGTACGTCATCGAACGCCGACGACATACGGTTGGCGCTGAAGCACATGCATAAGAGATTGGGCGAGGTGATCGGCGGCCCGCCACACTTCATCCTGGACGTGGTTCATCGGGAAGAGCCGGGTCCGCCGATCACCGAAACGTTCACCGAGCAGGAGTGGCGCATCCTGCGCTTCGCCTGCGAGCGTGCGAGTGAGAACTTGTGATCGACCTGCGTAGGTACCCGGCGCTGTGGGGCAACTACCCCATACAGAAGGGGCCGTTCAAAGATCCTGACTGGGACGTGTCGGCCAACACGGCGCTGTTCCTGTATCTGAGCGAGCTGCACACCTTCGATCCCGTGACGGACTTCATGTGCTTCGAGGACCTGCGGGAGATGCTGAAGCGGGAGCCGGGCGACGACTTCTTCCAATTGAGGTGGGTCGACAAGTTCGAGGGTGTGGCCAGCGAGATGGTGCGGGCCGAGCGCTTCAGGCGGGGCGTGCAGGCCGTGGATTGGGTGTTGAAGCTGGAGGACGGGCAGATACGCGTGGAGGTGACGACATGAGCCTGAAGTTGAGCCATAGCAGCGACGCTTCGCACACCATCACGGCGAAGACGTGGACGGCCGACCACGTGATGTTGTTCTCGAAAGAGCTGTCGAGCAGTCACGGGATCGAGATCGACATGCGCGACTTCTGCGAGCTGGTGCTGTACGTGCTGACCAATACGGATCTCGACCCCATGGACCCGCGGGTCAGGCTGGTCAACCTCATCCGGGAGATGAAGATCGTGGAGGGCCACAACGGCGAGGGTACGGGGAGGTTTGCCTGTGTTCAAGGCTGCGCTGTGGATGCAGAAGAAGGGCACGTCCGAGGCTGACAAGCTGGCTGACGCCGTGGTGCTGGAGGTGGGCGAGCCCAATGACCCCGTGCTCATCAACGAGCGGTTCGGGTGGGACGACAAGTGGGCTGTGGTGCGCGTTATCCCTGGCTATGACGACAGGATTAGCCACATCGAGCAAAACTACTGGGGCGTTCCGTACAACGTGAACCACGACTGGCTGGCCGTGGACGCCTACCTGAAGGTTAGGAGAGCGAAGGATATGGAGGAGATGTTTCCGCGCCCGCAGTTCACGGGGACGTGGGTGTGGGGACCCGACGACCGATGTAGTGGCAAGCGGCTGTTGGTCTTCCGCGACCGATGGATCACGACCGTGGATTCCACCAATTTGTTCGACTTCAACGGCCGCGCGTACTTCATACCGGGGAGAAGCTCATGTTCAGATGTTCCCGAGTCACCCTGAGCGAAGGCTACAAGGAGGTCGCGCGCACGGAGTGGCCCATGATCGTGCTGGAGGAGGGCGACCCGGACGACCCCGTGGTGCTGTACGAGCTGTTCAAGTGGCACGAGGACAACATCCTCTACCGGCTGGTCGACATAGACAGGGTCTATGACCGGGCCGAGGTGCGCGTCGATGCGCCCATGGGCCGCCCGATTTCCATGCGCTGGCTGGCCGCGCGGCAGGACCGCAGGCTGGACGCCGACCTGGCGGACGGACACAAGCCGATGGTCAGTTTCGACGGACAGCTGCTGGTGCCGTCCGAGACCAGCTCGAACGGGGAGAAGGACACGTTCCCCGTGGAGGGCAACATCATGATCTATACGGCCTACTACGTTCAGCCGATGGATGTTACGGGCACGTCGGGGTCGACGGGGTTGCAGCCGGGTTGGACGACGAATCGTCCGCCGAGGAAGTTAAACAAGCCGCCCAAGATGGGCATGGTCGAACACCGTTACAAGAACTACAGGAGACTGCGTGGGAACCATTAGCATCTGGGGACGTTACCTGGACAACGAGCCGGAGAAGGTCGACTTCGCGCATAGCAAGAGCGGGGCCGAGTACCTGGCGGCGGAATACAAGCTGGCCTTCGGGCGGGACTGGAAGGTCTGGGCAGGCAGAAAGGACCAGGAGCCGAAAGATGAGCCGAAGTCCGATTACACTCGCGTCTGAGGCGTACATGCTGTTGAAGAACCCGCAGATGGACGGGAGCCACGTGCCCAAGGCGCGTGAGCGGATACGCGAGCTGCAGGACGAGCTTCGCAAGCAGGATGATTTCTTCCTTACGGTCTACCGTGACAGCGGTGGCAACGTGCAGGTGCACGCCGCCCCGGAGGTGGAGTGGGAGGAGTTCAGGGAGGCGAGCCACCTCGACGAGGAGGACATCCTCTTCCAGTTCGAGATCGAGGGGCAGATCACCGGAGAGCCCAAGGTGACGAACTACTGATGAAAGATCGGACAGCTAGACACCGGACGAAGATATCGACACCCGTGGAGCGCTTGGTGGATGCGCGGCTTATTCTTCCAGCCGCTGACGGGTGGAACCCTCCCGACGTGATCTTGGATTACGGTTGCGGGTACGGGACCGACGCGTATTTCCTGCACGCAGATAGGTGGGACCCTTGCTACTTTCCCGATAGGGGGCCACTGAAAGACGAGCATTACAACGTAGTGTTGTGCACCTACGTCCTGAACATCCTACCTACGAAAGCAGAGCGACAAGCGGTACTCGATGACGTTTGCAGGTTGCTGCACCCTATTTTGGGCTGGGCGTACGTGACCGTGCGACGGGACGTAAAAGGTTGGCACCGCTCGTGGCGGGGCTGGCAGGGCAACGTCCAGATACCCGAGGGCGAGTGGACGGCCCGAAGTCTGTGGAAGACAGGCTGGTACGAAACGTACGAGATCACCAAGACTCCGGTGCCGGCATCGAAAAGGAGGAAGCGTTGAAGAATCAAGGCATATGTCTGGACTACCCGGTGACCCGGGACGAAGTCATCAAGGTGCGGCTGGTGGACGCCAAGCGCGTGTCCGTGTTCACGGACGCCGCCGTGCTGCGTATCTGCCCCGAGGCCCGCATCTCCGTGATGGGCCACAAGGGCGAGTGTCTGGCCAGCTTTCCCTGGCGGGAGGTGAAGGATGCCGGGGTGGTCATGATCCCGAAGGAAAAGGAAGGCGATGTCATACGAACCTGAGCCTCAGGAGTGGACGGAGAAGTTTCCGTTCTCGCAGGAGTTGCAGGTGATCGACGCGCCCAGCTACAGGAAGTGGCTGGCCGAGGTGTGCCCGCAGATGAAGGGCGTCAAGCCGCTGCCGGGCCCGAAGATCTGTAAGGAAGGCATACCCATAGGCAAGTTCCGCTTCGGTGTGATGGAAATGAAGACACACCGCATGGGCAGCCCGTGGGAGGGGATGGGCATCCCGCTGCAGCTTTGTTCCGGCAAGCTGAGGAAGATGCGCAGCACGCTGTCGATCGCGCAGGGCCGAAAGCGCGGCGAGGTTGCGTTCACGGGGCCGGTGAAGATCCCCGTGCTGCACGACGAGTTCGGGAACGTGTGGATGTCCCTGACACCGATGGAGGTCATCACGCAGCGTGCCGGCGTGCGCAAGGCGAAGGGGCGCGTGCTGATGGGCGGACTGGGCATGGGCTGGCTGGCCCGCAAGGTCTGCGAGAAGAAGACGGTCAAGAGCCTGGTCGTGCACGAGAAGGACAAGGACGTGGCCAACTTCTTCGGGGAGCAGCTCGTCCGCGACTTTGGCAGGAAGATCAACATCTTCGTCAAGGACGTCTATGCCGGGATGAACGGCAACACGAGGAAGTTCGATACGGTCCTGATGGACATCTGGTCGGACTTCCACGGAGCGGAGTACGACCACAAGTTCACAGAGTTGGTCAAGACCCATCCCCGCGTTTGGGGCTGGGGCTATCACCCGGAGAGGAGCTGGTAATGGGAGCTGATCTTTGCGGGTACCTCGTCGAGGGCCCTGTTTCTCTAGACCCACAGAAGGTACTCAACGCCATCAACCTGTTCACGCAGGTGCGGCAGAGGGCAGACGGCGTGCTGACGGATGGAGCGGACGCAAAAACCGTCTCCGAGATCCTTCGCGATCGAGGGGAGGGCGCGCGCTACTCCTCGTTGATATTCGGCGATCCGACCGAAGCGCAGCTTGACCTGCTTGAGCAGGTGGTGGATGCGGGACCAGACTTCGTCAACGAGTTCGTGGGGCTGTGGGAAGGCAAGATCGTGCGGCGCGACTTCTCGTGCCGGCGCTCGGCGTCGGACGCGGACGTTCAGCTGGCCTTCGCGGGCGAGCGTTCAGGTGGAGATGGGCCAGAGCCCAGTTCGGCCTGGTGGATGTTCATGGTCGCCGACGTAACCGGCGTATTGGAAGCACTGGAGATCGCTTGATGGACTACGAAGCGCTCGCGAGAGCCGACGAGGCCCGGCGCATCGAGGAGGAGAGGGCCGCCAAGGCCAAGGCCGAGGCGTCCCGCTGTCCGTACTGCGGGGCGTGTCACGGCCACCACGTGGCCAACTGCGACGAGCTCAAGGCCATGGCCAGGAAGAGGTCGCGCACATGATCACGATCAAGCCGATGGAATGTGCACAGATCGCAGACCCGGACAAGTTCGCCAACATCGTGCTTCACGACACCCCCAGCCTGCCCGGCAAGGGGTGGTGCCTGCTCGCCGTCCTGTGGGAGGAGCGGGTCGAGCGCGAGACGGGCGACGCGGTCGTGTACCTGCCGCCCTACCAGAAGGACGGCTGCAGCTACAGCGCGACGCTGGAGAAGGAAGCCAACGTGCAGCATGTCTACAAGGTCATGCGGCCCATGTTTCTGATGGGTCAGCTGACCGAGCCTGCCTTCGAGGAGCTACGGAACGAAGTCTCGGAGTCGAAGGACCGGATCAACGAAATGATGCGGGACCTGGACGACGCCAAAAGGGACCTGAAGAAAGTGTCTGAGGAGCTCGAGAAGGTCAGCAAGCGTCGCGACGAGCTGAACGAACACGCGAACAAGAGCCTGGCGCTCCAGAAGCACGCGGAGAACGAGTGCAAGAACGTGAAGGTTAAGCTGGACATCCTGAAGCAGGAGATCGGGGCCGCGCGCTGGCGCGAGATATTCGGCGAGGAGGTGAAGGATGCCTGACATTCCCGCGTTGAGGGAAGGCGACAAGAACAACTTCGCGATGCTGGAGAAGGCCGCCGAGCTGGGCGACCTGTCCCTGGTGTCGAGCATACGTAAAAGCGACGGTGCGCAGGTCGCTTTGGTGTGTGCCATGTCCGTGGAGGAAGAGGACGGCGAGCAGTTTTTCCGGCCGGTGCCGCTGGCCGTAATGATCGAGGGCAACCCCTACGAGGACTTCGAGGACCCAACCCAATGACCGTACTGGAGATGACCGAGAGGTTGAAGGAGCTGCCGCCGGACATGACGGTGTGCCTGGCGGACTGGAACGAGGGCTACCTTGCACCCAGCGAACCGCAGGCCGAGATCGTCAAGGTCCAGCAGGGGCAGTACATGGTGAAGAAGAACGGAAAGCTGCAGATTCTCTCCGGCGAGTTCGTGCAGATCGGTGAGGTATGATCAACAACCTTGATGGCTACATAGGCGGGGGCGGGGCGCTGCCCAACCCCCGCCTGGAGCTCGAGATCGACCTCGAGACCGGGCGCATGTCGCTGGAGAGTTCCAAGGAGGCGATCAAGTCGATCTCCAACCCGGCCTACGTCAAGTACGGGGTCATCACGCTGGCGGAGTGGCGCGCGACGGCGCTGGCGACCATGTCTCAGGTGGGCGACGGCGCCTTCTTCCAGGAGTTCATCGAGCACGCGAAGAACATGATGGAGGGGGAGGGGGCGAAGGCGGAGATGGACCGTCTTCTCGAGGACACGGCCCGGTTCAGGGCCGCCGGGCTGTCGCCCGAGCAGCTCCTGGACAACATAATCAAGAGCGACGTCGGAGGACTACTCTTTTGATGGATGACGCGACGTACATGCAGGTGGTGTTGAACTTCACGCTGTTCGCGATCGGTATGATCGCGGGCATGCTCTTCGGCAAGCACATGTTCTACAGGCCGCCCCACAAACACAAGTTCTCGGAGTGGGCGCCGATAGAGCACCCCTCCGCGGAGCGGTTCTACTGGGACTGCGGCCACAGGGAAAGGAAGCGAATCGACTGATGGGTGCATACTTCACAATCAGCGGGGAGTTTATTACCCGCACGAAGGCGACCAAGCGCGGCACGCAGGACGCCGTGGTCAACTGCTTCGACGAGGTCTGGCTCAGGTGCAATCTGGACCGGTACGTGTCTGTGGAGCGGCACGGCAAATACCGGCAGAAGGTCACGATCGAGATGGACTACGTGACCATCCGGCACTCCGATGCGGACGACATCATGAGGGGCTGGTTGAAGTGCTGTGAGATGATCATGGACCAGAAGGACATGGCCAAGGCCTCCGCCCGCTACTCGGGCGACGAGGGCGATACGGAGTACACGTTGCGGGCGGGCAAGCGGTACCTGGTGCTCAACTCCCGGATCGACGTGCTCAACGGCAAGATCAAGGAGCTAGAGAAGGAGCGCGACAAGCTGGTCAAGGAACGGTCCGTCACGCACGTGGACGAGTTCCACGGTTCCATCGTGGACGACGAGGACGAGACGGAGATGGAGATGACGGATGGCGAGTAAACGTTGGAAGGTACGCAGGAGCGTCTGGCCGTATCCCGACGGGTACGCGGTCTACGACGCGAAGGCGAAAGTGGTTCTCGATTCAGGGTTGTCTCACGAGGAGGCACAAACCTTGTGCGACCGGATGAACGAGGAAGAGCGCGATGGCGAGTAAGGGTTTCAAGCTGCTGCCGCCCAAGCCCGGCGTCTGCCAGGAGTGCGCGGTGGACCACAAGCCGGGCGAGCCGCACAACCCGGGCAGCATGTACTACCAGTATAAGTTCCACGGGGAGCACGGGCGCTGGCCCACCTGGAAGGACGCCATCGCCCACTGTGAGCCCGAGCTGCGCGAGGCGCTCAAGGAGGAGCTGATCCTCATGCAGGTCTGGGACCCCAAGTGGGACCAGCCCGAAGGCGAGGTGCCGGACGTGATGCCGGCCAACGACGGTTCGATCGGGACCGTGACAATCGTGTCGACGGAGGACAAAGAGGATGACTGACGGCGACGGTACGCCGGCCAGCGCGCTGGCCGACGAGCTGGTTGCGAAGTTCGTGTTCGAGCCTGACGGCAAGGGCGACTTCCACTGCGAGACGGGGGAGCATTACCTGGCGGATAAAGTTGCCCGGCATATGGGGACCGACGCCGACCTTGTCGAGTCGTTCGCGAACATCTTCTTCAACCGCGTCATGGAGCGGTTCATGGAGCCACACTCCGAGCTGCACGCCAAGTGCCTGAAGCTGGTGGAGGAAATGAAGGAGAAGGAGGATGCCGACAATTAGCATGAGGGCTGCCGGGCCCGGTACGTTGCGGGAGCACCCCATCGTACAGCACTTCCTGAAGCATTACCGTTCGCCGCATTTCTATACGCTGAGGACGTGCACGCGCTGCGATTATCAGATCGGGTATTTCGTCGACGAGAACGATCGCCTGTTCTACGACAGCGGCTGTGAGTGCACCTACCACAACGGCCCGAACATCGAGCCGCGCAGTTGGGAGATGCTGGTGGAGTACTTCCGTGCGCACCAGCCGGAGATGGACCTGCTGCTGGCCCTGAACATCGACCGGGCCGGCAACGACAATCCGATTGCGGAGGATGACGAACCCGAAGGGGAAGACGATGAATGACGACGTCTGCTGGCTGGTCACCGTGCTTCACGACGGGCGATTGCTCAAATGCGCCGTGAAGTTCAAGCGCGACAGCGTGCCCGGCGACATGGTCAGGTATCCTACGGAGTGGCGCACGGAGGTCGGAGAGAGGCTGTTGCCCGAGCACGTCAGGTCCGCGGGTCCGATCGTGGCCGTCGAGGAGATCTTCGAGGTGCACGTGCGTGGATGACAAGATGAGGGCGGTCTTGAGCTACATTGAGGAGCGCGTCGCTTCCAGGAACCTGGAAGAGGAAGTGGAGTGGTTCAAGAGGCGCCAACGGGCGGCCGAGATGGTTCCGGCGCTGAAGGACTTGCTGGTCAGGGAGGAGGCGTGGCTGTATCGCGTGACTGGCTGTACGGCCTGCTATAGCCACTGCAAGTTTCACATTCCCAGCCTCCGCAGGAAAGAGGAGCCTTCCCTGTTCGCGAGTTTGTGCAACTGTCACCAGTCCAACCTCATTGTGCTGGGATGGGAGGAGGTGGCGATGTTCTTCCTGAACCACCCCGGGCTGCTGGACCTGTACACGGCGTTCCAGATGGACGCCGTGGACGTAGAGGAAGCGAATGTCTGACCACTTGAAGAGTTTGCCGTGGTGGGAAGTTGAGCGGCTTTCACGGAAGTTGAGCGTAATGGCGCGGCGCCACTTCTCGGCGCACCGCCAGGGACGGCTCTACGCGCTCGAGCGTTGCAAGGAGTGTGGGGTGGCCGGAAAGGGGTGGTACATTGCCCTGAACGGGGAGCCGGTTTACCAGGACCGGTGTTTCTGTACGTTGAAGGGGGAGCGCAAGGACGACGTACATCGGGCGATGTGGGCCCACGTGGGCGATTTCCTGCTCCGGCACCCGCACCTGGCGGACATGCTGTTCGCGTTCGACATGGACGCCGTGGAAGTGGAGGAAGCCGATGTTTGCTCCGAAGCACAGCGGGTCCCCGAGGCGGCGGGGGCGGCCCAAGTTCGAGAAGATCATCACGCCCAAGTTCACCAAGGACGTTGAGGAGCTCAAGAAGTGGGACACGGACATACGGGATATCCTCACGGACGACTCGATCATCCGTCAGTTCAGGGCCGAGGACCTGGCTCCGAGACTGCGGGAGCATTTCGAGAAGCACCGCCTTAGGCGTCTTTACCGCACGCACCGGTGCCCGCGCTGCAACGTGGCCGTCGGGTTCTTCCTGCCGGCCAAGGGCGAGCAACTGCGGGCGTCGTTGCGTTGCCATTGCGTGCTGAAGGGGGCACGTGACAAGTCGGCGCCGACCACGTTCGCGAACCTGGCCGATTTGCTGTTGGATCACAAGCGCGAGCTGGATGCGCTGCTGGCTTTCGACATGGACCTGATTGATCTGGAGGAAGCGTGAGCGTTCTGAAACGAATGCATGACAACGAGGGTGTGATAAACGCCCGGTGGGAGCTGGTCGACGCCCTGGTGAACCACTTCTATCTTCATCGCGTGGACAACATGTACAGGACCGGCCGGTGCTCGTGCGGACAGCCCTACGGCTACGTGATGAATTCGCACGGACAGCTGAACTTCAAGGAGAGTTGCGTGTGCAACGAGAGCCCGATACGGGCCATGAAGAAGGTGCTCGCCCACACCTGGAGCGACCTGGCGGCCCTGCTCTACGGGAAGCAGCAAGAGCTGTCGATGCTGTTCGACTTTGACATGGACCTGCTTGATCTCAAGGAGGGCAACGGCGATTAGCCTGGTACGCGAGAAGTGGCGTGTGTCCCAGTTGTTGAAGGCGCATTTCGAGAAGCACCGGGTGAACAGGATGTACCGCGTGGGGCGGTGCGAGAAGTGCCGGAAGCCATACGGGTATCTGCTCACCACCCACGCGCTGTTGTTCCTGGAGCGGTGCAAATGCTGCCAGAACAAGCGCCGGGCCGCGAGGACGAAGTATGCGCACAGTTTCGTGTGGATGGCCGGGGAGATGATGAGCAAGAAACGGGAGCTGTCGATGTTGCTCGACTTCGACATGGACCTGCTTGATCTGGAGGACGAAGGGCGTTGAGCAGCGTAAGCAAGGATGGTTGGGACCTGGCGTTCAAGCTGTTGAGGCACTTCCACGCTCACAGGATGAACAGGATGTACCGCACGGGCCGTTGCGACGCATGCAATTCTCCTTACGGGTATGTTCTGGAGGAGAAGAAGGAGAACGGCAAGCGGTGGAACTTGTTCTTCCGCGAGACTTGCGAGTGCTGGCGCGACGGGTTGCGCCTGGGCCGGAAGGGTATGGTGCACAGCTGGTTCGACATCGCCAACGAGCTGCAGGACAGGGAACAGGAGCTTCACATGCTGTTCGACTACGACTTGGACCTGGTGGATCTGCAAGATGGCACGCTTTCGCGAGCCTGACAAGTGGCAGGTGGGTGTACAGCTCTGCGCTCACAGCATGGAGCATTGTCTGAAGGGCCGTTTCTACCGATGGCGCCGGTGCGAGGACTGCGGGGAACCGATCGGGGTGTGGCTGCACTCCTGCTTCGACCCGAAGTACAGGGACGAGTGTACGTGTGATGTCGGGGCGGCCCGCCGCCTTACGATCGGGAATAAGATGCTGTGGGGCGAGGTGGCGGAGGTGATCATGCGCACCCCGGCTGCGATCGACGCCTTCCTGGCGTATGACCTGGACATTCTGGACTTGGAGGAGGGCTGTGAAACAAACCGAGCTGACGCGCGGCTTGAACACGCTGCACAGCGACAAGACGTATAGGCAGACCTCAACTTGGGAATTGAGGCCGGAAGGTACGGCTAAGCGCGCGACGCGGATTCTGCGTGTGCGGGATTACTTCATCCACAACTACACGCACCGTTCGCGGGTTTTCATGCGGGACGTCAAGGCCCGCTCGTTCAAGCGCCGTTGCGTCAACTGCGGCGCCATACTGTACGTCTTCGTCTACAGGGCGTTCCCGTACATGGTGGGTTGCTATCACGGCAATGCGAAGGAGTTCGACAAGATCCCGGGCATCAAGTATGGGCGCTTGTATCGTCTCTTTTGGGAGCAGGTGGGTCGCTGGCTTGAGGACGACAAGTTCTTCGATCTGTTGCTGCTGGCGGGTACCGATCCGGTGGACCTGGAAGACGATGGCGCTGAAACCACCGACGTCGTGTGACGTCTTCACGATGCGCGTGCGGGATAGTTTCATGGCACGTCGCATGGATGGTCGCGTGTTCCGCACACGGCGCTGTCGGCGCTGCAAAGAGGCAGTGGGCTTCTTCGTGTACCCGGCCGAGCCCTTTGAGGTCGTGGCACCGCAGCTTCACTTTCGTCCTTGCCAGTGCGGAGGGGCGAAGCAGAACTGGCCTGTGTTATGGGAGGCGCTGTCCGCGTGGGCATCGAAGAACCCGAAGGCGTGGGACTTGTTTCTGGCGTTCGACATGGACATGCTGGATCTGGCGGATGCCGACGTCAAAGGCTGACATCACGCGCGAGCTGCGCAGGCTGATGCGGGACGCATCGAGGTATGGACGCTACTACATGGAGCACCACCTCTCGGAGAACGAGACCTTTCTCAAGGTGGCGCAGTACTTCTACAGCCACTTCGAGTTCAGCAGTTTGCATCGCAAGGTGATCCTGAGGGACGTGAAGCGCAGGTCCTACCGGACCGACCGCTGCGAGATCTGCGGTGAGCCGGCCTACTGGTTCATCTACGGCGGGGTGCTGTTCGCGTTCCGGTGCTACCACGGCGACCGCAAGCGCCACCCGTCCAAAGGGGGCGGGCACGTGTACAAGGAGCGGTGGCGGTGTATTTGGCGTTATCTGGAGGACGACAGGGTGCGGGACATGCTGTTGTCGTTCGGGATCGACCAGGCGGAGTTGGAAGATGGCGCTGACTAACGAACCCTCGACGTGGGAGCTTGGCGAGGCAGACTGGTGGTTCGACAAGCGGGATCTGGAGAACGACCCGCTCCTGCGGTATTTCGTCGAACACTACGACATATGGCACCCGGCGATGCCGCCCGCGGACCTGGTCGGGCGGTCGTACCGCATTCTCATCTGTACCCGGTGCGGCGAAGTTCATCGCTGGTTCGTCTTCCAGGAGAGGACGCTTTGGCGGTACGGGTGCAAGTGCAGCTCGCCGAATCAGGCGTTTCGGGCGTTTCGGGAGCGCCTGACGACGCTGAGGAACTACTTCGAGGCGAACCCGCGGCTGACGGACCTGCTGCTGGGTTTCGGGATCGATGCCGTGGAGGCGAACGGAGGGGAACGCGAGGATGTTCTCGGATCAGCAGATAGCAGGCAGCTCCTTCATTAGGACCTACAAGGACAACCCCATCTTCCGACACTTCATGAAGCACTACATCTACGGCGGCAGAATCAGCCCGAAGAGGTCGTATCGGCTGGCGCGTTGTCCGGGGTGCAAATGTTGCAGGGGTTGGGTGGTCAACGTTCACGGGCACGCCTTCTACTACGCGTGCAGATGCTGGAACATAAAGAACGAACTCGTGAACGAGTCCTGGGATTACATATTCAGGATCTTCGACCACAACCCGCCGCTCAAGGACTTTCTGTTGGCGTTCGGGATGGACGCCGTGGCCGTGGAGGAGATGCATGAAACTTCGGACACCGAGGTAAAGGGATAATGGGCAAGCACCGCTACAACCGACCCACGCGCCTCCCCGTACTGACCGGGGACGCGTTCTTGCGCAGGCGGCTCTCCATCGAGCCGCACTGCCATTGGTGCAGGAGGAAGGTCTTCAACCCGCGCAACAAGGCGCAGGTGGATGCGGCCCTCGTGGCCGCGGTGGACTACAAGGACCCCCGGGGCGACTCCGACGACGAGCGCAACTGCGTGCTCGTCTGTACGGAGTGTAAGGAGGCCCGGTCCAAGCTGGACCAGTCTGCCTTCGGGAAACGTATCCAGAGTCTGCGAGCAAACCATGCCGAAAAAGAAGAAGAAGGCAGCAGCAGCGCAGGAGAGTAAGAACCCCAACGAGAACTGTCTCGAAGGCAGACGCTGTCCGAAGTGCGGCAGCTACGGCCCGTTCACGGTGCTCACCCAGCAGTGGGTGACGCTCACCGACGACGGGACCGACGATCCCCCCAAGGATCATGGCGACGTTGAATACGACGAGGACGCGCCCGCCAGCTGTCAGGGCTGGCCGGCCGCGAGCGAGGACGAGCCCGTCCAGTTCGCGGAGGAGTGCGACTTCGAGGGAAAGTGGGGCGATTTTCGCGACAAGGAGGTCAGTGATGCCTCCACGTGAGAACCCGTGCTACCTGAAGCTCTACGGGGGCAACCCGCACCCCGACAAGACGGATGAGAACCACACGGTCCTGCTGGGCCCGATCACCGACCTGTCGGCCAACAGCCACAGCGTTGAAGTCCGCATGGGTAACAACGGCCTGTGCGAGATCTGGTACGACCGCGGCAGGCTGTTCTACGACCGGCACTGGTACCTCGGGTTCGAGGTCATCAGCGAGCTGGCGGCGGCCAGGAGCACGCTGAGCGTGCAGCCACTGTCGCAGGAGATGGCGGCGCCGCCGAACGACCGCACCAAGCACCCGAATGACACGCACGCCGACAAGCGGCTGATCATGATGGTGGGGCTGCCGTGTTCGGGTAAGAGCACGATAGCGAGCAACCTGTCCAAGCACTTCTTCGCCCCGATCGTGTGCCCGGACATCGTGCGCTGGTGCATGCACGGGGAGCGAAGCAACAAGCGCATGGAGCCGATGGTATGGTCATGTGTGCATACCATGGTGGAGTCCCTGTTCAGGGTGGGGCACAACTATGTCATTCTGGACGCCGTCAACACGATGCGTTGGCACCGTGACCAGTGGAAGGACGATCGCTGGAAGCGCGTCTACATGGTGATGCCGGTCAGCGCCGAGAGGTGCATGCGGCGAGCCAAGACGTGTAACGACATCGTGATACAGCCCGTGATCGAGCGTATGGCGGCCACCATGGAGGCGTTGGAGGAAGACGAGAAGGACGATCCCGAGTTCCAGAGGACGCTGGACTCTTTTCTGGAGGCGGCCGAAAGGCTGTAGTGGGCCGGTCAGGCGTCAAGCATGAAAACATGTGCAAGGTCTTTACGGAAAACTTTTCCCACGGTACTCTTCGGCGGGGGATGGGGAGGTGTGCTTGGATTTGGCCACCTTTGCTTCCGCACTGCTGTTGGCACTTGGAGAGTTGGGCGCCATCCGCATTGACGGGTCCAGGGCTCTCGAACGCGGTTTGAATGCCGCTTTTCGTGAGGCTCGCCGTCGTCGCCTCAGGATCAGAATTTCCTCCCTTTCACAGATGAATGCCGCCGTGGTTGCCGACCTCTGGGAACGCAACAAGTTGGCGGAGTGGTGTAAGGTCAGCTACTGCTGGCGCTTGTGCAACATACGCCCGGAAAGCCGGCTGCGCGACATTCAGTTCTGTCATCTCATCAGGGACTCCGAGATCAGGGAAGACGTGAGAGCCACTGCAGTTGCGTTCCTGACCGAGGTCTACGCTCCGCAAGCGTCGGTGCTGGTAGGCAGTTTTCAGGATTGAGTTCCCTTGTGTCTGATGTTAATATTAAAGTGTTCAATGTGCAGTAGAACAACTTTTGCGTCAGGCAGTGGGGGGAGCGCGTTCGGGGAGACCTCAACCCCTCCGAGGTCTCTCCGGCGCGCGCCATACTACCTAAAAAACACGCCTACCTGCGGTACCATTTCCTAAGCTCGAGCCTGAAGCTCATAGCTCTCGCGAAAGGAGAGATCGATGCCGCAAGACACAAGCGACAAGAAGTCATTGGGTTACCGCATCGACGAGACGATCCACCGTTTCGTCATGTGGGCCACAAAGGACGATACGGTCCTGTTCGTGGTTTGGTCCGCGTTCGCGGCCGTCTGTGTCGTTCACAGAGCCTGTTACGGCTTTTGGCCGTGGCAATCCTGACCTGTGCGGCGCCCCTGTGCGGGGCGCCGGTCGGAGGTAACACTCCGGTGCCCTGAGAAGGGCGCCGGGCATCACGCTTTTTCCTTTGCTATTCGGTAAGTTCGCGCAGGGTGGCCAGGCCGCCGTAGCCCAGGCCGCCTGCCAGGCTCGAGCGTAGCGCGGCCAGTGGTATGGTGGTCTGCCCTTGGAGGTCGGAGACCATGCGGTGGCTGCGTACGGCCGAGATCGGGTCGAAGAGGCCGCCCAGCTGCGGGGACTGGTGGACCAGCCCGGAGAAGCCTTCGGGGTTGGTCTCAATGATGCGGGCCTTGCCCTTCGGCGTGATGGCCACGTCGAAGCTGAAGGCACGGTTCTTGACGTATTTCGGCTTGATGCCCTTGGCTTTGCCGAGGGCCTTCTCGACGGCGCGCTCCGCGGTGCGGAAGTAGCCGGGCCGCTGGCCGGCCAGGACGCTGAGCTCCGACAGGCCGCCGAAACGGTGAGCGGTGGAGCCCGGCAGGACCTTGTTGCCGATGGCGTGCACGCGCAGTTCCAGGTTGGCGGGCTGCCCCGTGGTGGCCATGATCGCCGCCTCGTCGACGGGGCCGAGCTTGCCGATGGGGAAGCGCTTCTGAATCATCAGGCCCCTGCGGCCTTTGCGCTTCATCATCTCTTTCATCATTTCGCGGGCGTGCAGGCCCGGGATGCGCTGCCGCAGGATCACCTGCTCGTCTTCGGGCAGCTTCAAGAGCCTTTTGTAGGTGATGTTCTCGGGGCGGCCAAGGAACTTGTCCATGATGGTGCGTTGCACCTTCAGGCGGCTTTTCGGGTTGAGGGCCAGCGCCCCGGCCAGGATCTCCCGCAGGTCGTCCTTCTCGGTGATCAGCGTGCCGGCCGTTTGCGACTCGTCGGTGCCCTTCATGATCCACTTCTTGCCGAGCTTCTTGTCCAGGTGCTTCTGCAGTTCGGTGGCCCGGCGCATGGGGTCCTTGATCTTGAAGATGCGCCTGGGGAGTTCGTCGCCCAGGATGGTTTTGGGATACAGGTCCGGTACGGCCTTGCCGAAGATCTTGGACTCCATCCGCTTGGACTCGATGCCCGGGATCTCCTTACCGAAGCCGATGTTGCCTCCGCGCACCCGGCTCTTGGTGAACTGGGTCTCCGAGATCGGCGAGAAGAAGACTTCCTTGAGTTGCTTGGACTTGGCGGACGTGGGCATGCCGCGCGCCCTGGAGCCGTACTGTAGGTAGTTGAGCAGGTCCGAGTCGTAGGCTTCCCCCTTGGGCACTTCGCGGGCCAGGCCCTTTTCCCTGATCTTACGAGCCAGGCGGTTGCCCATTGAACCGGCGCGTATGCGGCGTGCCAGCAGGAAGGTGATGATGGCCGGCAGACCGATGGCGCCCGCGGTCATCCACGGGCTTTCGATCAGTTCATCGTTCTCTCGAGGTTTAGCCATGGAAGATGTTAAAGTCCTCAACAAGCGCGTGCGCGCGCAGTTACGCAGGCTCGGAGTGAAGCTGCCGCGCGGTGAACCCGACGTTTCACGGGTCGCCCGCAAGTGGCACCCCCTCGACTATATTTGTTCCTGGTACGAGGGTCAAGACGGAGAGCACGCCATTAACGTCAAGGCGTTGGGCGGGATGTGGCTGATGCGCCACGAATACGGGCACTACCTGGTGGAGAAATACGACCTGGCGAAGCAGAAGTCCTACAAGAACACCTTCAAGAACGGGCCGCTCTACGCGGAAGGTTTGGGCTACGATGTCGGCGTGGTCTTCCTGCGAGCGACGGACGTTGTGCTGCGCAAGGGCGCCAAGATCAGCCCGCCGAAGGGCCACCCGACATTCTATGCGTTGCTTGGCGGCGAAGAGTGTTTCTGCGAGTGCGTGGCGCTGCTGCTATCCAACCGCTGCGATTACCGCAAGGCTGCCGACGGTGACATGTGGCTGGAGAACCGCCTGATCATCACGAGGCTGCTTCTTGAACAGCACTGTCGCTAAGTTGTGGATAGAATCGAGAAAGATGATATAAAGCGTGAACTACGAGGAGGGGTGCAATGCAGGTTGATCTCGACGCAGCCGAAGACTTCAAACACCCAGACCGACTCCAGGCGTTCGTCAAGGGCATCCGCAGGACCGCGCTCTCCTTCAAGGCGTTCAAGGCCAAGATCGAGCCGCTGCTGTTCGAGGACGAGGATCTCATGTCCGATCACGAGTCGGACCTCCTCCCCGAGTACTACTACTGCAAGTACCTGATCGCCCACGTGCTGCATCCAAAGAAGATCGTGGAGATCGGCATCCGTGCGGGGCTCTCGGCCTGGACGTTCACGCTGGCCAGCGGGGCGATACAGTACACGGGCTACGATACCTACGCGGAGACGGCCGAGTGCCGTCCGCTGGCGGAGCGGCGCCTGTTGGCCTACAAGCGTTTCGACATCATCGTGGCCGACTCGCAGCGGCTGGTTAAGGTGCCCAAGGCCGACCTCTACCACGTGGACGGCCTGCACACGCGTGCCGGCACCTATGGCGACCTGTGCCTGTGCTACGACCACGCGCCGGACGGGGCGGCGATCCTGGTGGACGATGTGATGTGCGGCCCCCACGTGATCGCCGGCGTGTACGACTTCGTACGGGACCGGGGGTGTTACCCGATCTTCTTCAAGGATCTGAGGGGGGAGGCGCTCTTCTTCAAGCACGCGCCCCACCCCTCCAGGATGTTCATGCTGCAGAGCACGTTTCCGCAGCAGTACATAGGAGTATAGCGATGCTCAAGTTCCATGTGCCCGCAGGCATCGGCGACATTTCCTGGTGCTACTCGAAGGTGGAGGAACTGTCCAAGCAGCGGCAGGTCGGCTTCATCGTGTGCGGGGACCAGCCGCGGCGCAGCCATCCCTACGTGAACATCCTGCCGCGGATCGTCAACCTGGGGTACAGCAAGCTTTCCTACGTGCCGCACATCGAGCCCAACCTGCTGCCGCCGAAGGACACCAATCTGGCCGAACTGAAGAACGGGACGTACTACCTGGGCCTGAACCCCTGGCTGGAGGCCGGGCATCCGCTGCACGAAGCCTTTCCGATGCAGGCAACGAATTATCACTACGAGCTCCACCTCCCGCATCCCGACACGCTGCCGGCGGCGCGCATGCTGCGCAGCCTGCCCCAGAAGAAGATCGGGTTCTACTGCAGCTCCAACCGACACCGCCCGGACCTGGGCATGTGGACGGTGCAGCAGTGGGTGGCGTTCCTGGAGATGGTCAAGGCTTTCCACGAGAACTCGGTCTTCGTGGCCATCGGCGCCCCGTACGACGACAAGACGGCGCAGGTGGCCGACGAGCTGGCCAAGAGGCACAGCGTCTACCGGTACCTCAACCAGCCGCCCTGTCAGAGCTTCCGCCTCATGGAAACGCTCAGCTACTTCTTTGCCTTTCCAAGCGGGCTGGGGATAATGGCGGACGTCCTGCGGGTTCCCTGCATGATGTGGTACTGGGCCAACCTGGCCGAGTGGGGGCACATGGGTGGCCTGTTCACCTCGTACGCCGACCCCGAGACATTGGCCAGCGGGCAGCATATCGTGGCGCCTTACGCGTCCGTGGATGAGTCGTTCAAGTTGTTCGCGGAGAAGGGAGCAAGGCATTTCAGATGAAGACGCTGGTTGCCGGTCCTTGGGTGGGGGAGTTCGGCTGGGAGTTGATCTCCTGGCAGGCCTGGGTGCGCATACGCTCGCAGGGGTACAAGCAGGTTGTGGTCAGCGCGCCGGCAGGACACGAGGCCCTCTACGATACGGCTACCGTGTTCGTGCCCCACACCATGTCCGGCAAGAAGGATTGCTGGCGTCTGCTGACCCCGAACCCTTCCGAGCAGGCACGCGTCGAACAGGAACTCTCCAAGTACAGGGGCGACCGCATGCGTCCCGGCGGCTACGTCAAGCCCGAGCACCAGCAGTTCGTGAAGCTGGGCGACAAGAAGCGCGTGAACGCCGAGGACCGCTATGACGTGCTGATCCACATTCGCGGCCCGGTGGGCAAGCGCTCCTACCACGCCTGGAACCCGCATGACGCAGCCGCCGTGGTCAAGGGCCTGGCCGGCATGCGCGTCGGCTGCATCGGCACCGAGGCGCCCGCCGTGGACGGGGCCGACGACCTCCGCAACCTGCCGCTCAACCGACTCTGTGATCTCATCGCCGCGGCACAACTGGTGATCTCGCCGGCCAGCGGGCCGGCTCTTCTTTCTGGACTGTGCGGCACGCCGTACCTGTGCTGGACCGATGGCGGCTACCGCAGTGCCGTCAGGGAGAACGACGACAAACGCACGCGCGGGTCCTGGAACCCGCTGGGCACCCCCTGCAAGGTGCTGATCAGGAAGGACTGGAAGCCCGACCCCAACCTGCTGGTCAAGCACGCGGAGGAGATGCTGATACGTAAGAGGAGAGAAAGTGATGCCGCAATGCCCCGTCTGTGACGACACCGCCGGCGACTGCGGGAGCGAGCTGTTCCGCTGCCCCGCATGCGACCACATCTTCCAGTACCCCGCCGAGGTGGAGTGCATCTACGACAAGGAGTACGTGGCCACCCGCTACGACGTCTACGAGACGACGCCGCTGATGAACCACCTGCGGCTGGGTTTCGTGAAGGGCTTCGTGAGTGGGGGCAGGCTCCTGGACGTGGGCTACGGTAACGGGTCTTTCCTGAAGCTGGCAGGCAAGAACGGCTTCGACATCTACGGCAAGGACGTGCACGGGGCCGACTACGGCATCCGTGAGGTGGAGCTGTCCGACTTCGCGTGGGAGCTGGTGACGTTCTTCGACTCGCTCGAGCACTTCCCCGATCTCACCCCGGCGCGCGAGATGCGTGCCAGGTACGTGATCGTGTCCATACCCTACAGACCCGATACGTTCCCGGCCGACCTGGGCTGGAAGCACTACCGACCCGGGGAACACCTCCACTACTTCACGGTGGAGTCGCTGGCGGCCTTCTTTAGCCACATGGAGCTGATCAGGATATCGACGCTGGAGGACGCTGTGAGAGGCATGCGGGAAGGTTTGCCCAACATCGTCACCTGCGTCTTCAAACTAAAAGAATGAGGCTACACATCCTTGGGCCGCGCCAAGACCGGCCCGCGTATTTCGACATGGCTTGCCGTTGCAAGCCGCACAAGGCCCGCTGGTACGGGGGCGGGTTCCGCATGGGCGACCGGGCCGCGGCCTACGTCTACCTGTCGGAGTGGCGCCACCACAATCCCAACCGCAAGCTGATCGTGCTGGACAACGTCGGCTTGCCGGGCACGTTTCCCGAGATGAGCGCGGACTGGCTTTTTGCCGGCATCGCGGACGAGGCGTACGTCGCTTGCGGGCCGTCCAGCCCGATACCCGTTCCGCGCGGTGAGCGGCTCTACACGCAGTCGCTGTGGCTGACGTGGCGGCAGCTAAGGATGAGGCATGACAAGCTGCCCAAGCCCGCGATCAGGCCCGACAGGGAGGCATTGCAGACTACGTCCCGCTGGTCCGAAACGATCAATCTGCCCCCGTTCTACGTGACGTTGCAGCCGCTTTACGACGCCAAGTACGAGGGTTTCCGCAATCAGTCGATCGAGTGGTGGCAGGAGGTGTGCACGTCTCTCAACCGGCGTGGTATACCCGTGCTGGTGCTGGACTGCTTCACTTCGGCTTTTCCCATACCTGAAGGCTGCTACCCGCAACTGAAGTGGCCGGCCAAGACAACGATCATGTACAGCATGGCGCTCGTCTCCAACGCCTGCGTCCACGTGGGCGGACAGACGGGCCTGACGTTGTGGTCGGCGATCTTCGGCGTGCCCACCGTGGCCGCCTACAAGCACTGGGGCATCATGGACCACAGGGACGCCCGACCCATACCGTTTGGCGCTCCCGTCGAGCCTGCCGATCTGCGTGGACCGCCTGATGCGGTGGCTCAGAAAGTAGAGAAACTGTTCTATACCAAAGCGGTCCGGGCGTAGGTACAATCCGCGAGAGGAGACGCATCATGCTGGTCAAGATGTATCCGCAGGAGAAGGGCCTGACGTTTGGCCTGAACAAGTACCCGGGCGCCGAGCTGCGCGGCTGCGTCAACGATTCAGAGGACATGGCCAACGAGCAGGTCAGGGCCTACGACTGGGACCCCGGCAATATCCGGCTCTTGACCGACTTCCGCTGCACGCGTAAGGAGATGTTCAAGCGGCTGGAGTGGCTGGTGGACGTGAAGAAGGGTGATCGTGTCTTCTTCCACCAGAGCGGGCATGGCGTGCAGTTTCCCTCCCGCTCCTACAGCGGCGAGCCCGATGGCCTGCTCGAGGCGTTCTGCCCGATCGACTTCGCGTGGTGTCTGGACGGGATGGTGACCGACAAGGACTACGTGGAGTTCTTCAGCCGCATCCCCAGAGGGGTTGAGTTCACCTGGGTGAACGACTCCTGCCACTCGGGCGACCTGACCCGGGCGCAGCCCGGCAACCCGCACGGCCCAACGATCGTCCCGCGGTCCTATCCCGTCCCCGAGGACATCGCCTGGCGGCACAAGGGCCTGAAGACCCGCAACATCAAGAGCATGGAGCGGGCCATGGTCTGCGGGAAGATGGACGTGGGTTTCGTGAGTGCCTCACGCTCCGATCAAACAGCAGCCGACACCTTTGTCAACGGACGCCCCTGCGGGGCGCTCACGCATTACTTCCTCCAGACATTGCGAGGAAATCGCCAGCTCCCGCTCGAAACGGTGGTGAGCATGACGAGGGACACGTTGCGGGCGCAGGGTTATACCCAGGAGCCGCAGGCCGAAGGCCGGCGCGTGGACAAGCCGTTCATGATAAACAGGGCGGTTCCCGGTGCGCCCGGTGCTGTAGGTTGCATCAGCCAAACAGGGCCAACCGGTCCGGTCGAGGAGCAGGTGGGCGTTACCCACGCTTCCACCCCCGAGTCTCACTTAGATCCGGTCGGACCGGGCGGTGTGACCGGCGTTATGGGTCCGGCTGGGACCTACTTGCTGCCTTTCGACAAGGAAGGCGCGCAGAACGTCTGTCCGCACTGCGGGAAGACAAAATGAAGAACGGTTCCAAGAAGGCCCTCTATGCCCTGCTGGCCATAGGGCTCGTGCTGCTGATCTTCGGCGTGGTGCTCTTCGCCCACGTGGCGTTCCGGTTCATGCTTGAAACGAGGTGAGTCATGGCTTGGATCATCAGTGCTGTCCTCTTCCTGTGTTGGGGCGCCTACATCGGCCGCCACGACGGGAGCGCCGACTCGGGCGGCCTCAAGCATCTCCTCTATCGCATCTGGCGTCGCCTGGCCTTCTGGGCCGGCGACGTCAGGTTCTGGTGGGAGTGGTACTTCGGGTTCATCCCGCTACCGCGGTTCTCTTGGGCGCACCATGAGTACGCCATCACCTACGAGACCCTGCTTGATGCCTGTAAGCGCTTGCAGCCAGGCGACATCATGCTGGCCACCAAGAAGGGCTACATCTTCTCCAACTCGGCAATCCCGGGGTGTTTCAAGCACGCCGGCATCATCGTGCAAGGCCCCGACTCCGCGAGGGTGCAACCGGTAGACCCCCCTGACAGGCCGTTTTCGACCCCCGACCTCGCGAGGGTGCAACTCGTTGAGGCGATCTCCGAGGGCGTGGTCAGGCGCCACCCCCTGTGGGCCCGGGGCGACCTGATGATCTTCCTCAGGCCCAAGCACGCGCAGGACAAGGACCGGGAGAAGGCCGTTGAGATCGCCCACGCCATCGTCGGCTGCAAGTACGACGCCTCCTTCAAGTTCAACATGGAGGAGGAGCTGAAGCTGCTGGCCGAGCAGGAGGAGAGCCCGCTGGTCGAGAACGTGGAGGAGCTGCACCGTTCCATGCGGAACCTCCGCTCCGAGTACGATATGTCCTTCAGCTGCACGGAGGTTGTGGCGACGGCCTGGTGGCATATGCGCAAGCGGTTGGGGATCGCCCGCAAGAAGGTCAGGGGCAGGTTGTGCATCACGGCCGACCAATTTTTAAACAGGGACTTCAAGGTCGTGTGGACAAATGTTACAGTGGGGCAGGCTGAGAAGGCCGGCCTTGGTGAAGAGGGGGTTCGGGAGCTGAAAGCGTACTGGAACGAATAATGGGCTTCAGAAACATCCACCCAGTCAAGATTGAGAAGAAGTGGGGCCACGAGCTTTGCGTGGTCACCAAGCACCCCGTGGACGGACCGGCCGGCTACTCGGGTAAGATCCTCACACTCGACTACGGCTGGCAGTGCTCGATCCACTATCACGTGCACAAGACGGAGACGTTCTTCGTGCTGGAGGGGAAGCTGGTCCTTGAGCTTTACGACCTGAAGGCGTCCTTCGTCAAGACGGCGCCCCCCAGGAACCCCTCCATGGACGATGTCCGGTTGGCGATCTCGACGGTGCTGGAACCGGGACAAGGCATGACGCTGGACCCGCTGACGCCGCACCGCTTCTGGACCGTGACGCTGGACGGATGCAAGTTCGTGGAGTTTTCCACGCCCGACGACCCGTCGGACAGTTACCGCATCACGACATCGGGACCGAAAGATGCAAAGTAAGATGCCGTACATCCTGAAGTTCCACTCACCCCGCGACGGTGTGCTGTCCACCACGCACATCGACGCGGAGGACGACCCGGACGCCATGGACCAGGCGCTGGAGCGTATCAACAGACGTACCGCGGAAGGCCTGGAGGGGGATCACGTACTGATCGGACCAGGGGGCCGCAAACTCAAACTCGATCTTGTCGGCTGCGCGCCGGCGGACTGACCACCACGGAAAATCGAATATGTCTCGCGACGAGTTTCAGATCCTGTTTAACCAGGAGCCAACCGCCCGCGATTACTTTCCAGAGGGGCTCGACGAGAACCCGCTGGACCTGTTCGTCAAGGCGTTGGCGAGCGGGAACTACGCGGAGACCGGGTTGTCGGGGCTTCGCCGCAAGGGCACGATTTCGGACCTACCGGCGCACGCCAACGCGACCCAGATTGTAGACTACCAGGACAAGCACGGACGGCTGCCCCGCCGCATTTCCAAGACACTGCGCACGGCTGAGGGAGGAAACGTCTTTATTCATGGCTTGTGGTTCTACTCGGCGACGGGCGTGCTGTGCGACACGTTTTTCCACGCTGCAGGTGAGAAGCACTGGGACGCCAGCTGGGACGAGGAAAGCTTCTTTTGCACGCGTGCTCCAAGGGCGCCTGGCAGACACACGCCGTTCCTGCACTCGGAAGAACATAACACGGAGCGTCCTCCGTTTGCTGTCGCGTGGTGGTGGGAGCGGCTGACGAAGCTGCCGTTGCCGCCGATGATGAATTATATGGTGAACAAGGAGCTGACCTTCTCGCAACTGGCCGACTTGCTGACGGTGGGCGCGCCATGGACATAAAGAAGGACTCGCCCCTGATGGCGTGGATCAAGGCGCTGGGTGACGACAGCTACATCACGCAGTGGAAGGATTACGGCTACCACCCGCCCCAGCTGCGGACCGTGATCTACGAGCCGTCGGGGACGGGCAAGGAGGCGACACACATCCTCTGGTCGCCGATGGGCGTCCTGGCCGACGCGTTCGTGCAGCGGCACTGCAAGGCGCCGCTGTACTCGATGTGGGTCGACCGTTGGATGCGGGTCAGCCCCGTGGGCGGCCCGCACCTGTCCTTTGACGAGGCGTGGCCGCTGCCCTGGCCCATCGAGACGTGGTGGAAGAACTGGCATGCCGACCTTCCTTTCAAGAAAGTAGGGGACTACATGTTTGAACCGCAAGCGAACTTCCGGCAGTTGGCCGACCTGTTGGCTGTGGGGGCACCGTGGGTGAGCCACTAGAGTCGTGGATACTCAGCCTGTCGACCAAGGAGTACGAGCAGGAGATGGATTCCCCCATGCTGCGGCGCATCTACAGGGAGGCTGTCGCCACGAGCGACAACGTGTGCTACCGGGGCCAGCTGCTGAAGAAGGGCGAGAAGATTGTGATCCCGGACAACATTGATCGGGTCGGCGACTCGGCTTTCTGGGATATGCAGAGGCATCTGGTGACGCTCGGCAAGGTCATCAAGTTCACGGCTTCCGGCGTGCTGTGCCAGCAGTGCCTGAAGTACGCGCCGATGCCGACGCGCGGCGGCATGTGGGACGGGCTCGAGTTCAGCTGTAAGGGACTCTTCTGTCAGGAGTCGCCGCATCTGCATATGTGGCCGCTGCCATGTGTGGTGCGGGCCTGGTGGAGCGACTACGAGGATCTGCCGCTGGAGCCGCTGAAACCGTACCTGGAGAACATCAAGATGTCGTTTGACGAGCTGGCTACGCTGTTAGCGGTGGGCGCGCCATGGGCATGACGTATTGGGACTACCAGCCGCTGGGACTCTGGATCGAAGGGCTGCGTAACGTCTACAAGGAGATCGATTACGGTGACGACGCGCCGCCCGATCGCGTGCCGTTGTACACCGGCCACCCGGCGGAGCACGCTTTGAGCTTGAGGAGGTTTTCACCTGCCGGCGTGTTGTGTGCCCTTCTAACCCTAAAGGGGCCGTCGGTGGGCGCGCATATGAGCAACGGGGAATTCAAATGGGTGGAAGGTTGCGCCGACCGGCCCGTCTACCGTACAGCGAAGTGGGCGGACGAAATGCCGGAGCCCGTCATTGCGTGGTGGCACAAGTCTCACGACGACCTGCCGTTCGAGAAGCTGATGCCGTTCCTGACCGACCCGCACTTGCGGTTCAAGCCGTTCGCTGACCTTTTGGAGATGCACGCGCCATGGGCGTGAGAGACGAGATCCTGGAGAAGGTGTTCAAGGGCAGCTCCGAGCAGCACGCGATGCGCTTGAAGCTGGTGACGCCCATGGAGGTGTGGGTGCAGTCGCTGCGCGGACGGCTTGATAACGAACACCGGACGGTATACGAACAGGCCCACACCACGCAGCTGCGCACGCGTGGCAGTTTCACCAGAGGCGCGGCCAGCGCGATAGCAGACTTCACGAGGGTCAAGATGAAGGAAGAGGGTTTCTGGCGGAAGATCATGCCGCCCACGCCTATCGGCAAGTCCACAACGATGGCGCAGACTACAGTGAAGCAGGCGTACAGGAGCACGCCGAACGTGAACGGTGACGTCTTCGGTTTGGACATATGGGACTACTCGGCGCTGGGCGTGCTGTGCGACCTGTATCTGCGTTTCGAGCGCCAGCACAGGGGCGACGCCTCGTGGCGGGGTAACGAGTTCCAGTGGTTGGTCAAGGGCAAGTTGAGGAGATCGAATTCATGCAAGAAGGTTCCCACGCCGGTAAGAATGTGGTGGGAACGGCATCACGGGGAACTTCCGTTCAGGAACCTGAAGGCCTACCTGCGCAACCCGTATCTGAAGTTCGAACAGTTCGCGGACCTGCTGGAGATGCACGGGCCATGGACCTGAAAGGTTACAAGCCGCTGCCGCCACTGACGCTGTGGGTGGATGCGCTGCGCAGCAAGGGATATAACCCTACGGACGCGAAGGCGCTCCGCAAGAAACGCAGGATTACGATCGACGGCGTCGAGCTCGTCTCGGGCGATAATGTGATGGCCCACGACTCGGGCAAGACGATGTACATACAAGACTGGGCATACTCGCCGATGGGGGTGCTGTGCGATCTCTACCTGAACTACGTGCCGCTTTCCTACCGGTCCAAATGGCGCTGCGCGTGGAAGGGGCAGTACTTTCGTTGGATGGTCCGTGGCAAGTGGAGCAGGCAAAAGTCCAGGCATCAGATGCCCACGCCCATCTACGAGTGGTGGAGCAAGCACCACCGCAAGCTGAAGATCGAGCCGCTGAGGCCGTTCCTGAAGGACAAGGACCTCAGGTTTGACATGTTTGCGGACCTGCTGGAATTGCACGCGCCGTGGTCGATGGACCCGGCGCTGCTGGGCTACGAAGCTGACCGGCCCAAGCCTTTGCCTTTTTCCACGTTGCCTCTTGACAGGCATATCCGCGGACCTCGCTTCCGCTGTTTAGAGAAACCCGAGGGAGTAGAGGAGTGATCGGGATCGATCACCAGGGGCCGTTGCAGTGGTGGTTGAAGGAGATGAAGAAAGGGTACAAGGACCACACCCGACACGGGTACTACAGTCGCCCGCCGCTATGCCGGACTGTTGAAACCTTTCGGACGTATTCCCCCGGCGGTGTTTTGTGCCAGGCGTACAGCGGCGTTATGGGCACGCATGGGTTCAGCTACGCCTACGAGGGGCATGGTCGCCTCTACCCGGAATGTGTACCGTTCGTGTGGCGGACCCGGTGCGGCCGTACGTGTGGCAGCATCTTCAGCGTGCCCAAACCGGTGCGCGAGTGGTGGGCGAGCCACTACTACAGCGAGCTGCCGTTCAGCGCGTTGATCCCCTATCTCGAAGACAAGAACCTTACGATCGACGCCTTCTCGGTGCTCCTGATGACGGGGGCGCCGTGGCTGGGTTGTGAGGACAAACCGTTGAAAGGATCGAAATGAGCGAAGCGGCCAAACGGGCCAGAAGGTTGCGGCAGCAGGGGTTTGACAAGGCGTTCGTGGACCGGTCGACCGGCGCGGTCTGCGTGCGTTGCAGCCAGTGTGAGGCGCTGGTGATATGCGGGGTGCCCTGCCACGAGAAGGGCTGCCCGAACGAGGTGAGGGATGACGACTGAGGAAGACCTGAAAGAGGCGCTGGCCGGCATGTGCTACCAGTTCGCCTACCGCGGCAAGACGAAAGAGGGCCGCCTGACCATCTGGACGGGCGGCCTTTCTGCACTGGAGCTGGCGTTTCAGGAGCTGGGGTGGGAGGACCCTCACCCTTACCCGGAAGGGGAATGCCAGAACGAGGGCTGCTACAACGAGGCGACCTGCGGGAAGCCTACACCCGAGGGTTACAAGTTCCTGTGTGGGAGCTGCGATGCCAAAAAACACTCTCCGTAGCGTCAAAATCACGTTCGACCGGAAGGATCGCTGCATCGACGAATACGGTGTTTGGGTGTGGTGGTACCGGACTTCTAGCCGCTTTGCTATCCAGCAGGCCGATAGTGACAACCACGTCGACCCGGACAGAATGATCGGTATCCCACGTAACCTCCGGGTCCTGAAGGCCCTGATCAAGGAGCTGCAGTGGCACGTGACGGACCTGGAGGCGGACCAGCTGACAAAGGGGACGCTCGATGGAGATACCACCGATGCCGGCGGCACGTAAGCGCAAGCGCGTGAACTTCGACGTCAAGATCCCCGTAACAGACAATCATACGGAGGGGGTGATCGGGGGCTTGCGGCTCACCGACTTCCTTGCCGACGAGCACACACCCGTAGGGAAGGTGTGGTTTACGCCCATAGTCAGGTGGACGTACCCGAGAAGCGGCAAGAAGAGCGAGACGCGCGGAAACATACTGTCGATCCCGCGCGACCCGAAGGCCCTGCGCAAGATCGCGGCGTTTCTGCTGGACGTGGCCGACGACGCGGAGGCCGATCAACTGACGAAAGGAACACTCGATGCCGAACCAGATTGAGCGGGTGATGTTGCCGCTGACGAGGGACGGTGAGCCGTTCATGCTCGAAGTGCTGGACGACGAGGCGCGCGAACGGGTGTCTTTCCGTCCGGTCATAATGGACAAGAACACGTACGCGAACTACGACCTCGAGCGGTACGGCGAGATGGTAACCGTACCGCGGGTTGCGCGCGTGTTGCGCGAGATCGGACAGATCCTGCTGGACAGGGCGACGGACATCGAAGCCGATCAACTGGCGAAAGGGACACTGGATGACTGAGAGCATACCGTATCCGTACGAGTACAACATAACGGTGGGTGGCATGCTGGTGGACACGTGTCACCGGATGGTTGGTCTGCCCGGACACTTCGAGGTTCGGATCACGCCGTTTTACAGGGGCGGATCGTACGTTGACCGGGGAAACAACGCGTCGCCGATCACCATCCCTCGAAAGAAGGAGGTGCTGGAGCGGTTCATCAAGGTGTTCCAGGCGGCGATAACGGACATAGAGGCCGAGGCGCTGGCAAGGGGGTTGGAGGAGATCAGGTTCGAGCACACCGAGACGGGAATCTGCCGGAAGCGTGACCCCGAGACCGGACAGGAGCTGAGAAGGGAGAGCGGATGACGGATCACGAAAAGAAGGTGCAGGACCTGGTTATCGAGTTTCCGCCGAGCTTTGCCGGGTGGTTCAACGCTCGTTCGTGCGGGGTTTGCATCTCTTTCAGGCAAAGAGGCACGAGTCTTCACGACATGACGAGGGAAGACAACGCCGCACCTATGAGGTGTACGAACCCAACCATCGTGTTCCCCAATAATGTCCAGTTCCTGCGCACGCTGAGCGAGGCGCTGGGGATCGTGGCCGATGACCTGGAAGCCGACAACCTGACCCGGGGCATCGAGGAGGAGAAGGTGAGGGTTTACGCATGGTGATCGTACCCAAGAGCTATGCCAAGCATTACTGGGGCAACCTGTGTGAGATCACGCGCTGCCCGAGGGAGGGCTGCGACGGCGACCTGCGTTTCTCCGTAGGTGGCGACGAGAACACGGACTGGAAGCAGGGGTGCGGCGGCTACGAGGACGCGCCCACGGCCAAGTTTCGGTGTCAGAAGTGCAACCTGGGTATCGTTATCTCGAACCCCAGGTCGTTTCTGACCAAGAACTGTTTCGATAAGGACGGAAAGCTGAGGAAGCGAGATGATTCACGGACTGGAGATGATAAAGGAGCATAAGTGGTTCAAGGACCACCAGGTCACGAGCCACAGCATCGACCGCATCGTCTGGCAGAAGCCAGGCTCGTCGGTCTACCGGGCGGATTACATCCTGCACGGGCCGTTCCTGGCCGTCGTGGGCGACATGGGCGAGGCCGTCTACCAGTGGTCGGAGAACCTGACGTGGGCGTTCCTGAACGGGCTGAACTTCGGCTACTTCCACAGCAAGTGCCGGGCGAGCCCCAAGGGGTTCCCCTGGTACGACTGGGACGAGCAGGTGGCCAGGAAACAGGTGGACGAGCTGTTCGACGGCAGCGATTACCTGGACAAGAGCAATCGCGACGAGTGCCTGTCCGCCTGCAGCAGCGAGTCGGACTGGCAGATGTTCACGATGGAGAAGGGCTACGAGATGTTGGGCAGCGACTGGTGGGAGCTGAACATCGGCAAGGTGCCGGCATTGCAGTGCGTGGGGCACTGGTACGGCCTCAAGCTGGCAACAAACTTCACATTGGGGAAAACGGATGGCTAAGAGAAGGAAGATCTGGGTCGTGGAGAGCTGCTGTCACGACGAGGACCAGAAGTTCGCGGATGTCATCGCGGCCGGCTCCAGCGAGGAGGCGGTGCGCGAGGCGAAGCTGTTGCGCGAGCGTTATGCGGAGGGCTTCGAGGCCTGCACGCTGGCCGAGCACATCAAGTGGCTGAAGCGCGGCCTGAAGGTCTACGAGAAATACGTCGGCAAGCCGGAGAAGGCGCAGAAGGAGTGGGACGAGTTCCTGAAGCAGGAGGACCCCGAGCTGGTCCGCGACGAGAACGGACGCCTGACACACAAGGAAGACCTGGAGGACGAGGACGAGTGACGTACCTCTACCACTTGACCTGGGACATCCGCGTGCCGTCGATCTTGAAGAAGGGACTTATCCCCAACTACCGCCCCAACAAATGGTCGATGCCAAGGGCGCTCAAGCGTAGCAAGGGGCGGACGTTCCTATGTAAGCACAGTCGCAGGGGGTACTGGTCGTCGGTGTTCGGGGGCGGCTGGGCGGGGCGTGTCAAGAACGCCACGCTGGTCTGGTTGAAGGTTAACGTCAAGGGCCTGAGGTTAAGGAAGGACAAGGGGACCCTGGAAGGCGATTTCTCGATTACAAAGGTGATTCCACCAGAGAGGATCAAACTGGATGCGAGGAGGTCCTAAACCACACTGGCTGTCGTTCATACAGGACGCGCTGCCACTGCTGAAGAAGATGACGTCCCTGGACTGGCCCCAGACCTACTGGGAGTCGCTGGAGCACTACGAGGAGCTGGATTACTACTACTTCCAGCGCCTGCCGTTCGTGGGAGGCATGGACATGCTCAAGGCCCGGCTGGCCACGCTGGGCATGGCCGAGCGGGACATCGCCGCGCAGGTCCACGTGCTGCAGGAGGAGGCCTACGGGGTCATGTCCTTCCACAAGCATGAGTGCCGGGTGATCAGGCCCACCGCCGACGCGGTGAGCGCGCTGTGCCGGACCGAGGTGAACGTGCCGCTGGTGGACATCGTGGCGCCGTACCCGCACGTGTACATCGCCCTGCCCAAGGAGCAGAAGTTGAAGGTCAGGCACTTCCGCGACCCGGACAAGATGGTTGACCTGCAGGGCATGTACGTCACCTGGGCCCCCACGGGTCAGGCGACGAAGGACGCGCTCGCCGCCAGCGACGAGGTCGTCTTCAAGCGAAACAAGTGGGGCCTGATCGTGCCGGAGCACCAGGCCGCCGCCGATGATGAAGTCGTGAAGCCTTCCCCGGAGATGTTCGGGGACTGGGCGTGCCGCGTGCAGGCGGTGGCCTGGGCCGGCCCGGACCAGAAGCACAACTACACGACCACCTTCTTCAACATGCGGTGGCTGGAAGACACCAAGGAGGAAGCGGAGGGCGCCTACAAGCGCTTCACCGAGCACTGGATGCCGTCCTACGAGAAGTGTCCGGGCGGGCAGCTGGGCAGCTTCGAGCTCAACGAGCAGCTCTTCCACCTGGTCGCGAACCTGTACCTCTACATGTCGCAGAAGGGCGACGACGAGGACGTGGTCTGGATGCCGGACGAGGACCGGGAGCGGTACCGCCAGCGCAAGCAGCGCCGCATGGGGTCCAAGCAGCGCCGCAAGCTCAAGCAGCGCCTGCTCGAGGAGATGCCCACGGATGAGTGGATCGTGGGCCAGAAGTTGAAAGTTGACAAAAGTATCGAAGAGTCCGATACTGGCGAACAACTTGGGACAGGCAAGAAACACGCGTCTCCGAAGACGCACTGGCGGCGGGCGCACTGGCACGGGTACTGGACCGGACCGAGGCAGGGGCCCCGCAAGAAGGTGTACAGGCGGGTCGAGCGCGTCCTGATCGTGGGGCGCGGCAAGAAGCCCGACTACACCTTGATCTCGGTGGAGAAGAAGAAATGAAAATCTGTGAATTCGTCGCAGAGCTGATGAGTAACAAGGACGTCCTGCTGAACGGCCACAACGTGCTGGACGAGTCGGTTACCCATACGTGCAACCTGGACGAGAAGGTGTTTGCCAAGCTCCACCCGGATCAGCAGTGGATGCTGCTCTGCGAGCTTCGGAAGCTCCTGTCCAAGTGCGACCATGCCTACGACGCGGGCCGCGTGGCGCGGGGCGAGTTGACGGAAGGCGATGTCAACCGCCTCCGCAGCGGCATGGGCGGCGTTGAGGGGAGCGACTTGAGGACGCTTAGGGGACTCGGCGGATGAAATCCGAAGAAATCAGGATCTACGCGTTGCTGTACGGTCCCCACGAGGACCTGCACCGGCGCTTGCTGGACAGCATCGCCAGGAATGTCCCTGAGGACGTGGGGCTCGACCTGTGGCTGAACGTCGTGGGCGACGCCACCAAGTACATGGTCAGCGAGTTGGGCGGCGGCCCGCGCAGCGTGCACGTCAACACGAGCGATACAAACGTGCCGAAGTACGAGGCCATGCGCGAGATGTTCGGGCGGTTGAAGGCGGGCGCGCACCCGGAGGTCAAGTGGCTCGTCTGGTTCGACGACGACGCTCACATCGAGGGAGAGTACGGTCACTGGTGGATTCACACGACAGGGTGGATCAAGGAGCGCGAGCCCAAGAACGTCTGCTACACGGGCCAGTGCTGGTTCATTGACTGGAAGGCGGGGCAGGAGCAGTTCATCCGGGAGGCACCCTGGTACAAGGGGCTGCCGGCCAAGATGGTGGGCAACAAGCGCAAGCGGCCGGGCATCGAGTTCGCGCAGGGGTCGTACTGGTGGCTGAGGCGCGACGTCATGCAGCAGTTGGATTGGCCGGACCCGCGGCTCAAGCACAACGGCGGCGACACCATGCTCGGCGAAGCGGTTCGCCAACAGGGGTTGCCGTTCCACAAGCTGCCGTGGGACTGTTTCGGCGTGAAGACCAACGACGCACCCCGGCGCGGGCACCACGAGGCGCCGGCCGGGTGCATCGACAAGAATGCGAGGGCCTGATGTTAGTGGAGATGAGACTGACGGTCGAAGTGGAAAGTGCCGGTAAGAAGAAGGGCGACACGGAGGATTACATACAGCTGCACAGGCAGCTGGAGATGGAGGTCATACCTTCAAGAGGTGACATCCTTTATTCGGAGCATGATTTGGTACTCCGGGTCAAGGAGGTGCGCCACTACATAGACAGATCTCCCCCCTTGATTGAGTTGGATCTGGAGGAGGACGAAGCGCCTGTTCAACCAGATCGTCTTGATTTGGAGGCACTTCGGCAAGGGTGGATGTCTTTCATGTGGAAGCACGGGTGGGTGGTGGACCTGGACGACTCGCTTTTACCTAGAAGAGGCGACATGTGGTTACTGCTAGAGCCCTTTAAGAGAAAAGAGAGATAACGCTGGGCCCGATTTAGATTCGACGGCGGGTACGGAGGATGTGGCAGCACGCCGCGGTTGATCGGTTGGCCGCGTTATCAAGCCGATCACACAATCAAATGCCAAGACGAAAGTCGTGGCCGGCGACTTCGGCGCAAGCCGGGTCGCCCTCGCTGCTTAACCGACAGCGGGTGAAGGTGCCCGTACTCCTGGTCCCCAGGTAAGAACGGGAAGGTCCAAAGGGGGATGGCAGCGGGGAAGACTGCTGACGGCAACCAAAGGCTGCTGACGGGGCCGCCGGGTCCTGGGAAAGACCGAACCCGGATAAGCGTGTAGAGACCCCTTCCGAAGTTCCGGCGGACTTGGGTGCAAATCCCAACGGGTCCACCATTTATAGGAGTGGATTTTAATGCATGCAGGTGAAGCGTTGTGGACGCTGTACGCTGCGCTGGCGGCCGTTGGCCAGCGCACCCTGAAGGACCCCGGGGCGAACGCCCTGTTGACGAAGGCGGAGGAGTGCTGCGCCGTACTCGGGCAGCACATCAAGGTCGAGCCGCCCCCGATCGACCAGAAGATGCTCAGGGCGGCGGACCTGGTTGAGCGGCTGGTGCAGGCGGACGAGGCCGAAAGTAAGGCCAGTACGATTACGGATGGCGCGGCCCGCGAGGCCTTCGACCTGGCGGTCGGCATCCTGGAGGACCTGGACGAGCTGCCCGACCGGGCGGAGGAGTTCACGGAGTCCGTGCGGGAGAAGGTTACCAGCATGCGCGACAGCATTGAGAAGTACGACAACGTGACGGCGCCGATGATGAAGGCGCTGCAGAACATGCGTGGGGGCGTCGACAGGTGGCTGAAGCGATAGGAGAGAACATGTCGGGTGAAGACAAGGTCCCTTCGGTCAAGGAACGCATACAGCAGAAGGCTTCGGGCGCGCACAAGACGCCCGAGGAGTTGAAGGCGGAGACGACGCAACGCATCGCCAAGGAGGTGTTCAACGTCGAATCGCCGATTACGGAGGAACGGCGGATCGCGGCGAACCTGGAACGCGACAAGCTCAAGGCCAAGCAGGCCGGCAAGCTGCAGCTGCTCAACATGAGCGGCGGCCACCTGGCCAACCTGATCGTCGGGATCTGGACGTTGATGTCGGTCACGGCGGCGGTGGTGGCCATGGTGACGTACTACTTCCTGTTGATTCACATCGAGGAGGCGCGCAAGGCTGCGCCTGTGCCGGCGAAGCAGGAGCCGGTCGTGGTCAATGTGCCTCCCATGCCGGAAACCAAACCCCCACAACTGTTCGTCTTCCTGCCTGGTAAAGAGGGCACGAAGACCATCAGGGTGGAGGGCATCAACCCGGCCACCTGGCCGGACGAGGTGCGCATCCGGCTTTCCGACATGGAGGCGCTGAAGTCGATTTTGAAGGAGCTGAAGCCCCCGGACCCTCCAAAGGCCGCCCCGCCAAAGAAGAAGGCGCGGGCGGCAAAAAGCACACAAGTCCAGAAGGGTAAGGACGGTAGCGAGTGGCTACCGCCTCCGAGGGACGTGGTTCCGCGGCAGTAGGCTTCACATAACCCACAACATGCAGTACACTTCGGGACATGGACATCGAGATACAGTACTGCGAGTTGTGAGGGGGTCGAGAACACGCCGACCGTGTTGTCGGTGAGATCCGCCGGTACCTGTCGCTGCCCACGAGCATCCTTGACGTGGGCAAGGGCAAGTTCGAGGTGCTGGTCAATGGCAAGACCATCTTTTCAAAGCAGAAGGCAGGACGGTTTCCGCGTCCCGGCGAGATCGCCAAGATCTGTCGGGACACGTTCCGAAATCCGATGCAGGCATCGAAATGAGCATGTCGAAGCCCAACTGGAGCGACCTGAAGCGCCGCCGGCGCATGGGTCGCGCGCAGCGCTGGAAGTCCGCCGTGAAGCACGTACCGCGGCTGACCGCCTTCTGCGCCGAGCACGGCGTGGAAATGAGATCCGTGGATGGGGGGTATCAGTTCCGGTTCATGGAGTACGTGATCATCTGGTTCCCGGCGACCAACAAGGTGCTGGTCCAATACCAGTTGCCGGGGCATGAGACCGTTCGATTTGAAGAGAACGGACAACACAACAAGCCACGTGTACTAGTGGCACTGGAGGAGATGGTTGACCTCACGAGGCCTAAATGCGTATCGCACGGTTAGTCTGTGCGTGACCGACAGCGTCTCGTCAGAGTGTCGGTTGTGCCAGTGCCGATCCCGACGAGACGAGCAGCTTGTGGCCCTGGAGCTGTACCCCGGGCCGAGGCTTGAGATCTACTGCTGTGAGTGTTACGAACACCTCTGGGTGGAAGCGTCTCCACACATGCCGGAGCTGCCTCCGCTGATTCAGTTGGAGACGGAAACTTCGCAGCTACAGGTACCGGAGTACCTGGTCAAGGACAACAGCCTGTTCCAGTTGTTCTTTCCGAGCGACCCCATCAACCTGGGCGTCCTCAGGCAGCAGCGCCGCCGCGAACGCGGCCAGCTCGAAAAGGAGGGTAAGAGGTGATAAGGAACCCGCAGTTTCATCTCGGGGCGTTGTTCATGGTTTTGCTGATGGCCCCGCCCGTACTGACAGGGTGTTGGGGCAACGGCACCCCGGTCGACACGCCCCAGAAGAGGGCGGAGTTGGCGAAGGACGCCGGAGAGCTGGCGGCGCTGGGCTACCTGGCGATCGACAAGCCCTCCAACGAGGACGCCGCGAAGATCAAGGAGATCATCGACAAGGTCCGCGGCAGCCTTACGGAGTGGAAGGAGGGCGGCTTCATCACGGCGCTGCCCGAGCTGGAGGAACTGGCCGACAAGCTCTTCGAGGGGGAGGACAAGAAGGCTCTTCGCATCGGCGCCAAAAAGCTGACGAAGATGCTGCTCGAGGAGCTGGACAACCTCTTTGAAAAGAACCCTTCGTGGAAGGACAAGGGCGACGAGGTGGCCACGCTGATCGGGAAGTTTATGGATGGGGCCTCGGACTCGTTCAAGACGTACATTGAGTCCTAGGTGCACCGCGTTATCGTCATCGTGATCACGGCGACGCCTGTTACTTTGGAAAACCTGAGAATAGATGAGAGGGTGGTCTGGTGACCACCCTCTCTTCGTTGGAGGAGACATCATGAACAAATTGCCGCGAGACCGGAACAGGCCTTCCCGCAACCGCACGAAGAGGGTTCACCTGCTTCATGAGGGGCGCGGGGCGTGCGGCCTCAAACTCAAGGGTCGCCGCAAGGCCATCGCGATCGTGGAAGCGGGCGACATCGAGAAGATCACCTGCCGGAAGTGCCTCGATGCCGAGGTGCCGCCCAAGGAGCTTGTGCCCGTCGCGGAGTCACAGCCGGGTCTCTGATCTTTGGGCTTGTCAATCGAAGTTCTCGATATACACTTCGGGGAACTTCGGGGGATCTCATGGAACTCTGGGTGATGTACTCGCCGTCGAACCTGGGCGGCCACCAGCTGGTCGGGCAGTTGTCCTCCGCGTTCATGGAGCGGGAGGAGATCGACAACGTTCTATCCATCCCGGACAACACGCTGCATGAGCACAGGGAGTGGGAGACCCTGCCGGACATGCTGTTGCTGGTCGATGCCATCGAGTCCTACATGTCCTGGCGCTTCGCCGTGCCGGGGCGGCCGTGGATCTGCGCGGCCTCGTTCTCCTACGCCGACCTCTACACGCTGTACCGCGGCGGCGTGCGCCTGAACGAAACGGGCATCAATTACGTTCTGACCAACTGTGCTTCCTACGTGGAGCGCTCCACGGCGACCATGCCGGCCAAGCTGTGCTACCGCCCCATGACGGAGAAAGGCGGACGGCACGCGGGTCTGCCGACTGTAGGGGCGGTGCTGCCGAACGTGAAGGACCGGGACTTCAGCCTGCTGTTGTGGGTGCGCGAGAAGCTCATACAGCGAGGCATGCAGTCCCGGTTCAAGGTCTTCCTGCACGCGGATGCCGAGGGGCGGCTGCCCGGGAAGCTGCAGTTCGAGACCTACACGGACGAGCGCAGGCCTTACGGCGACATCGACGTGTATGTTCCGGTGCCGCGCATCACGGATTACCGGTCCGGCGTCATCCCGGCCGAGTTCATCCAGGCCTGGCACGCGGGCTGCCGCCCGCTCGCCGTTTTTCATCCGAACCTGGAGCCGTTGGGGATTCCGCTTTACGGCTCCCTGTTGGAGATCGAGCAGGACCTGGACAAGCTGGCGGAGGGCGAGGACCTGACGCCGTACGGCCCGCCCAGCGAGGAGTTCTGCCCGAGTATGGAAACATTTGTCACGGAGGTCATGCAGGGACGTGAACGATGGGAACGAGACCGAGTCGCCCATTAAGGGTGCGGTATTCAGGCTGACGGATGTCGTGGCGAGGTTCGAGAGGCTGTTGACCCTCTCGGCGGGTTTCAAGGGGGAGCGGCTGCAGGGTGCCATACTGGCCGACTTCGCCAAGATCGTGTGCAGGGGACTCAGGCTGTACGACGAGGCAAGGGAACGGGCCCACGCGGCACTGACCCTGTACAGCGGCCGGGTCCTCGATTGGGCGTTTTACATCGACTTGTGCTGGCTAATGGCGGCCGGGTACCCCCGGTTCAAGAAAGGGCTGGAGATACGCAACAAGTTTTCGGACGCCGGCAGCCGGTGGGTCGGCATCCAGGTCACGGACGTGCGGCCGGCCCCGCGCAGCAAGCACGGCACGAACAGGGCGGAGGTCCACTTCCGCATACTGACGGGAATCTTCTGCGGGCTGAAGTTCACCCAGTGGATGCCGCACGACTACGTGACGAAGATCATGGCGAAGACGATGGGCACGCTGCGGTATGCGGGGGCGCAGCCCAAGGAAGTGGTCGGCATGCTGGGCGTGGTGCTGATCGAGCTGAACAGGCGCGGACCGCAGGTCAGGGACCTGCGCGTGCCAGGCGGCGCCCTGACCTACAACAAGAAGCTGCGCAACAAGCGGGCGGAGCCGTGCATATGGAAGTACCAGTGGCCCTGTCACCTGTGTCCCATCGGGAACAGCGCCGAAAGCCAGCGATGCAGCAGGGGGACGCACCCCTTCACGTACGAGTACCGGGAGTGCCCGAGCTGCAAGCACAGGACGTGGTTCGACACGCACAGCAAGTCGGGCGTATGCGTCTCGTGCGGTGAGAAGCGGTCCAAGCGATAGGAGCAGGTCATGCAGATGCGTCCACCAGGCGGCGGCGACCAGCGCTGGTACAGCCCCGAGAGGGACCTGGCCTACGCGCTGCCGCGTTACTTCCGGCAGGCCATCTTCGTGCGCTTCGGCGGCGAGGATGCCCGCACGAAGCGGGACTACGGTCCCTACAACTTCGACCTGGAGGGCGTGACGGAGGAGCAGTTCGGCGAGGCGTGTGTCAAGGTGAGGGAGCTGTTCCTGGCGATGCGCGACTGCCAGTTCCCGGACATGGAGGTCTTCCGGGAGCGCCTCAACGAACTGGATGAGAAGGTGCTGGGTCCGCTGTTGTGGCCCATGTTCCTGATCATGCTGACGGAGTACCGGGAGTGGTGCGCGCTGGTCTCACCGAAGGACGAGACCGACACCGCGATCGACATGAAACGCATGGAAAGGGTTGTCAACGATTTCGTACGCACGATCACCAAGAGGAAGAACCCGCTCTACAGGTTCATCCAGGACCTTGCCTGGATGGCCAGGCGAGCCCTCTCGAGGGGAAAGAAAGACAATGAAGCAACTTTTGACTGAGATCGCCTCCAGATGCCCGGGCGGGAAACTGCCCGAGTCCTACCTGGTCTTCGACACCGAGACCAGCGGGGTGAATCCGACGAAGGACAAGATCCTTCAATACGGGTTCGGCGTCGTCAAGGAGGGCCAGCTGGTGGACCACTTCTCCATACTGGTCAACCGGCCGGGCTTGAAGATCGCGCCGGGCGCCGTGGCCGTGCACGGCATCAGCGAGGAAAAGATGGCCGCGGAGGGCATGGACGCCGAGGCGGCCTTCAACGAGGTGCTGTCGACCTTCCAGGCCTATCGCTGCGCCGAGCAGATGTTCGTCGGGCACAACATGATCGCGTTCGACGCGGAGCTGTTCGAGAACGAGTCCCGCCATTGGGGCAAGGAGTTCCGCTTCGGGGAGAACGAGATCTTCGACACGGGCATGGTGGTGAAGGCCGCCCAGTTGGGGATGTACTTCGACCAGCGCGACTCGATCCGCTCCTGGGCCCGCAAGGTCAGCGAGGTCAGGGCGCGGGGCGTGTACTGGTCGCTGGACCGGCACTGCTTCTCGGCGTTCAAGCTGTCGAAGTTCGGGCTCGACAAGGAAGCGGCCCACGACGCCGGTGAGGACTGCCAGCTGACCCACTTCCTCGTGAAGCGCTTCAAGGAGAAGCTGGAGGAGCTCATCCCCGAAGAGGAGATCCCGTTTTGAGCAAACCGATCAGGGCCATAGGGGTCGACGCGGGTTTTCGCAAGACGGGCGTGGCCCTGTTCGACCTGCGCCCCAAGGGCGATGTGCTTGTCGCGGCGGACACGCTCGTCACCTCGAAGGAGACGGCGTCCGACCGGTTGAACGACGACGTGGATGCGTGTTGGAACCTCTACACCAACATCGAGACGTTCATGATCAAGTACGAGCCGAGCGCCGCTTTCATTGAGATGCCTCACGGCGGCGCGCAGGGTGCGCGGGCGAACCGCTGCATGGGCATGGCGACGGCCGTGATGGCGTCCCTGTTCAACGCGGTCGGCATGCCCTACGAGATGTTTGCGCCGACGGAGGTGGAGAAGGCGCTGGGCGTCTTCCTGACGAACAAGCAGGCACGCGAGATGGGCATCCCCAAGGGGAAGACGGGCAAGCACAAGAAGGACCGCCTGAAGAGCATCGTGCTGGCCGAGTTCCCCGACTTCGACGGTTGGCCCAAGGCGGTCACACGGGCGGAGGACGCCTACGACGCGGCGGCCGTCTTCCACGCCGCGCGCTTCCGCGGCAGCGAACTATACCTGAAACTAAGGAGGAAAGTCAGTGGCGGACAAGCCGGTTGATCCCAAGAAGCAGTTCCTGCAGGCCGAGCACGACGCGATGCTGGAGAAGATCCGGCAGTCGAAGGGGCAGGAGTCCTCGCCCCTGCTCGGGCCCGACGGCCAGCCCATTGTCAAGGACAAGGACGGCAAGCCCAAACCCGAAGGGATCGTGACGCCCGGTGAGATGGGCGCGCCGGCCAGCCAGGAGGAGTTCGACGAGCTGCTCGCCAAGCAGCGCCAGCAGGAGCGTGAGAAACGCGATGCGCTGGGCAAGCAGCTGCAGAAGGCGTTCGAGGACAACAAGGAGTTCGGGCTGGTGGCCGGGCATCTCCTGACGGCGTACCGGCTGCTGTTCTGGCTGATGAGCGAGGCGATGACCCACGAGGGCGTCACCAAGGACATGATCAACCACCTCAGCGACTCCTGCCGGGCGAGCGCCATGAACCAGGGGTACAGCCTGCAGGAGCTGATCGGCACGATCCGCGGCAACCTGGTGCCCATGCTGAACGGCCGCATGCAGTACTACAGCCGCAAGCAAAAGGCCCGCCAGGCCAAGATCAAGCAGATCGAGAAGCGCATCGGCGCCAAAGGCGTGGCGCTGCCGTGCCTTTCCATGGAGCGGATGTTCAAGGACAAGGACGGCAACCTGTCCGGTTTCCGCCCCGGGAGCATCATGCTCGTTCACGGCTCGCCCCTGGCAATCACCTACGCGTTGGCGGCGTGTGCGAAGTCGCATAAGGAGAAGAACAACGGCGAGTCGTGGTTCCTGCAGCGCGTCAACGAGAAGGACGAGCACGACTACATCACGTTCATGCCGTGCAAGTGGTGGAAGCACAAGGCTCAGAGCTACAAGGAGCTGGAGGAGACACTCGAGCCGATCCGCAAGAGCGGAGCGGTGCTGGTGTTGATCGACCAGCTTGATCTGCTGCACCCGCACGACGGGACGCTGCAGAGTCAGTCCAGGGCAGGGGCCAAGGCGCTGGGGAACCTTTACCAGTGGGCCACGGAGAATTGTGTGTGCTTCATCATCGGTGACGTGGTCGGCGACGACGTCACCGTGCCGCCCGAGGCGTACAGCCCGCTACCGCATCTGCCGGTGGCCCTCCGTAACGTGGAGGGGGAGCAGAAGCTCGTGATCGGTAACGACGTAATGGACATCGACCTATGAAGATCAAGTTGGGATGTGTCGGCTACACCACCCAGATCAGGGAGGACTGGGAGCAGTTCGCTCCCGAGATCACGCCCCCGTCCAACTACAAGGACAAGGCGAAGATCGCGAAGTACGTTGAAGACGCCAGGATGAAGCAGCTGAACACGGCGGATACGACGCCGCTGTTGTGTGAGTTCCGCGAAGTCTGCGCGGTTAACGAGAAGGGGGAATGCGTGGAGCTGATGACGGGGACCCGTATGGCCTATCTGGGTCAGTTCACGCACATTGCCGTGATAGGGGCGTCGTTGATGCGGCACCTGCTCATGCGCGAGCAAATCGAGCACGGCAGGAAATTGGACGCGGGGCAACTGTGGAACATCATGAGCCTGCGTACAGGCTATCCGTTTCTGGCGGGCGGTAGTACGGGGAAGGACATTTTCGACCCCGTGCACGCACTCACCTGCACGAGCACGCTGGACGATCATCTGGACAGCGTGGCAAAGGCGTACGGATACAAGCACGGCACCCTTACGGCGACGGATCGGGCGGTATTCGCGTACCATCTTTGCAAGCTCATGGGGATTGCCGATGGATGATCGACTCGTCAGGCCTGCGCCTGACTTCCAATTCGCGGAGTCGTTCAAGGACCTGGAGCGTCAGGGGTTCGTCCCCTGCGCTCTGGGTCCGGTCTACGTCTACGCGGAAGTGAAGGAGAGCATCCCGGACCGCTTTGCCATGGAGGACATACCTGGCAAGCCGTCCGAGATGCGGGGCATGGAGCTGCGCCTGGAGCGGCCCATCCTGTCCCACTGCATGGACTGGAACTACATGCTCAACATCATCGACGGTGACAGCTTCCCGTACTTCAAGCAGTGGCTGCTGTCGCAGCAGTTCGTCAACCGCGAGAAACGCTGCTTCTACGTGGTCCGGCACTTCAAGGTGCCGGTAAAGGACCCTATTGCTTTAGCTCTCGGCAAGTCCGTGGACACGGCGCTGGACGTCTTCACGCTGAGCGGTTTTTCGGGGTTGCTCAAGCCGGTGATCTCCACCCTGCCGGCGACCTACACGGGCACCAAGGACCCCAAGGAGCTGTCCCCGCGGGACGAGGTGGCCAAGCGGGTGGACGCGGTCGTGCCAGACTTCGTGGTGCTCAAGGTCGCCTCGCCCGAGGACGAGGTGATCGACCTGGGCAAGGCCGCGCTGGAGATCGTGGACAATGCGTAGGCTGAAGATTATTTCGGACGGCACACCCGAAGGTACGCGCCTGGTCGACAGTGTGACGTCGGAGGATTTGAAGTTGCCCATTAAGAGCATTGTGTGGCGGTTTGACGTGGAGAGTTTCCCAACCGCGGAAGTGACGCTGTTGTGTCCTCTGGCTACGTTGGTGGCGGATACCGTCATAGGAGGCCCGGATGGACCGGTCGAAAACAAAGGTGGCAGTGATCGGTGACGTGATGCTGGACGTGCACATCCACTGTGACGTGACGGGCATCTCCCCCGAAGACGACATCGCCCCCAAGCTGCGCATCCGCGAGGAGACCTTGCGGCCCGGCGGAGCCGGCAACGTGGCCCTCAACCTGAAGAGCCTGGGCCTGATCGACGAGGTCTACCTCTTCGGGTTGGTCGGTGCCGACGAGGAGGGCGACATGCTCAAGGGCGCCGTTGACGGCGCCTGCATCAATTTCATGGAGCTCGTCGACACCCGGCCCACCACCGTCAAGACCCGCTACCTGACCCAGCGCGGGCGGCACCTGTGCCGGGTGGACCGCGAGTCCGTTTTTCCCGTGACGGGCCACGAGCGCAACGCGTTGGAGAAGGCCATCATGAGCCACGGCCCGTACGACATGTTCGTGATCTCAGACTACGGCAAGGGCGTGGTCACGGACGGACTGATGGAGGGGTTGCGGGAGCGCAGCGGGGAGTCCCTGCCCATCGTGGTCGACCCCAAGGGGGACGACTTCACCAAGTACGGCGAGGTGTACGCGGTCACCCCCAATATCAAGGAGTTCCTGGGCATCATGCGGAACCGCGCCGCGGACGTCTGGAACCTGAAGTGCGCGGCCCAGAACATCGTCATCACCCGCGGCGAGGAGGGCTGCCAGCTTCTGCGCACGGACGACAGGCAGCTCTTTCAGGGCGCATACACGGGTGACCCCGTCAAGAACACCTTCCCCTCCCGGGCCCGCGAGGTGGGTGACCCCACCGGCTGCGGGGACTCCTTCGTGGCGGGGCTGGTCAGCTCGCTGGTGGTGCATACGCAGCATCCCAAGCACGAGAGGCTGCAGCAGGCCTGCCGCTTCGCCAACGCGGTGGGGGCCTGCGCCTACGACCACCAGGGGGCCCGGTCGGTCACGCTGGATGAGGTGCAGAAAGAGTTCGAGACGTTCAACTACTAGGAGGTTCCATGAAGCTCAAGATCAAGCTGCCGTCCTCGCTGGACGCCACGGACATTTCGTTCGACGACCAGTCCAACGAGATCTCGATGAACCTGGTTTTCTACGGGGACGGGAAGGAAAGCGTGGGCGGCGTGGTCCGCACCACCGATGAGGCCGACGAGACGCTCTTTCGGGGCATCGTCAAGATCAGCGGCCAAACGGCCAAAGTGTCCGTCGTGGACCGCACGAAGCAGGTGAAGCCGCTCATTGAGAGGAAAAAGAAAGGCTAAAATACGCCCGCGGGCGCGTTACAATACCCTGTCTGGACATTGCCATGCCCTCACAGATTTTGATCAAGACATTCATCGACACCAAGCCGGCCGAGCTCGACCGGAAGGTGAACGCATGGGTGCTCGACGCGAGCGTACGCCTGCTCGAGGTCAAGGTCACTCCCATCTTATGGGAGTCTCAGCATCAGTTCGCCTTCACCGCACTCTACGAGTCGCGTGATGAGCGAAAGGCGCAGCCTCCGCCCGAGGGGTCCTCCGCGCCCACCGTGCCGGCCTTCGTGAACCTAGAAGGTCAGGAGCGGTCTGCTGAATGCATGGCGGGTATCTTCGGCGTGCCCGAGGGTTGGAAGCTGTCCCCGACGGACGGGGAGGCGGCACCGGTGGTCTGTCTGAGTCCGGACTGTGACCTGGCGCCGTATAGCGAACTCTTTGGAAACGTAGAGGAGCATACCTATGAGCGAGGAGAAAGCTCCCGCTGAAACCCCTCCGGCGTCGTCGGAGGACACGCCTCCGCCCCCGGCGGACGGCAAGTTCCACTTCCTGGTCGTGCCCGAGAAGGGCGAGGACCAGACACCAAAGTGGGAAACGTCTTCCACCCTGGAGGACATGCTTTCCCGCTTGCACACCACGCTGGTGACGTGTGAAGTGGGCTGGGTCTACGTCATCATTGATGGCAAACGGGCCCTCCTTTCAGCACCTAGGCAGGTGTTTGACCTCCAGCTGCCCGACAAAAACGTCGTGCGGGTGGAACCGAAGGATCAGGCGACATTTCTACAGGACGGCCGCTTCGTCGCTCTGGTGTCGCCTACGCAGCGTGAATAATGCTGCGTGCGAACGTGGAGAAGTGTGTTTGGAGGAAACAGCACCATGAACAAACGTGGAAAACGAGTCGGCGGCCGACCGCGGTTCAAACGCGAGGTCAGTGAGTTGCAGGCACGCATCAGATCCCTTCCAAGTGATGAGGCCATTTTCTCTATCATCGGTCCCAAGAACGAGGACATCGTTCCTCTTTCCAGGGCGAAAGCCCTTGTCATCTCCCGCGGGGATTACCCCCGCACCTACGTGCCGCTGCAGCTGCGCGGCATGCTCCCCTGTGTTGTGTCCCTCTTGCCCGTCGTTTGGGAAGCCATCCAGCGAACGAAGGAAGACGGCAGCATCGAAACCTCCTACAAGGCCCACATCGGCGGGCCCGGCTGGTACGAGTACCGCAAGGGCAAGCACCACAGCCTGTACGCCCGCGAGCACATTCGCGGCTATCAGCCTTGCGGCACCGAAATCGACCTCTTCGAGACCGATCCCCGCGAGCCCCGCTGTCCGCGTTGGGGCTTGAAGGACGAGCGCATTTTCCTTCGCTCCAACAAGGTGAAGATCGACCGTGTGGAGCAGCGCGTGCACAAGAAGATGGTGCAGCACGCCGGGAGGATGCTGGACCCTATTAAGCTGGAGGACATGCCGGGTTACGACGTGAACGGCTTTGGCGAGCTGCGCATGCCGGACCTGCTGTTCGTGCCCAGCAAACAGCCCCTTCGCCTTAACTATGACACCATCGATGACGTCGTGCTCACGGCGGTGAACATGGGGTTGTGGGGCGTGCGCGACCACGACGTCTTCCTTAGGGGTTTGCAGGCGCCACAGCGCGGTGTGGTGACGCGCGAGCAGGGGTCCAACGACTACACGTTCCGCCCGGACGAGGACCCCGATGACGATGAGGAAGTGATCTACTATCACCGCCACATCTGCTCGGACGTCGAGCTTCGCTGCCGACAGCTGTTCCACCTTCCGGTCCGCGCGGAGCTGCGCCCGACCCTCCCGCCTGGTGAGCATCGCGTGGCGCGCGGCCACGTGCTGTACGCGCCGCAGATGCCGGCCGACACGTTCAAGGATGTTGACGCCCTCAAGAAGTCGGTGGGACAGGGCGTCCTGAACATGTATCGGTTCATTGCCGCACTGACCCGCGCCCGCATGGTGAACAACCTGCCGGCGCTGGACTCGGACGTGGCGGTGGGCGGCGGCGAGCCATACCTGGACCTGGACTCCATGATCCCCCGGGTGCAGAAGTTGGTGGGTTCGCCCATCAGCCTGGTGTACCGGCAGGGCTTCTGGAATGTCAATCTTTCCGACTTCCAGGGCAGGCGCTCCAACCGCTTGCTGTCCGAGGAGCTTCGCGAGGAACGGGCCGTGCGTCGCAAGGCCCGGGAATCCAAGCTCAAGGAGAAGCCTCTTCCCGAACCGGCGAAGAAGCTCGCCGCGGCGCGTGAGGAGGTCCAGAAGGCAGCGGCCAAGGAGAAGAAGGCCAAGGAGAAGGCCTACAGTTACACGACCTTCTCGGCGGCAGGGCTGCCCATAGACCAGGGTACGGTGATGGCGTCGGACAAGAAGGAAGCCCGCAAGAAGGTGCGCGAGCTTCTGCAGGTCGACAAGTTGCCGAAAGGCACTGTCGTGGAGAAGGCCAAGGAAGCAGCGGTTTCCTGACGGTGAGGTCGGGAAGCGGGGGTTGCGGGCGCTTCGGCGCCCGTGGCCCCTTTCTCTTTAGCTATCAGCCAGTATGATACCCACGGGAGGAACCATGGCTGGCGAAGAAGAAGTGAACGACGAATACCGTGACGGCAGACAGAGTCACGGCATGAAGGGCACTGTGGTCCCCAGCGCCCGCAAGGGCGACCGCGAGGACAGCGGCGTGCGCTTCGACCCGCACAACCCGCGCTTCGACCACAACATCGTGGTGGTGCGCGAGGACGGAGGGGAAAGCAAGGTCGGCATTTCCGCCGAGACGCAGGAGAAGTTGAAGAATGGCCTGCGCAAAGGACAGAGGGTGGATTACGACCAGCTCATGGAGAAAGGAAACGCCCCCGTGGAACGCTCCGAGATTCCTCTTACCCGCGAAGCGCCGTCCGCCGCCATCGACGACAGCGTGCCCGACACCGAGGAGACGCTGAGCATGCCCAGCGTGATCAGGAGTCCCGCACCCGCGCCGGAGCCCGTGCGGCAGGAGGAACCGGACCCGGAACCCGTACCGGTGGCGGAGCCGGCGCCTGAACCGGAACCGGAGCCACAGAAGCCCGCCGAGCCCATGGAGGCCAACAGGCCCGTCAGCAAGACTCCGGCGGACCTGGACCTCGAACCGGACCCGTCTCCGGGCCCCGAGCAGCTGTCCAGCTACACGGTCGAGAAGGACGAGGCGTCCGGCAAGTCCAGGCCCCTGTTGAAGCCCGCGGAGTCACCGGGCGGCGCGGAGTTCGACGACGCGTCCCTCGAGCGCGACGAGGGTTCCGACTTGGGTGAGATGCCGGACATTTCGATGCAGGCACCGGAATCCAAGGGCGTGCCGATCAAGAGCCCCAACGTGAACCTGGACAGCGCACCCATGCGGGTGCAGCGCGTCAAAGTCAGGTTCATAAGCAAGTTGGGGAAGTTGGCGATTCCATACAACCTGGTTTTCCGGTATGGTATGAACCTGGTGTTGATCCAGTACAGCGAGGAGGGCATCTTCTACGACCCCCCGCAGGCGACGGACCTGGAGATCGAGGTGTGGTGGCACGGGAGCGTGTTCATCTGTTTCCCGGGCGTCTACTTCGAGTTCCCGGACGGACAAACCTCGCAGACCATCTTTTTCATCGACGAGGACAAGACACGTGCCAAGCGAAAAGAGCTCCGAGAAGCCCAGTGAAGGCATGGTGAAGAACGGCAACCTGAAGTCGCCGACCACCCGTTGTGATTTGTGTGGCGCGCCATCTGCCGTTATTCTTCCGAGCGGTAAAGCGCGCTGCCCGGCACACGTCGTCGCGGACAAGATGGCCAGTGACGACGAGCCGTTGAAGGGTGCGGGCGAGCGCCTCTCCGGCCAACATGACGCCTGAAGGAGGTCGCCGTGCCGATCGACAACACAGCCGTCTTCTCGTCCTTTCCCAATGAGCCGTCCGGCTCCAACCAGGCCAACCGCTCCAACCGCTTCAGCGGGGCGTTCCCGGACCCCTACCTGGACTATGCCTCCACGCAGATGCCGCGCAGCATGTACGACGTGCTGCGCTGGTGCGAGTACGTGTGGATCACCTACGGCACGTACCGCATGGCCTGCCAGCGCGTGGTCCGGTACTTCCTGACCCGCATCGAGCTGACCGACGCCTCGGACGACGAGAAGGAGAAGTTCGAGGACTTCCTCGGCCCCGAGCACCTCAACCTGATGCACGAGTTGGCCAGCTCCGGCGATAACCGGATGGCTTACGGCAACGACTTCATCTCCATGCACGTGCCGTTCCGCCGGCACCTGAAGTGCCCCAACTGCAAGGCGGAGAGCCCGTTGAAGGGCATGGCCTACCGTTGGATCGGGTGGCGCTTCGAGTCCAAGTGCAAGAAGTGTAAGTACGAGGGCCGCTTCGAGCGCGTGGACCGCCGGTCCATCGAGCAGGACAAGCTCAGGATCATCCACTGGCCGGCCCACGAGATCCGCATCCTGCACCACCCCATCACCAACGAGTCGATGTACTTCTGGGAGATCCCGCCCACGGTCAGGAGCTTGATCGAGCGGGGCAACGAGTTCTACCTGGAGAAGACGCCTTGGGAGATCATCGAGGCTTGCCGGCAGCGCAAGCTTTTCCGCTTCAACAAGGACGTGATGTTCCACTTGCGCGACGAGCCCATCTCGGGTGTGCGGGACTATGGCTGGGGCATTCCCCTCATCATGGGGAACTTCAAGCAGGCCTGGCTCATACAGGTCCTGAAGCGCTACAACGAGGCCATTGCGCTGGACTACATCATCCCGTTCCGAGCGGTGACGCCCAAGCCGGGCACCTCGCGTGAAGCCGACCCGTTGCTGCACATGAACCTGGGCAACTTCCAGAACAAGGTCCTGGGCATGTTCAGGCAGCACCGCCGCGACCCGACCATGATCCACGCGCTGCCGTTCCCGGTGGAGATGCAGATGTTGGGCGCGGAGGGCAAGCAGCTCGCGCCTTCGGAGCTGCTGGACGCGGCCACCGACGAGTTTCTCAATGCACAGGGGATACCCGCCGAGCTTTACAAGGGCACGCTGCAACTGCAGGCCATGCCCACGGCGCTGCGCTTGTTCGAGCGCACATGGGTGTCACTCATAGATGGCTTTAACGCGATGATCAATTGGATATTCAGGCGCGTATCCGATTTAATGAACTGGGAGAACTTGAAGGGAAGACTGCAACCGGTCACCATGGCCGACGATCTGGAACGGAAGGCCGTCATGCTGCAGCTGGCCGCCGGTCAACAGATCTCCCGCCAAACGGCCCTGGCGCCCTTCGGCATCGATCTGCGCGAGGAAATCAAGCGCATGTTCGAGGAAGAGGAATACACCCAGGAGCAGATGGCGCGTTTCCAGGAGGAAATGGCGCAGAAGCAGGAACTCCAGCAGACCATGCAAATGGGTGCTGCCGGCATGCTGCCGCCAGGTGGCGCGGCCATGCCTCCAGGCGCCGCACCAATGCCAGGGGCGCCGCCTCCGGCCATGGGCGCTCCCGCCGCTCCCGCCGCCGCCGGCCAGCAGGGCGTCTCCATCGACGACCTGTCCATGCAGGCCGAGCAGGAGGCCCACCGTCTCATCTCCATGCCGTATGAGATGAGGAAGTCCGAGCTGTTGCAGATCAAGCGATCCAACGAGACGCTGCATGCCCTGATCATCTCCAAAATGGACACACTGAGGAATCAGGCCAAGACGCAGGGGGGTCAAATGTTGCTTCAACAGTCCGCGGGTGCCGCGGCGTGAGGGGAGTTGACAATGGATCAGCAGGTGGACCTTTCCACGGTGCTTTGGATCATCGGTATCTTCATGACCATCGTCGTGAGCTTGACCGGGGCGGTCTGGGCGCTACTCCTGAAGAATATCGAGCGCGTACGGAATAATGTGGCCGACGCGTTCAATGGTATCAAGGAGGAGCGCAACCATTGCGACAAGAAGATTGACGAGGTGACCGCGAAGGTGGACGCCGAGCGCAAGGAGCGCACGGACAAGCATGACGCGGCCATGGAGCGCGTTTTCGGAGAGATCGAGAAGACGAAGGACAAGACGGCGGATCTGGAGGTGACAGTGGCGGGGTTCGGTTCCGTTTACGTGACACGAGCGGAACAACAACCATAAGGAGTGGGACCATGCGCATACTGGTTGTCGACTCAAACCGGGTGTTCGCGAGGAAGGTGGGCGACTTCCTGGAACAGCACCTGAAGAAGGTCGAGGTCGACTATGCCACAAACGTGCCGATCCTGCGACGCAGGTTGAGGGTCAACGACTACGACTACATCATCGCCGACATCTTCACGGCTTTCGACGCCAAGGCCATGCAGGAGGTGCTGAGCGACGTTGACACGCCGATGCTGGTGTGGTCGATCCTCAAGTCGCCGGACCGCATCACGAACGTCTTCAGGGATCAGCTCGCCAAACGCGTGCTGCCGAAGCCCGACGACGACGCGGGCATCGAAGCGGCCGTGACGTCTGTCATGCTTCAAACTGTTGAATGATGGAAGCGACCTACGACCACAACCTGGCCGTCTTCGGCCGCTGGATCGGATTCTGGCGCGACCGTTGGCACAGCAAGGGCGAAGCCTACAGCGGCGGCGTCGAGCAGACCCGCACCATCGAAGGCATCATCCGAGGCCTTTTCTCCCCCAAGCACTACTACCCGGACGCCATGGACTTCGGCGCTGGCCACGGCCGCTTCTGCGAGCTGATGAGCCTGTACTGCGGCCACATCTGGGCGGCGGACATCGTGGACGACATGCTGGACTGCTACGGTTCCAAGGCGCCCACGGTCACGCCCATGAAGCTGGAGTGGCCGGTCAAGCTGCCCCTGCGGGACGACAAGCTGGACCTGCTGTGGGCCTTCTTCACCTTCCAGCACATCGTCGACCCCACCATCTTCCAGCTCACCACCCAGGAGCTGCGCCGGGTCCTCAAGTCCGGTTCTCGCATCCTGATCATTGACAACGCCGTCGATACGGCCAATCATGTACGTTCCCGCGGCCCCGAGGCACTGGGGAAAGCACTGGGCATGAAGCCCGGCTTCACGCAAGTGCGCGTGACCATAGGGAATCCGCATGACCATTGGCTGATCGACGGGGTCAAGGCTTAATGCCCAAGGAAGACTTCGCCCCAGGACTACCCGACCCCTCCCGCTTCGGTGAGATACACAAGCTCATCACGGGGAAGGAGCTCCCCTTTGTCATACAGCGGCACCTGGCAGAGCGAGCCGGCCCACACTACGACGTCCGATTCGGTACACGTCCAGACGCCCAGGCTCCGCTGGTCTCGTTCGCCACGAAGAAGGACTGGCCGGGGCCCGGCGGCAAGACGATGCTCTTCCAGCAGCCGCTCCACAGCGGACAGTACGCCGACTTCGAGGGCGAGATCACGCACGGCTACGGCAAGGGCACGGTCAAGACCCATGAGAAGGGGAAGCTGATCGTCACTCAGGCTGACAAGGACAAGATCAAGTTCGTCCTGGCCCACAAGAAGTTCCCCGAGACCTACACCCTGATCCGCAAGAGCGGTCCTCCCAGGCCCAAGACCGAGCGCCAGCGTGCCACGCAGGGCGGCTCGTGGCTGTTGATCAACACCACGCCCATGGACGCCGCGAAGATGCTGGGCGGCGAGCCTGAAGCTGTCGGCCTCAACAAGATGCGTTACACAAAGATCCCGTCCGAGCAGGTGGACAAGGTCTTCAGCAAGGACTACCTGGTGCAGGAGAAGGTTGACGGGGCCAGCGCTTTATATCACCTGCTGGCCGACCGGATCGAGGTGTTGTCCTACCGCACGGCCCAGGACGACCGCCCCATCATCCACACCTACAGGACCATGGGGCCGGGCGGCGAGAAGGCCGGGGTCAAACTCCCCAAGCGCCTGATCGGGACCATCCTCCGCGGCGAGATCTACGGCGAGCGGGAGGGCCAGGCCATACCGCCGCAGGAGCTGGGCGGCATCCTCAACGCTTCGACCGTGCGGTCCCTGGAGAAGCAACGCGAGCAGAAGGTCAGGATGAAGCACATGCTGTTCGACGTGGTCCGGTTGGGCAAGGACTACGTGCCGCCCGTCTCCGTGGGCGCCGAGGACCGCATGCGGATGCTCAGCGACGTGTCCAAGTACCTGCCACCGTCTTTCAGCATGCCGGAGACGGCCACCGACCCTGCTGCACAGCGTGACTTATACAAACGTATTACGGGCGGCGAGCACCCGCGCACGCGTGAGGGGATCATCGCCTGGCCCAAGGAGCCCGGGAAGAAGCCGATCAAGGTCAAGGCCACCCCAGAGGCCGACGTGTGGGTGCAGAAGGTCTTCCCCGGAGAGAAGAGATTGAAGGGTGTCGGAGCCGGTGGTTTCGAGTATAGTCTGTCACCGGAAGGCCCCGTAACGGGCCGTGTCGGTACAGGGTTTACAGAAGCCACGCGCAAGGAGATGCTGGAAGATCCAGAGGGGTGGAAGGGCCGCCTGGCCCGCATTCGCTCCCAGGGCCGCTTCCCAAGCGGCGCACACCGTGCCCCGGCTTTCATTTCGCTGCACGAGGACTATCCTTTGCGCAAGGCGTCCTCGGCGGACCTGGACGCGATACAGGAACTTCTGGACGCCGCGACACGCGCTTTCATGACGAGGTAGAGCCATGGCCGAAGCAGATCGCGTACGCACCCTGGTCAAGAACCTGACCGACCGCCGGCGGGTCAGCTGGATGCCGCCCAACGGCCGCGAGATGGGCGACCAGGAGCAGGTCAGTGTGGACGGCGTGCTCGAGAACATCGTCGTGATGGGCATGGACGCTGCGGTCTTCGACCAGTACGTCTACGACCTGGCCAACGACCGTGTCGAGATCACCAAGCTGGGCTACGCAGGCGGCGGCGAGGAGGAGACCGAGTCCTTCACCACGGTGGTGGGCGACGGCTCCGAGACGGTCTTCGACATCGACGCGGGCTTCAACACGGCCAACGCCAGGGTCTTCGTTTACGACACCATCAGCGGCTCCCAGATCACGGCCTACCAGTTCCAGCTGCAGACGCCCACGACCACCAGCGTGCGGCTGACCTTCAACCCCGCGCCGGCCGCGGGGCAGATCCGGGTCTTCATCTTCAGCCCGAGCACGGCGGAGGGCGAGACCTACGATTCCGGCGACATCGGCAACGGCGCCGACACTGAATTCGTGCTCGATTTGGGCTTCCCGGCGGCCCTGGCGGACATCTACGTTTTCGATGCGCTTGGCGGAGGACCGATCTTCGGATACTCCTTGCAGCGCGCCACGCCCACCCTGAACAGCATCACGGTGGGGTTTTCCCCTGCTCCGGCTTCGGGGCAGATTCGGCTGTTCGCGTTTGAGCGGTCTTGACCGTAAAGATGCGGGCGCCTATCATGAGGCCGGTACGGAGAAGGGCCCATGGCAAAATCTCAAGGTACGTTTGGGAACGGCGCCGACACGCAATTCGACGTCAACGCGGGCTTCAGCACCGCCGTCGTTTGCGTGCGGCTCTTCGACCTTAACCGGGACGGACTTGAGATCCCGGCTTTCCAGCTGCAAAAGCAGACGCCCACGGCCAACAGTGTAAGGTTCATCTTGACCCCGGCACCGGCGTCAAACTCGATCCAGTACGTGATTACGGACGGTACGGAACCGCCAGATCCGGCGTGAGGAGGTAGGTGATGGCTGACACTCCGATGTTCAACCCGATTGACATGCAAAACAATCGGATCAAGAACCTGCCCGCTCCCGTCGACGATGACGATCCGTTGCGCAAGGTCGACCAGTCTTCCGGCCCAACCGGGGTTACGGGGGCCACCGGCGCCTCGGGCGCGGCCGGTACGGACGGCGTGACAGGCGTGACGGGTGCCACCGGCGCGGCCGGTGTTACGGGCGTGACCGGGGTCTCGGGCGCGGCCGGTACGGACGGTGTCACGGGTGTGACCGGAGCCACAGGCTCCGCAGGGGCTCAGGGTGTGACCGGCGTGACTGGTGCTACAGGTTCCGCCGGGTCAGCGGGAGCGCAAGGCGTGACCGGCGTGACCGGTGCCACGGGCTCGGCGGGTGCTGCCGGCGCCACGGGTGTGACCGGTGCGCAAGGCGTGACCGGCGTGACCGGTGCGACCGGTCTTGGCGTGACCGGCGTGACCGGGGCCACGGGCTCAGCGGGTTCCGTTGGCGCGACAGGCGCCACCGGGGCCACCGGTGCCACAGGACCGGCCATCAACGCCACGGAGTCCGCAATCGGTTCGGTTGAGCTGGCTACTGAGGCCGAAGCTAAGGCTGGTGCTACAGGCGCTGGTAGTGTGGGTCCGCTGGCCGTACGCCCCATTCATCTGATGGTATACCGCGACCCGAACTATGGTACGCTTATCGCCCGCGCAAACCTGACACCGCCGGCCTCAACTCCGTATGCCCGAGGCTCCTACGCTGTCGAACTTCAGTCTGAGATCAACGCCGACGATCAGGTGGCCTATGGGGCCTATGATGTAGTGGTTGGCAGTCGGAATAAGAGTACCCTCGGCAGTTACGCCAACGTCGTTCATGGGCGAGCCAATTCCTGCGAGGGCGGTGACAACTTCGTTTTCGGCACGTCAAACAGCATCGGCTAGGTCGGGGTTCACTAGGAGATAGATCATGGTCATCATTTTCGGTTCCGACATGAACACGATTACGGGACGGTCCAACCAAATCCCGGCGGCCGTGAATCGAAACGCAATCTTGAGCTGTTACAACGTGTACGCAGCCGGCTCGTACAACTTTCTGGCCAACGTATACGGCTATGTCAAGGTCTCCGGGTCCAACAACGTCATTGCCGCGAGCTACACGTCGAACTCGCTCTACGGCAACGGCAACGTGATCCTGGGCGGACAGCAGTGCTATCAGAGCACGGGCACCTACAGCCAGTACGGCTGCGTGCTGATTGGGGGATACCAAAACCGGCTCTATGGCGCGGCAACCGGGCGCGGCTGCGTGGTCTTGGGCGGGTACAACAACAAGGTCCGCAATTACGACAACGCGATCGTCGGCGGCACCAACGGCCTCATCAACGAGTCCGGCGCGACGGCCAACGCCGTGCTGGGCGGCGACTATGGCGAGATCAAGCAGGACGCTACGAACAGCGTGGTGCTGGGCGGCTACAAGAACAAGATCAACGCCTCCGGCGACAACAACGGCATCCTGGCCGGCTACCAGAACCAGACCTATTCCAGTGCGACGCAGTGCGCGGTGGTCGGGGGCAGCTACAACGTCGCACGCGGTGACGGCTCCGTGGTCCTGGGCGGACAGCAGAACACCGTCGGCGCATCCGGCGACCACTCGGCGATCATGGGTCAGTACACGCACACCACGCGTACCGGCGAGGTTGCGCACAACAGTGTCGCCTTCAACGACGCTACCGGTGCCACGGTCTCCGACGACCGCGGCTACCACCGCATAACCGGCAACCTGAAGACGGCGGACGCTACCGTAACATCGATCATCGACTTGACCCTGTCGGAGGCTACGGCTTACGCCTTCATGATCACGATCGTGGGCGTGGAGGACGGGGGCGGCAACCGGGCTTCCTACGTGCGACGTGCCACGGCCTACCGAGACGGCAGTGGTTCAGCCGCTTTGCAAGGCTCCGTTGAGACCATCGGCACCGACGTGGAGTCCGACGCGGCCTGGGACGTGACCGTGGACGTGAATTCCAACGACCTCAGGATTCGTGCAACAGGCAAGGCGGCCACCGACATTAACTGGGTGGCGGTCGTGGAGTGGGCGGCGATTGGCGAGGTGGTCAACTAAGTCGAAAGCGAGGATTCAAATGCCTATCAGCAAGGAAGAGCGGCTGGCCAAGCGCAAAGCCAAGCGCGAGTCCCGGAAGAAGGACCGAGAGGCCAAACGCAAGGCACGCCTTGCCGCCAAGGGAGTGGCTGACACCAAGGACGACAGCCTGTGCACGCAGTGCGGCATCTGCTGCTACCTGTACCTGCCGGGTGAGAACGGGAGGCTTTTCTACACGCCTTTCCTGTGCGGCAATCTCAACCAGGTTACGAAGCTCTGCGCCGTGTTCGATCAGCGCCTGAAGGTGTTCAAACCGTGCAACACCGCGGAGAGGGGTGTACGGCGCAAGGTCATGCCCGTTGGCTGCCCGTACACCGCCGGTGTCAAGGACTACGTCGGTCCCGCCCCGGACTACAACGCTTCACCCGCGGTGAAGGCGCGGGTGGACAAGATCCTGGCTGACGGCCCCAACGAGCACGGCCAGTACGTCATCAACGGCGACGCGTACGTGTTGGACACGAACTGGACGCCGACAACCTGCGTTTATCCCACTTGAGCTGTGACCAGGTCATGGTATAGTTCTTCGCCATAATCGAAAACTTCGATGGCGGAGAACAACCCATGCCCACAATCCATTTTCTTGCCGGGCTGCCCCGCAGCGGCTCCACGCTGCTGATGAACATCCTGGCCCAGAACCCGGACATCCATCCCACGACCACGTCCCCGCTTCCCGAGGCGCTGGTGCGCGCCCGGAACAGCTGGCAGGATATCGGGGCGTACAGTGCCAACCCGGACCACCGGGCACGGGACGGAGCGCTCAAGGGGTTGCTGCAGGGGTATTACGCCCACGTCGAGGAACCCGTGGTGATCGACAAGCACCGCGGGTGGCCGTCCCACATCGAACTGCTCGAACACCTGACGCAGTGCGACGTCAAGATCATTTGCACGGTGCGCTGCATCGTGGACATCCTTTCGTCGATGGAGAAGCTGTACCGCGCCAACAAGGCGGTGCGACGCCCCGAGGGTGAGGGCCAGGCAGCCGGGCAGTACCTGTCGGTGAAGGGGCGCGCCAACGTGTGGATGGGCGAAGTCGGGGTGATCGGCTCGGCTTACCTGAACATGCAGGACGCCTGTGCGCGCGGGTACCGGGACCGCCTCCACTTCGTGGAATACGGCAACCTGACGAAGTTCCCCGACAAAACCCTCAAGAAGGTCTACAAGTTTCTGGGGATGGAACCCTACGACAGCCATGACTTCGTGAACGTGGAGCAGACCACGCAGGAGAACGACTACTTCCACGGTTTCGAGGACCTGCACACGATCCGACCCACCGTGGCCCACCAGCACAGCGACGCGACGGAGGTGCTGGGAGAGGAACTTGTGGCCCTGTACAGCAAGCCCGGCGCCCAGTTCTGGCGTGCTCCGGGCTTCTAACTCCAGGGACGATGTTTACATGTACCGGCAGTCTCGGTAGTATACGATTCGGATTCCGTGCCGAGGAACTGCCGTGGACGCGTTTGACGCCCGCATAAGACAACGTGCCCTTGAGAAGCGCGCAGCCATTCCCTCCAGACTGTATGAGATGGCCTCGTCCGGCGATCTGCCGAAGTCGCGTGTCGGTCTGGCGCTCGAAGAGGTGGCGTTGGATCGTACGCAAAAGGCCGTCGACGAGGGCGTCATCTCGCCCAACCAGGCACGTTCCTTTTACCGGATGCAAATGCTTTCGCTGGGGCGCCATCAGCCCGAACTTGAACAGGCCACCGAGGTACCCACCATGCGCCTGGGTGAGCAGGCCCCGGTGACGCCCGGTGAATTGGCATGGGCCGGCGGCATGTCCGTGGGTGTTCCCTGGCTGGGGTCTCGAATGCCCGGCGTGAGCAGCCTGTTCGGCGGCCCCATTAGCACAGGCGAAGCGGCGAAGTGGACAGTTTCTCCAAAGTTCATCGGTTTCTCGGTGCTGGGAGATGTACTAGGTTCCGGTCTGGGAGCCTTCTCACAGCCCGGTTACCAGAAAGGCGAACAGGGATACATGTCGGCGGTGGGTTCGGCATTCAAGGAGCATATGCGCGGTGTCGGCCAGGCCAGTCGCGAGGCTCGTGATCGGTACGGCTTGTTCGGTGTGCCGCTCCAGGCGCTGCACGGTATCTGGAATCCGCTCGCCAGTACGGGCTACATGCTGAAGAACGTCAAGGACACCGTCTTCGACAAGGCGGGCAGCGCGGCGCTGCGCGCGCAGCACGCCGTGGAGAAAGCACTCAAGGAGGCCTAGGATGCCGTTCAAAAGCGAGGCACAACGACGCAAGTTCTACGCCATGGCCGACCGGGGTGAGATCTCCGACGAGACCGTGGACGAATGGGAGTCGAAAACGAAGGACAAGGACCTTCCCGAACGGGTTGAAAAGAAGGACGAGAAGAAAGAGAAGAAGGCGGCCCTGGCCCGTATACTGAAGGTGGCCAACGTCATGCTCGACACCCGGCACCAGGCGCGTAAGGAGCGCCTGCTGCCCGTCCTCATGCAGAAGACGGCCATCATGCGCACCGCGCTGAAAGCAGTCGGCCGGGCGGCGGCGAAGAAGAAGCCGATGGCGTTCGGGGAGAGTGCGGAGCAGTTGGGCCTGTCCGTTGGCGACATCCTGGGTATGCGCGGCAAGGGCGGCTACCTGACGCGCCGCGGAGCCAAGGCCGGTTTGCGTGAAGCCGGCGAGAAGGCCAAGGGCAAGAAACTGAAGAAGCTGTTGATGGAGGAACTGGCGCGACGCCGGCGCATGGTCGGCTACGGCGCGCTGGGCACCGGCGGCACGGGCGTCGGCTTGCTGGGCTACATGCTGGGCAGTTCCGGCGCGCCCTCGCAGCCTTACCCCGATTACTATCCATCTATGTGAGGTAATCATGGGCGACGAGACCAGGGAGAGGATCAACGCCTTCAAGGTCGGCTTTCTGAGAAAGCTGGCCGAGGAGGGCATCACGCCTGACGAGTTCCACGAGCACGTCAAGCAGGCCTTCGACCCCATGGCGGCGGCGGTCGCCGGGGCCGGGGGCGCTGCGGACGTCGGAACGAAGCTGGTGGGAGCGGGGGCCGACGTGGGCGGCGCGCTGCTGAAGAACCTGGCGTATGCCGGGGTGTTGGCGCCCATGGCGCTGGGCGGCACGGCCGGCGCGATCGAGGCCCGCTTGACCAGCCCGTCCGTGGAGGACGTGGAGGCCATGCGCCGCGCCGAACTGGCGGCCAAGTACGAGCAGATGGCCCGCGTGATCAGGCAAAGGCTTAGAGCCAAGAGAGGCGCTTGAGCATGTCTGGCAACAATGGAAACGGGAGCAAGGCGCCCGAGGTCGAACCGGTAGGAGAGGTTTCGGACATCAGCGCCGAGGAGTCGCAACAGGCCGAGCGGCAAAAGCAGGAAGATCTGGACCCGCAGTTGGTGGACCCGTACGGCATGCACGGCAAGGAGTCCATCCTGCCGGGCTTCGACGGCCTGCCTTTCCGGGGCCGCGTGCCGAACCTGAAGGAGACGGACCGGGTTCAGCCACAGGTCGCAGCGCAGGTCCACGTGCACGTGCTGGACCTGTCGAAGAGCGAGGACATGAAGCTGTACCGGAAGATCTGCCAGGTGGTCGGCAACGGTATGGGACAGATCTCCTTCGAGAAGCACGAGTACGACGAGGACATCAAGAACTGGCGCGTGTTCATCCGTTGGATGCTTAACTACGCGCACATGCCGTCCGAGTCCGGCAGCCTGTTCATGTGAGGTGAGCTATGGGTGAATTCGCGAAACGGGCCGCCGAGGTCCTGGAGCCGTGGGAGCTGGAGCTGGAGCGCCAGCAGAAGAAGCTCTACAAGAAGATCCCGTCCTCCAAGGAAGAGGCCACCACTTCGGCGATCAACCGCATCAACGAGCTGCGCCAGAAGAGCTACATGGCCGGCTACCTGATGAGGCATCTGCGTAGCGAGGAAGAGGAAACCAAGCGCCTGCTGCCGGAGGACTCGGTGGGCGTGCCCGGCAGGGAGATCTCCCTGGCGCTCCCTGAGAAGAAGGCTGGTGCGCTGGACGCGTTGACGCGCCCGCTGCGCGAGACGGCCGAAGACCTCAAGATGCACGCCTCCCAACGCATCGACGAGGAGAAGGAACGGCTCACACGCACCACGTCCGATCCCGGCACGCTGCCCTGGTACTACCCCATGATGGCGCTGACCGCCCCCAACGCCTTCGCCGAGGGGTTCCGCAAGGCGGAGAAGGACATCGACGCCGAGGAGCTGGCCCGCATCAACGAGCGGCTCGTCAAAGCCAAGGCCGAGTTCGAGAAGGCGCTCGAGGAGGAGTACAGCCAGTCGGGCAGCTTGAAGGTCAGCAGCGCCCGGCCTCAAAGCGCCGGCGAGATGATCGACGGGCTGGCGCAGATGCATGTCAAGTGCGCCGAGGGTGAGCTCAACCAGATCCTGGGCACCTACCTGGCGCTGGCCGCGCTGCTGGGTCAGGGCGCGCACATGACGGCCAAGGAATGGGCCGAGAAGCGCGACCCGAAGAGACAGAAGCTGAAACTCGTGCGCGAGGCCGTGCGCCAGCGCATGCGTTCGTACATGCCACCCATCCGGGTGGAGGCCGGGGAACCTGGACTGGCCATAAGCTGACACGGGGTCCTCACATGCCTGAAGCCCTTCTCAATGACACGCTGAGCGCGCCGGTCAAACCAAAACCGGCCGTCACGCATCGCACGTTCGACGACGTGGACACCATGCGCGGCTCCATCTTCGACGGGGTGCTCGACGCCGTGGCCAAGAAGTACCCGGTCGAGAACACCCGCTATCGCATGGAAGTGGCTGATCTGGGCTACGGCAAGGACAAGCCTTACTCCCTGGAAGACCAGAAAAAAGCGATCATGACGGGCCAGACGATGACCCGTCAGCTGTCCGGCACCTGGCGCCTGGTCGATAAGGAGTCGGGCAAGGTCGTCGATTCAAAGAAGGCCGTGATCGCACACGTGCCCTATGTCACGCCTCGGGGCACCTTCATCTACCGCGGCAACGAGTACACCATCTCCAACCAGATGCGCCTCAAGCCCGGGGTCTACTCCCGCGTCAAGGACAACGGCATGATCGAGGCCCACTTCAACGTGGCGCCCGGCACCGGCCCGTCCTTCCGCATGTACATGGAGCCGGACACCGGCATCTTCCGCCTGGCCGTGGGCCAGTCGACGCTGAAGATGTACCCGATCCTGAAGGCCATGGGCGTGCCCGACCGCGAGATCGAGCAGATCTGGGGAAAGGAGCTCCTGCAGAAGAACACCGAGGCGGCCGACCCGCGCGCCGTCTCCCGCGCCTTCGCCAAGCTGGTGGCGACCCGCGCGGACCAGCCGGGCATCGACGCCGACCGGGAAGGGCTGGCCAAAGTCGCCCAGTTCACCCAGGTGGACAACGACCTGGTCGTGGGGCCTTCGCGGGTCCACGGCAACGGCTTGTACACGCAGCAGCCCGTCCCGGCCGGCACGCGCGTCACGCCGGCCTACATCCGCATCGGCATGACCGGCGACACCGAGGCCGACTTCGTGCGTTCCGGGCCGGCGCTGTGGGTCAATCACCAGCCCGACGACATGGCCAACACGGTCACGGCCGTAGCACCCGACGGGCGCATGGCCAACCTGATCGCCACCCGCGACATCGAGCCGTGGGAGGAGATCACCTGCGACTACGCCAAGAACCACGACACGCTGACGGACTGGGTCAAGCAGCTGTACGACATGGACGAGATGGAGGCCGAGAGGTCGATCTCCAAGATCGCCATGTCGAAGACGGCGGCCAAGATCCCGACCGTGGCCGTGGACCTGGACGGCACGCTGGCCGAGATGTACGAGTCCTTCGATCCCAAGAAGATCCCCGACCCCCGCCCCGGCGCGCGCAAGGCCATGAAGAAGTTCCAGGACAAGGGCTACCGGGTCCTGATCCACACCGTGCGGGGCGACGACCAGCTGACCAAGGACTGGTTGCACAAGCACGACATCCCCTACGACTACGTCAACGAGAACCCGGACCAGCCCGACACTGCATCCGACAAGCTGATCGCCGACGCCTACGTGGACGACCGCGGCGTGCAGGGTGCGCAGGCCTGGCACAAGATCGAGCAACAGGTCTCCGCCAAGCTGGAGAAGGAAGCCAAGATCGGTTTCAAGGACCAGGAGATGCGGTGGACGAAGTTGTGGTTCCACGGCACCGTGCGGGCCCAGCGCCAGGGCAACGACGGCAAACCGTGGGTCTATGTCCAGGTCCACAAGGGGCTTATGGACGCTGCTCGGGACAGCCTCGCCAATGAAGGCGTGGACATCGAGAAGAACCCCAACGACCCGCACATCACGCTTCTGCGCTCCAGCGAAGCCCAGGAGCTGATCGACCGGCACGGCGAGGAGCAGTGGAAGGGCGCGGCCAAGGACGGCAAGTCCATACGCTTCGCGCTCAGGCGCATGATGTCCCTGATCCCGGACGGGTGGGACGGCGTGGACCGGGTCTGGTTCATCGAGGTGGAGAGCCCGGACTTGAAGAAGTACCGGCGCGATCTGGGTTTTCCCGAGCTGCCCATCGGCGACAACGGCAACGAGCACCGCTTCCACATCACCTTTGCCATCCACCGCTCCAAGAACGAGCCCAAGCGCGCGGCGTACCTGCTTTCCGGTGCCGGCATCGGAATCGTGGAGCGCGCCTTTGAGAAGGCCGCCGGGGCCACCGACCAGGGCATCGAGCTCAACCAGGTCTTCGACCGCATGGAGCTGGACCCTGACGTGACCAAGTCCACGGTCGGTGAGGGCTTCAAGAACGCCGGCATCCCGACGCTGCTCAGGGTCAGCCAGAAGCTCCTGAACATTTCAAAGGGGATGGAGGACACCGACGACCGGGACTCGCTGGCCTACCAGAAGCTGTACGGTCCCGAGGACTTCTTCACCGAGCGCGTGAACCGCGACGCCGGCCAGACCGGCCGGAAGCTGTTGTGGCGCGCCACGCTGCGGGGCAACCTGAAACACGTGCCTACGGGGGCGCTTTCCGGGCAAATGTTCGGCGTGCTGCTGAGAAGCGGCATGGGGATGAGTCTCGAAGAGACCAACCCCATGGACATCATGGACCAGAACCTCCGCGTGATCCGCCTGGGCGAGGGCGGCATTCCGTCGCTGGACTCGGTGCCGGAGGAGAGCCGAAACGTCCAGCCCAGCCACTTCGCCTACCTGGACCCGATCAGAAGCCCGGAGAGCGAGAAGATCGGCGTGGACTCGCGCGTGTCCCATCGCGTGATGAAGGGTTCCGACGGGCAGTTCCACGCGCCCATGTTCAACCCGAAGACAGGCAAGGAGGAGATGGTCTCCGCGGCAAAGGCGGCCGAGTCGGTGGTGGCCTTTCCGGGCGAGCTGAACAAGAAGCGCGGCAAGGTCAGGGCCATGGTCAAGTCCAGGCAGGTCCAGTACGTGGACCGCAAGGACGTGGACTACGAGGTCGAAGACCCCAACCAGATGTTCACGCTCAGCTCCAACCTGGTTCCCCTGGTGTCGGGCATCAAGGGCGGGCGCCTGCTGATGGGCGCCAAGTACTTCACCCAGGCGCTGCCCCTGCGCGAGCGGGAGGCCCCGCTGGTCCGCAACCTGGAGAGGAGCGGCAAGTCCTTTGACGAGCTGTACGGGGACCGGGTGGGTGCCATACGCGCGCAGGCTCCGGGTGTGGTGACCTCGATGAACAAGAACGGCATCAAGGTCAAGTACGCCGACGGGACCACCAAGGAGCATGAGCTGTATCGCAACTTCCCCTTCAACCGGAAGAGCCTGACCGGGGATTGCGAGGTGCTGATCAAGCGTAACGGCGAACTCCTTGTTACGCGACTGGACGCCTACGAATTCGAGCAGGGGGACCTGACGCTGTCGATCGACCCTGAAACGAAGTTGTCCGCATGGATGGAGGTAACTGGCTATACGCGTCACGAGTGTGACAAGCGCCTGTACCGGGTCAAAACGGATTCAGGCAGAGCCTTCACAATAACTGAGGATCACAGCTTGATGGTGATGGGCCCTGAAGGCGATCTCGTCCCCGCTTACCCAAGCGCTTGCGTCGTTGGGCACACGCGCATACCCGTGGCGCTGCCTCGTTTTGAAGGGTGTCGCGGATTTTTCGGCGAGGACAAGCTGGGAACGTTGACCGGCCTGTACCTGGCGGAAGGACATATTCCTCAGAACCAGCCCAATCTCATCATCATAGCGGTTGCGCCGGAAGAGCGGGCAGACGAGGTAATGCGGCTGTTTCGCGAACTTGGCTGCAAACCTTTCAGGAACGGCGGTTCCGTGTGCGCTACCGATGCTGATTTGAGCAAGTTTCTCATAAAGAACTGCGGACACCTTTCGCACGGCAAGTTTATCGGCCGACAGCTGATGAATGCCAACATGTCGTTCAAACAGGCTCTGTTACAAGGCTATTTGGCCGGCGACGGCAACTTGTGGGCGGACAGAAACGGCACTGTTCAGCTCACGGCAGTGACCGTATCCAAACGTCTTCGCGACGATCTGGTCGTTCTCGCGGGCACTTTGGGAGTCTTCACGACGCTTTTCGACGTACCCCGTGACAACGAGGCATGGCGTGACGGCTACGGGCTGCGCTTCCCGAACAAGGAATTGAAGCGGACGCGGTGGATGTTCTACGAGGACCGTCAACGCCTGCTCGACGCGTTGGTTAGGGAGAACACGCGCGCGTCCAAGTTTGACGTGGTTCCGGTGCCACGGGAAGCGCGTAAAGCCTTGTATGGCGAGTTGGAAACTGTGCCGCATTTCGTCTACAAAACGGTTAACAAGGGCTACGTGGCGAAACACAGAGTGCGTACGGGGTCTGGTGTTTTTGGAAAGTGGGGCGCCTCCGACGTGTCCTGGGACCGGATCAAGTCGATTACGGAGGTGCCCAGCGAGGAATATGTTTATGACCTGTCCGTGGCGGCATCCGAGGCTTTTGCGGTAAACGGCGGCGTCGTTGTCCACAACACGTTCATCCACAACACCCCGACCGTTAAGATCGGGGACCGGGTCCGCAAGGGGCAGTTGCTGGCCACCAGCAACTACACGGACGACCAGGGCGCGCTGGCGCTGGGCACCAACCTGCGCACCGCCTACGTGCCCTACAAGGGCCTCAACTTCGAGGACGCCATTGTCATCTCCGAGTCGGCGGCCAAGCGGCTCTCCAGCGAGCACATGTACCAGCACACGCTCGACAAGGAGGACGACACGGTCACGGGGCGCAAGCAGTTCGTCTCGATCTACCCGACGACCTTCAACCGCAAGCAGCTAGGCGCGCTGGACGAGCGCGGCGTGGCCAAGGTGGGCACCACCATCAAGTACGGCGACCCCGTGGTGCTGTCCATGCGCAAGAACCAACCCTCGGCCGTGCATCGGGGCCGCAAGCCCATGTACACCGACACCTCCATCACCTGGGATCACGAGTCCCCGGGCATGGTGACCGGCGTGGACGAGACGGACGACGGCGGCTTCAACGTGACGGTGAAGGCCTACATGCCGGCACAGGAGGGGGACAAGCTGGCCGGCCGCTACGGCGACAAGGGCGTGATCTCCAAGGTCGTGCCCGACGACCAGATGATGCACGACCGGGACGGCAAGCCCTACGAGATCCTGCTCAACCCGTTGGGCATCATCACGCGCGGCAACCCCTCCCAGGTGTACGAGACGCTGCTGGGCAAGGTGGCCCGCAAGCGGGGCAAGCCCATTAGTGTGCCGGGCTTCATGGACGAGAGCATGGTGGACTACGTGCGGAAGGAGCTCAGCCGGGAGCGGATGAAGTCGCATGAGGACCTCTACGACCCGACCACCAACCGCAAGGTGCCGGACATCCTGACCGGGGACCGCTTCATCTTCAAGCTGCACCACACCGCCGAGTCCAAGGGCAAGGGCCGCGACGTGGGCGCCTACACCTCCGAGGGCATCCCGGCCAAGGGCGGCGAGTTGGGCTCAAAGCGGGTCAGCAACATGGAGCAGAACGCCCTGCTGTCCCATGGCGCGACCGGCGTGCTGCGCGACGCCCAGGTGGTCAGGGGCCAGCGCAACGACGACTTCTGGCGGGCCTTCAGGATGGGCTACACGCCCCCCTCGCCGAGCGTGCCCATGGTCTACGACAAGTTCCTCAACCACCTGCGCGGCGCCGGCATCAACGTCAAGAAGAACGGCGACCGGACGCAGCTGCTGGCCATGACCGACAAGGACGTGGACGAGATGACCAGCGGGGAGATCACCGAGGCCAAGACGGTGGACTCCGACACGCTCAAGGAGATCGACGGTGGGCTGTTCGATCGCGGGCTCACCGGAGGGCACGGGGGCAGCCGCTGGAGCCATATAAAACTGGCCGAACCCATGCCCAATCCCGTGATGGAAGAGCCCATTCGTCGCATGTTGGGCCTGACCAAGGTCAAGTTCGAGGAGGTCCTGCAGGGCAAGGAGGACATCGGCGGCGAGACGGGCACCAAGGCCATCGGGGCGGCGCTGAAGCGCATCAACCTGGACGAGGCCATCGACAACGCCAAGCTGATCATCAAGGACGGCGCGAAGTCCAAGCGGGACAACGCGGTCAAGACGCTGGGCTACTACGAGACGCTCAAGAAGGCCGGGATGAAGCCCAGCGACCTGATGCTCTCCAAGGTGCCGGTGCTGCCGCCGTCCATGCGCCCGATCACCCAGTACCGGTCCATGCAGCTCTCGGCCGACCCGAACTTCCTGTACCGGGACCTGATCAACGCCAACACGGACCTCAAGGAGATCTCGTCCGAGCTGGGCCGCAGGCACGGCGGCAGGGCGCGGTTGCGCACCTACCACGCCTTCAAGGCCGTGACCGGCCTGGGCGACCCCGTGCAGGCCAAGACCCAGGAGAAGCGGGTCAAGGGTCTCCTGGCCCACGTCTTCGGCTCCAGCCCGAAGTTCGGGATGTTCCAGCGCCGGGTGCTGGGCAGCCCCGTGGACGTGGTGGGCCGGGCGGCGATCACGCCCAACCCGAGCCTGAGCATGGACCAGGTGGGCATCCCCGAGGACAAGGTCTGGACGATCTACCGGCCCTTCGTGGTCCGGCGCCTGATCCGCCGCGGCATGCCGGCGATGGACGCGGCCAAGGCTGCGGCCAACCGCACGGAGGTGGCGGCCAACGCGCTGCAGGAGGAGATTTCCACGCGGCCCGTTCTGATCAACCGCGCGCCCACGCTGCACCGCTACGGGTTCATGGCGGCCTGGCCGGTGCTGACCAAGGGCAAGACCCTGCAGGTCTCCCCGACCACGGTGGGCGGCTTCAACGCGGACTTCGACGGCGACGCGATGAACTACCACGTGCCGGTGACCGACGAGGCCGTCGCTGACGCGGTGGACAAGATGCTGCCCAGCAAGAACCTGAAGTCCGCGAGGTTCTTCAAGACCCATTACGTGCCCGTCAACGAGTTCCTGATGGGCCTGTACCTGGCCAGTACGGCCAAGAGCGACAAGCCGTTACGGGTGTTCCGGGACAAGAAGGACGTGCTGGCTGCCTACCAGCGCGGGGACATCGGCCTGGGAGACCGTGTTTCCATAAGGAGCTGACAAACAACGTATCGGACCCTATAATCCGCTGCGTTGATGCACAGGGAGAACTATCATGTCCGCGTCCAAAGGTGTTGCCAAGAAGGTGCTGCCCAAGCCGAAAGGCAAGGAGGGGAAGATTCTCGTGACCACGCCCAAGCCCGACAAGGTTTCCGTACAGGCGGTCAAGACGTCCGCGCTGCGCCGAGCAGAGATCCTCAGCCTGATCACCAAGGAAGGTTTCGGCTTTGCCACGAAGGAGGGTAGCGCTGCCAAGGGGCTCGTGAACGCTGCCGGCAAGCTGCGCTCCGGGGCTCGAAAGGGCCTCAAGTCTTACGGCAAACTGGTCGGTAGCAAGACGAAGCCCGGAATTGCTACAGACAAGGAACGGAAGTTGTTCAACAAGGCCAAGAAGAAGGGCGTCAAGAGCAAGAAAGGCGCCAAGGCTCTCGATAAGTTCAAGCGCGAGGCTTCCAAGAAGACCGTGAAGCACTTGAACCGTTCGCAGAAATTCTTCGGAAAGCTGAAGGACGACAAAGGCAATCGCATTAAACTCAGCTCCGCTCAGCTGTTGGGCCACTTCCTGAAAAGGGCGCTGACCAAGCAGGGTTCGGAGCAGATCATCAAGCAGGCTTCGGACCGCGAACGGGCGGCCCGTGTGCTTTCAGCCGTCCACAAGGCGGCACGCAGCTATGGACGCTAAGGCGTACCTCATCAAGCAGGCGCTGGGGATGAGTGGCCTCCAGATGCAGATGGAGATGCCCTTTTCACCACCCCGGCCCGTGGCGCACATGGACACGCTGGAGGACCGCCGTACCCGGGAAAAGATGCTGGCGGACCTGCCGCCATCCAGACGTGAGGGGATCTTAAGGGCCATACAGGCCAGAATGAGGGCCAGACGATGAACAGACTCAACCCGCAACTGATCAAGCTGGCACGCGGCGCGATCCGCAAGGCGGAGAAGACGGCTGCCAAGAAGGAAGCCTTCGTGCCCATGTCACCCGCCGGTGCGGCTCCCGCACCTCCGGGTGCGCCCATGCCGCCTCCACCGGCAGGCGCGCCAGCGGCCCCCATGCCGCCCGATCCCATGATGGCCGGCGCCATGCCGGCTGACCCCATGGCTGCAGGTGGGGCACCGCCGGCTGAAGGCGCGCCCATGGACCCGGCGGCTGCCGGTGCCGGCGGCGAGACCATGACGGTTGCGCTGCCCGACCTGATCCAACTCTTCACCATGATCGCCCAGCAGGGCGGCGCAGGCGGAGCGCCCGCTCCCGCGCCCGCCGAAGGCGGCGGTGGCGAAGGCGGCGCCGAGCCCGAGAAGAAGCCCAGCGCGGCGGCGGGCAAGGACGCCAAGATCGACATGATCCTGTCCAAGCTGGACCAGCTGATCGGGGCGCTGGGCATGGCCGACATGATGGCGCCCGCCGAGGGCGGGGCAGCCATGCCTCCCGCAGAGACGGGGATGGAAGGCGAAAACGCCCTGGCTCCCGCCGAAGGCGGCATGGCTCCCGAAGCACCCATCCCGGCGATCGATGCCGGCGGCGCGGCACCGCCCCCGCCCACGGGTGGCATGATGGTGGCTGCCGCGGAGGGCGAGAAGAAGGCATCCGGCAACGGCAACGTATCCAGGGCGAAGATGCTCAGCCGCATTTGCAGCAACCTGAGGAGTGGCCAGCGACGCTGATGAACGTGCGTGTGCAGGGCGAGGGCTTCGAGCCCGTGCAGGTTTTGGACAATGTCCAGTCCGTGGTCATTCTGGACGACCACGGGCAGCCGGTCATCGCCGTGCAGCGCACGAAGGAGAATCAGATCCTTTCCATCAAAGCCGGGGACCCCCATTTCGACAAGACCTTGGAGGCGATGGGCATCGGGCTGAACGCCCGGGTGGTCAGTGGGCATTTTCCGAAAGGGGTACCAAGTGATCCGTCCTGATTATGTCCCTCCCCTCCTGCCCGGCGTGGGGCCCCTGTCTTTTGAGAAGGCGGCGGTTGCCCCCTTGGTGGCGGCTGCCCTGCCCACGGTCGGTAGAGTGGCGGGAGGGTGGCTTTTGCGGCGAGGGGGAGCAGCACTGCTTCGGCGGTTGGGGCAGCGAGTTATCCCTGCGCTGCGCAGGTTTTTTGGAAGAGGTACTTCAGCGGCACGTTCCGCTCTGCGTGCTGACATTACCCCCAGGAAAGCTTTTGAACGCATACCAGCACAAGTAAAGTTGCCGAAGCGTGATCCCATCACAGGCAAGAAAGCACCTCGTCACATGCGTGGTTGGCAGGATCGCTCCATGATTACAGAAGGTGTGGCACCTGGAACGCGTCCGCCTGCGGCGCCTGCCGCAGCGTCAGGGAAGCCGGGATTGGCTACACGTTTCGTTGACTGGGCCACGGGCCGCAAAAATGTGGACCCTTCCACGGGCAAAACACCTGGCGTGATGGGTCAGGCCATGAACGTGGGGGGCAAGGTATTGAACACCGCGCTCTACGGGAGCATAGGGGCTGACCTTTTGGGTTCACTGGGTTCGTTGTGGAAAGGCGGTTCGCCACCTGTAGCGTCCGGGTCTGCGGGACATCAAATGTGGAACTATCCCAAGACGGCCGAGCGTAGAGCTGCCTTCGAGGAGGGTGTGGACCGGTTTTGCAAGGAAGCCGACTTCGACGACGAGGACAAGCAAGCATTATACACGTTGATCGAAACAGCCGCTGAGTTGGAAAAGCGGGGCGTGGACACTTGGGAGCTCCTTAAAAAGCCGGTTGTGGACCCTTTGGGCACGTGGATAGGCGTGGGGCATACTCTGCTGTCCGGGCTGGGAGGAATAGGTTCGGATAAGGGTATCTTAGGAGCAATGGAACACACGGGCAAGAAGTATATGAGAAGTGGACCAAATCCGTTCGAGAAAGGAATTTCAAGTATCTTTTGGGGCGACCCTGGCGCACGTGCTGAAAGTGCTGCCAAGAAAAATCAAACCCCCGAGCAGCGGGAACAGGCTTCTCGCAGGGATCAGGTTCGCGGCTTGAGCGAAGAGATCATGAAGGACGAGGGGCTACGCGAAGACATTGAGAGGCGAGGGTTCAGGGAACTAAGGCGCTGGGCCAAATCCAGGAACGTGCCGTTGGGCGTGGCACGCGACGCGCTGAAGGGTACGACTTCGGTGCATCCTCAACTCGCTGGTGCGCTAAAACAACCTACGAAGCCCGGTGTTACGCCCGGTTCACGGCTCATTGGTGTACGAAGCGGAGCTAGGCAAACACAAGGTGGCTCCGTCCCACTCAGGCTGGGTCCAATGCCTGCGGCGAGGCCTCCGGCTTCAAATACACCTGGAGCGGCGCCCGCACCAACCGAACCCGCCACGGCGCCGGCGGCAAGTACATCCCCTTCTGCCGCCGAGGCGGCTTCATCGTTCAAGAACCAGGTGAACGCCCGGAACCCCGGCGCGAAGTGGCTCAACCTGAGCAAGGGCGAAGGTGCGATCCTGCCCGTGGATCAGTCGGCCGGCCCGAACCTGCAGCGCAGGGCCCAGACAAACGCCTTCTTCAACATGCAGCCGCAGCAGGGCAACGTGACCATGGCCCAGCGTGGCGGCACGGGCGTGGAGACGCTCACCCCGCGTACGCAGTCAAGCAACATGCCCTTCGCGGAGGGTACGGGTTCGCCGTCCACGGGCATGACCGACTTCAGCGACTGGATGAAGACCACCTACGGCGACACCAGTAAGATGACCGACCCCAGCAACATGATCTCTACGGGTGTGGACATGAAGACGCCCAAGCCGAACGTTTAGGGGTTGTGAATGGAAACGACGGTTGGACAGCTCCTGCTGAACGAGGCCTTGCCCGAGGACATGCGCGACTACCGCCGTGTCATCGACAAGAAGTCCCTCGCGCCGCTGTTCACCGAACTGGCCGAGAAGCACCCCGACCACTACGCCGAGATCAACCAGCGCCTCCACACCCTGGCCGCCGACGCGGTGACGGGGCACGGCGGCGTGACCAGCCTCACGCTCGACTCGCTGCGCACGCCGCTGGGCATCGAGCGCGCCCGCAAGGAACTGCAAAAGAAGATCGACAAGGTGCTGGACGGACCCGGCACCCAGGAACAGAAGAATGAAAGAATCGTGGGACTGATCTCCGACGCGCTGGAGCCCGTCACGCAGGAGAATTACAAAGAGAACCTGGCGGCCGACAACCCGCTGGCCGTGCAGGTTTCCTCCGGCAGCCGGGGCAACCCCGCCGGCCTGCGCTCCCTGACAGCAGGGGATCTGCTTTTCACGGACCACAAGGACCGCCCGATCCCGGTGCCGGTCCTTACGTCTTTCTCGGAAGGGTTGGACCCCGTGCAGTACTGGGCCGGCGCGTACACGGCCCGCAAGGGCACCATCGCCACCAAGTTTGCCACCCCCAAGTCGGGGTTCCTGGGCAAGCAGCTCGCGGCGGCCTCCCACCGCCTGGTGGTCACCGAAAAGGATTGCGGCACGCCCAACGGCCTCGTGGTGGACGCTCACGACCCGGACAACGAGGGGGCCGTGCTGGCTTCGGACGCTGGCGCGTTCAAACGCGGCGAGGTGCTGGACCCCAATAACATGCGCAAGCTGAAGGACCAGATCGTGGTGCGTTCGCCCATGACCTGCCAGGCGGAGAACGGCATCTGCCAGCAGTGCGCCGGGGTGCGCGAGCGAGGCGGCTTCCCGCCTATCGGCGACAACGTCGGGATGGCCGCCGCACACGCCATCTCCGAACCCATCGGGCAGGGTCAGCTGAACGTCAAACACGGCGGCGGGAAGCTGAAAAAGCGCGACGAGGCCAAGACGGGCATCGACCTGATCAACCAACTCGTGCAGGTTCCCAAGACTTTTGCCGGGGCTGCTGCGATATCAACCGTTGACGGTCGAGTCGAGCGGGTGGAGAATGCTCCACAAGGCGGCCAGTACATTCGGATTGCGGGTACCGAACATTGGGTGCCGGCAGGCGAGGACCTGGTTGTCAAGCGTGGGGACAAGGTGGAGGCCGGGGACGTCCTTTCCAGCGGCATCCCGAACCCGGCCGAGATCACGCGCTTCAAGGGGATCGGGGAGGGCCGGCGGTACTTCATGGAGATGTTCCGCAAGACGCTGGAGGAGAACCGCTTCAAGGCGCACCGGCGCAACGTGGAACTGCTCTCCAGGGGCCTGATCAACCACGTCAGGGTGACGGATCTGGACGGACCGGCGGACACCCTGCCCGACGACGTGGCCGAGTACGACGACATCGTGCGCGGATATCAGGCCCGTTATGGCTCCAAAACGGTTGCCCCGAAGCGTGCCCTTGGGTTATACCTGGAACGTCCCGCACTGCACTATTCGATCGGGACGCGCGTCACGCCCCGCGTGGCCAAGAGTTTGCAGGACCACGGCGTAGAAAATGTGCTGGCCCATGCCGACGAACCAAGCTTCGTACCGGAGATGACACGGGCGATGGAAACCCTCTCACACTCCAGCGACTGGATGGTGCGATTGGGCGGTTTCCATTTGAAAAAGTCCTTAATGGGGGCGTTGCACCGTGGACGAGAGTCCAAGGAGCACGGCACCTCATTCATCCCTCCACTCGCGAAGGGCGTCGAGTTCGGCAAGCCAAAAGGCGACGTCGGATACTGAGGAGCAAGCGATGTCGAGTGTCGAAGAGTTGACGAAGGAAGCCTCCGAGATGGGGCGCGCGAGCGCTGTGTCCCGTCTGGGTTACGCCGTGGGGTGCATCGAGGCGGCGATGCCCGATGACGCCTGCGTCGAGAAGGTGGCCCAGGTGATACGCGTGCCCAAGACCATGATCAAGGTGGCGATCGTGCTGAAGCGTGCCAGCCCGCTGCTCAAGGCATTGGGCGTCGGGGCCGCGCTGGCCGGCGGTTTGCCCATCCTGACGGGTCTGGGTCGCGGAGCGTCGCGTGGGCTGGAAAAGGCCGTCAGCCGCATTGGCGGGCCGTACTCCGACCTCCTGGGCGGCTCGTCCATGGGTGAGATCGGGGGCATGGCGCCCGACGAGATGAAGCGCGTCAACAAGCTCATCATGCGACAGGCCCTGCGGAACTACCAGATGCAGGGCATGCTGGAAAACCTGAGGTTCGCGAACACCCGTCCCCGAGGCGGCCTCTTCGGAGCGTAACAACCCGCATAGATCAAGGAGCGCAGACGGATGCCGGCGCCAAACGCATCAGAAAGCAACTTGGAGCGCACCTTTGCGGACGTGGCGTACGCCCGACTGCGCGACAAGGCTCCCTCCATGCTGGACTACCTGATCGGGTTCCAGCTCGTCGACAAGAACGAAGAGGAGACCCACGCGGTGGGGATCTTCGGGTTCAAGGTGGGATCAGAGTGGGTCTATGCCCCCGTGTTCTTCATCAACGGGGAGCTGAAGGGCCACGAGCTGATGTACATCAAGAGCCAGGACGCGTTCGTGCCGATGACCGAGGAGTGGGTCAACTACATCCTCAACCGCAGGCCGTCCGTGCTGGGCGAGCCGGAGGAGCGGGAGCGCAACGAAATACCGCTGCGCCAGCCCGACTTCGACGTGTTCGCCCGGAGTCCGTACATCGGCTCCAAGTTCGCGGCGCACACCCGGCCCAGCTTCAATCAGATCGTGGAGCGGATGGACCCGAACCTGCACGGGTTCATGCCCGTCTTCCACCCCGAGAACTGGCCCAACGGGAAGAAGTACGCGTCGCTGGGCACGCGCTTCACCGTGCCCGGAGCGCTCAAGGCGCTGGGCAAGCGGGCGATGCTCAACCTCGTGGCCTCTATGAAGGAGGACGAGAAGTTCGCCAACGCCGTATTGGGGTTCTACGACCTGAAGAATGACATCGCCGGCTTTGAGAAAGCGGCCAAGGCGGACAAGGACTCCGTCAACTACCAGGAGGACGCGGCCTTCTCGAAGTGTAGCGCCTGCAACAACTACACGGAGGGCGGCGGCTGCACCCAGGTCTCCGGTGACATCTCACCCAACGCGACCTGTTCCCTGTGGTCCGCCGCGACAGCCAAGCCGGTGGAACCCATCGAGCCGATCAAGGCCGGCTCCACCGACGCGGACAAAGGCCCGCATACGGAATCGACCGGCAAGGGCAAGAAGCCCAAGAACACCATCCCCGTGGACAAGCCCGTCACGCAGGAGGAGCAGGACGAGCACGGCCGCGAGGAGGACCTCCTCAACGACCTGCAGCCCGCCATGCCCCTCAAGGGCGCGGCCCTGGTGATCACGCAGGAGGAGGCCACGCAGTACGACCCCTACCTGACCGACACCGACCGCGAGGCGCTGATGCGGGAACGCTATCTGATCAAGGACGCCCGGCACGACGACGCGACCTCGCAGGTCTACTCTACCCAGGTCAACACGTCCGTGCAGGGACCGCGCGATCCGGGCCTGTACGACGTCTACAACCGCGACGGCGGCACGCGGAAGATGCTGATCATCACCGCGCCGAAGCTCTTCTCGGCGTACGGTCGCCGGGACAAGAACGGCATGTGCGTGGTCGTGGACCTGGACCAGAAGGCCTACGGCAACTATTTCCCCGTCGACATCCTGACCCGCCAGCAGTATGGCTCCAGCGCCATGAAGAACCTGCTCAACAGTGGCACCGACCCGAAGAACATGAAGCCCGGGCAGACCGCCGTGCTTGTGGGCCCGGGGTGCAAAGGCACGTGCGTTTTCCAGGTGGACAACAAGCGCACCAACGGCGACGGGCAGGTGGAGTTCGACGTGTGGGGGCGGGACCACGACATGTCCTCCAACTCGCTGGTCAAGCGGCGCGACACCAACATCTCGGACGACGATTTCTCCGATTCGGTGCGCAGTCTGGTGATCACGGACAAGGACGTGCCGGACATGCAGCAGGTCGGCGAGGCCCTGTACGTGCCGAAGGGGTTCAAGGCCATCGTGATCCGGGAGTCGGACAAGCTCAGGGACACCGTCTGTTGCCCCCCGCCGAAGTCCGCGCCGAAGTCCACGCTGGACCTGGGCAACATCAACGACTTCTGGCAGCAGCTGTGGAAGGCCGCCGGCGAGAAGAAGGGCCGGTACCGCCGCATGCGCATCCTGACCGACGGCATCACCTTCAAGACCGATCTCAACGGGACGCAGGGTCCGCCCCTGTCCAAGGTGGCCACCCTGAAGACCCTGGTCATGACCTACGGCCTGAACCAGAAGGATGCGGAACTGCTGGTCAAGCAGGCGCAGCCGCGCAAGGCTTGCAACTACATCGTAAAGCTGGCGCAAGGATACGGTGACGCGCCCGCGCCCGCCTACTTCCCGGAACCGGCTATGGGCAACGAAGGCGGCATCCCGGCCCCGATCCAGTACCCCCAGCACAACCTGGAGAACCTGGGCCAGATCGATCCGTTCAACCGGGAGATGTACCGCGAGCACAACTACATCGACGAGGGCGCCAAGCGCTTCGCGGAGAACGCCTCCCAGCAGGGCCAGAAGGAGGTGCTCGACACCGCGGTGATCTCGGGCCTGGTGAAGACCATGGACTCGGACGCCGTCGTGGACAGCTACATCGGCGACCTGCTGTTGGGGCTGGACCGTATCGGGCGCATCCTGTTCATGTTCTACTGGCACAACGAGGCCTTCAAGGAGCGCTACGGCCAGCAGGACATGCCGGAGATGGAAGACAACCTTCGCAACGTCTTCAAGAACCTGGGCGAGCTGGCCCTGTTCCTGAAGCAGAAGACGATCGAGCCGGACGAAGCCGACAGTGGGGAGGCGGAACTGACAAACGTCCTGGCATCATGATATGCAAAAAGCAGACCTTCAACTCCTCGAAGCCGCTCCTGACAAGGAGTGGCAGATGGTACAGGACGCGGTTACGAAGCGCCTCGAGCCGGGTCGCAGCCCCGAGCTGTCCCTGCGCCGGCGCTCCTACCGTTTCCTGCGCCGTTGGGTGAAGGCCTCCATCTGCGAAGCCGACAAGCTCAAGCGCGAATACCCCGACATCTACGTGGCCTACTGCCTGTACCTGAACCCGGCCAGCGTGCGCTGGATCATCGAGGCGGGGCTGCTGACCGACGTGTCGTACGAGGACATGGCCGAGTACGTGGGCAAGTCGGTCGACGTGCTCAAGACCTACGAGAAGCTCTTCTTCAACGTGCGCCACCGGCTGGACTCCAAGGGCGAGATCATGAACATGGTTCTGCTCCCCACGGTGGCCTCCGGCCTGGACGGCCGCGACTTCGACTTCCTCTACAAGACGCTGGCCTACTGCGCCGGCTGGAAGGCCCTGCAGGCGTTCATCGAGGTGGGCGAGATGGACGCCAACACCGAGGACTGGCTGCAGTCCTCGTTCCGTTCGCGCCTGAAGAAGCTGGGCTGGATTGCCGTGCACCGCGTCGAGGTCAACCAGTTCACGGCCATCGAGATCATCGACCGGTGCCTGGAACTGGTGCGTTTGGAGAAGGAGCACGGCACCGGAGCCGCCCAGGATCAGGCCTCCCAGCTGATGAAAGACTTGCTGGAGGGATCTTCGCTGACTATCATCTCTTCCAAGGCGAAGTTGTCGGCGAATGAACCGCGTGCACTGTTTGCCAAGGCCGGAACGTACGAGGGGCCTTTCGCGCTCCCACAGGAGACCTGAGATGGAAAAGCTCAGCAAGGAAAATGAACAGAAGGTCATCGCCGCCATCGAGAGCGCGATCAAGCTGGCCAACGCCGGCTCCACGCCCAACGAGGCGCTGCGCAAGGTGGCCGAGGACAACAGCTTCACGCCGCCGCTGGTGCGCCGCATGGTCGAGGCCTTCAACGTTTCCAAGACGCTGGCGCACATGAAGCACGCTTCCGGCGAGGACCGCGTGAACTCCTTCCCGCTGGCCGACGCCGGCGAGATCCTCAAGGAGATGTACCCGGAGAACCCGGTCGCGCCCGCCGACGAGAAGGCTGCCGAGTTCGAGCCGTCCTTCTACCGGTACCCCGAGCGTCACAACTACATGAAAGAGGCGGCCACGGAAGTCACGCTGCCGCCCCTGGTCGACAAGAAGGCCGAGGCGTACGGGCCCGACCCGGTCGTGGTGGCGCGCACGCGTGCGGACAGGTTGCAGGGGCTGAGCAAAAGGGCCGACAACAGGCGCTCGGTGTACCGCCAGAAGATCTGGGAGCTGAACAGTCTGGTGAAGGAGGGGGGCGCCTATTTCAGGCAGCTCTACCACACCCCGTTTGCCGAGGTCGAACGCAACATGGTCGGCGAGTACGGGGCCATGGGCAAGACGCTCATGGACATGATCTACAAGGAGGGCCGGCTCAAGGAATCGCGCTACGCCGAGGACGCGCCCGTGCGGCAGTGGCTGTTCGACTCCAAGGCCGAACCTTACACCCACCTGACCATGGCGCTGAAGGTCGCGTCCGACTCCGTGAAGCTGGTGAAGGAGGCAGCACGGGCCCAGCTCGAGCACGAGAAGTTCGCACGGGAGTGCGGCTATCCGCTGCCCGTCGACGACGAGGAGGAGGGTGAGGTCAAGGAGGCGCTTCTTGATGAAGTGCTGCACGAGCACCACACCCCCTTCGAGGAGAACGCGCTCGCGCCGGCCTCGGAGGTGGCCGAGGACCCTTTTGAGAAAGACGCCGTCCTTCCGGGTCTGCCGGAGACGGCTTTGGCTTCCGGCGCCATGAGCATCCTGGGCCTGAAGGAGACGGACGAGAAGGACAGGCAGCAGGCGCTCAGCGAGGCGCTGGACCCCGTGCATGAGTCGAAGCTCAGGTCCATCTCCACGCAGGCCATGCTGTCCGACTTCATGTCCAACGACCCGATCATCAGCTCCTACTCGCAGGACGACGTCGTGAACGCCTACAACCAGCTGGCGCAGCTGGCACCGTCCGTGTCGCAGCAGCCCGCGGTGGCGCGCGGCATGCTACGGCGGCTGCTGCAGTCCGAGAGCATCGTGGAACCGCACGAGGCCGGACAGCTGACGGACGTGGAGACGAAGCTGAGGAAGGGCACACCGGGTATCGCGGAAGTCCCTCCACGCGTTTGATCGGAGCCTGACATGGAGCTGTCCCAAGAACTCGCCGTGACCTGTGTGGCCGTCAAGGAGGCTTCCGAGAAGGAGGCCATGCCTGGCGTGCCCGCCGCGCTGCCCATGAGCAATGCCCTGGCAGCCCCCGCCAAGAGCATGGCCGGCCAGGCAACGCAGATGGCCAACCAGCGCGTGGCGCAGGGGCAGGCCACCGAGCGTCAGCAGATCAACGATAAGGAACAACAGGGGCAAGTCCAGACGGCCAGCCCCATGACCAAGAACATTGCCCCCATCCGTCCCGCGAACATCGGCCAGCCCCTCATACGGCAGGGGTATCAGCCACCCGTGGTGCGCAATACCTGGTCACCGCCGGTGCCCGTCAAGGCGGCAGCCGACCCCGACCTGACCCAGCTGCGCGCGAAGTTCGAGTCCATGGAAGCCAGGGAACGCCTGCTGCGTCGGCACGCGCAGAAGTGGGAGGAGTTGTCGGCTGCACGCGCGGCGCGCGAGGAGCCCAGCGCCGTGTCCACGGCGTTACAGCGCATGGCTCCGGTACCGCACACGATGGGCGAGGCGGCCGTGCGTGCTCCGCTGGCGGCCCTTTCCGGGTACGGCGGATATAGAATGGGCGCCAAGTTGGAGCCGGCCGACGTGGAGGAACTGCAGCGCGTGCTGGGCGCTTCCCGCGCCAAGGGCGAGGGGCTGCGCCCGATCGAGCGCAACCTGTCCGACCTGGTCGGTGAGCAACGGGCAAAGAGACTGGCCAAGGCGTTGCGCCAGGCGGACCCGACCGTGACCGCGCAAGCGCTCAGGGAGGCGGACATCACCGCGCCTGGTGAAGACGTCGCCAAGCTGCGTAAGCGTATGGGGAAGGCGGTGAAAGGTTCCAAGGGCAAGGCGTTGCGCGGCCTAGCCGGGCGCGCCCGCATCAAGTCCGAGATTTCCAACTTGTTTCGCCAGGGGCAGAGCCAGCCGCTTGTACCCAAGATGAGACCCTGGCGCATCGGCGGGGCGCTGGGCGGCCTGGCGCTGGGCGGACTGCTGTCCGGCATCCCGTACGCGGCACACGCTCTGTACCGCAAGGGCGAGGGCGGCGAGGCGGCCTACCGCGCCGCGCAGCGGGCGAAGGAACTTACCGAGGAGGCTGAGCGCGTCTCCGCTGAAAGGGAGGCGCTGCTGTGATCAAGGTTATCCGTTCCGACAGCTACGACTTCGACATGCCCGCCGCGTCGCTGGTGCAGGTGTGGTCGCGCGGCATTGACCGCCACTGGATCACCAAGCGCGCGGCGGTGCTCAACGACGTCGTGCGGGGCATTCAGCCCGAGAAGGGCTTCCAGTACATCCACCTGATCACCATGGGGGCGCAGGAGGCATACGGCCCCAACCGCAACGGGGACGGCTTCAACGAGAAGCGGGGCACCTTCGAGCTCCCGTACCCCAAGGACGGCGTGCCCGTCTACCACATGAGCGGTGGCCTGACCGAGCGGCACAACACCTTCACCAAGAACGCCCACGTCTTCGAGCACCACAAGAACAAGGACCCCAAGAAGGCCATCGGTTCGGTTCACGCGGACGCCTACAACCCCGAGATGAAGCGGGGCGAGCTGATCGCGAAGGTGCCCGAGAACGACAACTGGCTGCCCCATCTGGAGAAGCTGGCCAACGGGGAAGATATTCCCTTCAGCATGGCGTGCAAAGTCCCCTATGACGTGTGCACGATCTGCGGGAACAAGGCCAAGTCCCGGGCGGAATACTGCAAGCACGCCTCCGACCACCTGACCGAGATCCTGAAGGAAGGCCACCAGTCCTTCGTGATCAACGACCAACCCAACTTCTTCGACATCTCGCGCGTCTTCCGGCCGGCCGACCGCATCGCCTGGTCGCTCAGGAAAGTGGCCTCGGCGGGGGTCGTTTCGATCAAGTCGGGAGCCCAGTTGGCCGAGGAAGAGGGGCTGATGTTACCGGAGCGCTTCTGGGACGCGGACAGCCCCGATGCCTCGGCCAAGATCGCCGCCGCGAAGAAGCTGGCCGAGATTGAGAAACTAGTTGACGGATCGGCAAGGTCTGTGGACAATGCCGCCCGTTTGAAGGGGTTGGCTTGCGGGTGTCCATCCGAAAACCTTCCCCATGAAGCCATGGAGATCCTTCAGAAAGCGCAGCTCGGACAGGCGCTACACGGACTGGCGGACGCCAAGATTTGCCTTTCCCTGGAGGACTTCATCAAGCTGGTATCGGGGTCAGAAGCGTGCGACTCCGCAGCCGGCGACATCCCTGCCGCAATGGGGGTGCTGCCTGGTGTGTTCAGCCGACTCCTCCGTAATGGGGGAATTGAGGACTGCGCGACGGACTCGGCGTACGACCCGTCCCGCTCGGCGATACCCAGGTGCATCCGGGAGGCTTTAGCTCCACTGGCAGACGGACACTCGATGTCGGCCGGTCCAGCTACGCGGCGCATGCAAATCACCATCATTCGCGCGACGCCCAAACCTTCCAAAGCACCCGTGAAACTCGCTTCCACCTCAAAGTCTGCTGAGCGCTTGGCCAGGGAGTACGCCAAGTACCAGCTTTCGTTCGTTGCAGCAGCGGGAAGGGACGACGAACTGGTTCACGGGCTGACGGTCCTGCGCAACCACACTTGAAGACGCGGGACGTTTTTACAGTCATCACAGTCCTCTAGGAGGCAGACGGATGAGCAATCAGAGTCTCATGGCCATGATGGACACGCTCCTCAAGCAGGCCAATGACGTGGAAAAGGAAGCGCTTTCCGACGTCTCGGGCCCCGAACCGACGACCCATCCGGTCATGTCGGCCGACGATGGCACGCAGGCTGCCACCGAGGGGGCGAGAAGTTCCGAGAACGAAAGCGACGCTCGCGAGGAACACGGCGACCTGGCCGTCACCGGACAGGAGGACGCCGAGAGTGCCGAGGCCGGTGAGAAGGACGAAGCCGACAGTATCGGCACCGAGACATCAGATTCGGACGAGATGCGAGGGAACGTGGAGCAGCCCAAGGCCACGAAGGACGCCCCGCCGGACAGCGGCCCGGGCGACCACACCTTCTCCGAGAAGTACTCCGCCGCGGCCATCGTGGATTCGGGCAACAAGCTGCTCGCCGCGCTGGGCAACCTCACCGGACAGCACAAGCAGGCCGATGAGAAGAAGGAAGGCGAGGAGAAGAAGGACAAGAAGAAGGATGAGAAGGGCGAAGCGTGTGACGACGGAGAGAACTGCGACAAGAGCGCTTCCGAACAGGAAAAGCGCGCCGCGGCCGAGAAGTATCAGGAGGACGCGGAAGCAGGGTACGTCGCCGCCCAAATGATCGCCGAGCAGCTGATGAGCAAGCAGGCTGAGGAGGAAGAGCTCGTCAAGCTGGCGGAGAACATCATCAAGACCGCGCACGCTGACGCGGATCTCCTCTGCGAATTCCTGGACAGCCACGAGAAGGGTGTCAAGGGCCTGGAGGCCGTCAAGAAGGCGTCTCTCAAGAAGAAGGCGCAGCCTCCCATGGGCGCGCTGCCTGCCATGGGTGGCGGCGGTGAGCTTGGCCCCGAAGCCGGCGGCATGATCCCCCCGGAAGCACTGGCGGCGGGCGCTCCCCCCGAGGAGCTTCCTCCCGAAGCGGGCATGGAAGGCGCGCCCGGTGACGAAGAGGCGGCGATCGACGCCCTGGCCGATGCACTGGCCGAAGCGGGCGTGACCCCGGAAGAGCTGGCTGAAACCATCGCCGAGGCGGGTGGTGAAGGCGAAGTCGCACCCGAAGGCCTCGAAGAGGGCATGGAGGAAGAGGCCCCCGCAGAGGTGCCCGGAGAGGTCGTTGAAGACGCAGCCGAAGGGGCTGCCGAGGGTGCTGCTGAAGGCGCCACCGAGGGAACCGAAGAGGCGGAGGAGGAGGCGCCCAAGGCTGCCTCTATGAGCAAGCAGAGCATCAAGGAGGCTTTGCTGAACATCGCACGGGGCTAAACAAGCCGATTGTCGTTCGCGAGTCTGCAAGGATCAAGGAGATAGGACAATGGCGAAGGTCGAAGTCGATACCAAGGTCCTCGAAGCTGTGGTGGACTATGTCGAGCAGGCGACCGGCTACGCTCAGAAGCAGGCGGAGATTGAAAAAGCCGTCGCGGAGCGGGGCCCCGAGGTTGTCGATGCGCTCATCAAGGCAGGGTTCGTCACCGAGGACAAACGCGAGTCGGCCATCCGAGCAACCAGTGACCCGAGGAAGGTGCTCGAGTCGCTGGAGAAGACGGCGAAGCTCAAGGCCGGACGCAAGAGCGCGTCAGCGCCGGAACCGTTGGGTACCGGTGAAGACGTCAAGGAAGCTGGCGTGCAAAGGCCGGGGGACACGTCTCCCGCGATGGCCGCCGCCAACGACAGGTTCATGCGCGCAATAGGCTTCTGAGAGAGGTCCGCGCTCAAACGGCGTTAGAGACAGTGACAGGAAACCTCAGGATTTAGGAGGAGACCAAGATGCCGGGCACCAACGTTCCTGGACAGATGTACGACCACGAGCTCAATCCCGTAAAAGGGTGGCCGAGCCCGTACGCGGTCGACAAGATCGCCGAGATCGCTTCAGGCGTCGAGGGTATCCTCGGCGGCATGGTGATCTCACTGGATGCCAACGGAAAGTTCATTCGGGGCGCCGACGGCTCGGCCATGCCGTGCTTCGCGTTTCCGAACGCGTCGGACTTCGATGTGCTGTCCGATCGCGGGAACATTTCCGGCGGAAACATGATGGGCCTCGTGGCCGTTGGCGCCTACGAACTCGAGAGTACCGAGTACATGGGCTCCGGCTTCGCGGTCAACACGCCGCTGACCGCGCACAACGTTGCCGGTGACGATCAGGGCAAACTCAAGGTTACGACCTTGGGCAGCTCCGACCTCATCGTTGGCGTCTGCAACCGCGGCCCGACGGCGAACGAGTACAACAAGGAGATGGTCCGCTTCTGGCCTGTCTATCTGCCCAAGCGTGCGTAAGCGCTTCACCCTGAACATCCGTTTGGAGGTGAGGGCTGATGGACAAAAAGTGTGCAGCGTACCTGATCAAGGAGGCGACCCGGCCATACGCCCGGGGTAGCTCCGGGGGTCGAGTCATCCCCGTGCCAGGTATGCAGGAGGCCGTCGCTGCAGCCACCCGGCAGGGTATCGGCAGGAAGACGCCCCCTGCGGGCGGCGGAGGAGGAGGTGGCGGCTTTCTGGCCCCCTTCCGCCGGATGGGTTGGCGGCGGGGCTTGCGAGCGGCCGGCATCGGAGGCGGTATCGGTGCCCTCCTTTGGGGCTTGGGCCATCTGTGGGCGAACAAGAATCGCCCCAGCGTGTCCGAGAACGTCACGCAAAACCTCAACGCGAGGATGCGTGGAGCTGGAGAAGAAGGCATTTACATGAAACCTCAGTAATTGGTGCGGGCAGCTGCCAAGAGCGCATCCCGCGAGACGTAAGGCCAATTGATAAGGAGACAGGCCGTGGCTAACCCAACTGCGAGCGAGCCGACCTCTCGGATGGTCAACGATGCATTCATCGATCAGTTGGCCAGCGGGAACGACCGGATCGTGAAGGAAGCCCAGGACGCGATCAACGATTACGTCCGGGTAAGGATGCGTGAAGATGGCTTCTGGCGGAGAATCCTCCCGCCGGTGACCATCACCAACGACGAGCTGGATCGGCAGGTGGACACCGACAAGCCCGTCAAGGTGGTCGACAAGGAACCTGAGAGCCCTGCGGCGATCAGCGTGCCTTTTGCCTCGCTGCCCATGAACCGGTACATCCGCGGGCCCCGGTTCCGCGTGATGTTCGACCGCATCCTGACGCCCAAGTTCACGAAGGACGTGGACGAGCTCAGGACCTACGACATGGACATCCGGCAGATCCTGTCGGACAACTCCATCAAGGACATGCTGGCCGAAGAAGACGGCAAGGCGATTGCCACCGTCAACTTCCTGCTCCTCGGCGTCAACACGCCCCTGGCCGAGACGGGCGTCGCGCAGTGGGTTGCCATCTCCGGTGGCGTCACCCGCGACAACCTGGCTGAAGCCATGAAGGTGCTCCCCCGCACCCCGAACCACCTGAACGTGGCCACGGTGTTGGTCAACAACGTCACCATCTGGGACGTTGTCAAGTTCGGGCGCGACGAGGTCGGTGGTGACCTGTCCCAGGACCTGTTCGAGAACGGGTTCGCGGAGCGGGAGCTGCTCGGCCGGCGCTGGATCGTCACGATCAAGCGGGACCTGGTGCCTGACAGCACCATCTTCCTGTTTGCCGCGCCGAAGTTCCTCGGCAAGTTCTTCGTGCTCGAGGACACGACGATGTACATTGATCGCCGTGCCTTCATGCTCGAGTTCTTCGCGTACGAGAGCATTGGCTCCTCGATCGCGAACGTGGCCGGCATCGGGCGTGTCGACTTCGAGCCCTAAGCTCGCGCCGTAGGTCTGTGTGTAGCAGGCTTGCACCCTAACCCGGGCGGTCGGTGATCCGGCCGCCCCTATGCAAAACGAGCACTCGAGGAGAGTCCGATGAGTCAGGAAATGACCCAGGAGGACGCGGCGCTGTTCGAGAACGTGTACGCGCCCGCCTTCGCCCAGAAGATGGCCTCCAACGGCCGCCCGCTCCACGACGACGAGTCGATGGAGCACGCGCTGGAGCTGACGGCGCGGGTGAAGCAGGAGGTGCAGTCTTCCGACGCCAACTCGATCAAGGAAGCCAACCTGGCTTTCCGCAAGGCGACCGGCGCGGACGAGCGCGATGCCGAAGAGGCTCGCGAGACCAGCACCAAGGAGGCTGCCCGCAAGCTGGCGGCCGACCCCGGCTTCAGGCAGATGCTGGAAGCGGCGCGCAGCGCCCAGTAGGGATCGTTATCCTTCACACGCGGTGAGGTAATCCCATGCCGGGTAAGCGTGGAATCGGTGAGGCGGACTTCGTAACGCCCCGCCAGGTATACCGGGAGGATGTCGATGCCGTCGACAGTGGCGGCGTCACGGACACGGACATCCCCATCCTGGACAGCCGCGAGCTGGCGACTCAGCGACAGGGGTTGGGTCAGGGCGACGTGGCGCAGTACGGGCGCAACGCGCAGTTGAACCTGGCTTGCATCCCTGAAGGTTTTTCCAGCGTCACGATGCAGTTGTGGCTCTGGGCCGACGTGGAGGAGCCGCTCGAACCGGGTACCTCTTCCTCTTCGTACGGCGTGCTGCCGACCACGGAGGAGTGGGTACAGGTCGAGGAAAAGACGATCACGGGACCGGAGTTGTGGGTTGTCAAAGACGTTCCTCCGGGGCAATATAAGGTTATCGTCACGGCCAAGACAGGCAGTGGCCATCTTCAGATCCGCGAGCAACACGCAGCGTAAGGAGTGAGGAGAACATGAGAACGACCATCACTAACACTTCGGGCGCGGAAAAGACCTTCGGGTGGATTCCTCCGCACGGGCACACCTTGGCGAACGGAGCATCCGTCGTCATTGAGGGCGACCTGCGCACGATCCTGGGAGGCGGCCGTGGTCGATACTCCAGGGGTCAGGAGCTTGCGGGCCTCAACGACGCGGTCACCCGCGGCCAAGTGACGGAAGAGGAGACCGTCGGTCCGTCCAGCTCTTCGAGCAGCGCCTAACCGCCGCCCGGCGGCGGTTTGCCGCGATACGGCGAATGAACCGCCGCCCGGCTATGTGTACATGGCCGGGCGGCTTTTTCATTAGGAGAGGGACGCACAGATGGCATTCGCGAACGAATGCATTGACGCTCAGGGGGTCTGCCCCAACCGCATCCCGTTCCTGGTGACCGGGCAGTGCGCCGTGGAGTCGCTGTACATCACCATCAAGGACATCAACAGCGGCGAGCCCATCGACCTGACTCAGTACGGGATCTTCTCCTCGTCGGACCCGAGCAGCTCATCGTCCTCGTCTTCCTCCAGCTTCTTCAGCAGCAGCTCCTCCTCGGGGGGCGACGACCCGGAGGACGGAGTCGAGTTCGTGGCCAAGGAGCTGCCTAAAACGCCCACGTACCTCTTCAAGAAGTACGGCGTCGTGGAGAGCGAGGAGGACGCGCGGAACGGTCGGGTGCGCCTGGACGTGACGGCCGAGGACACGGCCCGCGCGGGGATCTGGTCCGCGATGGCCGGCGTCTGGTACAACGGCTACATACGCAAGCTGATGCCGTTCTACTACGAGGTCCAGCCCAACCTGCTGGCCGACTACTGGAACGGCCCCCTGACGACCTACCAGCTGCGCCTGTACCTGCGGGACAAGTGCGCTGAAGACAACTTCCTGCTCGACGACACGGAGTTCAAGCAGGAAGAGCTGCACGCGATGATGATCAAGGTGATCGACGAGTGGAACGAGGAGCCGCCGCCCGGCTTCGAGTCCAACCCGGTCGACTTCCCCTACCGTCACAACTGGGCCGAGGCGGTCATAGGCGAGCTGTTCACCATGGCGGCCTACCAGCTGCGCCGGAACAAGCTGGACTACACCGCCGGCGGGGTGCAGGTGGACGACGAGGCCCGCTGGGAGATGTACCTGGCCCGCGCGAAGGAACTCAAGTCGGAGTGGAAGGCGTTCATCATCCGCAAGAAGATCGAGCTGAACATTGAGGGTGGTTTCCAGAGCCTGGGAGGGTATCGGCACACGATACCGCGATAGTCATGGAAAAAGAAGCCGTCGGGCCCGTTGCCGGGGCCCTTGGAAAGGCCTGGGGCATCGGTAAGGTTCTGCTGGGTTTCGGGGACAAGATGCCGAAGTGGTTGTGGCCCCTCTTCGGCATCGCCGCGGCGTCACCCGTCGTGGGCTACGCCCTTGAGAGCCGGCGCGAGAAGTCCAAGCGCACCGACGAGATCAGGCGCCGCATGAACGTGATGCGGCAGCTGCCGGGCGGGGAGGCGCTCCCGATGAACTTCGGGGAGACGCAGCCCCTGCAGGCCAAGCGAACGTCGGAGGAGGGGTACCTGCCCTTCCCGCTGCCCCCGAAGCAGGAGTCCATCCTGTCCAAGTTCGGGGAGGCGCGGGTCGTCGTGGCACGTTCGCTGGGACGGCCCGAGATCAAGGAGTCGGGGCTCAACGAGCTGGGGATCATGTTGCAGCAGGCCAAGAACAGGGCCAAGCAGAAGAGCCCGGCGAGCACGCTGAACGAGGGCGTGGACACCGAGCCGAAGGGCGAGAAGCCCGAAGAGAAGCGCGAGCAGCAGGGTGAGGCTAGGCCTGCAGCCGACTACGCCAGCGTGGGCGGCGGCATGGCGCACGGAGTGTGAGATGAATCACCGGGCTTACTTGTTTAAGGAAGCAGCCAAGTGGTCTCGCCGCTTGATGGGTATGCTACGTTCTGCGACCCCCAAGAGGCGTAAACGCTTACTTAATCAATTCTACGAAGGTCATCTTCCTGAAAAGGGAATGGTGAGTCGGTATGGCTTAGAGGACGATCTAAGGGAGATGCAAACGTATAGTAGAGCACTGGAAAGGGCCGAGGATGCTTCAGAAGCGATGTCAGGATTGAAACAGCGTATGATAGAAAGAAAGATCCCTGTTCCGAAAACTGCCCCCACTCCAAAGGGCTTTCGTGACTATGGGTATGGTATGTCAGGTGCACGCACCATCGCTTCCGACCTGACAGAAGTGTTCCCTAAAGCAAAGAGATCAAAGATAAAAGGCATTGTGAAAAGAAGTCCGGCCGCTTTGTACAAATACCTGGCAAGTCAAGTTAGCGCTTATCCAATGAGTCCTGAAAGACGGTGGGGTGCCAATAGTCTACTGGAAAAGTGGCTTGTGTCGGGCAAAGGGAAAGCATTCAAACCACGTCCACCGCATAAGTATATGAAGACGCATAAGACAAAAGGGGGCAAAGTTGTCACGGAGGAATATAAGAAAAAGCAACCCGAGTATCAGCCCGAAGCACACGTCTGGAGAGGCTATGGTTCGGACCGTCCTCTGCTTGCTCGTACAAGCGATGTTTTTGTTTCACCACACCCGCAAGTGGCAACAAGTTTTGGTGACCTCGTGGCCCGCATCCCTTTATCCCGATACGGCAACGTAAAGTATAGCCCGGACGTGGGGCTGAAATTTGAAGGTGCTGTTTCCTCTGGGTATAAGTGGCGTAAGAAGCGCCTTGCAAAGATCAAAAAAAGAATGTTGAAGGGGAAAGGATACAAGAAGTTCATCTACCCCGGAATGAACGCTCCCCTTCGAGATTATGAAACCGTTTTACCGACAGTGGGACCAAAGGACATCGGGGAGCTGTACAGCAGCCATGACTACAAACTGCACCCGCTTCGTTTGAAACTGCCGAAAAGGATGCAGACTGCAGGCAAGCGGACAGTACCGGCTACTGGCGAGAATCTGCTTTCACATCCCGTTACGAAGTCATTGTCTGAATTTGTAACACCAATCATGTAGAGGAAAAACATGACAGACGTGCCGGTCCTACAGGGTTACGACATCTCGGCCATCGACTGCGATGTGTTCGAGCGTATCCAGATCCAGACCAACCCTCTGGGCGGCAACGTCATTGCGTGGGGCCTGCAGCAGGGCTTCAATCAACCCGGTCCCTATCACTTCTACGTGGACTTCGGCCGCTCCGGCACCAACGAGTGGGAGGTCCTCAACCAGACCCCCGTCGTGGACGACTGCTTCTTCGTGGACCCCTGCCAGCGCCACTGGGACACGCTGGTCGACTACTTCTACAGGGTTCGCCTGGTGCTGCCCAGCGTCAAGGACGACGCCGGCAACTGTGTAGCCTACGTCTCCCAGCCCCAGCAGGCCAACGGGCTGTGGAACAAGAAGGACTGGCTGAAGGCGCGCTACATCATCCGCCAGGAACTGAAGTTGCAGGACAAGGCCACCACCCAGACGTCGAAGGGTGTGCTGCTCAAGCGCCGGCGCTACGGCGAGCAGTCGGTGACGACCACCACCTGGGACGTCGGCGAGATCCAGCACACCGGTTCCACGGTGGATTACGGGACCGGCATCGTGGGCGGGTACTTCCGGGCCATCGATTACCGGATCACCTTTGACACGCCCTGGCGGCGCGAGTTCGGGCGCGACAACCCCACCAAGGGCACCACGCACGAGATCAAGCGCTCCGGGCGGGCCATCGCCTACCCCTACGTTGAACACGACGATGTGTTCCATCGGCTGGACAGCGGAGAGCGCTTTGTCATCAAGGCGGTGGAGACCGTCGCCGAGATCGGCAACATCCCGATCATCGTGAAGCTCGAGTTGAGCCTTGCCCCAACGACCGCTGAGATTTATAAGATACCCCTTTCAGGGGGTTCCTCGTCCGCCGCGCCTGAGTCGTCGGACAGTTCGGAGTCAAGCCCAAGCGGCGTCGAACCCGAGAGCTGCGGCCCCACGGCCCGCATCGATGACGCCGGAGAGTGGTAAAAGGAGACACACAATGGCCGGTAAGGAAGAGCAAGTCAAAGAGGCGGAAGCCAACATCCAGGAGCGCCTGCAGGCGTTCGACTACGGGATGGAACTCTTCTTCAAGGAAGCGGGCATCGAGAAAGCCGCGGTTGCGCAGGCCGTCGGTCTCGAAGAGCAGGACCTTGCCCCGAAGTCGGCACGATGGCTGAAGGAACAGATGGAGGCGGCGAACAAGGAAGCAGAGAGCAAAGACGCCGCCCCGACAAAGGAGGAGTAGGCCCGTTCGGTCGGGTCTCTCCGCTACTGCGCAGGATAGGCCTGACCTGGGAGCCCGACCACGAGGAGATCCTCGATGGCAGTCGACTGTGGAAACGATTCCGGGACGCCCGCACCAGGCGGGACACCGATTACAAAGGTCGGACTCGATGAGAAGTCGAGTCTCTGCACGACCGGTTTCCACCCGAATATCATCACGGGGTTCATCACGCGGGCTTTGCGGGACCACTTCTCGGACCCTGACAACCTGGAGTTCGGCGGGCGCAATGAGTTTCGCATCGTCGACGGCCAGCGGCTCATGGTCGAGGAGTTGCAGAATTACGTATGGACGGCGGGGCCGGACACGGAGCTCCTGATCGATCCATCGTGGAAGTACAACCGGCAGAACATCCAGAAGCGGCCGGGCCTGCTCGTGCACCGAAACAAGTTCTCGCGCAGCAGCCCGATCGTGATGGGGGACGGCCAGACGGTCGGCCCCAAACGGGATCAAGCCGGTAACATTCAGCGGGTGCGGGGGAGATACCAGACCTGCGCCATTGCGGGGAGCCACACGGTCTTCTGTATCGGTGGCGCCGGAGCAGAAGCAGAGTTGCTGGGTGCGGAAGTGTTCAACCACTTCCTCATGTTCGGGCAGCTGTTCCGCGAGGAGTGGAAGATGCACGAGTTCAGTGCAAATTCCGTGGAACCGGTTGCCTATCTTGAGGAATTCGACGATCATTACGTGGTGCCGGTCGTGCTGTCGTACGCCTACATGCCCACGTGGCGCGTCGAACGGGAAGCACCCTGGCTTAAAACACTCGCGATTGACATTCAATCGGAATAAGGAGACGCTCACATGCCGTCGTACGTGCTCCCCCAGGTACTGGTCTTTCAAGAGTTTGAAGCCCAGCCCGCGCAGATCGCGCAGCCGCAACACGCGTGCATTGTGGGTCCCCACTACAGCCTCCACCGTTACACCGAGGAGCGCTCCGAGATCTACGTGGGCACCTATGATCCGCTCAACGAGGAATGCTTTGCCTGGCCCAACCGGCCGGCGGGCGGCGAGGTGGACCCGGACTACACGCGGGTCTACATGGAGAACGCCCTCCTCCAGTACTTCAACGACCCCGCGGGCGACAGCTCGCTGGTCAACCACGTCGCCCCCGGCAAGAACCGCATCCGGGCCGACTCCAAGATCTTCCAGACGGCCAACGGCTACGCCCGCAGCACCGACTTCCTCCGGGACGTCCAGGTGGGCGACGTGGCCAAGGTCCTGGCCAGCTCCTGTGGCGAGCCGGTCAGCCTGGTCGCCAACATTGTCGGCCTGGTCGCCGACGTGCTGGCCGCCGTGGTCGATTCGGCCGAGGTCGATATCGACAACCAGGCCGCCACCGTGGCCTCCACCGCCGACGCGCAAACGGCCGGCGCCATCAACAACGTGGGCGTCGACTCGGTCGACGGCTCCAGTTACGACGGCCTGCCGGACGGCGAGCCTTCCGAGACCTACACCATTGAAGTCATTGCCGGCTCCACCGGAGGGGACGCCACCTCGGCCCTTCTTCGGGTGACCTCGGCATCCGGGCTCGACAACGTGGCCGAGGTCACTCCGGCCGCATTCGCATCTCCGACCTCCATTGGCACCCGGGGCCTGACGGTAACCTTCGTCAACAACACCGGCAGTTCTTCGAGCGGCCCCGGCGGCCCGGTCGACCCCGACGACTTCCTGATCGGGCAGACCTGGGAGGTCGAGGTTTCGCAGACCTTCACGCCGGCCACGCCGGCTTCGGGCGGCACGTACGGCGGCGCGGCGGACACGACCTACATCGTGGAAGTCACCCGCGGCGGGCTGTTCTCGAGCTCCACCAAGCCCCAGATCACGGTCACCACGACCACGGGCATCGACATCTCCGGCCCGACGGAAGTGCCCGCCTCCGCCACCGCGGTGGTGGTCGGCACCCAAGGCGTGACCATCGCCTTCACGGGCGCGGGCCTGAACAAGGGCGACCGCTACACGATCGCCGTGGAAGCGGCCAAGGACGGGCCGGTCCGCACGCTGGTGCTGGACCGCAACCTGCCCGATGCCCTGCGGGGTGTCTGTGACGCGGGCACGTCCTCCTCGTCCAGCGGCGCGCCGCCGGACCTGGACCTGACGCTCTACGTCAAGAAGGACATCGAGGTGACCGAGGAACGCCTCGGCTCGCCGCCCCTGGTCAACTGGGAGCAGAGCGATACGGAGATCTGCCTGAAGTCCGGCATCACCGCCTTCGACAGCGACTTCCAGTCCGGCGGAAGCCTGGTGGCGCTGCCCGTCATGGACGGCGACATCTACATCAACTACCGGGCGATGCTCTCCACCCGCTGCAGCACGGTGGGTTCGATCAGCGACGTCTCGGAGGTTTCCGGGGCGCTGGGTTCGGTCAGCCCGGACAACCCGCTGGCCTTCGGCGTCTACAAGGCGCTGGAGAACAACAACGGCGAGGACGTGAAGTACCTGGCCGTGTGTGACGACAGCGGCAACGTGGACGCCACGCTGGAGCCGTGGCTGGACGCGCTGGAGATTCTGGTGGGCCGGGACGATGTCTACAGCCTGGTCCCCCTGACCCAGTACAAGCCCGTCTGCGACGCCTTCCTGGCGCACTGCTCGGCGCAGTCCACGCCGGAGAACGGCCGCTGGCGGATCACGTGGCTCAACCTGGCCGCCGAGGAGACCATCGGCGTCTACACGACCAGCGCGGTGGGCGGCGGTCCCGTCCTGGCCACGATCACGGACGACCCCGACACCTCCGGCACGCAGTACACGCTGGTGGAAGCGGTCGGCGAGCAGTTCGTGACCAACGGGGTGCGGGCCGGCGACACGGTCCGGGCGCTGTACACCTCCGACGGGTTCGGCAACTACACCTACACCGAGTTCGTGGTGGACGCCGTGCTCAACGAGGAGTCGATTCGTTTGGTCACGGGACCGGACGCGGCGGTCAACACGCCCTCCAAGATCGAGATCTGGAGGACGCTCAGCAAGGACGAGCTGGCCACCGAGATGGCCACCAAGCCGGGCCTGTTCAGCAGCCGGCGCGCCTACCTGGTGTGGCCGGACACGCTCGGCAACGCCGGCGTCACTTTCGAGGGGTTCTACCTGTGTTCGGCTCTGGCGGGGCTGCGCTCCGGCGTGCTCCCGCACCAGGGCCTGACCAACGTGGAGATCAACGGGTTCGACGACCTGTCCCGCACGGTCGACTTCTTCAGCGCCAACCAGCTGAACACGATGGCGGCCAGCGGGTACTGGATCGTGACGCAGGACCCGAGCGACGGTTCGGTCTTCACCCGTCACCAGCTCTCGACGGGCGACCAGGACGAGCTGAACGAGAAGGAACAGAACATCACCACCAACCTGGACAACATCTCGGTGAACTTCCTGATCCGCATGAAGCAGTTCATCGGACGCGGGAACGTGACGCCCACGATGCTGGCCATCCTGCGCGGTGAGATTCTGGGACTGATCGAGCAGTTCAAGAACACGATCATCAACGACCAGTTAGGACCTCAGATCCTGAACGCTGAGATCCTGGAACTCAGGCCGGACGATGTGCTGGGAGACCGGATCATCGCCCGCATCGACGTTGAGCTGCCGTACCCGCTCAACAACCTGGAGCTGCACCTGGTCGCTTAAGGAGAGCGATGGATTACAGGGGATACCTGATCAAGCAGGCGGCAGCGGGGCTTGTTGGCGAACAGGCCCCCGCGCCCGCTTCATGGTTTCTCAACCCCGTGAACAAGGGGGATCGGGTACGCAAGTTCCTGAAGAACAGGAAGATCCAAAAGAGTCTCCAGAAGGAGGCGATGGGGCTGCGGCGGGCGCAACGTTTGGCGCGCCTGATGCGCAGCGGAAAGTTCAGCAAGCGCCGGGAGGTGTTCAAGCAGAAGCACGGGATTGAGACGCGGCATCCCTACGAGACAGCGCTGCATGACGTCAGGCGCAGGCTGCTGCGCCGGCAGCCGGAGAAGGCTTTTGGGGTGTTGACGGACCCGGACGTGCGGGACACGCTAAAGTATGTGGCGCGCAAGGGGCGCAACCCGCTGGAACACCTGGAGCGCATGGGCGCCACGTCGAAGGCGGAACTGTTGGGGTTGGGGTTCCCGCCTGGCGTGCGACCGCCTGTCGGGTTGGGCGTGTTCGACCCGCTGCACAAGATCAAGGGTCGGTACCGGGGCGGCCAGGCAGCCAGCCGACCCATGGGTGCCTTGCCTGGCAGCCGGGTGATCGGGGCGCGGGAGAGTGCGCTGCCCGCGATACAGTTCGCCAAGGTCAAGGCCAAGGTGAAGGCGCCCGGCGGCAAATGGAAGAAGCGCAAGATGCGGATCGAGGACATGCCTGCATAATCGGGAGGATGAGCGATGGCTCGTGACGTTTTCAATCGGGAAGTTGACCTGGGGACTCCGCTGGCGGCGGACGCCACGCGACTGCTGGTCACGGGCCTGACCGAAGAGGACATGCTCGCCCAGAACGTGCGGATCGAGTACCGCCAGAACGTGAACCGCCTCTGGGAGGTGGGGTCCTCGAAGCAGTTCTTCATCGCCGGCCGCACGGAAGGCACCATTGCCGTTGGCCGCATCATCGGGGGCAAGGGCGTCTCCGGTGAGTTCATTCGCCAGTACGGCGACGTCTGTAACATGCCGGGCAATCACATCACGTTGCTGCTGGACTCGGGGTGCACGGACAACCAGACGCTGGGCAAGATCACGGCGTCCGGTGTCGTGGTTCAGTCCGTGGCCTACGCCGTCAACAGCCAGGAGATGGTGATCAACGAAGACATCGGCATGTTGTTCGCGCGCCTCGAGTTCTGAGGCGCCTTAGGCGCCGCTGCGGCGTCATTGAGTAGCAGAGGTGTATTCCGTGGCCTTCGATTTCAGGTCTGAAGACACGTTGTCTGCGCGCCTGCGTCGCAGGGACACGGGCACACGCTCGGACCCCACTTTCCAAGTTGGACTGATCAAAGACACTTACGCGCATACGGGTTGCTACCTGGTGGGGTTGCCTGCCGGGCGAACCATCGTTGCCACCGAAGCTTTGCCGATGTTTTCGGGCATACCCATGGGTGCCCGACCCGTGGGTATGTACATGCCGGGTGCTCGTGTAGTCGTCGCGCAATTCCCCCAAGTTGAATACGGTTTGATACTGGGCACGTCGCTAAAACAGGTCTCCGACGCCCGAGTCGTATTGCCTGACAGCATCGGCCGCCCGCGTCTGGATGTAGGCGTGAAGAGCGACAACATGCATTACGGTCCGTTGCAGGACTACGACACGCCCGGCAACTTTAGCGTTGGCCGTCCCCTCGACACGCTGCCCGGCGACTGGGGAAGCATCAACGACATGGGCGTGGGCGTGCTCGTCGGCCGGATGATGGCCCTCCTGCGCGCCTCCGACCTGGCCAAGATCGAGGCCTTCTGGGGCGACGACCTGCTCAGAATCTTCGGCTACAACATGGAGATCAGCACCGCCGCCACCGAAGAGCAGCGGGTCAACGACGAGGGCGAGTACAACGAGATCCTCTTCAAGACGCCGTATCCGTGGGAAGGGTTGGGCAGCCGGGGCGGCCCCGGCGGCACCAGCACCACCGACGACGCCCCGGCGAAGAAGGGTTCGGTCAAGGCCACCGTGGAGCCCGAGGAGGACGACCAGCACATCCTGCCGCGCTTCACCCGGCTGACGGGCTACCTGGGCGACATGGAGCGGGAGTGGATCTCCGCTCCGCCGTCCGAGCTGGAACTGGAGACCTTCAAGGGCCTGACGCGGCACACGGGTCTGTACGAGCAGGTCAAGAGCATCGACGGGTCCTACGCCCTGCGCTCGGCCCGCGAGATCATGCTCGAGAAGACCATCCTCATCCCGGTGCCCAAGCAGATGACCTCGTCCGAGGACCCGACGGGGGACAATAGGGAGAACTACTCCGCGTCGGGCCTGTTCAACGGCACCCACGAGAAGAAACCCTACTTCTGGGGCGAGGACAAGGCCGGCATACGCAGCGCGCAGATGCTGGACTACCATACCTGGTTCTTCAACCGCTACACGCCCGTGGGCCTCAACAAGCACGAGCTGGACTGGTACTACCCAGAAGAGTCCGGCGGCGCCCTTGGCGACGGCACGCTCTACACGGGCGGCTACAACAACGGCCACGAGTTCCTCATGGAGCTGCCGCAGATCGCGGACATCACCATCGACCACCGCTCCGGGAACATCCAGAAGTACTACCGCTCGCGCAGCGCGTTCCACATGCATGACGACGGCTCGCTGACCATCGAGGACGGCTACGGTTCCCAGATCGTCATGGCGGGCGGCTCGATCTCCCTGAAGGCCTTCAACGACGTCTTCCTGCAGCCGGGCCGAAGCATGGTCTGCTGGGCGCCGTACGACGCGATCGTGCGGGCCGGCAACTGCGCCGACGTCTCCGCGGCGCTGGGGGACGTGCGCCTCAAGGCCGAGCGCAACCTGCAGATCCTGGGCGGCAACTCCAAGTCCGACGGCGGCGTGCTGATCGAGAGCCGCTCGACGGGTCCGCAGACGGCCTCCGACTTCGGCGAGAAGACCGGTGCCCGGGTGACCAGCCACGGCATCACGATCAAGAGCGCCGCCTCCCCGGTCTACGTCGTCGGCAGCGAGGTCTACGTGGGCCGCTACGCCGAGGGCGCCGGCTCCGTCATCATCGACGGCGGGGACCAGGGCCGTGTGCTGACACGCGGCGCGCAGATCCTGACACGCTCCACCGACGTCATCTCCCAGACGGTCGTGGCTCCGGGCGACGGCCCCGAGGAGGAGATGTTCGCGCTCAACCTGAACGGGGCGCTCCTCTCCACCAACATCGACATCGGCGGCTCGATCCGCACGTCGCCTTCGGGCACCGGCAAGACCGGGGACGCGGTCATCGGCGGACAGATCCTCTGCCATGGCCTGGGTGTCTTCGGGGACAACGTGCTGACCAACGGCCAGATGGCCCAGCGCGAGGGCTCCAACTTCGTGGCCAGCATCGAGCGCGACATCGACCTGGGCACCGAGCCCAGCGAGATCGCCGCCAAGCTCAACCGGCAGGTGGAGGCCGTGCGTGAAGTGATCGACGAGCTGAACGACGAAGCCGTGGAGGAGGCGGAAACGTCCCCCGGCAACAAGGAGTTCCAGGACAGCATCGGGGCCTCCATGCGGGCGACGGAGGAGGACCTGAAGCTGGGCGACTCGTTCATCATCTACGAGTCCCGTTGGCAGCAGGTCATGCGCGCCAACGGCAACGCCTCGACGTGGAACGAACCCGTCGTGGAGGCGCCCAGCGGGGAGCCCACGCGGCCTCACCCGGGCGAGGCGGCCTGGGAGGAGGGCGATCATTACGCCACGGTCGACCCGCTCAACCTGAGCCTGTCCGAGAACAAGACGCTGGAGCGCGAGAACATGCAGAACGAGGGGGCCGAGCCCGAACTGGCCACCCTCGCCGAGGGGTATCTGATCAACACGCAGACATGAGGTGAACCATGCCGGACGGATTCGCGATCAAGGAACCGCCCAAGCAGCCGCTTGAGCAGATGAAGAAGGGCGCCGGACCGCCCTCGCAGAAGAGGGTGATCTCCGAAGAGAACACGGTGGACAGCATCCCCTTCCCGGAGACAAAGCTGGATGAGAATTCGATGCCGGCACCGGAATCCAACGAGCCGGACAAGGAGCCGGGGCCGCCGCTGCCGAAGGACGTGCCGGACGAACGCGACAAGAAGAACTTCATGCGCGTGGTCTTCGCCAACAAGCGGTATGAGCGGACCTACAAGCTCTTCGGTGGCGGGATGACGATCACGTTCGAGGACCGGTCCACGCTCGAGACGGAGCTGATGTACGCGCTGCTGGACAAGAAGAGCATCCCCACCGAGGAGGAGTTCGCCACGGAGCTGGAGCGTCTCCAGCTGGCGCTGCAGTTCAGGAAGCTGGACGTCAAGGGCGAGCAGCAGCCGGTGAAGATGGGCCCGCTGCCGACGGAGGAGACGGAGACGGCGCAGGAGGAGGAGCTCACGAAGCGGCTGGAGCGGATCATGAAGTTGCCGCGGCCGGTCTACCACGCGTTGATGGAGGCCAACCGCCGCTTCGAGGACCACGTGCGGTACCTGACCGACCAGGCCCTGCACGCGGATTTTTGGAAAGCCGGTGGGGGCGCCTGATCGTACACGCTTTCCGCACCGGCGCGCTCGACTTCTCGCAGTACAGCCAGGGGGATGCCTATTGGGAGCTGAGGGAGGAGCTGGTTCTCGAAGACATCCACATGGCGTTCGACGCGAAGGTTTCGGAGCTGTCGCTGCTGTGGCACTCCTGCGCCGGTCAGCCCACGGGTTGGGAGGAGGACGAGGAGCGTGCGAACTATCACTTCAAGGAAGCGGATAAGACGTGGAAGGATGTGGGCAGGTGTCTGCTGCCTTGGTATGATCTCTTCAAGAAGCGGGAGTTGTCGGCACAGCAGTTGTGGGAGGTGTTCAAGGAGCAGGAGAAGGACCCGGCATACGCGGCCTATCTGAAGAGTGAACGGCAGCGGTTGCGGACGATGGCGCGTCGTGCCGTGGAGGGCGTGGAGGCGGAGAAGGACGCCGTCGCCGCGCTGCGTGAGCTTCGGAGGCGGTTCAGGGAGAAGCGTTGATGCCCGACTTCGTATCCAAGCGCAAGGAGGACCGCAAGCGGCTCGTGAAGAGCCCCGGGCGTAAGCCTCTGTCCATCTCCCCGGTTGCGACGCCCCGAACCAAACAGTCAAAGCGAGGACCGCTGGCCACGCTGCGCAAGCTGGCCCGCGACTTCCGCAGCGGGATAAGTGCTCTACAGAGAATGGCTTATGAGAAAGCCGCGGTGTCCGGCAAGCAACGGCCGGCCGAGAAATCGTCAACCGTGGAACATAGGAAGTTCATAACCAGAGAACACGTAAAGGATTACACCCCGTCTGCAATGTCTGCCGCAGGACGGGAGCGCCTCTACCGGGCAAACGAGGCCTCGCGCCAGGCGCCTCGTCCGGTCACGCTGCCCGAGCAGCACACGTCCCGGTCGCCTCGTCCGGTCACGCTGCCCGAGCGGAACACGGTCAAATCGTCAAAAAAGACAGAGGGTCGTCGCACTGAGGTCGTACGTGAGCGTACGCAGCGCCTGCGTGACGATCGCAAGCCTGAACATCCGATAAGACCACCCGCCATTTCACGCTCGTACAGGGCGTTTAAGCGGCCTTTACAGCGGCCTTCCGGTGCACGTGGAGAGGGCGCACGGCAGGGCGTCTTCGCATACGGACGGCAGGGGATTGTGACCTCGGCCGACCGGGAGGCCGCTCAACAAGTGCACGAGCCCTACACGGGCGCGTTCCACCAACTGCCGGCAGCGGCCCGCGTGGCTCAGGTCATCCGGGCCGACGCGCTGATCAGAAGCGGAGAGGGAAAAGAGCACCCGACCATCCGCGCGCTGGCCCAGGCCGCGCGTGAGGGGCGCAAGCGCTACGTCGCGGACGCCGATCCGGTTCACTTGCAGCAGGCATTCAACGAGGCGTTCGGCGGGGCCACACGAGCCGAACAAGTTCTTAGCACACCTGTGATTCACAACATGGTCGAACGACACCGTTTTGCGGTAGAATCAGTACAGCGTCGCCTTGAAACCATATCGCGGCGCGAAGCACCCGGCAGGGTGCCGAACACGGGCTCCGGGACAGTTTCTGTGCGGCGGGGGCGCGGTTCAGGTGTACGTCGGTCGGCCTCCCCCCCACGATTGGCGTCACCTTCCGCGTCCTCGCTCCATCATACACCAGGCGGGGATGAAAGAACACACGTGCACGAACTTCGTGCACAACTCTCACACAACGACTTCGGACACCTTCCCTCCGCGGCCGACCAGGCCGAGCGGGAGGAACGCCTAAGGTCAACATCTCCATCCATATATGCGAGCAAGCAGGTTCGGACAGCGGAAACCAAGAAGTCCGACCGGCGCGTGACGCCGCCGCAGATGCCGCAGTCAGAGAGCGGCAGGCCGTCGATGCCGGCACCCACGCGGGTCTCGAAAGCGCCCGCCTCGGCGAACCAGCAGCGCAGTCAGGACGCCAAGCCAAAGCAGAACAAGTTCACGGGCGAGTTGCGCATGGTCTCTTCCACCGGCAAGGACATCGGCCGGGCGGAAGTCGAGATGAAGGGAGGTTGAGGTGGCCGACATCTTCAACTCCCGACCGGGCGTGGTGCAGGTGATCGAGGCCGAGCAGGCCATCCCGGCGCGCCTCCGCATAGGCGGCTTCGACCCCAAGGCGGTACTGGTCAGCGGCGTCGACTACACCCAGCGCACGAACCAGCAGTTCCAGTACTCGCTGGACCGCAACGTGTACATCTACGTGTTCGGCGACCTGATGGGCACGCTGATGGTCAGCGGGTTGGCCTTCCCCGAAACCTGCGCGGGCGAGGACGGGATCGTCGAGATCCTGGAGTTCTACCGGCAGGGGCGGGCGGCCATCAACCCGGCCACGGTCAACGTGGCCATCGGTAACGAGCTGATCGTGGGCTTCATGACGGAGGTCAGGCTGCGGGCCATGACCGGCGGGTACGACGCCGTCGCACCCACGGAGGAGTTTCACATCGGAATCAACGCGCTGCCGAGGGAATGATGATCAACCACGCCAGAACCCTCCTGCTGAACCGCAGCGGTGCGTCGCGCCCCCCGGCGGACTTCTTTCTCGAGGAGTACGTCTCGCCCGACTTCGCCCGGTTGGAGCTGCCGGACTACCTGCAGACGCTGCATCACGCGCTGGTGGGCGAGAACGCGGACGACGCCTGGGCCAACTTCAGGATGCGGCAGTACACCACGCTCCTGCACGCGACCGAGTTCGCCTCTTATGTGCTGGATCTGGACAGCCGCGTAACCTACCTGCGTGAGAACTCCACCCTGGACGACATCGAGACGCGTACGGCGGTGCCGCTGAACGGCCTGGCCGGCACAGCCTATATTTTGGGCACGCTGGAGCCTTCATCCGGGCAACCGCGCCTGCTATATGAGTGGACCGTGGAGATGGTCATGCCCCTGCTGGCCCGCTCCAAGGACCTGCGCACGGGCACCATCCAGGACACGGTGATCACCGTGGCCGACAGCCTGAGCAGCGCTATCGCGCTGGCCGGGCAACAGGACCTGAACGTCAAGGTGGAGGACCCCGTGCAGAACGCGGCCTGGAAGGTGTCGGTCTTCGCGGAGCCGCCGAGCGACCTGAGCGCGCTGATGGACACCCTCAAGCAGACGGGCGGCGCCACACTGGGCCGGCTGTTCGCGGGGGCGAGCCCGTACGACACGTTCAAGGAGCTGTGGGAGCGGCACCCCTTTCTGTCCTATCAACTCAGCGGCCTCCTGTTGGCCTTCATCTACCGCGCGGAGGGCGCGAGGGTTGGCGATACGGCTTGAAAACTTCTACCGCGTCGATGTGCAGGTGCGGGCCGAGATCGGCGGGCAATCCGTGCCCGTGAACAGCGTCTCCGTGCGCTACTCGATCGACCGTATACCGGAAGCCGCTATTACCATACCAGTGGGCCGCTCAGCGCGCGGGGACGCCGTACACGTGGGTGCGGGTGTTTTCGGCACGCTGCCTCCCTTTACGTCCATGCGTATCTACGCGCTTGCTGAGGCGACGCCCGCCGGTCGCGACGCTCCGCGAAAAGGAGGATTGCCGCAAGGGGAGTTCCTTCTGTTCGATGGGTACGTGTCCGCGCCGTCCATGCATCTCGATGTTTCAGGCGGCATGGGCAGTGCCACGCTCCGTGTACAAGGTTTTGGAAGGCTGGGCGGCTTGGCTGGAGCAACCACGCTGGGCGTGGGCGTGACCTTGAACAAGCCTCCGGGCGGTACGGACGTGTTTATGAGTAGTTTTGGTCAGAACGAGAAGAACAACCACCTGACGATTACTGACCAGCTCATGAAGAAGGGGTATTACAGAGACATCGGTGAAGCCGTTTTGGAACTGTTTGACGACGCGCTGAACGTGACCAGCGTTTGGGCCCACGATCAGCCGGGTTCGGCCAACGCTGGAGCTGCCGCGGACCGTGCCCACGCGAGTCTGGTGTCGGGCGCCAGCTTCGACCTGCTCAAGCGCGCGTCTCAGGTCAATCAGCAGGCGTTCGGACGCATGGTGGCGGAAACATTAGCGAATGTTTTCTGGGGCGTGTGGTCGGGCGTCGACAAAGCTGGAAACTTCTCGCCCAGCGCGGGCGGCGATTTGTGGGAAGTGATGCAGAAGCTCCAAGGCGTTTTCTACTTCCACGTCGTACCCACGGCGGCCACGGATTACATGGCGCCGATTACCCCCAACCTTGGCGGCGACCCGAACAACCTCTTCCCGGCCGGTGAATATTCCATCATAGGCGGGGGTGAGGATTTCTTTGAAGGAGGGGGCGCCCGTTACATGTACGCCTATATCACACAGGTGGGTTTGGCGGCGTCGAGTTTCCAATCCTCTCCGTGGAATGACGGTTCGTCGGTAACCGGGCGCGTAGGGTACGCGAACTTGTCGTTGGGCGATGAAGACTTCGTGTTGGACGGTGGGCGCATCTTCATGTGCGGTTCACCGCCGTGGCTCATACCTGCCGGTTCACAAGCCAAGGACACACTGAATCCGTTCAAGGGCATCAGCGACGCGGCAGGTTCCGGCGGTTGGTTTAGCAGTGGCAAGCGGGCGTCGGAAATCGCCATGTTCGGTTCAACGCTGGGTGACCGTGTCGCCAGAACCATCCTGCATGAGCTGGTCTTTGAGCACCGTAAGCTTGCCGTTGCCGGCCGCCTGCGCACGGACGTGGCACCCGGCAACATCGTACGAGTTACGCTGCCCGCGGAAGGGTTCATCGGTCAACCCGGTGACAACCTGTATGGGATGGCAAGCGATGTTATCCTGAGGATTATGACTCAGGAAGGCGGCAGTTTGGCGCGAACGGAGGTGGGCATTTCGCACCTGCGCACCGAAAGCGAGCACGAACGCCTCACGTTGGACGAACACCCCGTATACGGGGAGACTTGGTCGGGCGTGCCGTTAGTCGTGGAGGAGAGCTGATGGACAAGGAATATGAGATCTGGAAGGGCAAGCCCAGCGACGCGAACTTCGACGCGGTGCTGAAGAAGGCCGACCCCGTCATCAACTCGGCGCTGCAGTCTTACGCTGGCGGGGACAAAGGGCTGCATTCCAGGGCGAAACTGCTGGCCGCGCGGGCGATCAAGAGCTACGACGCGACCAAGGGGACCAAGCTGCGCACCCACCTGATGACCCAGCTGCAGCCGCTCTCCCGTACGCACCGCGAGCGCACCCAGGTCGTGCGCGTGCCCGAGCGCGTCACCGCGGACCTCTACAAGATGAGGCAGGAGGAACAGCGCTTCAAGGATCAGTTCGGCCGCTCGGCCTCCGACAGCGAGCTGTCCTCGGCGACGGGCCTCTCCCGCAAGCGGCTCATGCATGTGCGCAAGTTCGCCCGGGGAGAGATGGCCGAGTCGGGCCTGGTGGGGGACGAGGGCGAGATCCTGTACCCCGGCGTGTCCAAGCCGGACCCCGAGCAGGTGCTGATCGAGTACGTCCACCACGACCTGGACCCGATCGACCAGACCATCCTGGAGCATCGCTCCGGCCTGTACGGGAAGCCCGTTTTGAGCAACAATGATATCGCGGCGCGGTTAAGATTATCGCCGGGCGCCGTATCGCAGCGGGCGGCGAAGATCGCCAAGCGGATCAGCGAGTTGCGTGACCAGGGGGTCGCCTGATGGCCATCGACAACCAGTTCGAGGACCTCGTCAACGCCCTGATCAGCGCGCAGAGCGCGGTGTCCGACGGCACGCGGGACGGCGGCCAGCGCAGGTGGATGGACTACCTGGAGATCAAGGAGGCCGGCCAGTTCGATCTCGATGCCATCGCGGAGATCTTCTCACGGGCCGGCTTGAACGACACCTTCAGCAAGCTGATGGGCACGGACGGGGCGCGCGTGAAGGAGTTCCACGCGTCCAAGCTGTCCAACGACTTCATGGCCGGGATGGAGCGCGACCACGTGGCCCGCGTGCGCTCACGCGTCGCCACGATCATGCACGGCGCCTCCCGGTCCCGGGCGAACGGCAAGTCCACGGGCCCGCTGCGGCGCAACACCATTGACTTCATCACCCGCGTGGTGGACGAGGATGACGCCACGGCCAGGGCGGAGAGCTGAGCATGGCCAGCACGAACTACACGGGACGGACGGTGGACCTGTTCATCTTCCAGGGGGCGCTGCCCGCCGGGGAGCAGCTGATCGAGACGGGCTTCGGCACTGCGGGCGAGGTCATCACCGGCATCCAGAAACTCGTGCAGTCGTTCACGACACTGTTCCTGACACGCATCGGCACCGTGAAGTACAACGCCTCGCTGGGCTCGGGTTTCATCGCGGCCATCCAACGCGGGCGCATCCGCGACGAGTCGGGCGCGCGCACGGAGTTCGCGCTGGCCGCCGAGGACGTGCGCAAGATTCTGGCCGAAGATGCGGAGGCCAACAACCCGCCGGACGACGAGACGTATGCGGGCGCGGACCTGGAGAGTCTTGAATTAAACAGGGCTGAATCGTTGCTCGTGTTGAAGGTTCGCGTAAACTCCGTAGCGGGCGAGAGTCGTGAAGTTTTCCTCCCCGTGCCCCTGGCGATCAGGTAAAACGATCGCGCGGGCGCGTTACCATCTCCTAAGGCCGGCTTCATAGCCCCCGGCCGGAAAGGAGACACGATGGGAGAGAAAGAAAAGGACCCCTTGTGGTACAGGGTGTTCCTGAAACTGGCCATACTCGCGGCCATCGCGGCGTTCCTGTACGGTTTCGTGGACGGATGGGTGTCCGCACGGGCCGAACGGCGTGAGAAGGTCATGGAGAGGATCAGGGAGGAGAACGAGCTGCGGCGCATGGAGTCCGAGCTGATGCGTCCACGCATGGGGCAGCTTCCACCCCCGCCTCCGCCCGCGTCCCCTCCGCCCGACAAGAAGGATCAGTGGATCTTCTAGGCCCGAGAGGGCTGGGCCCGGAAGGGCGCCCCCGGGCGCTTTTCCATAGCTATCAGGCAGAGCCATGTCCAGCGACTTGACAATCAACGACCTCGATTCGGACGACGTCCAACAGGCGGAAGGCTTCCTGGTGGACTTCCTGGCCACGGAGTACCCGAGCCTGGACCTGACGGCCGGCAAGGTTCTGCGTGATCTTCTGATCCGCCCGAACGCGATCTTCCACTCGCTCAACCAGGAGGACATCGACCGGCTGCGCAGGTCCATGAGCCTAAAAGCCATCGAGGAGGACCCCACCCTGGCCGACGACGACATCGTCGACGGGGTGCTCTCCAACTACCGCGTGGAGCGCGGCGAGGGCACCAAGGCCGAGGGGCAGGTCACCATCATCGTCGCCACGTTCACGACGACCACCGTCAGCGTGGGCACGGTCTTCACGGCCAACGGCGTCAACTTCGTCACCACCCAGACCTACAGCGGCGTGACGACGGCCGACGCCGTGGTCTCGGACCAGCAGAAGGAGATCCAGCCCAGGAGCGACGGCACGTACGGTTTCACGATCCCCGTGGAGGCCGAGGAGGTGGGCGCCGTGGAGGTGCGGCGCAGCACGCGCTTCGCCGTGGTGCCCGAACCGGCGGGCCTGGTGGACGCCGTCGCGGCGGAGGACTTCTCGGGCGGCTCGGACACCGAGACCAACTCGGAGCTGATCGAGCGGTTCAAACTGGGGATCTCCCCGTCCACGTTCGCCGGCCGCGTGCACATCCAGTCGCTGCTGCGGGAGGAGGTCCCGAACCTGCAGGCCAGTTCCATCACCGGCTTCGGCGACCCCGAGATGCTGCGGGACCGCCACAACATCTTCGCCGTGTCGCAGGGCGGCAAGGCCGACATCTGGGCCCGGACGGGCACGCTGCCCACCACCCGCACGCTGACCAAGACGGCCACCCTGATCGACGCGGACAGCAAGACGTGGCAGGTTTCGATCCTGCGGGACGACGCGCCGGGCTTCTACACCGTGCCGTTCATCCTCCCGGAAGGGGCCGGCACGGACGAGAACACCTTTGAGATCACCGCGGAGACGCGGGGGATGGACCTGACCGCCGAGACGGGGGCGTTCGTGCCGGACGTGGACGACCTCGTCGAGGGCGGCTACTCGCGGTACCAGACGGCGGTGCTGCAGTTCGTCGACCCGGACACGGACACCTCGGGCCTGACCGAGCACGAGTCCACCCAGACGGTCCAGGTGGGCGTGCTGGCGTTGCCCGACATCGACACGCTGCAGGCCCTGTCCAACGACCGGGACCGCCGCAACCCGCAGGCCGACTACCTGGTCAAGGCGCCGGTGCCGGCCTTCGTGGCGATCACGCTGACGGTCCAGTACAAGACCGACACCGAGGCGCCGGACGCCGACGCGATCAAGGAGTCGATCGCCGGCCGGGTCAACGACCTGGGCTTCGAGGTGGGCAAGCTGCCCTCCAGCATGGTCTACGACGCCGTACACAATGCCACTTCCGAGCTGGACGCGCTGGTGGTCGCGCCCATCGACATGTTCTGCCAGATCCGCAGGCCCGACGGGACCGTCGTCTCCATCCGCGACGGGAACGAGATCAGGATTCCCGACGAGCCGGAGCTGGGCGTGACCTCCCGCACGACGATGTTCTACGTGGACGTGAGCGACATTGACGTGACCGTCGAACCGCTGCCGGTGCTGCCGGCGTGAGGATGCCATGAACGCGAAAGCTTATCTCATCAAGCAGGCCGTCGAACCCATCGAGCTCCTCATGGGCGGCGGCACGTTGGGAGGTGGCTACCTGGCCGGCGAGTTGGCCGACGCGGGCGCGAACACGATGCTGAGCGACGTGGTGGCCCGTCAGATCGAGCGGTCCGCCGGCAAGATGTCGCCCAAGGAGCGGCGTGCCATACAAAAGGGCATTGGCGGGGTGAAGAAGGTACCCGTGCATGTCGTGGGCCCGAAAAAGCTTCACCACGGCAGCGAATACTTCGCGGCCGTGCCCGGCAAAAAGGGTATCGGCGAGGTGGTGATAACGAAACGCACGCCCGACTTCGTGTTGGCCCACGAGTTGGGGCACGCGAAGGTAAAGCCTACGTTCTTCAGCAAACGGATGTCGCGGTTGGAAGGATTATCCGAACGCCACGGCAAGATGTTGGGCGGCGGGGCCGGCGCGCTGTGGGCGGCACTCAGTGCCGACCCGGAAGAGAGCGCGCTGCGCACGGGCGTGGAAAGCGGCCTCAAGGGCGCGCTGACCGGCGTGGCGTCGCACGCGCCCATCCTCGCACACGAGGGGGCCGCATCGTTCCATGGCCTGCGCGGCATGGCTCGCGCGGGTGTGCCGTGGCGCAGCATGGCCCGTTCGGTACCCGGACTGGCCGCCCTGTTCGGCACGTACCTGGCTTCGGCCGCCCTACCTTCGGCGGGTGTCGCGGCCGGCGCGGGCCTGATCGCGCGCGAGGTCAAGAAGCGGCAGCTCAAGAGGGAGCTGCGCAAGGCTCGGCGGGAGGGCAAGCTTGGACGCTAAAGCCTACCTGATCAAGCAGGCCACGACGGTCGGTCGCCTGGCACGCATCGCCAAGCGGCATGGCATACCACTGGTCGGCGACTGGCGCTACGCGGCCAAGCTGCTGGGTCGGCAGGCCACGCCCAAGGGCAAGGCGCATTACCGGCGCGCGGCCGGCCTGATCGAGCCGGGCGAACGAAAGATCCTGCGCCGCCTACAGGCGAAGACCAAGGACCCCTTGGCAGAGCTCGGCGTGCAGCGCCTGCCGGGGGAGCGCCGGCTCGGGGTCATGGGAGATCGTACCGGCTTGGAGGTGACTGAGGGTGCCGTGCGTACGGTTCATACACACCCGGAAGCAGTGGAAAAGGTATTGGGGGTGGACCTTCCGCCTTTCAGGAGGAACCGGCTGGGGCAGGTGTTCCCCTCGAGCGGGCTGGACTACCGTTACAAGAAGTTCATGCCCAAGACGATTAGGGAAGCCATAGCGGACCTAAAGAAGGGACCCTACTTCTTCAAGCACGACCTGGGTGATCTGGAAGATAACTTAGGACTGACCCACGCCATCCTGGACCCGAGCACGGGCGTGCAGTCGGTGATAAAAGGTGGTCGGGGTAAGCTGAGAAGGCTGTTCTTCAAGGAGTGATGATGAACCCGCGCGCGTACCTCTTGAAGAGGGCCAAGGACCTGGACGCGGATCTGTCCACGGCGGGCCAGCTCATGACCGGAAACGTGCTGGGTGGCATAGGGGGAGGCTTGGCTGCCGCCGGTTCAACAGGTCTCCTGGCAAAGGTGCTCATGCCGGGGCTGGGCAGCCTGGCCGGGCCCGTTTCTTCATCGGAGCGCAAGCAGCTTCAAAAGGCCATGGGCGTCAAGAAGGTGCCCGTGAAGACGCTCAACCCTTTCAAGATGCCCGTGGAAGGGGAGCACTTCGACCCACAAGCAGGCAAGCGTGGAAAGGTGGTGATCTCCAAACGTTCGCCGGATTACATCCTGGCGCACGAGCTGGGCCACGCGCAGGACCCCGCCTGGACCAGCCCGAGGATGATGAGGGTTTACGACATCGCAAGGGATGTAGGAATTCCATTGGGCAGTCTGGCCGGTTCCATCTGGGCCGCGCACGGCGCGGACCCGGAGGATAGCGTAGCCCGCACGGCAGTCGAGAGCGCGTTGAAAGGTGCCGCAGGTGGAACGGTCGGGTTCTCGCCCGTACTCGCCAGAGAGACGGTGGCATCCTTGCGGGGTTTCCAGGGGATGTACAACGCGGGCATGCCTTGGCATAGGATACTCCGGTCAGCGCCCGGTTTGGCAGTGGGCATCCTCACATACATAGCCACGGGGGCGCTACCCGCTGCCGGCGCGGCAGTGGGTACGGGCCTTGCCGCCAGAGAGCTGAAGAAAGAGGAAGACTAGTGTCTGAGCTGCCGGGATACCCGGAGAACGACCTCAACAACGGACGTGACCTGCTGGTCATGCTGGGCAGCTTCTGGTCCGAGCTGTTCGGTGACCGGGACATCCTGCAAACCCACCTGCAATCCTCCGCCCACGAGCAGGCCCAGACGCACCTGAACTATCTCGAGGCCGTGGCCAACGTTTCCCGCTTCACCATCCCGGTCTTCCACCGCGAGGACTGGCACCTGCTGACCTTCAAGCAGAGCGAGGCCAACGCGACGGCGAGCACGTACCGGGAAGGCGACCTGGTCTACGGGGAGCAGCCCGGCACGGTGGCGGGACGCGACGCCGGCTTCGTGCAGACCTACGGCGGCACGGACCGCCCGGACCAGACGCGGGTGGTGCTGCCCGAGACCCTGGTCGACGCGCCCGTGACCCTCCAGAACCTGGTCATCGACCCCAGCCGCGTGTTGCTCAAGGACCTGGACTACGACATCGAGGAGCGCTACGGGAGCCGCGTGATGCGCTTCCGCGCCGACCCCTTCACGGACGACCTGATCCCGCGGCGCGACGTGGTGGATGACGACGGCAACGTGGTGGACGTGGAGATCGCCCTGTGGATCTACGTCGGCGAGTTCGACCTGGAGTACGTCTACACCCAGTTCGGGTACGCCATCGGTCTGCAGCTGCCGTCCACCGAGTTCTACAAGCAGCTCCTCAACGCCATCTGGGACTCGCACGTGCTGGGCTTCTCAAGGGCCGGTATGGAGAGCTTCCTGTCCGCCGTGTCGGGCGCGCCGATCATACTGGGCGCGCGGGAGACGGTGGAGGTGATCCGCGACGAGGGTGACTCGACCCTGGTCGTGACCGATGCCAACGTTTATCGCGTGCCGGCTGGTGGCAACGTACTGTTGTCGGTGGGAACCACCTACCTGGCCGGTACGACGGTATCGGACATCTTCCAGATCAGGGAGCTGTCGGGTCACAGCCCGAGCTACGACCTGCTACCGGCCATGGCGTTCAGCAAGAGCCTGCTCAGCGGGCAGTTCATCTCCGAGCTGTTCATGGAGGACAAGCTCGCCGAGCTGTCGTACGAGGGGCTCGACGAGGACGGCAAGGCCATCGTGACCTTCGAGGTGTCCGGCTTCCCCAGCGACGTGGAAGCGTTCTGGGATGCGGTGCACGAGCGCGGCAAGGCGGATGGGCAGACGCTGGCCAACCTGCTAGACACGCGGGAGAATCCGGTGGGCGAGCCCGGCGAGAGTGACCTGCCGTCCACGGTGAACCCGCTGGAGTTCATGCTGGATAACCTGTTGAAGAACAACCTCTTCCTGCTGCGCGTGAAGCCCGGGGCGTTCGATCCCGACGCTCCCGGCTTGAGCCTGTTCAGCCGGCTGCGCGAGATCATGCCGCCGCACACGACGTATATCGTGTTCATTGAGGTGACACCTGACGCGGAGAGCGTTGACTTATCTCAGGCTGGCGGAGAAGATGAACCTGGTGCGGAGGTTAGCGCCGGTATGTTCCACGGGTCAGGGCTGCTGCTGGACGAGCTGTACGAGGGTACATCGGCTCCCGCAGGCGACGTGTTGACATACGATGAGGCGGTCGTGGCCGCGCGCCACGTTTCGTTCACCTGTCAATGAGGTGGCCATGAATCATCGGGCTTTCCTGCTTAAAGAGGCTGTGCAGAAGCGGTCCTACAGTCTGCTTCTGGGCCCTGTCGGCGGTGGTGCCGTGGGGGGCACCATGGCCGCACGGAACATCGATCCCGAGCACAAGGAACGCATCAAGAAGATCCTGTACGGCGTGATGTACGGCACCGGCGGCGGCCTGATAGGAGGGGTGGGCGGACAGCTGGCCGGCGGCGCGGTGGGCGGTTTCGGTGGCAAGCACATCGGCAGGTTGGGGGGTATGGGGAGAGTCGGCGGAGCGGCCGGCATGACCCTCGGGGCGCTGCTGGGGGCCTTCGGAGGCATGGCTGCGGGCGGGCGCCTGGGCGGCATTAAAGCATCGGAATAGCGTCATGAATGATCTGAAAAAGATGATGGAGACGTACGAGCCGGGGCGGAAGATGTGGGGCGACATCAGGATCTTCCTGTTCGACCCCGTCACGAAACGGATCAAGCGCCTGATCCGCAGGCGCAACCTGATCCTGTACAGCGGCGCGGACGTCCTGGCGCTGATGGCTTCGGGCGCGCCCGGCTTCCACGTCGCCACGATGTACATGGAGTACGAGAACCTGGCCGACCCCGGCGACACGCCGTCGATCCCGTCGTACGACCGCACGGGCGGCATCGCCTACTACAACGGCCTGTCCGCCTCCCCGAACAAGGACTTCCTGCGCATTCCGATCACGGTGTCCCCGAGCCTGTCCTCGTCCGACGATGCCATCTACGACGGCAACGTGGTGACCTTCTTCGCCGTCTCGGAAGGCTTGGCAGGCTTCCACGGCAAACCGTTCGGGCCCTCATCGAACTCGGCGGTATACGGTGCGGGCCTGGTGGCCTCGCCCGACCCCAGCGATCAGACGCAGGACCGGGTGTTCGCCCGGACGTACACGGGCATCGGCAAGATCCTGAAGGAAACGGGTTTCGAGATCGGAATCACGTGGCAGTTGCGTTTCAATTGAGGTGGCGCCCATGGCATCCCCCGTCACACCCTGGATAAGCCGGGTCAATCCCATCCGCGATGGGGAAGAGGTACGCCAGCAGGTCGCGAACCGGTACCCGCACGAGCTGAAGGATCGCACCCAGCACCTCAAGGACCTGCTGGACGCGATGAGTGCCGGACAGGCGCTGTTCCTGCGCGACGTGGCGCTCGACAGCGCCGTCGAGGTGGGGCACTACGTCTACTGGGACGCCTCCGCGCTGGAGTACAAGCGGGCCGTGGCGGCCCTGGTCTACGACGCTTCGGTGGGCGGTCTGGTCGTGGCGGACTCCAGCTACGCGGTCGGCATCGTGGTCTACAAGGCCGGCGCCACGCGCGGCGACATCCTGCAGACGGGCTTCCTCAACGGCGACTTCGACTTCACCAACACGATCGGCTCGGCGGGCGACACGGCGGCGGAGGCGGGCGCCTACTACCTGTCCGGGACCACGCCGGGCATGGCGGTCAAACAGAAGCCGCCCGTCGGCATCTACCTCATGTTCCTGCGCGGCGACGGCGGCGCGCACGTGGCCCCGGCCCCCAGAGAGGTGCTGGAGGATCACATCCACTACGTGATGGATCTACACGCCCAACCGGCCGGCACGCTGGAATGCACCGAACCACACAACGAATACGAATTCCTTACCGTTGACGACACGATGCCAGGCTGGCTGCCGGCCGACCATTCATCGTTCAACGGCGCGGCCCCCTCGGGTGCCGTGCTGGGCTACAACCTGGCCATGCACACGGAGCTGGAGCGCGTGTGGCCCCCGTTCCCCATGGACAGCGTCTTCGTGGAGCGCGACGGCGTGGGCGAGCACCCCAACCGCTACATCGTCGACGCCACGACGCTGTGGTGGACGGAGAAGTGCTACGGCAAGGCCCCGTGGTCGCCGGAGATCCTGGACTGCGGTTCGCCCGCCTCGTCATCGTCATCGTCTTCCTCGAGCAGCAGCAGCAGCGAGGCCGGACCCGTGGCGCGCGAGTGTGAGAGCGGCGGCGTGCTTGAGCAGATGGGCTTCGTCAAGGGCGACCCCTTCGAGCGGCGCTTGCGCCTGTACTTCACCAAGATGCTGGCGAAGACCTCCAACACGGTGGTGACCAGCCTGAGGGCGGCCGAGGGCAGCCCGATCACCGTGCAGGGCTGTGACGGGGAGGAAGCCGGCACCGGGGACCTGGAAGTCGACATCGACCTGGCGCTGGGCCTGACCGAAGGGGAGGGCGGCTACCAGGCGATCAAGGACATCGACGGGCTGACGTTCAAGCGCGGCCCCGTCATCGAGGCGATCAAGGCCGGCACCAACGTTGAAATCAACGCGGTGTCGGGCGAGAGCGCCATGGACACGAACGGGTACGTGTACGGCAAGGCCGTGATCAACGCCGTACTGCCCGGTTCCGACCAGCAGGAAGGCAGCATCGTGCTGGTCTCGCTGGACAAGGCGCGCGAGGACGTGGTCGATGACATCTTCGTGCTGTCGCTGCCGGCCGGGATCAACTCCTCCTTCCGCGGCAAGATCGACGTGCCCCGCGACGGGATCGTGGCCAACCCGCAGATGGAGCTGTGGTTCTGGCTGCTGGCCAACTCGGCCGGCGAGCTGCCCGAGCTGCCGCTTTCGTACCGCCGCCTGCCCCGCCCGGACGGGTGTACGTCCCTGGCGTGGCCGGAGGCCGACACGGCGCTGGCGAACCTGAACCCGGGCTGCGGCACCCTGACCGCCAAGCGCTACGTGGAGGTGACCGGCGCGGCCTTCTCCATCGCCGAGGGCGACCAGGTGAACTTCGAGTTGGGACGGCTCTCTACGGACACGTACGCGGGCAAGGTGAGCATCGCCCGCATGGGCTTTCGGATAACAGCAGGCAGCTAGGGATGAGACATGCCTCCAGTAGGCCCGGTTTGGAACGCGGACTGGCTGAACGCGAACAGCCAGCGGCACTACCCGATCTCGGAGAGTGCCACCCTTAAGGACTTGACGGGCAGCTTCGAGTTGCCCAAGGACTTCCTTGTCGACCTGCTTCTGCCCGTACATTCCGATGCCGGCATCGATCCGACCCTCTTTCACGTGCACAGCGTCGGCATCTTCGGTACCGGCATCTCGCTGACGCTGGGCTACAACGGCACGGCAATCGGCAGCATCTCTACAGATTCATCGACGTTCACCGGCAACCAGAGCTTCATCTTCGAGGGGACGGGCGCCTTCTTCGACACGGTCGGGAAGGTGATCCTGGGTTCCCTGGACAACATCCTGAACTTTGCCGGCTCCTATGAGTTCGACGTCGCGGGGGCCCGTCTCGAACCACATGCCATCGTCCCGGACCTTCGCGGCGTATCTGCTCTGTACCTCAAGAACGGGGACGACACGATTGGTCCCCTGACCGGCGACATCGTCTTCCAGGCCGGCCGCAACTTCCTCATGAACTACGTGAACGGCCCGGCGGGAGAGCCGGACCGGCTCCTGATGAACGCCATCTCGGGTGAGGGGCTGACCGAGGACTGTGACTGCGGGGAGGCCGCGTCGCGCCCCTGCATCGAGACCATCAACGGGATCAGCCCGGACGAGGACGGCGACTACACGCTTCTGGGTGACGAGTGTCTGGAGCTGGAAGCCATCGCCAACGGGCTCCAGCTAACGGACAAGTGTGCCAATCCCTGCTGCGGATGTCCTGAACTGGAGGTGGTGGAGACCCACATGCAGTCCCTGACGGAAGCCATCTACCGGCTCGAGCAGCAGGCGTCGAAGCTGGAAACGGCGATCATCACCATGGAGAACGTGATCCTTGCCTCCAAAACGGAACTTCAGGAATGACGCAGCCCGTCTTCGAGTTCTACAGTGCCAACGAGTTCCGCGAGTACCCCTTCGACACGCGGCGTGATGACGGTCTGCACGAGCTTTTCGTGGACGCTTACGTGATGCATACGGCGCACCGGGATAACGCCGGACGCCTGCGCATGGTGAGTTTCAATACGACCGGGGACCTGGAGCTGCGCTTCGAGGACGGCACGTTGCTGGGCACTCTCACAAGTGCAGACGGGTTTATTTCCAGCTCTTTTGGCCGCTATACCTTGTACGAATGGCGAAAATCAGTTACGTATGGGGCCGGGTTCACGTCAGAGGATCTTATCGCCCGCCTAGTGACAGTCACCGAGAAGTTGAGCAGCTTCTCTTTTCCAATCTCACCGTCAGACGCCTACCTCCTCGCCTCCAGGGTGAACCCACGTCCGTTGAACGTGATCTCCACGGCTTTGGCGTTCCCAGGTTTGGCTTGTTGTCTGGGCGGCCCCAATCGCAATGCTTTGCAGATGGAATCAGGCTATAACCTTGAGCTTTCCACGCAAGCACCAGAAAGCGAAGTCGGCCTGGCCCTGGCCGAGACGCCGGAAGTGAGGGCACCGGAAGAAGTGTCCGTGTCGGCGTTGGCTGGCGCGGGCGCGGGCACCTTCCCCTTGTGCGAGGACCCCTCCGAGTTCGTGCGCTCGCTCAACGGTGTCCAGCCCAACGACGAGAAGGACTTCCGCCTCGGACTGGTGGACTGCACCTGGGAGGAGACGCGGCTGGTGGGCGGCACCTCCTCGCCGGTCAATCCCAACACCGATTACCTGGGCTCGATCATCGATGCCACGGAGAAGATCATCCTGCAGCTGCACCAGGCCTGTCGGGCCTGCTGCGACTGCCCGGACTACGGCCGCGCCTACGACATCATCTATACGACCTGGTCGCGCGCGAAGACCGTGAACAACCGTCTCATCGAGGTGCTTGGAGACTACGAGCGCATCCTGAACGAGTACAAGGAGATCAAGGCGGACCGCGAGACCGACCTGCAGGTGAAACTGCGCCTCATCGCGACGCCCGACTACCAGGTGGCCATCGCCGTGCAGATCGGGAACAACTCCCACACGGACCTGAACCCGATGACGCTGACGGTCGACGCGAACAACGTTGCGTCGCCGACCATCTATCCCGTGTACACCGAGGGTAGCGGCTTCGTGGAGATGGAAGGTACCCACAACGCACAGAGAGACCCAGCCGGAACGCCGGGCGGTCCCTTCACGCTCGAGATGCCGGCGCTGGCGCCCGGCAAGTACGCCATCTTTCGGATGGCGGTGCGGTACACCGGCAACCTGCGCTACCAGAAGTACTCGGAGGTTTCGGCAAGGGTGGTGAACGACGAGTTTGACGAGCTGGCGGAGCGGCGCATCCTGCTTCGTGGGCCCCTGGTGAAAGAATAATGCTTGTCTTTTCGGAATGGCTGAACGCGAATGAGGTCCGCCGCTACCCCCTCCATGACAGTGCGAGCGGGGAGCTGCAGGACAATATCCTCGTGGACGCCCGGCTTTGGGTGCCCAAGAGCGCGGGGCGCGTGGTCTACGTCTCTTCCGTGGGCATCACCAGCGGGCTGGTCACCCTGACCTTCCTGGCCGCGGCGGACTCCCCTTTCCTGGACGGCACCGGCACGCCGGTCTCCTTCACGCCGCTGGCGGTCGTGCGCGCCTCGCGGCCCGTGACCAGGTTCGTGAACATGGCCGTCGAGGCGCTCTACCCCGGCGTGGGTGGGTGGATCGCGCTCGGGGAAGGCGCCGTCGAGATCGAGAGCCTGAACGCCCGCTTTACCGGCCCGGCCGAGACCCAGCTCAACGAGCGCTGCGTGAACGTCTACGACGACGCGGCCGTGTCCAGCGTGGGCAAGGAAAACGTTGCCGAGGGGCTGACGGGCCTGATCACGCTCCGCGGCGAAGCCGGTGTGCTGAAGACGTTCAAGGCCACCCGTACGGTCGAAGGGGTGGACCGCGAGGTAGCCGTAGTGGCCATGGACCTGGGCGACAACAAGGTGTCCAGGCTGCAGGACTTCTCCGGCGTGTGTGGCGGCCGGCCGCAAGCCAACACCTGCAGGAAGCGCGTGGTCGAGCGGATCAACACGGTCACCCCGGACGACGACGGCAACATCGACCTGGTCTTCGAGGGGGACATGACGGTCGGGGACGTGCAGCGGGGGCTCATCGTGGACTTCCCCGTGGGACTGGACGACGTGTGCCCCGAGTCGATCTCCAACGAGATCCCGTTCCCCGTACCGGGCGGCCCGCCGAGCCCGACGCCGCCCGAGCCGCCGCCGGAACCGTCCGGGTCTTCGGGCCAGTCCGACTCATCCGAGGGGCTTCCTTCGGGCTATTGCGAGGACTTCGAGGACGGCGTGGCCGAGGAGCTGGACAACTTCGTGGGCAGCTTCACAATCGAGGACGTACCCGGGCGCACCAAGCGTTACGTCAGCGCCGCCGATGACACCGGTCAGCAGCTTGCCACCAACTACCTGCGGCAGTTCAACACGGAAGAGGGTGAGACTTATACGGTCGTAAGCATCATTCGTCCGCGCAGCGTGGATGGCAAGAGTTTCCTGATCGCGGGCTTCAAGAACGACAACCTGTTCACGTTCGCTGGCATTACGTTGGAGAACGGGGGCAGCTTCTTCGTCGGCAACAAGAGCGGCGAGACAGGCGGGTCCTTCGGTAGCGGGTACAGACCCTACCTGGAGTTCGCCCCCGAGTGGGACACGCCGCCGGACACGGATTACCAGGTAACCTTCGCCATCTACTCGAGCGACATCGCTGAGATGAAGGTGGCGTGGAACGACGGCATCGCCGACCGGGAGCAGACACAGCTTGTGGTGCTGGCTTCCTTCCAGGAGAAGGGACGGCCCGGTCTGGGTGTGCTGAATTCGGAAACGGAGTTCGATGACTTCGGGGTCAACTGCGAAGAGTTCCCGTCGTCGTCATCGTCAAGTTCGGGGCCTTAAGATGGCCGAGCGCATCGTCGCCACCGAGTGGCGCAACAACAACGAGCGGGTCCGCTACCCCTTCGTGGACACCACCTCACTTACCAGCGAGGACGGTGCGGCCACGATCGACCAGGACCTCTTCGACGACGCGCGGCTCTACCCCGTGGGTGCCGCAGTGGGCGTGTACCTGCGCAAAATCAACGTGGACGGCAAGAACGTGACCTTTACGGTGGGGGACCCTGTCAATGGGGACCTGGCAGACGGTACTTATGACGCGACCTCCGCTCCGGCTGAGGTCCCGCTCTATGACGCCTACAACCGCCCCGCAGGCGTACTGGTATCGGACGCCGCGAGGCTGGGCGCACTGGCCGACCAGCTCCCGCAAGGCGAGACGGTCTTCGAGGCGGCGGCGACGGAATTTGTCGCGTCCGTCGTGATCCCCATGCCGCACCCCGGTGTGCGCGGTTTCCTGCTGGATGACGGCAACATCGTCTCCGGGGACGTGTGGCTGGTGGGCGAGGACGGGGTGGTGCTCTCCTACGAGGATGGGGCCATCCGCGTCGATGTGATCGGCGACCCCTACGCGCTCATCAAGGACTGCGAGGAGCAGGGCCAGCCGCTGCCCACGTTCAACGGGCTGAAGACCCTCAACGACATCGAGCCGGACGACGCCGGCGACTTCAAGCTCCTGGTGGGTGGCAACCTGTCGGAGAAGCCCGTATTGCGGATCGCCACGCAGGGTGGCGGTCGCATCGAGTTCAAGCTGGTGGGCACCAGCGGGGTGAAGGAGATCTAGGATGGCCGAGCTGGAATTTCTCGACCACATGGACAAGATCGCCTTCCCGCTTGTGAACGGGGACGACCGGTCCTTCGTCGGCGGAGGCGCGCTGCCGCGGCAGGGCCTGTCCGACGCCGGCTTCCTGCTGGGGGTCGACAGCGGTTTCGTGGCCGCCACGCACACGGTCCGCCTGTACAGCTACGCGCGCTCCGGCAGCACCATGTCATTCGACTTCCGCTCCGACGCCATGGTCGAGCACCGCTTCCTGTTCGAGGTGCCTGCGACCACATCGTTCGGCAAGGCGTTCAGGGTGACGGCCACGCGGATCGTGGGGGGCGCCTCCGCGCCCAGCTACGGCGAAGGCTACATCGTGGTCGGCAACCTGGAGGAGCTGGAAGCGCTGGGGGAAGGCACGTTCCTGTTGACGGGAACACTGCGGGTGGAGCCGGCGCTGCTGCAACCCCTGGTCAACACGCTGATGAACACGCTGAGCATCGCCAACGAGCCCAGGCTGTGCCCCACCGTCCCGGGCAGTTCCGCGGTGCCCGAGCCGGACTACGTGTGCCCCTTCATCAAGAACCTGGACGGGGCGATCAAGTTCTCCGAGGGCAACAACGCCCGGGTCTCCGTGGACGCGGACAACAACGTGCTCCAGCTGGGCGGTGCCGTCGGGGCGGGGCTTGGAGAGCCCTGCGAGGATGTTATCATCGACGAGGACTGCGGGTTCACGCGCGGGGAGGAGTGCGACCCGTGCGACGATTACATCCGTTCGTTCAACGGGATGCAGACGGAAGACGGGGTGATCTACTTCACAGAGGGACCAGGGGTGGTGGTCATCAACGAGCCGGACGACCACCGCATCCGCATCGTGATCGATTCGGACCTGAGGACGTGCACGTCCTCATCGACGCCGTGAGGGTCAGATGGCCAGAGCTTTTCCAGAGCGCTCGGAGTGCCCGGAAGTTCCCGATAACGACGCGATCGGGACGCTGAACCTCAATGACCCGTCGGAGCCGGCGGACCGCATCATCCAGACGCGGTTCTTCACGTTCCCTCCACCGGAACCGCCCAACTTTGACTTCGGCTGCTACGGCCCCACCGCGACCGTAAGCGTGTCCGAGGCCTCGTCGGCGGCCGGCGAGGTCGACATCGAGTACCCGAACGAGGACGAGACGGGGCGCTGTGAGCCACGCTTCAACTTCGACTTCTCCGTGCCGCCCTGTGTGACGGCCAGCACCGAGGCCTCCATTCAGGTCAGTTCGGAACTGGCGGACCCGGCGGTGGAGTTCGAGGCCTCCCGCAAGACCGGCGACCCTTGTGCCTGGGACTTCCGCTTCAACCTGAACCTGCCCGGTTTCTGCCCGACGGTGCGCACGGACGCCTCCATCTCCATCAACGCCTCGCTTTCCGACCCGACGGTGGAGTTCGTCGGCGAGCGCGACCCGCTGGAACCGTGCCGTTTCAACTTCGACCTGGACATCCAGCTGCCGGAGTTCGGAGAGGATGACGTCTGTCAGGCCAGGTTGGCCACCACGGGCAACATTTCCCTGTCGGGCCTGCAGACCGTAGACGGCGTCGCGGCCAGCGAGGACGACGTGATCCTGGTGCGGGCGCAGTCGACGGGCAGCCAGAACGGCGCCTACCGCATGAAGTCCGGCGCCTGGGAGCGGACTTGCGACATGTCCCGGGCCGGCATCATCGTAACGGTGCGGGAGGGTGCGGAGTACGCGGGCACGGCGTGGTTGTTGAGCACCAACGACCCCATCTCGGTGGGTTCAACGCCGCTGACCTTCACCCTGATAAGCGGATCGACCTGCTGCTGTTCAGCCAGGGTCGCCACGCTCGAGGACATCACGCTCAGCGGGTTGCAGACGATCGACGGCGTCTCGGTGGCCGAGGACGACATCGTGCTGGTGAAGAACCAGGGCTCCGAGTCGGAGAACGGCCCCTACCTGGTCAAGGATGGGGCGGCGTGGGAGCGCACCTGCGAGGTCTTCTCCGGGCACACCGTGTCTGTCCGGGAGGGCACGTACCAGAAGCAGACGGTTTGGATGCTGACCACCGACGGCGCGATCGAGTTGGATACGACGGGGCTCACTTACCGCCAGGTGGTCGACCGCCCAATGTGCCGGGTGGCCTCCGGCGGCCACACAATACGCTCAACCACCCGCACGATCGACGGCGTCGCCACGTCCGTCGACGACATCGTCCTGCTCATGAACCAGAACAACCCGGCACAGAACGGCCTTTACCTGGTCAAGAGCGGGAGCTGGGTGCGCACCGGCGACATCACGCCGGGCATGATCATCACCGTGCAGGAAGGGGCTGTGTACGGCGGGCAGTCCATCGTCCTGTCCACGGCGGACCCGATCACGGTGGGTACCACGAACCTGACCTTCTCGCCATTGCGCATGGTCGTGCGGGCTTACGTTGCGCTGGACAAGGGGCCGTTCGGGCAACCCGCTCAGGGGTTGACGGGCACGCCCGACATCGACGATATAACCACGCAGGCCGGCGACGTCGTCCTGGTCTTCAATTCCAGTACGCCGGCGAACAACGGTGTTTGGGTCGTGCCGGGTACGGGGGCCTGGCAAGAGGCAATGCCCGGCACCACGGGCTTTGCCGGTACAATCGTCTCCGTGCGGGAAGGGAACAGGTTCGGACAGGTTTCCTTCATGATTCTGGGCGGGGCAGACCGGGATATTTGGGGCATCACCGGCGTGGTGGGCCCGAACACAATTTGAGGTTTATATGTCACTGGTCATATGGCGACCCTACGAGACGGAAGGCGACACTGATTGGCCGGCAGAACTGCGCGGCGGCGGCGAGGACTGGTGGCCGCGCCGTCACTTCGACGTGGAGAACATCATCGGGCGTCACGATATTTACTCCGATCCCCCGACGTGCATAGAGATGGCTTCGGAACACTCGAAGGGCCTTAACCAGATCATCGCCGTTATGAAGTACATGGTCTACGCGTACGACCTCCACCTTTTTACCCCTACGCCTGACTATGTGGACGTGGACGAGTTTCAACAGGTCGGGTTTTCCAAGCGGTTCCCGGAACGAAATTTGTGGGACGACATCAAGCGCGACATAAACAACCTGCGAAGTGTCATAGGTGTTCCCGCTTTTTCATGGACGCTGCCTTACATCCGCCAGGTCCCCTTTATCCCGGGCGACGAACGGAAGTCGATGATCGGGAAGAACAAGATCAGCTTCGTCGATCTGACCGAGTTCAGACAAGCGTTGACCGAAGACGTGTATACGGCAGTCACGTTGCCGGAGTACTTTCAAGCAAAACCGTCTCAAGCCTACGTGAGAGAGTTTCAGGAGAAGTACCCGTCGGACATCACTGGCTATTTTTGGACGGCGGGTATGCGCATGCACATGAATCAGTATACGGGGTGTGGTGCGAGCGGTACGAGTGACCTGACAACGCTGGATAACTACTTTGACTGGTACTTCGACAAGCGACCCAACCACCACTACCCGGACCCTCCAGTGCACATTTCTCCGACAAAAGTGATCTTGTATTTGGAAGGTGAACGCAGCGAGCTTACTTGGAGCAGAGGCCCGGGGTGTCCTTCTTGTTCAGGTGACCATTATATTTATACCGGACAAAGAGGCATTTTCATGTTTAAGATTCCCCCCACGGCCGGGACATTGCCCATCACCAAGATCACGTTGTACGGAACAACGGCAGGAGCTATAGCGGGTGTGGATGACAACGTGAGCTTCTGGATGCCTACGGAGGAATTTCTGAACGACGGGATGGAAGACCCCGGCGCGTATGGCTCGCCGCTTGACAACATGTATCCTTTCGGCTTCGGTGGAGGTTTCAGACGCGTGCTTTGGAGACCGGCTACGCCGCAGTCTTTTCCCATGCTCGGAGGAAACAGTTCTTATCAGGAGTACACATGGGGCGGCGGTGCGGGCGGCGGTTTGGGCACGACAATGGTACAAGCCGTATCCTGGGTGAATGATCCCCTCCCCACTTATGACGGGATACGTTTCAATACGCTCGGCCACGTCCTCTATGTAGGCGGCACGAAGGTATGCGATTTCAGGAACTCAGCGTGCGTAACGCCTCCAGACCCATGCCTGGAATGTAGCCTCGGCGCAGGGGTCCTTCTTCTGGGCCAGGACGATCCCCGTGAGAACGGGTACTGGAGGGTCACAATGAGTGACCCCGACGGCAAAGGGTTGAAGCTGAATGTGACAAAACGCGGAAACCTTTGTCCGTACGCTTACTACCCTTCGGACATCGGTATTGCCTGTGAAGACGCTCAATTCATGTTTGCGACGTATCCCGACGACGGCGGAAGAGCCGGGTCGGTGTGGACGATAACGTCAGACCCCGTTGAATGTTCTTCGCTGTCGTCGGACGCGTCGGACTGTTCGGAGACCAGCGCGCAGAGTATTTCTTCCTCTACACCCTTTTCGTCGTCGTCGTCGTTCGGTTCCTGCGGAGGACCCTTGAGGTTGCGCAAGATGACGGACTACGAACTCAGATACAGGAAGATTGCCACTTTACCGGATTGGGGCATTAAGCTGGGAACACACGACATGAGCGTGTACGATCATGGAGATCCGTTTGAAATTGAGCTGACAAACATCCCGGACTACGTGCGGGACGCGTGCCATGACTACTGGATGGTTGTTTCGCTTGATAAGGAGGTTGCGCGGACGGGCGTCTTTGACGAAGCGCTGTCGCTGCTTCTGTCTCGCTTGGAATTCGAGTTCGGTTCATCGTCGTCAGCCTAGAGGCGCGCTCATGCTGCATCTACCTTTCAAGCTGTCGCCAACGGGCAGGGCGGAGCGTCCCAAGATCAACCGGCCCGCGCCTGCGCCCGCGCCTGCGCCCGCGCCTGCGCCCGCTCCCGTAATAGAACCCGAGGAAAACGTGTCGCACATGATAACGGACGACAACGTGTTGGACTTGCTGGACAACCAGCGCGTACTGTCGTTTCTTCCACACCTGGGTCCTGCCTTTAGCGGGTGGAAACCCAAGAAACCTTGCCCGCGAGAAGAGGAGCGCAGGGAGTACGCCAAGGTGCTCCGGCGCATGCTTCGCCACATGAAGCCGAAGCGCAGACGCCTGCTCAAGAAGGCTCTGCGTGTGAGGCGGCTGACGTTCAGTCTTGAAGGCGGTCCCGCGGAAACAATTTGATCTTCCGCCATTCATCAGTATATTCGATACCCCTTAAGAACTTCGCGGAGAAAACCATGCGCGTATTCGTCCTGGGCATCCCCCACACGCAGACCACGATCGAGTTCACGACCTGTGCCTACACCATGAAGGTGTGGAACCTCTGCCGCATGCTGCACCGCCGCGGCCACGAGGTCATCCACATGGGCACGGAAGGGTCCAACCCGGACTGCACGACCCACGTGTCGGTCACGCCGCTGGAGATGTGGGAGGAGCTGTACGGCCATCCGGGTGCGGGCTTCTACCAGACCAGCGCCGACGGGAAGTTCGCCCCGTACCACAACATCTACGAGCAGAACGTCCGCAGCGAGCTGTTGCAACGCGGAGGCGACCCCAACACCTCGATCGTCTGCGTGCCGTGGGGCGGCGCCCAGTTCAGGGCGCTGGAGGGCGTGCCGCAGCTGGCCTGCGAGAGCGGCATCGGCTACCACATCACCCAGCTGCAGAACCGGGTCTTCGAGTCCTACGCCTGGCTTCACTTCCACTGGGGCCGCGAGAACAAGCACGACGGCAAGGGCTGGTTCGATGCCGTGATCCCCAACGCCTTCGACCCCGAGATGTTTCCCTTCTCGCCCAAGGACAAGCGCAAGGACTACTTCCTCTTCATCGGCCGGCTGAACTGGGACAAGGGCGTGCCCATCGCCGTGGACGTGACCAAGCGCATTGGCGCCAAGCTGAAGATCGTCGGCCCCGGCAGCCCCGAGCAGTGGGTCAAGGACAACCCGCACGTGGAGTACCTGCCGCCGGTGGGCGTGGAGGATCGCAAGAAGCTCATGGGCGAGGCCATCGCCACGTTCGTGCCCACCCAGTACCTGGAGCCCTTCGGCGGCGTCAACGTCGAGGCCCAGATGACGGGCTGTCCGGTGATCACCACGGACTGGGGCGCCTTCCCCGAGACGGTGCTCCATGGCATCACGGGCTACCGCTGCCGCTCCATCGAGCAGTTCGTGTGGGCCGCGAAGAACATCGACCAGCTCGACCCGGCCAGCTGCCGGCAGTGGGCGCTGGCCAACTACTCGCTGGACCGCATCGCGCCCATGTACGAGGAGTACCTGCAGATGGTGCTCAATCGCAGGGGCCAGGGCTTCTACCAGGAGTTCCCGGAGCGCAAGCAGCTGATGTGGATGACCAAGGCCTTCCCGGCGGCGGCCACCGCGCAGCCGGCCATCCCGAAGGAGCACGTGGCCCCCAAGATCGACACGGCCTGGGAGCACGCGATCAAGTGGGAGGCGGAGTGGTGGGGCAACGAGCCCAACGAGCGCTGGGCGGCCGAGGTGGACAAGCAGAAGACCTACGCCCGCCTGATGGGCCTGCCGTACGACCTGGACATGGGCAAGAAGAACATCCTGGACGTGGGCTGCGGCCCGACCAGCATGCTGCTCAGGGCCAAGCACGGCGGCAAGTCGGTGGGCGTCGATCCGCTCCCCGTCTCCAAGAAGACAAAGGCCCGCTACAAGGACGCCAAGGTTAGGCTGTTCACCGTCAAGGGCGAGGACCTGTTCAACCCGGGCAACGGCACCAACACCCTGCGCGGCGCCACCTTCGACGAGGTCTGGATGTACAACTGCCTGCAGCACTGCGACCAGCCGGCGATCATCCTCTCGCGCATCGCGCTGGCGGGGAAGGTCATCCGCATCTTCGAGTGGCTCAACATGGGCGTGGCTCCGGGCCACCCTCACAACCTGACGGAGAAGCTGTTTGAACTCTTCCGTAACCCGGAAATGTGGGTACAACATATCTGGAACACCGGCGTGCTGCGGGACTTCGGCGGCACCGTGAACAACAATTACCTGGCCATCCACGTGGAGCGCAAGTGAGCGTCGTCGCACACATCATGGAAGAGGTGGAGCCGGGCCTGTATGCAGACTCCGCGAACCACCTGAAGATCGTGCGAGCCGTGCTGTCCAGGGCCAGCTACCGCCCCCGCAGCCACGGTGTCGAGCACTGCCCGCCCGACGTGGTGGAGTACTACCGCACGCAGACCAACATGCGTTACCCCTACAGGGCCGCGTTCACGGACAGCTTCACGAACCGCGTGCGCCGGTTGCCGGGCGACATCGTTGTGGCGACCGAACCGTGGCACCGGGAGTGCTTCAAGGGACTCCTGCGTAACGGCGCGTGGGACGGGATGCATGTCATTGAACTGCTACGCCAGGAGGGAGAGGACGCTCCGATCGCGACCGCCCGGATGACCCTGGCGCTGTCGGAGCTGAACAGATGCCCGAACCGGTTTGCATCAAAAATACGCAGAGTCCTGGAGACTACATTGTCCTGACGGCGGCACTGCGGGACATCACGCTGTGCTACCCGGGCGTCTTCCAGTTCACCGCGGCCACGCCGGAGCCGGACATCTGGCGCAACAACCCGCTGGTGAAGCACGGGGATAAGCGCGGCATCAGGCGCATCGTGGCCAGGTACTCCTCGCCCAACAACCCCTACCGCATCCACAAGTCCAACCAGGCCCGCGCCCACTTCATGTGGTCCTTCCTGGCCGACCTCAACCTGATGCTGAAGACCCACGCCGTGCTGACGGACTTTCGTCCGGCACTGTACCTGACCGAGGAGGAGAAGGCCACGCCCCTGCTCCAGACGGACAAGCCGTACTGGGTGATGGTGGCCGGCGGCAAGCGGGACTTCACGGCGAAGTGGTGGGACAAGGACCGCTGGCAGCAGGTGGTCGACCGCGTCAAGGACAGGGTGACGGTCGTACAGGTGGGCGGAGGCAGCCACATCCACCCAAGACTCACGGGTGTGCATGACCTGGTGGCCAAGACCTCCTTCCGCGAGCTGATGCGGCTGATCTACCACAGCCACGGGGTCTTCTGCATCGTGACCTGCCTGATGCACATCGCCGCGGCCTTCAACAAGCCCTGCGTGACGGTGGCCGGCGGCCGGGAGCCGTGGTGGTGGGAGGCGTACAACGAGGAGAACCGCCTGGCCAACATGCGGATCGGCCGGGCGGACTGGAAGCCGCCCGAGCCCGACACGTTCATCCCGCACCGGTACATCTACCTGGAGTGCGACAAACCCAAGTGGAGTGGCGGGCGGGGGTGTTGGAAGAGCAAGCTGGAGGGTGGGAACAAGTGTGAGGATATCGTGGCCACGCAGACGGGTCTCAGGCTCCCGCACTGCCTGGACAAGATCACGGCCGAAAGGGTGGTCAAGGAGTTCGAGTGGTACTACGAGAACGAGATCCTGTCGCTGGACAAGAAACTGATCCTGCCTCCCATTATCCCCGCCATTCCTTCAAGCAACGCCTATCCGACCCCACAGGCGTACGTGCCGAGCAAGTCGAAAGCCAAAGTACCCAAGGGCAGGGCGCAACCCACGCCCCTCTGGCATGATGTGGCCAAGCCGGCACCCGAACCGAACCTGGACAAGACCCACCTGTTCGTATACCTGGGCGGCCAGACCAGGCTGGACTACCTGAACCAGATACGGGAGCGTTCCCCCCGCGCGGCGCTCACGGCTGTCTGCAACACCGCCTCCGGCGAAGTGGACAACTGGTGCAAACACAACGCGGCCGAGGCCGTCATGGACGGGGCCGAACCGGGGCGCCCGGAGATGCTCTACCGCGCGCTCTCCGACGCCAAGCGCGAGCAGCTCGTGTGGATCGAGTACCCCGTCATGCCGCGTGCCGGCCACTGGGGCAGGTACCTTACGCCGTTCCCCGATAAGTCCTTCGGCGGCTGCTTCTACTGGCAGCGCATAACCGACGGGCATGAGCAGCTGATGAAGTCATCTCCGTGGGCAAAGGGTTGGAACCCCCGGCAGCATGGCACGGAAGGCTTCGCCACCATGGTCTTTCCGCTGCGCGGGTACTTGGTGCTTCCGCGAAGCCTGGTCGGTCGTATAGAATGGGCGTGCAGGCACGTGCCCGACGCGGCGTTCGAGCTGGTGCTGGGCGCGCTGCTGAGCCAGTGGCAGACACCTCTGTTGGACTTGGGCCATACGGTGGAACACCAATGACCGTACTCGAACTGGACGACGAGAAGATCTTCAAGCTCGCGGGCGACCCGGCCGTCTACGCGGCGGCGCCGTTCCTGGAGCCCATGAAGAACGCTGCACTTTCCGCCGCGGCTAAGTACCGCAGCTGCAAGAAGTGTCAGAAGCCCGCCTATATCAAGACGGCCAAGGCCGTGGGCGGGGCCTTCGTGCGTCTCACGCTGGACGCCGACCCGTCCCTGTACCCGCCCCTGAAGGCGATCATCTTCAAGATCCTGAACGTCCACCATGCCGACCAGGTGATGATGAACTACACCAAGGACGGGCAGCAGCACCAGTTGACCTTCTGAACATGGGACCTACAATGCTGCCATGACGACCGTGCCGACCGAGTTCTATACGGGTGACAGCAGCCGCTACATCAAATTGCAGCGGGAGGGCATGACCACCTACGTGAGCGGCCGCACGCAGGGCTTCCGCGTGCGGATCACGGCCATCGAATCCAACGAGATGCCGCTGGAGATCTTCGTCTACCAGCACCTCCCCTTCCCCGACAGCGAGACCGGGTACCAGGACCGTTTCGTCAACATTGCCAGCCCCAACGACATCGAGGAGTATAATGTGGGTGAGGTGGGGGATTCCACGCGCCCCTTCTTCCGGCTGGCCGCGATCGACCTGGTCTTCCGCAACGATGACATGCTCGAGGAGGCGGTCCAGAAGATCTACGACGAGATCGGCCAGCTCGTGGAGAGCCTCAACTACATGGACGACCTCGAAGTGCAGGAGGAAGTGACCATTGGGACACCGCCAACTAGTTCCTCCTCCTCGTCCTCCGATTCAAGCTCGAGCTCGTCCTAACACGCCCCCCAAGCCGTTTGACCGCACCGTACGCTCGCGTCCGCCGCCCCCGGCCAGGGCTCCGCGGCGCAAGAGCATGACGCTGGGCAACGACCAGCTGATCAACCTGCTCAGGAACGCCGCCGTCATCACCGCCATCCCCAGGCTGCGCGGCCTGCTCAAGAACCTGCCGCAAGGCGGGTGCCGCTGCGCCAAGAAGAGCGCCGCGGCACACAACCGCAGGGAGGCGATCAACCGCGTCAAGGAAACCCTCCAGACCCTCTCGCCCGACGAGCGCGCGGCGCTGCTGCGGGCCATGCAGACGGACGAGATCTTCTTCTACGTGAGCGCCGGCAACGGTTCCGTCGAGCGCCGCAGCATCTAAAGACAACCTCCCGGCGCGTTACTATTCCATGTGACCCGAGTTGGCCATTCGGCCAGTTTTGGCTCATGTCAGTTCCGCGCGCATTGGGCGCAGGGAGGTGACTTATGTAGCGGCGCTACGTTCCGGGTAGCTCCCGGAGAAAGGACAGAAGCATGCCCAGAAAGGGTAGGAGGGGCGGGAAGGCTCATGACGACAAGGTGACGGAGAAAGTGCTGGAGAAAGCATTCGACAGCATGCCGCTTCACCATCAGGCCCTCGCGGTTGCCGAAGGGACGCTGGAGGCAGCCATGAGTGTTCCCGGGTCGGTTATCGACGGTGTGACGGGCCTCGCGTCGGACATCTATTACGACGCCTGTGCCGCATATCGCGGGGGGAAGTTGCGCGGGACGATGAAGCACAAGCCCGCGACAAAACTCGCGGTGGGTATCCTGATCCACCTGCTGCGACGGAAGTACGGCATCGGCTGGAAGGATGCCGCTATCGCCCTTGACCTTGGCAAGGGTGAGGCGCGACGTCTCGCGAAGAGCAAGAAGATTCAGCGAGCGCTCAAGGACCCCGTCAAGATGGTGGAGGTCCTGCACGGCAAGAAGGCCGCCAAACGTGTGGAGGCCCGAGCCGACGAAAGGGTCAGGAAAGCCGAGGACAAGGCCCGCAGGAAAGTCGAGAAGGAGCGGGCCAAAACCGAAGGAAAGGAGACCGTGTCGGTCCTCGACGACTATGGTATCAGGCCGATCGAGGCGCCGGCGCCAGGCTGAACATGAAAGGCAAGAAGGGCAAGAAGGGAAAGAAGGGCAAGAAGAAGCGCAGGAAGGTTGGAGCGGAGGACACCGACCGCTCCTCGCAGACGGCGAGGGTGGTCGGCAAGGTTGCCGCCTGGACGGTGGTGGGCATGGCAACCGCCGCGTGTCTCGTTTAGGAGGAAGGTCATGTGGCCGCCGGGGAAACCCGGCGGCCTTCTTTTAGCTATCAGGTTGCTTGACGATATCGAATAGTTTGGTAGTCTCATGGGCCAACTTCAGGAGGAGAACCGATGACAGAACAACAGCAGCAGCCCCCTTTGGCCACGGGCGCGGGGCAGATCGTGGATGCCAGGCCGCACGCCGGCGACATCAAGGTCGTGGAGGTGAAGGGCGGGGCACCGGGACAGGGCATTGACTACCTGTACGTGACCGTGGAGGCGGAGACCGCCGAGAAGGTCCTCTCGCAGGCGGCCAAGCAGGTGGCCTGGGAGGCGCGCAAGAAACACGGCATGCACAGCGCCGGCATCGAACCGGCAGGCGGACCCTACCCCGTCGACGCGCGGAACGGCAAGGCGGTGCCCAACGAAGTCCTGCAGGACGTCAGGCGGCGACCGAAGCTGCGCTACCGGCACACGTTCAGGCTGACCCAGGCGGCGGTGTAATGTTCTTCGCGCAGGCCATATCACTGGGCGTTGCCATCGGCTTCACCTTGGAGTCGGTGGAACGCCTGTTGTTCTTCAGGCACGACCAGCTCCTGATACCAAAGAAGAACTGGACCCATTTCTTTACGGGGTTGAGCTGGGGACTGGTCTACTTCAACTTCTCCCTCTTAGCATGATTCCGGTGCCGGCATCGAAATGTTCACCGCCGACTTCGTCAAGGGCGCCACCCGCCTGTCGGATGAGAACATCCGCTACGTGCTGACGGTCTGCCTGCACCGCAAGGTCGAGGGGCCGGTGACCAGCGGGGAGCTGTTGTGCCTGCTGGTCTTCGACCTGCTCAAGGGGATGGGCTTCTCCGTCGAGCACCTGACGGCCATACTGCTCCACTGCGGGGAGCGTCTGATCGGAATAGGGAAGGTGTTCGACCTGGCCAAGCCCGGCGACGAGATCGAGTTCCAGTCGCTGCAGATTCTGGACAACCGGTGGGTGGTGATGAACGAGGAAGTGCCGTACGACTTCACGAAAATGGAACCGGCGCCACAGTCTCCGCTGCCTGTGCTTTCTCTTGCTGTCGCGCTGCCAAGGCTGTATCAGCTCGCGATTTCAGCTTCTGCACCCGCTCCTCGTCAGCGTTCTTCAGGGGCAACGAAGCCAGATCGGAAATCAGGCGACGCATCCGGGTGAGCAGGTACTCGTCGATCTCCATGCGCTTGCGGGTCTGCATGTCCCAGTAGGCGTTGACCTCGATCGCGTCAACGGCCAGCCCCTCCTCGACACTGCTGGCGTCCTGCAGTTCGGTGCCCACGTGGGGCGCGAGGATCTGCGGGACCTGGGTGAAACCCTCCTCCTTCAGCGACGTTTTCATGTACGCCAGGATCTCCGAGGAGAAGTCCTCGTCCTCCCCGAGCGGGTCGATCAGGTGCTGCTCGGACAGCGCCCAGCACATCTCCCGGACGGTGGCCGGGTCGTAGCTGGCGAAGTCCGCGCCGTTGCCGGAGAGGGCGTTGCAGGCGTGGATGAAGAACTCAAGGCTGACCTGGAAGAGGTTGGTCGTGACGATGTTGATCAGCGCCCAGATCTTGTCCATGTTCTCCTGGGGCGGCTCGGCGCCCCAGGCGGCCCTGATCTCCATGCGCAGGGTGTCGGGCTCCCAGTCGAAGAGCTCCGTGCCGAACCGGTCAAGCAGGATGACCAGCAGGGGCGTGGCGATGGCGTCGGGGTCGCGTAGCATGTCGGCCACGCGTTTCTCTTCCTGGCGCATATCAGTTTCCGAACGTGGGCGGCACGTATCCAGAGAGCAGGGCGGCGCGCAGGCTGGCAGGCGTCGCGGGTTTGGGTTCGGGCACGTTGCTCAGGCCGTAGGCCGTGCCGAGAGCGGCGGCCGGCGCCATGAAGCCCAGCGTGCGGGCCGTGCGCGGGTTGGTGGGTCCGCCGGCCAGGCGCACCAGCAGCTTCTGGATCTCGGGCGAGAGCTCGTAGGACATGTTCGAGATGCTGTGCCCCAGGCTTTCGGCCAGGCCGGGTACGGTCGGGCCGCCTTCGGGTATGCCCGAGGGCAGCTCGATCTTGGCCGGGTAGTCCGCGCCGACGCGGTGCTCGGGCGCCTCCACGGCCTTGGGTGCGGGCTTGCCTTTGCCCTTCTTGCCTTTGGGTTTGCCCTTACCCTTGATCTTACCCTTCGCTTTGCCCAGGCCCTTGCTCAGGCCCTTGCCCAGGCCCTTCTTGCCCACGAGGCGCGCGCCGGCGCGCAGAGCCGTGCGCATGATGGCCGCTTTCTCCACGCCTTCGGACGAGCCGAGGCCGCAGAGGAGGCCGAGCTTCGATGCTGTGGTCATGGACGTCTCCTTACTTGTCGCTGATGCGGTTGACCGGTACGGCCATCGTGTAGCGAATGTCTCGGGGGCTGTGCCCCTTTTTCCTGAAGAACTCGAGCATGCTTTCGCGGCTGAAGGGGTCCTCGCCGGGCAGCTTGGTGTAGGGGTTGTTCTGGAGCTTGTTGTGGCCGGCGGTCTTGTTCAGCTCCTCGTCGGCGGCTTCGGAGATCACCTTCTCCAGCAGCGACGCGTCCGTGCGCGGCAGCGTCGGCAGGATCTCGGCGGCCTTCTCCGTGTCGACGCTCATGCCGTCCTTGGCCATGATGGCGTCCACCAGCTCCTGTCCCATCACGGAGGCGATCTTGTCCAGCGGGAGGTGCTTCAGGGCTTCCACCGGATAGGTGTTGCCGGTGGTCAGCGTGATGAAGCCCTCCTTGATGTGCTGAGCCTGCTTGGCGACCAGCTGGAAGAGCGCCTCCTCGGGCAGCTCCACGCCGTGGTGGTAGTGGTTGCAAATGCCGCTTTCGCGGTCGATGGCATCGATGGCGGCGGCCGTCTTCTGCAGGAAGGCCGGCGTGCAGGCTGTGACCGGCATGGCGTGGATGGTCTTGGCCACCTTGGCCAGCTTGATCTTCAAGGGCTTGTGCCGCTCGCCCAGCATCATCACGCGCTGAGCCACCTTCTCCGCGACATGCTCGGGGAAGGAGGCGCCGATGCCGGCAGCCTTCTCCAAGTATTCCCGCGTGTCGGCGCCGAAGCGCAAGGCACCCAAGTCAGCGCCGGCGATCTTCTCGCCTTTCTTCCAGCGCTCGTCGTATTCGTTGGCTTTTCTGAGGATGTTGCGCGCGGCGGTCTTGCGCCACGGATACGGGTAGCGGAAGCGGTTGGCGAAGAGGTACTCGCCGGCCAGCTTCACCGATATGGGATTGGGCATCGGGAACATCTTCACTTTCCTGCCGCCATAGTCGACTACCAGGGCGCAGTCCTTCTCGTCCGCGGCCTGCTTGTTCATGCCGGAGACGCGGTCCCAGTTGCGCCGGAAGGCTTTGACGAGGCCGGAGATGCCGAAGTGTTCAGCGGCCTTTTCGATGCGGGCTTGAATGAAGGCTGCTTCCTTCTTAGAGTAGCCCTCCTGGCAGAGCGTGAAATACGCCTGCGCAAGCCACGTGGCTGCTTTGGTGTGGCACGGGAACTTGCGTCTCCGGGAGTCGCCGAAGACATGGCCGGGGAGCTGGTCCACCCCTTCCCGATGTTTCAACGCCGAAGCGTTCTTGACGAAATCGGGTATACCATGCAGCCGTTCAAGCGTGTAGAATCGCTGCTGGTTGGGGTCATCAAGAAAATCGCAAGGTCCGCGCATGCCTTCTCCTCCAAACGATTTATCGCGCCACGTACCGCCTGCTTCGATACTAGCTCCGGCAGGGATAACCGTCAAGGATGTGACCCCCGAGGTTACCGACTGTCCCTTCTGTCATGAGCATACGCTCTCCATCTACATGGACCCCATCCTGTCCGGCACGGGAAGATGGCTCAGGTGTTCCGCTTGTGGCAATCAGGGGGACACCATAGAGACGTACGGTCGCATGCTCGGCATCGACGACGTCAGGAAAGCGTTCCAGCAGGTGGTTGCCGACGGGCTCTTCAAAGCCTCCTGGCACGAGGTCACACCCGACATTGTTGACAGCTACATCGCCAACTACCCCGGTCATCGCAGCCGCCTCGAAGGGTATTGGGAAAAGTTAAGGGACACCATCAATAATGTCGATCCCCGCATGGTGGCTCGAGGCCACGGCGACCACTTGTGGGGCGGCTGGAACACGTGTACCAAGGGCCGGCTCCGGCGTTTCCTGGGTGGCGGCAAGCGCAGAGACATCATCGACATCTTCGGCGACCGAAAGATCCTTCCTCGAAGGGGACATAATACCAACTTCGTCCTTAACTACCAGGATGTACCGGGCAGGATTTGCGCCTTTCAGTTCCTGGGCGAGGAGGCGGACACGCTGAAAATGTTCCACCGCTCCGGCAAGCGCACCGGCGGAGAGGGCGGCCTGTCCATGCTGGATGTCCTGGAGCCTTACGAGGACACCGTTTACGCGCTGGGCAGCCCACGCACCGCGCTGCTGATGCAGCAGTACAAGATGGGCACGCTGCCCGAACCCCTGAAGATGGTGGTGTACAACCAGCACACGCGCAAGTCCTGGGACAGCATCTCGGCCCGGCGCGTGATCTTCTGGGAGGCGGCCCCGTCGCAGGAGCTGTTCGCCCAGGTGCGACAGATCGGGCTGGGCGCGGGGTTCGTGACCCACAAGCCGAACCTGCGCAAGCGTTCGGACCAGCTGCACGTCTACCTGTGCGAGCAGGGCCTGGAAGGGTTCATGCGGATCATGCAGCGCTTCGCCCGCCCCTGGCCGGAGGCGCTGGCCAAGTGGATCATCGACCAGAACATGGACGAGGGCCTGCTCCGGGGGTTGGCCAGCAACCTGCAATTCGACCACGACGAGCGCCTGGCCATCATCGACGCCTTCCCCTCCCGCTACCGCGATCAGGTGGAGTTCTGCCTGGGCGACGAGCGCATCACCCTCAGCACGTTCGTGAAGGGGTCCGGCGTGGTGGAAGCCGACGGCGTGTGGAGCGCCATGCGCGGTTCCAGGGAGCGGGAGCTGGTCTCTGACGCGATCATCAAGATCCTGCGCGAGATCACCGACGAGGACACCAAGAAGGTCTACTGGGACGGCTTCATCCGCTTCAAGGGCGAGCAGATCCCCTTCAACGAGCCGGTCGAGAACATCGAACTCAACCCGCGCAGGTGGTTGATCGGGGCGGTGGAGGCGGCCGGCCTGGGACGGCCCAACATACAGCACAGCTGGTCCAAAAGCCTGATGCAGCTCGCGCAGCAGTTCTCCACGCCGCAGCGCATGTTCGGGACGTCCAGGCTGGGCATCCGCTCCGACGGGCGCGTCATCTTCCCCAACTTCACGATCGAAGGCGGCCAGGCCAAGGAACAGCGGACCGTGATACGGGCGCAGGACTGCCCGGCCGCGCACATACACCCGCCGGTCAAGCGCCGCCTGCGGGACTGCGATGAGCCCTGCCCGGAAAGGTCCCTCTTCACGGCCATGATGACCTCTTTCGTCTCAGGCCTGATCGCGCCGCTGTTCGGCGACGAGCCCCGTCCCGTGGCGGTGGTGGGCCCCATCGGATCGTTCGGCCGTAGCATGGCACAGACCTTCTGCAAGCACGCCGGGATGCGCACCATCGAGCTGGAGGACGGGAAGTGGTCCGTGATCGACGGGGCACAGCAGCGCGTGGGCCTGCACAACTACCCCGTCATGCTCGACACACGTGCGCCGGGGCTGCTGAAGGACTGGAGCCACAAGCGCTCGAAGCACCTGTTCATGACCACGGACGTGGTGGAGGCTTCGGCCCTGTGCACGGGCGCCAACTGGGTGTTCATCTACGGGCAGAAGCTGACTCCGCTTACACGAGCCATCGCGCCCTTCGACGACGTGCTCTGGTACCTGGCCGACCTGCAGCGCCGCAGGTATGAGCTGCCCCATGGCCAGGACCGTGAGGACGCTGTACTCAAGGACATCTGTCTATGGTATGAAGGGTATCTGAGAAAGGAGGATTTGAGCCGTTATAATGAAACGCGCAAGGTGATGGCCACGGCCATGTCGCCCAGCATGGCGGCGATGCGCCTTTACTGCCACCTGTACCGGCAGAAGCTGGTCCGGCGGGACTACGAACCGTTCATGGCCAACGTGGCCGCCGGGGGCTCCATAGGCAAGAAGAGCAGCAGCATCGTGATCGACATGGAGGAGGAGCGCGTATTCCTGTCCAGGGCCAGCCTACGCAACGCGGCCAAGCGAGCGGCCGTGCCGGCGCCGGACCTGGTGAAGATCTCCGAGGACCTGATGGAATGTGGCGCGCTATTCGAGACGGGGGCGTCCCTGGACGGATGGGTCGTCTCCCTGAAGGATTGGGAGACGCTTGTCGCGGACTGGCAACGGTGGGACCTGTAAATGGCCCGTAACCCACAGGCCTTGACCATCGTCAAGAACATCTCCGGCGGGGGACTGTTCTTCGGGTGGATTCCTCCGCACGGCCGCTACCTCGAAGACGACGAGCGGATCGAAATACAGGGTACGCTCGAGACCCTCTTCCAGACGGACCCCAACAAGACCTACCTGCGCGAGTACCTGCGCGACATCGCCGACCAGCGTGTCGAGGTTTCCCACGAGGCCGGCTCCACGGTCGCCGCGCACACGCCTGTCGACGACAACTTCGAGCTGGCCAACATCACCAGCGCGGAAGCCGAGTTCTACCGGGACCAGATGCTGTGTCTCTCGGAGGAGTCGGGCCTTTACCGTTTCGACGCGCAAAGCACGCTGACACCCGACGCCGACAAGGTCGTCATACCGTTCGACCTGCCGTCCGTGGCGCTGCCCGGACGCTGGATCAAGCTCACCGGGCCGGCTGCGGTGGTTACGCCGGGACCGACGGGCGTCACCGGGGTCACGGGTGCGACCGGGGCCGACGGGGTCACGGGTGCGACCGGGGCGACAGGCGTCACCGGTGCCACCGGTGCGGGCGTGACGGGCGTGACGGGTGTGACGGGTGTGACCGGTGTCACGGGTCCTCCCGGCATGGGCACCGCGATCAAACTGGAAGTCGCGGACATCGACAACCCGATCGAGCTGCATGGCGTCCAGGGCGACGAGAACGGGAAGCTGGCGGTTGTTTCACAGGTCAACGAGTGCAACAACGATTTCACCATCTACTCGTGGGATTCGGGGGAGGCGCCGTCCAGCTCATCTTCGTCCTCTTCCTCGTCGAGCTCATGTGAACCTGAGGACATACCTTACACTGTGGATGGGGCGGTCGGCCGCTGGATCGCGGTGGGCGGCAAATACATCTACAACCTCCAGGACACAGGTGATTTCGACGGAGATCAGATAGTCACGTCCGGCAGCGGAATTACAACGATCTCCACTGTTCCGGTGCCCGACAATACGGTTATACTGATCACAGTGTGGGTCTCGTGCCGGCGCCTCGACGACGAGGACCGCGGAGGGTATCAGCGTCAGGCGCTCGTGTACCGGGAAGGGGGCGGAACTGCCAAGAGGCAAGGCAACACGCAGACCCTGTTCACGAGGGAGTCGGTGGGCCAGTACCAGGTCTTCATCAATGTGAGCGGGAACAACGCGCTGATCCAGGTGCGGGGCCGCGTAGGCCATACGGTTAGATGGAAGAGCAAGTACTTCACCACGGAGGTCGCGTAACCAATGGCCATCACAGGGGTAACCGACTTAGGCGACGGCAAACTTGCCGCAACCGTTGATGCCGACCCGACAACCACAGCGCACGACCTGGCGCTGGGTACGTTCATCATTTACGAAACCAACGGCAAGTTCTACCGCAAGCTGGACAACGGCAATACGACCAACGTCATCGAGTTCGGTCTGCCCGGTCCGACGGGCGCGACCGGCGTGACCGGCGTAACCGGCGACGCAGGCGTGACGGGTGTGACCGGCGCGACGGGTGTGCAGGGCGTGACCGGTATCACGGGTGCGACCGGCGTCGATGGTGTGACCGGCGTGACCGGCGTGACCGGCGACGATGGCGTTACGGGTGTGACCGGCGCAACAGGCGTGCAGGGTGTCACTGGCGTGACCGGTGTCACCGGAAACGACGGTGTGACCGGCGTGACGGGTGCCACGGGCCCGACAGGCGTCCAGGGCGTGACCGGGATCACAGGCGTAACCGGCGTCACCGGCGTGACGGGCAACGACGGCGTGACTGGCGTGACCGGCGCCACAGGTGTCGACGGTGTCACGGGCGTCACCGGCGCCACGGGTCCGACCGGGGTCCAGGGTGTGACCGGGATCACGGGCGTGACCGGCGTGACCGGCGTGACGGGTGTGACGGGTGACGACGGCGTGACCGGCGTAACGGGTGCCACCGGCGTCCAGGGCATCACAGGCGTGACCGGCGTGACGGGTGTGACCGGCGTGACGGGCGTCACCGGCCCGCTGGGTGTGACCGGCGTGACCGGCGTAACGGGTGCCACCGGCGTCCAGGGCGTGACGGGCGTGACGGGTGTGACCGGCGTGACCGGGGTCACGGGCGTCACGGGTGTGACCGGCGCCACGGGGCCGGCCTTCACCAACGCGACGGTGCAGACAACGGACAATACGGTGACCACGCTGGCCACGATCTCCCTGACCGACACCAAGACCGGTTACATCCGCGTGCAGGTCGTCGCGCGCGACACCGGAGGCAACTACCACAACGTCTACGTGCGCGAGGCGGGCGTGTATCGGGACGGCGGCGGCGCGGTGCGGATCAAAAACTTCGGCTCTCCGTTCACGCGTGAGGAGCGCGGTTCCTGGCAGGTATACATCAACGTCAGCGGCAACAACGCGCTCATCCAGGTGAAGGGCGAAGCGGCCACCACCGTCGACTGGGAAGGCTGGTACTGGTACAACGAGGCCGCGTAAGGTTCACATGAATGGCCATCGAAAGTGTTGTAGATATGGGCGAGGGCGTGCGATGCGCGGTCGTTTCACACGACCCGACATCGACGTCCACTGACGTCCCCAAGGGCTCTCAGCTCTTCAGCACCAGCACCAACAAGTGGTATAGCAAGGACGACGACGGGGACACCACCAACGTAACCGAGTTTGGACCGCCCGGACCCACGGGCGTAACCGGCGCTACAGGCGTCACAGGCGCGCTCGGCGTGACAGGGGTCACGGGCGTGACGGGTAACGCCGGCCCCATCGGCGTGACCGGCGTCACGGGTCCGGCAGGCGCCACGGGTCCGCAGGGGGTTACAGGCGCGCTCGGCACGACGGGCGCCACCGGCCCGGCGGGCGCAACGGGACCACAGGGCGTGACCGGCGCGCAAGGGGCTACGGGCGCGCAGGGCGCCACAGGTAACCAGGGCCCCACCGGGGCGACGGGGCCGCAGGGCGCGACGGGACCTCAGGGCGCCACGGGCGCGCAGGGGGCTTCGGGCGCGACCGGCGTTACGGGCGCGATCGGTGTCACGGGCGTGACCGGGGCCACGGGCGTCTCAGGGGCGGGCGTGACCGGCGTCACGGGACCGACCGGTCCCACGGGAGTCACCGGGAACCAGGGCGTTACAGGCGTCACCGGCGCCACCGGTCCTGCGAGCGGCGTTTTCGGCAACGATTATCAGACCGTCACTTCCCTGACCGTCAGTTCCACCACGTCCTCTTCGTGGCAAACCAAGTTGACGTTGACGACGCCTGCGTTGACGGGAACATATCGCGTAAGCTGGACGTGCGGCTTGAGCCAGAGCAACCTGGCCGATCAGGTGGAAGGACGACTGTACAACACCACGGACGCCGCGCAGGTGGGGGTGGCCTACAACTACGAACCGAAACAGACCACGAACATCTTCCGCGCCGGCAGCTTCGCCGAGGTCGTCTTCACGGGGTCCGCCAAGTCGTTCGAGATCCAGTACAGGCAGCAGAGCGGACAAACGGCTTACATACAAGACGCCCGCATCGAGATTTGGAGAGTGTCGTAGCACCCGTTTAACGAGAGGAGAAAACGATGTCACACACCTACACCTACAGCGTGGCGGACGATTTCCCCGACGGCGCGGTCAACGTGACCAAGCTGGTCAAGGAGATTGCGGCGGCGGAGTTGGGGGAGGATCTGGAACACATCACCACGGGCGAAGGGGGTGACGAGGACCGCCTCGACCTTGTCTTCGAGAACGAACTTTCGTCCGGCGACAAGACCAAGCTCGACGGTGACACCAGCGACCCGGCCGGAGGGCTCATCGCCGACCACGACAACGGCCCGTTCGTGCCCACGGACATCGAGTACTGGCTCACCCAGACGGCCGAGGTCACCATTGGCGACATCACCGGGCCCTGGAACGTGATGCAGATCCTGCAGCACAGAAAGGACCTGTACAACGATTCTGACAGCCCGCTCTATGATGCCGAACACCAGCCGATTTTGGGTACGGGCGGCATCCTCGAAGACCACGGCGACAAGATCACGAACCTTGAGAACATCCACGCCAAGCTGGGCTGGCACAACCAGCAGGTGTTGCAGGCGCTCTACGCCAAGCCGAAGGACCTGCTCATCTACTACGGCTGGACGAACAGCTTCAACAGCGGCGTCAACGGCTGGGACAACTGGAAGGTCGCGCTCGACATGTCCCGCTACGAGCTGGTTGTCTTCGGCGCCGGCATCGAGGACTCCGGCCACGGCGACCACTCCAACTGCCAGGCCATCATCAACTACATCAAGTCGCTCAACCCGAACACCAAGCTCTTCGGCTACGTGAGCACGAACCAGACCTACGCGAACTTCACCTCCAAGACCGACGACTGGG